AAAACCTTCAGTTTCTCAAATGAGTTATTTAAATATTGCGGAGAAATAAACTCTTTTCCTTCGCTGTCCACAAGAAATGTTCCCAAACCAAAATCGAATCCAGCGATTTTACCCGTCTCGAATCCAATCTTCAGTTTCATCTCTTGCTCCACAGAAAAAATGATATAAATCTCTCCTTTGTGATTCCTTTTTACAGTTAAGGACTTTATTTTCCCTTCGAAATCTCTGCTGTTAAAATATTTGTATTTTCTTTTGTTTATGATGATTTCATTCTCCTTTTGGTCAAGTTTATAACCACATTGTTTTAAAGTGAATGATTTATAATGGCGTCTTCCTTTAAATGATGGAGGAGAACATCTTACCTTCCTCTTTAAATTCGAGAAAAACAATTTATATGACCTGTCCAGACGGTCTGTGATGTTCTGAACTGCCTGGGAACCCAAATCTTCCCACCTAGTCATATATCTGTGCTTAATCTTCGTGAGATGCCTCTGCAGGTCATACTTTCCAAGATGTCTCTTGTATAATTTATAATACCTATTATATAAAGCGACACAATGATTGTATACCTCAGAATATAATTCTATATCCTGAACCAATACCTCATTCCTTCGGCTGTTATTATACAACTTATATTTATATGAGCGGATTACTTGCACTGGTCTATCTTTATTTTATTATCCATATCCATTTGTATAAGCGCCCTTATTCTTTTAGTTGGAATATAATTCCTTTTTTTACAAAAACGATTAAATTTGTCTTTAAAAATTTGGTCTGTTCTGATTACAAAATGAGTCCCTTTTGCCATAATTGTTTATCCGTTTATTTATAAATATATAAAAATTTTGTTTATTTAACAAATATTTGTAACTTTGTTTAATTATTTTCATATAAATTAATAATTTTAAAAACTAAAGTGGTGTGGCTTTTTTGGAGGAGAAATTGTAAAAGATTTTTTATAAAATAGATGAAATTAAAAACATAGAAGAAATACTTAAACAGAATATTTTAAATGGTTAAAAGAAAAAAAAATCTTTCTATTGAAGACGAGCAACAGCTTAGTTTTATCAACACACTTGATAGAATTAATTACACAGAGGAACAAATAGATTTCGTTGATTATGACGGAAACAAATCAATAATGCTTATTGCCACAGCAGGCTCTGGCAAAACGTTTTCCGTAGTACAACGACTTAAACAACTTTTAAATCGTGGTGTTCCCCCCGATAAAATGATATTCTTTAGTTATACAAAAGCTGCAACGGAAGAGCTCCAAAAAAGAATTGGCCGTGATGACGTTAAAATAACAACAATTCATGCTTTTGCGTTGGGAATACTTGCAAAGGCTGGAAAATTTAAAGCTATTATTACTTTTTATGATTTCATAAAATGGTATAAAGAAAAATTTAAACCAGGCAAAACAGCTTCCCGTGAAAGCAAAACTGAGTTTTACGAACTCATAGGAAACCTTTATGAAGAATCTGAATATATTTCTTCTACAATATCAGCATATAAACTCCAAACGGCTGACAATATAAAATGCGTGGTGCCATTATTTTTGACACAATATAATCAGTTTTTAAGAGAGACAAGAAGTCGTGATTTTTCCGATATGTTAATAGAAGTAAGGGATTTGTTGAAAGAAGATAAGTGGCTGAAGATGTTTAGGGGAAAATATGATTATATTTTTATTGACGAATATCAAGATACAAGCACAATTCAGTTGCAGATATTATTAGCATTAAACGCTAAATATTATTATTTAATTGGAGACAGAAATCAAGCAATTTTTGGGTTCGGAGGGTCAAACCATAAGAAGATAGAGGCCATGCTAAAATCAAGAAGAGAAACAATTGAAAAAACTCTTTCTGTAAACTTCAGAAGCGACAAGAGCATTATTTCAAATTCTAACAGGTTTTCGTCGCTTATGGCAGTGCCAAATAGTAAAAATGAAGGATTCATCCAAAAATACATTATCTATCAAATAAAAGCCCCAGAAGGCGAAAATAAGTTGGATTTAATAACTGTATTGGATTCTCATTCTGAGGTGGCAGTTTTGGTAAGGACAAATGCGGTAATAAAAAAGCTTGAGTTTGAGTTGTTAAAATTAAAGTATCCAATGAGATATTTTAATTATTTAACCCCCAATGATTTTATTGAATATAAAAAGGGCAATATTCACGTCGGCCTACAGGAGAAGTTGGATAAGATAAAGCCGTTTTTTAATGATAGTGAAATGGAAGTTTTTACTTTTATTGAAACTTATAAAACAAGCAAAAAACTTATAACCTCTATACACAAAAGCAAGGGAAGAGAGTTTGAGTATTGTGTGGTGGTGAACTCGGTAGACCCTGAATTAATAAAAGAAGTTGGATTAGATAGAATTTTGTCTCCCAAACAAATTTTGAGATTATCATTCGATTTGAAAGATGAAGATGATGTGGAGCCAAGGAATATTCATTACGTTGCTGTGACCAGGGCAAAGCATGGTTTGTTTTATATGCTTTATGATTTTTGACCCTATTTATTATAAAAGACAATATGGAACAAAAAGTTATAGCAGCAGGGTTGATGGCTATTTGCCCAGAAACAGGGAGATTTCTTATGTTAAAAAGAAGAGAAGATATGAAATTTCCAGGTTATTGGAGTGTTCCAGGTGGTTTTTTTGATGAAAAAGACGGATATCCAAAAGTTACAGCATTAAGAGAATTCAGGGAAGAAACTGGATATGAAGGAGTGGTTAAAATTTCAAAAGAAGTCCTATATTTAAAAAAAGATAATCATTTAAATTTTTATGTTTATGTTGGAATTCTTCCCTATGAGTTTGTTCCAAATTTAAAAGGTGAATGTGAAATTGGAAATGAAAGTGTAGATTATGGTTGGTTTCCTACAACTTGTAAGTGGGAATATGATGAAAAAGTCGTCCCATCTGTTGTAACAGTGCTGGATTTAAAAAAAGATTTGCTTGAAAAGTTGATTGACAAATTTAAGTATAAAAATTATTAGCAAATAACATGGCAGACATTGAGTTAAGGTCGAAAATTATCAATGATGAATATACAGAATATGTATATGAAACATTTGATATTCAAAACAGAGAAGAAACGTCTGTCTCTATTCCTATGTATTTAGGAGAAGCAAAGAATTTTGAATGGAATATTGGGGTTATTTTGGGGGGAAGCGGAAGTGGCAAAACTGCTATTTTAAAAAACCTGGGTGATATGAAAAAAGTAAATTTTGACCCAGAAAAGCCGCTGATAAGCAATTTCAATTTTTTGCCCCCAAAAGATGCAGCTCTTGTGTTGACATCTATGGGATTGTCTTCTATTCCGACATGGTTAAGACCATTTAGAGTTTTAAGTAATGGAGAACAATACAGGGCAATGTTAGCATATTTGGTTGGAAGTGCAAAAGAAGGGGATGTAATTTTAGTAGATGAGTATACTTCTGTTGTGGATAGAGATGTGGCAAAAGCAATGAGTTATGCCTTGCAGAAATATGTACGTAGAGAAAAGAAGCGTATAATTTTGGCAAGTTGTCACTATGATATTTTGGAGTGGCTAATGCCAGACTGGACCTGTTCACCACAAAAGGGAGGCGTACTCGAAAGAGGCGACTGGCTTCGGCAAGGAAGGCCAAAAATCGAATTACAAGTTAGTAGAGTCGAGCATGAAACTTGGGACTTCTTTAAAAAGCATCATTATTTAACTGAAGCTGTAAATAAAGGGTCTAAATTTTTTTTATTTGAATGGAATGAAAAGCCTGTGGGCATTATTGTAGTTTTATCCTCTCCTGGAGCAAGTAGGGCAAATGCAGTTTCTTTTAGCAGAACAGTGGTAATGCCAGATTATCAAGGAATGGGAATAGGACAAAGAATATGTGATTTTACAGCGTCAATTTTAAAACAAGATGGACGTAGGATATATACTAGAACCATAAATCCTGCGCTAGGAATTTACAGAAGCAAGTCTTCTTCATGGAAAGCAACTGGGACAAACGGAAAGGGGGCAAATGTTGGGAAGGGCACCAGGGAGAAGGGAAAGCACACTGCTGAGAGAAAAGATAGAATAAGTTATAGTTATGAATATGTTGGAGAGCCCCTTGGTGGATACGAAGAATTGCTTTTACCAACAAAAGAATTAAGAAAAAAGAAGTTAATTTAAAAATAAAGATTATGAGTGAAACTTTTTATGAAAAAGCGGATAAAATGTTTGAAGAGAAATTACAATATGAAGAAGTTCCAGTAATTCGTGTTAAAAGCTTGAAGGAAAATAGGATTTTAGAAAATCTTAACTATGATAAGCTTTTGAGATTCGACTCAAATTTGAATATGTACAAATTACAAAATGATGGTAGTTGGGCGGCTGTAGATAATCCAGACTTTAAGACGGTGATTGTTTATAAAGAAAGGTTTGTGACAAATCCACCTATATAATTAAAAAAGCGTCATTTGACGTTTTTGTTTAGTTATACTTTATTTTATCGTTCTCAATTTGAGCTAAGATAAATTGTAAGCTATCATTGTCAACAACGAAGTGTAATAACAATCTGTTTGGTTTATAACCAAGCTTAATTAGGTCTTCAGCTTTTTTTCTATTTCTGATGATTCCTTTGTTAAACTCAAATTGTCCTGCAAATTTTCTTATATCAAATGGTTTCATAATGTTCTTTTTTAATGTATACGAAAAATATGGAATTTAGTTACATTATAAAACAATTTATTTGATGAAATTCTTAACCAATATCTTTCTTATAGCATTTCTGGTTTCTTGGATTGCGTTGTCTTTTGCATCTACGGTAGCTTTAGCTATTTTATAAATATCGTTAAATGAGAACAATTCATCGCCATCTCCTTCACCAATTAATTCTTCGTATATCATTTCTTCATTCAATGATTCATCAAGTTCTACTTTTTCTGGACTTACTGTAACAGGCTTTTCTGGCACCACCTTTTCAGATGTTCTTGATTTTAATAAGTTATTCAGATATTCCATTCCTGAAAATGGTTGATTTGTTTTTGGATTTACCAATCCAACGTCAGCAACCATTTGATTAAGAGCCCCTGTGTTTATAGGGTTATTTTCGAAAAAGTCTTGAATATCTCTTCTTATTCTTTTTAACAAAATAAGTGGAGTTTCTTTTGTTCCTTTTGCATAGTTTAAAAGAAATCCAATTAAATTTTTATCAGCAATCAATTCTCCTTGCTCGTTAAAAGATTGCGGACTTTGTGCTTTAAATTTTTGAAATAATTCTGGATTTTTACCAAAAAATCTTCCTGCAGCAGCTTTGGCCTTTTTACTTATGTCATCTTTTAATTCTGGAGCGTTTTGTTCAAGGTCTCCATTAAGATATTTTTGTATTATTCCTTTATATGTAACGGTTTGACCAAACTTGCTAGAAGTTCCGCCTTCTCCAATAATTCTATAATAAAAAAATTGATGATTAGATGGTTTTCTAATTAATTCGTATATATCGTAATTTAAAGATAAAATTCGGCTGATTTTTTGACCAATATCTGGTCTATAAGGCATTTCAGTGTCAACTACATTATACACGCTAAAATCATTGTATGAATCTTCTCCATGTTCATCTCCAGCCATCATATCAGACCTTGATTTCTTCCCGTCACCCATTGGGTCATCTAAAGACGAAGCCTGTTGTCTAACAACTTTTTTTCTTAAATCTCTCAGCGGGTATCTTAATGCTGTTTGTAAGTAGTTGAAAAAATTGCTTTGCCCCGCAGTAAAATTTGTCTTTAAATATTTTTCTATAATTGTTGGCAAATTATTTAAAACATCCCCCAATTTTCCTATTACATCATATGAGTCAAGTCTTTCTAATTCATCTGCTGTTATGGAGAAATCACCACCTTTAGATATAAAGTAGGCGAATTTAGTTAAGTTAAATGATGGGAAAAAGAATGTTGATAATCCTTCTGCTATGTTTGTGGGATTTACTGTAACAGTTACGTTAATTGTGGGGAATGTAAATTTTCCTTCATTTTGGAAGGCTATTGCGTACATTAATATCTCCAACATATAAGACGTTTTATTAAAATCTGACGAGTCTTTTGTGAAGTTGAAGTTTATGTTTTTTCCTCTATTATTAATGCCGATTGCCCATTCTTCGGCACCTGCTTTGACTGACTCTGAATTGCCCGCATGGTCTTCAACATATTTTAAATTTTCCTTAATTAGGAAATTTTCCAACAACGTCTTTCTTATCAATTTTCTTAATTGTTCCATATTGTGTTAAAATTTTGCCTGATTTATAATAAATAGTCATTAATTTCATCAATTGAACTTATTGTTATTTTATTTTAAACAAAAGAGAAATAAAATTTTGTTATTACAAAAAGATTTTATATATTTGCCTTGAATTTTTATTATTAATAATCAAAAAATCAATCTTTATGAACGGTATTAACGAAGTTTTGTTACTTGGTACAGTGGGAAATGACCCAGAAACTAAGATTTTAAATGAAAACTCAAGAGTCAGCACTTTTCGTTTGGCTACTAATGAAAACTACACTGATAAAAGCGGTGTAAAAAAAGAATCAACAGAGTGGCACAATGTTGAAGCATGGAATTATCTTTCTGACACAATCGCAAATTATGTAAAAAAAGGAACGCACATTATCATCAGGGGAAAAATTAAGACCGAATCTTATGATGACAATCAAGTTGCTGGAAGAAAAGTTTACAGAACAAAAATTGTGATGGATAATCTTCATTTTTTACCAAATGGTAAAAAGCCAGAAGGACAGAATGGACAAGTTGCCACGCAGACAGGTCAAATTCCACAAAATGGCCAAGGATTTTATCAGCAACAGCCAGTTCAACAACCTGCTCCGCAGCCTATTTATCAGCAACAGCCAGTTCAGCAACCTGCTCCGCAGCCTATTTATCAGCAACAGCCAGTTCAGCAACCTGCTCCGCAGCCTATTTATCAGCAACAGCCAATCCCTCAACAACAGCCAAACCCTCAACAGAGACCTGTTCAACAACAGCAACAACCTGTTCCACAACCTGTGTATCAACAACAGCCTATGCCACAACAGCAAGCTGCCCCTGTTGCACAACAGCCAGCACAAGAAGCGGTTCAGCAAACAACTCAATATATGACTAATCAGCAGTTTTTGCAAACTATGAATTCTCCAGATGACTTGCCATTTTAAGTTGTCATTTAAATAGTAAAAACCTCACAAGTCGTGGGGTTTTTTTATTTTGTTAAAGACAGAAAAGTAATAATTTTTTTTAATATTTATATGTATAAATTAAAAGATATTATGGAAGAAAAGAAAAAGATTCGTTTATTAATTCGTGAAGTTATAAGTAGCAACTTTGAAGAAGAAAGAATCCCCAATCCAAATGCAGACGAATTTGTAAACAAAAAGGAAAATTTTCTTGGTTCTCATACTTACGGAGAAAACATTGGAGACCTAGACAAAATGTATGTTGCATATTCTTATGGGGAACAACACCCATTGTTTGTTTGGATTGACAAAGAAGAATTTAAAGAATTAAGACCACATGAGGCCAAGGATTTAACAGAAGGAGAGAATGACGGCAAAAAACATGCTCACCTTTATAGTGATGATGTGGAGCACGAAAAGGTTGGCGATGAAGAAGAACACGATTTAAGCTATAAGCAAGGACCATGGTTTTACAATGAAAAGCCATATTATGTAAGAGACAAGAAGGGTAGATTAAAACCAAACAAATGGACTCGTAAACACTTAGAAGACTTAAAACCAAATGAAAAAACACAAGCGAGAGACACCATCTACCTTCAAAAACTAATAACAGATTTTAAAACAAAATATAAAGTGGGAACAAACTCTCACACAGACCTTAAACCTGGGGAGAAATAATAAACTATTTATTTTATAATAGTTTTTTGTTATTTTTATTTTATGAAAAAGTTTTATGCAATACTCTTAGGATTTACAGCAATTTTGTTGGCAGTTACAGCCGCTTATTTTTCCGTATTCGGGTTGTCAAAATTATTCATTGGTGCGGCTCTTTCTGTAATCATAATGGCAGGGACTCTTGAATTCTCAAAAATAGTAGTTGTATCTTGGCTACATCAATATTGGGATACTATGGCTAAACAACTAAAGGCCTATTTGTTTGTGGCGATAGTGGTTTTAATGATTGTAACAAGTGCTGGTATTTATGGGTTTTTATCAAATGCATATTCAAGAGTGTCCGCAGATTTAGATAAAATGAGTGGTGGAATACAATTGTTGGATAAAAAAATAGCAACAAAAAGAGAAGAAAAAACAAGATTAGATGAACAAATAAAAACAAAAAACGACAGGGTTATATCATTAACACAGCTCAGAAAAGGGCAAGAAACAAGGTTAGACTCTTTATATCAAAGGGGTTGGATGGCTGCGGCAAAGAAAACAGAGGCTGTTATAGGACAAGCAGATGACAATATTGCAACTTTAAACCTGGAAATCAACAAAATTAGTGGTAAAATAGAGGTTTTAAATGATTCTATTTCAAAATATGAAACAAAAAAATTAGATATTGCAGACAGTGATATTGCATCAGAGGTGGGACCACTTAAATACATATCAAAACTTACTGGGGCATCAATGGATACTGTGGTAAATTATTTGATTTTGCTTTTAATTTTTGTTTTTGACCCATTGGCTGTTGCACTTGTTATCGCTACAAGTAGTATGATTAAAATGATTAGGAAAGAAAAAGAAGGTAAAAACATTAACGATAGAAATGATGCTTTTAAAAAGAAAGTAAAATATGTATCTGATGAACAGGGAAATTTTAAACTACAAAATGAAGAATCTTCAAACACAGAAGAGCCAGTTGAAGAAGAAGAACAAATATTTGAACATCCTGCTATTTCCAACAATGTATCAACAGAAGACCAGGCTGTAGAAAACTTTGTTGTGGAAGAATTGCCATTGGAAGAGTCTCCTGCAGAGGAAGTGTTTGCCGAAGAAGAAGTTGTAGAAGACTCACTTGTTGAAAAACATCAAGAACTCAAATCTTTTAACATAAAAGAAGGGACGATTATAACTGATATTTTTACAGCAACTACATCTGATAACAAAGTAGAAACAATTACAGAGACCCAGCCAGCAGAAGGAGAATTGGTGATAAATGATGAAAATAGACAAAGCTTGTATCTGCAATTGTTAGAAATATTTTATGACAATGGCAGAAGCGGAAGTGGAACGGAAATTCCCATTTACACAGACTTTAAAAAAATGATATATAATAAGATGCCCAACATTAATGAAAAAGACGTTAAGGATTTTCTTGTCGTGTGTAATTTGTTTAAAATAACAGAATTTAAACAAAATGTTGGATACTTCCAAAAAGACTATCAAACTGCCATGTTTTTAATGTCAAAAATTTAACAAAAAAAATGTAACCTTTTCACTGTTTTTTCGTATACTATAATAAGAAACGATTAAAACGAAAAAAATGAAAAGTTTAAATTATTCAGATGTTAAAATCAAGGCTGATTTAACAATCGAAATTGGAAACAAAAATTTTGATGAATTTTTAAGTTTTGAAAAGGGTTTGGTTGTAGGAAGTTCTATTTTTCTTACAGGCACATCAGGTGCTGGTAAAACCACACTGGCAATAACACTCCAAAGGTCGCTGAGTGAGTACAGAACAGCACTTTACTCAAGAGAAATGAGCGCATCAAGAGTTAAGACTCAAATGAAACAATATCCCGTTGAGCACAAAAACGCTTACATTGCAGATAAAGAAATGTGTCCCACTCTTGAGGCCTTCATTAAAGAGCTTGATGAAATGCGTCCAAAGGTTGTTATAGTAGATTCTCTACAGGTGATTATGAGAGAAGATTATGCAGATGTTTCTGCTAATGTTTCTGGGTTTAATATTATACAGATGTTGAGAGCTTGGACGGAAAAGAATGATGCAGTCCTTATTGTTGTTGGTCATGTAAATAAAGATGGCGAATTTGAGGGGAAAAACATAATCGAACATATGTTTGATTCTCACATGGAGATGATATTTGACAAGAAAAGAAATACAAGAACTCTTTCGTGGGCAAAAAACAGAAATGGTTCCGTTGAAAAAAGCCTTTTTTATGAGTTTGGAGAAAAGTCAATTGAATTCTACACTCCAGAACAGTATGAAACCGTTAAGAACGGCAAAAAGCTGGAAGACTATCTTTTGGAAATGATTAAAACATTTCTTAGCTCATTGGACACAAACAATCCAAACTATGAGCTCTTTGCGGAAGAGATTGGTTTAGAAATGTCAAAAATTTACGACTCGTCCGAAGATTTGCTTGATGTACACTTGAAGTTTGTTCATAAAATCAAAAGTCTTTTAAAAAAATATCAGTTTTAGTTTAGAATAGTAATTATTTTTCTTTATTTATATAAAGAAAATATTACTATTATGAGACTAATATCGAAAACTATGGGTAAAGTCGTCATAGAAGTTCACACGAAAGAGGTGGAGAATGACGGCTTTGATTATTTATGGGATAAAATCAGAAATGTATATAAAATTGATAAATATGCAATTTTTAACATTGAAAGAGATAGAGAAAAAACTTTAATATATGTGGAGCTTATTCCACTAAGAGAAAAAGAACTACAAAAGTGCTTGTGATTTATAATTAAAAATACTATATTTGTAAAAAATTATAAATAACATGCCAAAAGCTTTTGATGCCGAAAAGGATGAAAAAAATTTGAGTTCTAGCAATAAGAAAACCAAGAGTTCTACTCCAATGCTAGATTATTTTGGGAGAGACCTAACAAAAGAGGCCTCTGAATCAAAATTAGACCCAGTGTATGGAAGAGAAAAGGAAATCGAAGAAATAGTTCAAGTTTTAAATAAAAGAAAAAAGAATAATCCACTTTTGGTTGGAGAACCTGGTGTTGGGAAAACTGCTGTTGTAGAAGGATTGGCCATCAAAATTTATAAAAAAGAAACTGAAGTATGGCTTTTAAATAAGCGTATAGTTGAAATTAATATGACTTCCATGGTTTCTGGAACAAAGTATAGAGGCGAGTTTGAACAAAGAATGGAAGATTTAATTAAAGAAATAGAAGAGTCAACAGACCTAATTGTTTTTATTGATGAAATACACAATGTCGTTGGTGCTGGTGGTGCATCTGGGTCTATGGATGCTGCAAACATTATAAAACCAGCGTTGTCAAAGGGGCTTATGAAGTGCATTGGTGCTACTACATTTGAAGATTATAAAAAACATATAGAAAGTGAGGGTGCTTTTGAAAGAAGATTTCAAAAAATTTATATTAATGAGCCCACAAAAATTGAAACGGAAATTTTACTAAACAACGTAAAGGGAAAATATGAAGAGTTCCATGGAGTAGAATATTCTGTTGAAGTGATTAAAGAATGTGTCGATTATGCAGACAAGTATATAACATACAGAAAGTTTCCAGATAAAGCAATTGATTTGTTAGATGAGGTTGGCGCAAGGGTAAAGCTAAAAAACTCATCAACTTCAGATAAACTTAAAGATTTGCAGGTAAAGTTAGAAGATGTTTCTGAAAAGAAAAGAATAGCAGCACTTAAACAAAGCTTTGAAGATGCTGCAAGACACAGAGACAATGAAAAGGTAATAATAAAAGAGATAGAGGCAGAAAAATTGAGGTTGGAAATGGAAGCAAGAGAAAAAAAAATTAAAGTACAAGTAGAAGATTTTGCTTATATAATATCTTCTCACACGGGAATTCCTGTTAATAAATTAACTGACTCAGAAAACGAAAAGCTTTTAAGTATATCAAGTTATTTAAAAGAACAAATTATTGGACAGGATGAAGCTGTGCAAAAGGTAGAGGAAGCAATACAAAGGTCCAGGCTGGGACTTCAAGACCCGCTTAGACCATTGGCATCATTTCTCTTTTTGGGTCCTACTGGTGTAGGGAAAACGCTAATGGCAAAACTTCTTGCCTCTCACTTGTTTCATACAAACGATTCTTTTATAAGAATTGATATGTCAGAATATGAAGAAAAACATTCTGTGTCAAAACTTATAGGCTCTCCTCCTGGGTATATTGGATATGACAATAAAGGCCAACTTACCGAAAAGGTAAAAAATAGACCATATTCTCTTATTTTGTTTGACGAGATTGAAAAGGCACATCAAGATGTTTTTAATGTTTTCTTACAAGTTCTTGATGAAGGTAAGCTTACTGATTCTACGGGTTCTGAAATCAACTTTAAAAACACAATTATAATAATGACATCTAATATAGGAACAAGGAATATATTGGAGGAAAACACTCTTGGATTTGGAACTCAAACAGACACACTTAAAAATGACAAAAAACTTGTTTTTAAAGAATTGGAAAAACAATTTAAACCAGAATTCTTAAATAGAATAGATGAAAAAATCGTGTTCAATCCGCTTGGTAGAGAACAAATAGATGTCATTGCGCAAATAGAAGTGAATGAAATATTGTCAAGAATTAAAGAAAAAGGATATGAAATAACCGCAGAAAAAGAAGTGGTTCAAAACATTGCCACTGTTGGTTATGATAAAAAATATGGGGCGAGGCCAATTAAAAGAGCTGTCTCAGAAAGAATAGGAAATCTTATTTCTAAAGCCGTGTTGAAAGGCGACCTTGTTTTAAAAGAACAATATAATTTAGTTCTGGAAAACGAAGAGATAGTAATACGTAGTAGTGTTAAAAAAACAAAAAAGGAAAAGAAAAATGCTGGAGATAAAAGCAAATAAGTCAATTTATTTTGATGGGGAGAAGTTGGATATCGGAGATGGCTCAATGAAAGAGTTTTTAATGTCATCTCTTAATTGTCCTATTAAATTAGAAGCAGGATTGACTCTTGGGGGTTTAGTGCATGTTCTATATGACATCAGAGAGTTTGTTAATTTATATTGTTGCGAAGAGTATGAGGTAGGAAGGTCTTTGATTAGTGCTGGAAAGATGGCAGAGCGATATGATTATTTAAGAATATTTAAAAATGCAGAAATTACAACAGAAAATTTTCTGAAGATAAATGTTAAATCAGAGCTTTGTTCTTACGATAGTATAGGAAAAACGCAAAGTGTAGACAATTTAAAAGTTGTACTTGACCCAACAATAGTTGACGGAGATGAAATTTTAAGAGAAGGCATTAAGGTAAAATCTGACTTTTCTCTACTGGAAATTATCGAAGTTTTGTATGAAGATTTCGTATATTCTTTAAAAAAAGATAATATTTTAATTTAATTTTATTTTTATTGTTGCTGATAATCAGGCAAATAAAAAAAATTTTTAAAAAAAGTGAAAAAACTTGCTTTTTATTTTCGAATTTAATATTTTTGTGCATATTTATAATGTTAGGCAATAAAATGCTAAACAGAAACGTTCTTAAAGATATTTAAAATAAAAAGTGGCCATTGATAGAGTTACTTCGGTTACATTGGTTTGACTCCAATCGTGCCCTCCGAAAGGTCAGGGCGTGATTTCTCCCCTCGTGGGAGATTACACTCTTCAAAACTTTCCCTTTTATTTTTGTAACCTTTTTGAAATTATTGCGTATAAGCAATATTAAGTTCTTTAAACATAATGATATTATAGTGGCAATAAATAGGGATACTTCGTCCAAAAAAGAAAAAACTCTATTTAAAAATTCCCTGTATTAACGATATTGAGTGGCAACTAAGAGCAGTTCATCGAAAATTGGTATTTTGAAAAAACCTGCTTTTTAATTTTCCCTCACAATACAGGGCACTATGTAGAAATACGTAATGCCCTTTTTTTTTTATAATTAAATTAATATTAACCAAAAACAAAATGCTATGGCAAAATTTAGCAAAACAACCCCAAAATCAGTGACCAAAACTGATAACTTAGCTGGTGGCGAAGCTTACAAACAATCAGCAGAGTTAGAATTGGTATCAATTCTTTTAACCTCTTTCGTTGAAGATAAATTCTACGAAAAGGCATCAGATGGCCTTAAAAGGTTACAAGAAGTAATTAACCGTGTTAACCCTTTGTTTGCAGCAAAGGCAGCAGTTTACGCAAGACAAGAATTTGGAATGCGTTCTATTACTCATGTATTGGCTGCAGAACTTGCAAAGAAATTGTCTGGTGAAAGCTGGGCTAAAAATTTCTACAAGGCTATTGTTCGTAGACCAGATGACATGGTAGAAACTATTGCTTACTACTTCAGTAAGAAAAATAAATCATTGTCAAAGGCAATGCAAAAAGGATTTGCTGAAGCATTCAACAAATTTGATGCTTACCAATTGGCTAAGTACAAAATGGAAAATAAAGAAGTGTCTTTGGTTGACGTTGTTAACCTTGTTCACCCTGTTCCAGTTGAACACAACGGTTTTGTTGAAATAGCAAAAGAAGATTACGTTTCTTTGCTTGAAGCTAAATTAAAAAGTTTGAGCAGAAATGCTAAGAAAAATACTGCAAAAATTGCAAGTGTTAATGAAGCTTTAGCTCCCGTAAAGAGACAAAGAAAAGCAACTGTTAAGTTGGGAGCATTGGACGCTTTAATGGCTGGTATGTTGAAAAACACTGCAACCACAGAAGCTAAGATGTCAAAAGCTGGACAAGAAGCGTCAAGTGAAGCTGAAAAGTCTCAATTGAAGGCTGACGTATGGAAAGAAATGCTTAACAGCGGTAAAATGCCATACTTTAACTTGTTAAGAAACTTGAGGAACATTGTCGAACAAGCACCTGACCAAGTTAAGAGAGCATGTGAATTGCTTGTTGAAGAAAGAGCTATCAGAAACTCATTGGTATTGCCATTTAGATTTGATACGGCTATGAAAGAAATTGAAGCTATGTCAAATGGTTCGAAAGAAGTTAGACAAGTTATGTTGGCGTTGAACCATGCTGTTGATATTTCATGCTCAAATGTTCCAGTGTTTGAAGGGGAAACACTTGTAGTTCTTGATACGTCTAGTTCTATGAATGGAAAACCATCACAAATTGGAGGATTGTTCGCAGCAATATTGGTAAGAAGTAACAATGCAGACTTTTTGACATTTGATACATCTGCAAGATACCAAAATCTTAATCCTGCAGATAGCATCTTGACGATTGCTAAAAGCATTCACTTCCATGGAGGTGGAACCAACTTCAAAGCAATATTTGGAACTATGAATAAAGCATACTCAAGAGTTATTATTCTTTCAGATATGCAAGGATGGATGGGATACTATACTCCAGCGGCAGAATTCAAGGCATACAAAGAAAGATTCAAATGTAATCCTTACATTTACTCTTTTGACTTGAATGGATACGGAACTATGCAATTCCCCGAATCACAAGTTTGTGCAATTGCTGGTTTCTCTGAAAAGGTTTTTGACATCATGAAAGTTCTTGAACAAGACAAGAAAGCATTGATAAATACAATCAAAAACTACATTGAATTTTAGTTTTAAAAGCTAAAACAAACTTGTGTAGCAATGCAAATTGCAAACGGGGTGCGCACCCAAGGTAATTCCCACAGGTCTCTGTTTTTTAATGGGCGATTTTATAAATCGCTCATTTTTTTTTTGCCTTTTTATTGGATATGGAAATAGTTTATAAATAAATTTGTTTTTGTCCAAGTTTTTTTTATATTTGAACAAAATAAACAAAGACAGATGGACACAGGACAAAAAATCAAAGTAAACAAAAAAATCGCAGAGATTCTTAATGCTTTTGTAATGGAGCTTATCGATGATATATCCATAAACAAAATAGCGTATCAGATTAAGTGTTTTCTTGAAAAAGAAAAGATTGATTATGAAACAATAAATCTTTATACTCCTGCAGATAGAATAGACCAGGGATTTGTAGACATTCGAGTGGATGATGAATTATATCCATTTGTTGTAGACATTGAAATAGATAAAGACAACTGGTTTGATTACTGCTTCCAATGGGAAATGGGAGATTTAAGTCAAGAAGATTGTATAAAGCTGTTTCAATATTTAATTGATGAAGGACATGCGTGGAATTTGCAAGGATTTTATGGAAGGACCGCAGATGAATTGATTGAAGCTGGTTATTGTACTCTTTCTTATAAAGAAACGACTGGACACATGATTTGGGGAAATCCAAAGATTCCCACAAAATTTGATTTAAAGCCCAACAAGCCAGGCACCGACGCATATGTTCAAAAAAGGAAAGAGTTAGATGATGAAGCGTTCTGGGAGTGGGTTAGTTTGCAAATTGATGATGAGGATTTATAAACAATTTAAAAATAAAACTATGGAAAAAATTATTTTAGTACACTACATCAGTGTTGGAAATATGAGCAAACAAGATGTTGCTCAGTATTTGCATAAAATTAAAACAGAAATTATTCCCAAAGATGAGGATGTAATAAACTATGTAATACCAACAAGAGAAGAAACTAAAGTAGAGTGTTTAAATCCAAAACTTGTATCAGAAGATGATTACAAACAAGCAAAATCACTACTTGATAGAAACCAAAAAGTTGTTGATGAAATCGTAGATTGGATGGAGCTACAATCAAAAAAATAAAAAAGGGGCATAAGCCCCTTTTATTTAAGATAACGCATCGTCATTATCTCATTTCATACAATTTACGCTCGGCTGCAAGTTTTGCTTTTTTAACTTCTTTGAAAATATCTAAAATAACTTGTTTTTGTCTAGCACCCTCATTTACCCTACCTTCAACTTGTGGAAGAGTTTTTATGTGTGATTCTTGTCTTAAAGTGGCTGTCTCTAACTTGTTACAAGCTTCTGCCAAATTTTTTACTACTTCTTCTAAGTCTTTTTTATAAGATTCGTACACATTGCTTTCATATGTTTTTCCTTCAGCACTTTCTTCCTCGTTTAGAGCAGACAGTTGTTTGTTGACTTCTTCTAGTTCAGCCTCTAACATTACTCTGGTGTGTAGTTTTTTAACCTCTTCGTTTATATAGTTCTTTAAATCCATAGCTTTATGATTTTTATATAAATAGATAAAAATTTGATTTTTTAATACGATATAACTATATTTTTTACATGGGATACGTGTATTTGATAAATATAGAAAGAACAGATTTGTATAAAATTGGAGTTACAAGTAAGACAGTTGAAAAAAGAATGAAGTCGCTACAAACTGGTAGTGCCAAAAAGCTTATATGTATTGAAAGGTATGAAAGTGAAATTTATCAAAAAATAGAAACAATATTGCATAGACAGTTGAAGCCAAAAAAATATATTCCAGAAGATTTTGAAAACCTATCTGGAGAATGGTTCTTGTTATCTATGAAAGATGTGTATAAATTTAAATCAACCTGCCAAGAAATAGAAGAAATTATAGGCTATTTAAAAGAAAGGTCAACTTTGGATATAACAAAAATTTTATAATTTCGTATAACGTATTATGAATGTAATAGCAAAGCACAAAGACTTACCTATTGGCGTCTTGGGAGACGTTCATGAAGAATGGGGTTTAATAAGAGATAAAATCAAATATTATAACCTCGAAAATGTTATTATATTTCAAGCAGGAGACTTTGGAGTTGGTTTTGGATACAATGACCCCAGAGAACCAAAAAAAGAACGCAAGAGATTATTAGAATTAAATTTATTCCTTAAAAAACGCAACTTGTTTCTTTACGTTGTCAGGGGGAACCATGACAGCCCACTTTTCTTTGATGGTAACCATAATTTTACCAACTTAATATTTATGCAAGATTATGACGTGGTTGAGGTTGGTGAACATGCAATTTTAGGAATTGGTGGAGCGACTAGTGTTGATAGAAAACCCAATCCCAATTTTAAGGATTATAGGGGTAAGGATTGTCCTGGAAGGAAAGAAGGGATAGATTGGTGGCCTGAAGCAGAGAAAGTCGTTTATAATAAGGCTAAACTAGCAAAATTGGCAGGAATTGATGTGGTAATAACACATATTTGCCCAAACTTTGTTCATCCACCAATTTTGGGTGGCACCGCTTTGAAGTGGGCTGAGTATGACCTAGAATTAAAAAATGAGTTGATTGCAGAACGAGAATTGGTTGGAAAAATTTACGACAAACTGAATGAGGTAAACTTAATACTCTTTTGGGTTTACGGTCACTATCACCATACAAATACCCAAATGCATGATGTGACAAACTTTCACTTGTTGGATATAGGTGAGTTTTATGAAATAAAATTTAGAAAAGGCACCGATGAATAATAGAGTAATTTTAAAAATACTGTAATTTCTTTGTTTTTGGATATAATTTATTTGGCAGTATTCAAATAAACATTTTTATCACTATTTATATAAAAATAGTGATAAATTATGGGAATTATCTTAGAGGAAAAAACAAAAAGACAATTTGGATATTATTCAAATGAACTAAAGCCAAGTAGTGAAAAGAAAGTTATTTGGAAATGTAAAGAATGTGGAATTGAAGTAGAAAAGAAGTACCGATTAGCCAAAGAGAATAATCTATGCTTAAATTGCTCAAACAAAATAAACGCAAATATTAATATTGAACAGAGAAGTGGGAATATGAAAGAGTGGCATACAAAACACGACCATCCACTTTTAAATACTCACAGACCAGAACATGTTAAAAGAGCAATTAGCAATGCGCATATAGGGGTTCCATGTCTTGAGGGCACTAAAGAGAAATTAAGAGTAAAAAACGCTGGAATCGGAAATCCTTTTTATGGCAGAAAACACACAGAGAAATCATTAGAAAAAATGAAAATTGCAGCAAAGAAGAATGCTAAACATGGGAAAGAATGTAATCTATATGGCAAACAATATCATGGAAGGGGCGATTGGTACTATTGTATAGATGGGTCTAAGGTTTGGATGAGAAGTTCTTGGGAGGTAAAATTTGCACACTATTTGGATAAAAACAATATTGATTGGTTATATGAACCTAAGACATTTCCAATTATTTATGATAATAAAGATGGGACTTATACGCCAGACTTTTATTTTATAAAAACTAATAAATATATAGAGATTAAAGGATGGTGGCGGGATGATGCATATATTAAATTTAAAGCTTTTAATGAGCAATATTCAAATATAGTAATTGAAGTATACGATAAAAATAAACTAAAAGAATTAAAAATATTATGAATAATTTAAATAGAACAACGCCTGAACATATAACCACATTAAAATCCAACCAAATATTCGTTTTCGGGTCGAATGAAGGAGGAAGACATTCTGCTGGTGCCGCCAAAACAGCAATGGGCTGGGGTGCAAAATATGGACAGCCCGCTGGGCTACAAGGAAGGACTTATGGAATTCCCACGAAAGATGCCTCAGTTAAAAGAGTTCTCTCAACAAATGAGATAAAGCCCTATGTTGATGACTTTATAAAATTTGCAAAAGAAAATCCACAACTTATATTTCTTGTTACAGAAATTGGTTGTGGATTATCAAACTATAAACCCAAAGATATAGCTCCCTTATTCAAGGGAGTCGAGAATGTGTTAAACATTCACCTTCCAGCCAGATTTTGGCACAAGCTAAGCTGATATAAGTTATTTTGGTGGATTAGCAACGTCAGCTGGTGCCGTATTTGTATCCGTAGGAGTTACATTGTTTGCAACGTTTGTAACTGCAGCAACAGCATCTTTACCATTTGTTATCTTAAATATATCTTTTGTAGCTGAAACGCCATTTGTTCCGAAAACATATGCAGCAAATAATAAAATAGCCCATTGTACTGAATCTATAATTGTGGTCATTGATGCAGCGGTTGGAAAAAACATATAGTACAACAAAACTGCAAGATATGCCACTATAAAAACAAAAAGATAAATTCTTCCCTGGGAGTATTTCATACTTCCTTCTACTTTGGTTTTAAGAATGTCTTTAAATAATTGTATTTTCATAATTTTTTATTATAAATATTTAAAAGAAACTAAAAACAAATAAAGTTATGAAAAAATTACTGGTAAGATTTTTAAAGTTTTTATTGAGAAAACTTTCGAAGAAAACACATCACGAATTTAAAATGAGCGAAAAGAAATTAAAGTGGTTTGATGAAGAAAGATATATGGAGGAAATACGTAGAACATGTGAAAGAATATCAAATTACGGAGAAAAGATGCCGTGGATTAAAGAGGTTTCAGAAGAAGATAAAAAAATAGCCGATGTGTACGTTTATCATGAGGCGAATTTCTCGGTAAACATGAAGAATGTTCCATCAATGTTAATTCAGGGATATTCTTTTGTGGGGAAAAGCTTGGTTGAGCTAGAAGTTATTCTGGGAGGAGAAGGAGAATTGGATGTGTTTGATGAAATTATGAAAAAGAAACATTTATATTATGCTGGAGAAAACACTGATGAAGAAAATGTGGAAATAAGCATATATTCGAAAGATGGGTTCAATAGGAAAATAACACTAGAAGATATTAAAGTTATAAGTGTAGATGCATTCCAATGTGGATGCAATAAATCAAACGATTTATGTAAAGCAATCGTTTCTATTGAGTACGGGTTTAAAAATATTGAAAAATTCTAACGTGACAATCAACGAGTTACAGAAAAAATGAAAAGCAACTTTTTTGTAACTTTGTAGTACAAGTGAGTAGAAATTGACATACTCTCCGAGCTGAAGCCTCGGAGATTCTGGTTTTAGAACGGCAACTGCTCAAAAACAACATTGCTGTTATCCTCAAGTCTGACGTCGCCTATACCAAGAGAAGATATCCCTTCTCTTAAAATGTTTTTTGCAGCGTTATGGTCTCGATTGTGCTTGGTTCCGCAGATGGGGCAAGCCCATTCACGAATTTTTTCATCCAGCTTTCCAACCACATGCATGCATTCGCTGCATATTTGGGTGGATGGAAACCATTTGTTTACAAACACAACTTTTTTGTTATATTCCGCTGCTTTATATTTAACTTTCTCAAATAAAGAACCAGGAGCCAGGTCAAGAACTTTTCTTGCACGAGCTCGCTTCTGAGATTTATATTCCAGAGATTTGTTCTTCTGCATTTGCAGAAAAGATAAACTCTCCAAACAAATCACATCATAAGAACGCACAAGCTCCAATGCAAGCTTCCATTGCCAATCGCTTCTCTGGTTGACAATCTTCTCGTGCAAAGAAACAAGTTGCATCTTCGCCTTTTTGCGATTGTTGCTCCCTTTCTTTTTTTTGGACAAGCTCCTGCTCAGTGTTTTCAGTTTCTCGAATGAGTTATTTAAATATTGAGGAGAAATAAATTCTTTTCCTTCTGAATCCACAAGAAATGTTCCCAAACCAAAATCGAATCCAGCGATTTTACCCGTCTCGAATCCAACTTTCAGTTTCATTTCCTGCTCCACAGAAAAAATGATATAAATCTCTCCCTTATGATTCCTTTTTACAGTTAAGGTTTTTATATTCCCTTCGAAATCTCTGCTGTTAAAATATTTGTATTTCTTTTTGTTTATGATAATTTCATTCTCTTTCTGGTCAAACTTATAACCCGCTTGTTTTAAGGTGAATGATTTATAATGATGTCGTCCTTTAAATGATGGAGGAGAACATCTTACCTTCCTCTTTAAATTCGAGAAGAACAGCTTATATGCTTTATCCAGGCGGTCTGTGATGTCTTGGATGGCCTGAGAACCCAATTGCTTCCATTCGTCCTTATAACGTCCCTTAATCTTCGTGAGATGCTTCTGTAGGTCATATTTTCTTATCGTTTTTTTATATAGCTTATAATACCTGTTATATAAAGCAACACAGTGGTTGTATACTTCAGAATATAATTCTATATCCTGAACCAACACCTCATTTCTGCGACTATTATTATACAACTTGTATTTATATGACCTTATCATTTATGCTTTATTTTGTAAGTCCAAGATGCTGTTCGAGGAGCCAGGTAAACAATTTGGATTTATTTTTAATGTTTTTTTCTTCCAGTTTTTCGTATAGTTCTTCTGGAATGTAGATTTTGACAGTTTTTGTCTTATCTTCTGGTAATATCTTTTTTCGTCCCATGGTTTTTATAATTTGGTTTATTCTCTCTTTAATCTTTGCCAATCATTATATAAAGCAAATCTCTTAAAAAAGAGGGAAAACTCTAATTGTTTCTTATAAATAGGTAGAAAAAATAAAATCGGTTAAATAACTGATAATTTATTCACTTTTTTGCAAATATTTTTCTAGCAAACTGATTATCAGCTTGTTTTTATTATACTTTTTTTCTTCTAATTCTTGAAATACTTTTGCGGGAATTGAAATGCTTAGAGCTTTTGTTTTCTTTTTTTCTCTTGCCATGGATTTTGTTTTGAATAAATATAGAAAAATGAAAAGAAAATATCAAAAAATTAATAGAATTTGAAACTTATTCAGAAATGTTCCGTATAACAGACTTGAAAAGAAGAATTGTTTAAATTAAAAAGGAGATGAAAATATATACGACAAAGTTTTATTTTTATGGAAGCAAACAGCCAGTTCCAAGTGAAATCAGCCACATAAGCTCTTTCCTTCATAATCATGTATTGGGGAAAGACAACAACTATCATGATGCTGTTAGTTTATATTCCGTAAGTCCACTGCTTGGGGGTAAATTAACATCTAAAAGTGAATTGTCATGTGAAACTGGCGCAATTCTTTTGATTAGAACGCCAGTCATTGATGTTTTTAAAGACTTTTATTTGAAGGGAAAAAACGCTGTTACCAAAGAATTTTCAAAAGGGCTAATCCTTAAAGATGTGGAATACTCAATCAAACAATTTGGTGATATTCCAGGAACAATTACCACAGGAACTTCTCCAATATATCTTGGCCAGAACGCAGACTCTCTTAAGAGAGAACATGTAACATATAAACACGGCAATGAGATGGCATCTAAGTATTTAAAAAGAATCTTTTTATGGAAAACGCAGAAGTTGGGATATAATTTTTCTGAAAGTGATTTTAACATTGAATTCGATTTGAATAGTCCAATAAAAGAAAGGGCAATCCCATATAAGGGGAGTCTTAACATTACAACTTCTGGAAAAATTAAAATAACAGGAACGGCAGACGTTAAATCTCTTTTTTATGGGCTTGGTGTTGGGAAGTCAACTGGGTGTGGATTTGGATTCATTTTTAATCTTTAGATTTTGTAAATGGACAACACTTTTATAAACATAGGGAAAGCTATTAGGAAAAGCGACATAGCCAAATCGGAATTCTATCCAATGATTTCTAGTAGAAATTTGGCTGAAAAAGAGAAGGTAAAAGAGGATATTGTATCTTATGATGTGACTGTAAATATGGATAATGAAACAGTGCAAATAAACACATCAGAAATTGTTCCCAAGCTAAAAACAATAAAATTTGTTGTTAGTAGTGCAGACACTGTGGCTAGCTATTTGTGCGGGAGTACTGTTATTAAGGTGGAAGATTTCTTAGAGCAAGTGTCGTTTCGATTATTTGAAGATAAATATGTCAAACAATATAAAATAACATCGGATTCACTGATTTACAAATATAGAAAGATATTGGAAAGAAACTCCAACTTGTTTGCAGAATTATATGAAAAAGAAAAGGAGAACAAAAAGGTCAAAGAGATTTCATTAAGTGTTGATGTTGTCATGAATGGGAGAAGAGACAAATTACAATCATTTGTAGGGTTTTTGGACGAAATGGATTCAATGTTTCTTCAGAAAAATTTTATAAAGGGAAAAGGATATGTTTTCTTGAGTTCATTTTACAATATGTTTAACTATGGAAAATTCGAAATTAGGGGGGTTAAAACAATGCCAGAAGGCTCTATTCCATATTTTAGCAAAGACGATTTTCTGAATCTTTATTATGCAAGGAGCGTGTTTAACAAAAAAGGATTTATGTTTGGAGATTACTCTGTTTCTATTTTACCAAATTATGAAAATATCACTTATGAAGATATTGATTATTTATCTCCTTGCGGAAAAAACATATTTAATTTTGACCTTTTTTGTAATACCATACAAAACTTTATTGAAAGTAAATCGAAAAGAGATTTACAGTTAAAAAAAATGATACCGTTACAATTAAAATTTGACTTATATTATAAATATAGAACAAAGTTGGGAGACAGCAATATGCTCCGACTTTCTGGGATTAGATATAGTCAAATTATTGGAATAAGGGACCACTTAAATGAATCATATAAATTAATATATGGAGAGAAGAATATACCAGGGAATTTTTTAATAGCGGTTCTTTTGGGCATATATCAAGACTATAATAAAAAAAATGATAGATATAACTCTCTTATATTAAAAACTCTGCAGAATATCTACCAAGGAAACTATAGAGTTCCACCCCAAGCAGAATTCTGCCTTTTAGATAACTCACAACACATTGCCAGAACTGACGAGGGGCAATTTGCAAAAAAATGGAATGATATTTTTAAAATATATAAATTTTTGAAAACTATGGAAAACAAAAGCTTTGTATCAGACCTTTTGGATAGTAACTCTTATAAATTAGGAGCAGAGCTAGCTAAATTTGAATCTGGGTGGAAGAAAGGAAGAGAAAACTTGAAAAAAACAATTCAACAGTTTACTGGGAATGTTAGCAGACGTGTTTATAAAACACAAGATGTTTTCCTTTATTATATAGACTTGTGCGAGAGGATGCAAAGAAATAGAATAACGCCAGGAGAACATAATGAACTTTTGGTGCTTTTACAATCTATGAAAGATGAAGGTTTCGAAAAAAACAAATTCATAATGGGTTATTTTGCAGAAAAGAATACTTATAATGCAAAAGAAAATGAGGGTGATGAGAATGCTGAATCCGAAGAAAAAGACTAAAATCACGCAATAAATTTAACGTTATAAAATAAAATTAATCATGAAAAACAAAAGTATTTATTTAATTTATGAAACTGTGAATTGTACTCCAAATGGAGACCCAGATAACGAAGGGGAACAGAGATATAACGAAGCAACCAAAAGAGCTGTCGTTTCAGATTTGAGAATCAAAAGATATGGGAGAGACAAGCTTGAAAGCGTTGGGGAACAAGTTTTCTATTTTTACGATAGAGAATCCATCGAACAAGATGGAAAAAAGCTTTCTGGGGCAGCCGCAAGATTTGTTGCGTTTTGTAAAGATAAGGGCTATGAAATCGACAAAAAATTTTCTTCAGAAAAGGCTATGGATATTCTTTTAAAAGAATTTTCAGATGTCAGAATATTCGGGGCGGCATTAACATCAAAAGATTACAAAGCAAGTATAACTGGGGCTTTACAATTTGATGCGGAAAACGAAAGCATTAATGAAGTAATTCATGGGAAAAACATTATAAATAGAGGAATAACAAGTATTTTCCCATCAGATATAAAAAAGGGGCAAGGAAGCATGGGAAGAGATTCATTTCTTAAATATGGGTTGTTTTGTATCAAAGGGAGGTTTTCTGCTCAGGTGGCAAAGTTAAACAAAGCATCAGACAAAGATGTTGCGCTTATGTTAACAGCAATTTGGGATGGGATAAGCTCAGCAAATTCAAGGTCGAAGCAAGGACAATCTCCAATCGCTTTTATTGTTGTTGAACATCCAACAGAATTAACGAAAGAAGGCTGTTTGGGAAGAACATTAAGAAAAGATTTTATACCATTTAATTTAGTCCCAAAAAGTTCATTAAATGAGATTTATTGTAAGAATGACTATGAGTTAGATTTTTCTCCATTAAAAGTGGAAATTGAAAAAACAGTAAAAAATGTTGTGGATAATGTTACAATATATTGTGATGATGAAGAATTTGTTCAAAAGCATTTTTCATGTCTTCCAGAAAATTGTAAAATTGTTGACCCATTTGACGCACTTATAAATCTTGTAAGCTCTGATTAATATGGAAAAAGCAATTGTATTTAATATTAATAGTGCATTGGGTGCGTTCCAGCGTCCACAAAGCAACAACAATCCAAGCACATTTTGCATTATGCCGAAATCAGCTTTAATAGGCATTATCTGTGCGGTGATTGGCGTGGAAAAAGAGTTTATGAAATCGAACAATCTCTATAAAATTCTTACAGAAAAAATTCGATATTCTGTTAAATTAAAGAAACCGTTCCAAATAAAATATTGGTCAGAATATGGTTACAATCATGGAAATCTTGTAAAACCTGACAGACCGATGTACACGCCGTCAAAGTTTGAAAGGCTTGTGGATGTTAGTTACAGTATCTATGTATTATATGAAGAAGATGATTTTGACATAAAGACGATGTTGAATAATTTTGTTGAGAATATTAAAAATGAAGAATTTATCTTTCCTCCATATATGGGAATGGCAAATTTTATGGCAGAAATAAAATATATAGGGGCATATGATGCCAAGCCATGTAATGGGAATTTTGAGACCTCAGCTATTTGCACAAATATTGTTCTTGATGATGTCCAATCATTTGAGCACATAAGAACTGATGATATACCCACTAGAAGCGAATCTTATTTGGCTCATGATTTAAAAAGTTTTAAAACCATTTATTTTAATGATAATTGTGAAACACTTAAAGCTCATGGAAACTATCACAAAGTAGAAAATGAAAATATAGAATTTATTTAACAATAAATAGAGTTTTATATCATTTTTTTATTTCATTTTTATATTAAAAATGGATGATAGCAGCCAGTCTGATATGTTCTGTTGTTCATCACCTACAAGCTGTTTGTAATTACAACGAAAGGCTGGTTATCCAACCAATTCAAAAGTTGTTCATCACCTACAAGCTGTTTGTAATTACAACATGCATTGACACCTGAATCATGCTGGTTTGTTGTTCATCACCTACAAGCTGTTTGTAATTACAACTTTGTAAATTGATTTGGAGAACACAACATTGTTGTTCATCACCTACAAGCTGTTTGTAATTACAACCTGAATCCATCACAATATTTACATTCTTATGTTGTTCATCACCTACAAGCTGTTTGTAATTACAACTATTGGAGTGGGTTAAATTAAAAGGAATTGGTTGTTCATCACCTACAAGCTGTTTGTAATTACAACGAGAATATATTTAAAGATACAACTAGACAGTTGTTCATCACCTACAAGCTGTTTGTAATTACAACCCGCCGTCTCGTATTGCTTCGCTCTCAGGGTTGTTCATCACCTACAAGCTGTTTGTAATTACAATGTGTTGTTATAAATAGTAAATTTGCAATAAGTTGTTCATCACCTACAAATTGTTTGTAATTACAACGATTGGATTGTTACATATTTTGCGGTTTGTGTTGTTCATCACCTACAAACTACTTGTAATTACAACTGCTGAATATTTCGTGTATGGAATTGCGCTGTTATTCATCACCTACAAACTACTTGTAATTACAACTCAAAGAAATATCCTGTAGCTGTGCTACCAATTGCTCATCGCTTACAAACTATTTGTAATTACAACCAAGTGCCTGCTTGACTATATAGTGTTGCTGATGCTCATCATTTATAAATTACTCGTAATTATAATGTATTGCACAATAATAAAAAATAGTGTCTTGTTACTTATCTTCTATAAATTGTCTGTAATTACAATCCAGCGAAGCCGTTAATCCAATGAAAACATTGGCATATCATCTATAAATTATTTGTAATTATAATGGAGCTACACCAGTTTCGTTTTCAGTAAAAGCTGTTTATTATCTATAAATTGTTTGTAATTAAAATTGATTATATTTATCAGAAGGAATGTTTGTTGCCGTTTGTTATTTACAAGCTACTTGCAATTAAAATGGTGCATTCACTGTACAAGAAAATGTTATTGTTCATCATTTGTAAATTATTTGTAATTACAATCCTGCTTTATTGTGACACTGTTGCGCTATTATTGTTCACACCTAAAAACTTTAAGTAATCTGTAACAAATTGTAATTTAAGCCGTATAATTTATATAAAGAAAAGATTTATGTCAGGATATAATCCAAAATCCCATCCAACAAAATTGTTGATAGACCACACAAGGGGGGTGTTGAGCAATTGTGATTTAGATGATTTAAAATTGCTTGCGGCATCATTCCACGATGTTGGGAAAATGAACGACAACTTTCAGAGAAAGATTGTAGGATTGCCCTTTGATGGATATTCAAATCATTCATATATCTCATCATATTATCTCATTAATGCATTTGTAAACAATAAGGATGAAATAGAAGGCAGATTTAAATTCATTAATGATAATAATTACGAAAGTATACTTATTATTTTGATAAATATTATAGTTGGGCACCATGGATATTTGAGAAATATAGACGAACTATTCAATCAAGAGGAGTGGGATAAAATGGTTTCATATTTGAAAACAATCAATATGACGGAGCATGTGAATACATTTTTTGAAGACAACTTTGACTTATTAAATTGTAAATTGAATTTCGTGGATGATTTGGAAAATAATAACTTTTATAAATCATTTGGGAGAGTGTCTGATTTGAAATCATGGGAAGATGAGTCTATAAAACATTATTTTGACACTATTCAAACTTATGGAGAATTAGTTTATGGAGACAGAAAAGACGCTTCTGGAAATAAGAGTTGTTATAGAGAGAAGTCAAGAAAGAGATATGCTTATGTTCTTGAGAATAATCTTGAGTGGATATTTTTGCACTTTAAGGCCGATACAAAATTAAATGAAGCAAGGAACAAAATAAGAAAGCAAGCAGTAGAAAAATTGCTTAATTGTATAAACCAACAAAGAGTTTTTACATTAACGGCACCCACTGGAAGTGGAAAAACATTTATGATGCTTCAGTTAGCAATTGAAATATTAAAGGAGTTTAGCTACGAGCATGATATTATTTACTCGCTGCCATTTTTATCCATAATTGACCAAACAGTAGAAATCATAAATAAGGATTTAAAAATACAGACTTTAAATTACACCAGCTCTTCCGATGTAAGTGAGAAGCTTCAATCTATGTTAAAAGAAGGAACAGATTTGGATGGAATTTCTGAATATGCTTTTTCAGAAAGTTGTTTTGACCATCCATTTATAGTGACAACGTTTAATCAGCTTTTTGAAACATTAGCGAATAATTCTACGAGTAAGCTAATGAGGCTTAAAAATTATAAAAAAAGAATCTTTTTAATTGATGAGTACCAGGCGACTTCTCCTTCTCAATATGCAATATTTGTACAGCTTCTTGCTTATTTTTGCGAGAAGAATGATTGTTATGCGATTATAAGCACTGCAACAATGCCAAATATGAATGTTGATTTAAATACCGTAGCAAACGCAAACTTCAAAAAGCTAATAAAAAACATAAATCCACCAATTGAGCTCCTAAATAATGATGTTTTCGACGATGAAGTATTTAATAGATATACTATAAATTTTATTGGAGAATTAGATTCAGAATCTTTATATGAAACGGTAAGAAAATCCAATGTTGCAACGCTACTGATTTTAAACACCATCAAGACCTCCCAAAAAATGTATTATAAGTTCAAGCAAAGCGGTTCTCTTTTTGAGAAGGTGTATTTGCTAAACTCCCACATTAGTCCCCATGATAGAATTCAAATATTAAATAAAATTAAGCAAGACCTGCAGGATAATAAAAAAATATTAGTAGTAAGCACCCAGGTAATAGAGGCAGGGGTAGACATAAGCTTCCCATCTATATATAGAGATGCGGCACCACCATCAAGCGTGGTTCAATCAAATGGGAGGGGGAATAGACATGGGGAATTTGGTATGATAAACACGTTTCTGTTCGTTTACAAAGACGAAGAATCCGATTATTATGATTGTAATATGGTTTACGCCAACATGATGTCTAATAGCTTTAGAAACGATATTTTAAGCAAAATATCACCAATGACAGAAATAGAATTTCATGAAAGATGCGAGCGTTATTTTTATGGATTGTCCAAGCATATAGAGCAAGGGAAAGTAAATGATGAACAAAATTTAATAGACGATATTCTTTATGGCAATTTTAAAAATTTAGGGAAATACAAATTTATTCAAGGGGACCCAGAATCTCATACGATTTATGTTGGGAAAAACGAAGGGAATTGGAGTGATTTTGTAAAGTTATTTAATGAGTTACAAGGTGTTGTGGATTATAAAGAGAGAGATGTTAAGGGCATTGAGTTTAAAAAAATAAGGGGCGTTGTTTTACAAAATTGTATAAGTGTAAGAAAAAAAACTTATGAATCCCTTCACCAAGCGAATGATGATATCTTTGGAGTTTACAAATTGGAAAATGAAAGATTGTATGATTCTACTACTGGATTAAAGTATTAAAAAGGAACTTTAAGTATTTATAGAAAAGCCTTTACAATCGTAGAGGCTTTTTTTATTTTTAAGCCAATATTTATTATTAAAAGGAACATGGAAAACAAAATAAGAAAATTAATCAGAGAAGTTCTTGGTCACTATTTACCACTTGATGGCGTGTCGAACAAGTATGCAAAGATGATAATGGGAACATTGTCAAATAAATTTCAAGAAGAGAAAAGGGAGTTGAACAGCTCTGACAATTTGTATATAAGGGAAAAAATGTCTGAAGAAGATGAGCAGATTTCCAAAATACGCAACATTGATATAGAAATAATTCCAAGCAAGAAAAACATCAGTCAAAAAAATCAAGTTTCAGGCAGATTTATGAAACTGAAACAAGACTTTGTTGAAAGTGCGTTTAGGTATTCTGCAGATTTTGAAATTTATATAATAAACTGGGATTATAAAACTGATTTAACGGGCAGCATTGAAAAGGTTTTTTCTCATGAACTATTTCATGCATTCCAGTATATAGTCGATACTGATAAAAATGGTTATTCCAAAGCCTTGTATAATGCCAGAAATGATATGAAGGATTTAATCAATTTGGGTGATGTAGAAGAGTTAAAAAGATTTATTGAGGTCTTTTATTTGAGTTTGCCGCAAGAGGTGAGCGCAAGGGTTCATGAGGCATATAATCAGATGGAAAATCTTAAGTTAAAATTTGGAGCCAAATCCCACGATGAAGTCCTATTGGAGTTGGATAAATTATCTGTATTCAGAGATTTTTTAAAAGTTCAGCATTTCCAGGTTGAGTCCGTTTTAAATCTTTTCGGTGCTCTGAAAAAAGAATTTGTTAGAAGATTTAACGAAAGTCTTTTAAAACATAAAAAAGGAGAAAATGCTAACTCTATAAAAATAATAAATGACCCAGATGAATTCTTTAAATATTGGGTCGGCAGAGCAAAAAGGATGAGTTTGGAGGCAAGGCATAAAATTGTGTCTCAGGCCATAAATTTGTTTTCAGACAAGAAGGTTGTAACCGAGTATGGTAATCCAAAGTATGAATATGGATACGGAGAACAGATATTGGAGGAAATTTTAAATGACTTAGACTGGCACAATTCTAATATGATTTATGACCATTCTCAAAAAGACTATTATTATGATAATGATACTGGAGGAGAATTCTTTGAAGAAATTAAAAATTATTCAAAATTTGTGATATAAAAACAGAATTTATTGTCCCAAATCCAAGACTTAATGGGCACTCAGCTAAGATGATTATATTAGAAAAGATACAGTAGTGTAACTTTTTTTCTATTTTTTCGTATAGATAGATAGAAAGTAGAAATTAAAAAATAATTTTATGAGTACAAGAGGTCCCGCAGGAATTGTTTATAAAAACAATGTTTATTCTGTATACAATCACTGTGACAGTGACCCAGGTTGTCTAGGAGATGAAGTTGTAAACTTTATCAAAGCAGTTCAAACCACTTCTTTAGAAAGTGTATTTCAATCTTTATACGCCAAATACGAGGGGAAAACCATCTCGAAAAAAGTTATTGATAATATTGTCAAAGACACTAAAGAGTGCGAGGAATTAAAGAGAAGTGAGTTTGCAGACATTTTTGGTCTTGGTGGATGGGAAGTGTTGAAAAAGAACATGGAAACAGTTCAAGAAATTGATAACAAAATCCCCCCAACAGAAGAAATTCAGCAAAAATATCAAGACTTAGGATACTGTGATGTAACAGTTTCCAATAGAACCCCAGAGGATTGGTATTGTCTTTTAAGAAATATTCAGGGAATTATTACGTTTGCTGAAATTTACAAAGGAAATCTTCATCACATTTCTAATGCAAAAGATTTTTTCAAAGAATCTTTACATTGTGAATACGGTTATCTTATAAATCTTGATACAATGAAGTTTGAAGCGTATGAAGGTTTTCAAAGTGATGCACCACAGCCAGGAAATCGCTTTGGAGAAGAAAAAAACAAAAGTGGTTATTATCCATGTAAAATGGTTGGAGAATTCCCGCTGGATAAAATTCCCGATAATTGGATTGAAAAATGTTTTAAAGAAGAAGAAGATTAAAATCTCCTTGTAGCTCAATTTGGTAGAGCTGCGGCTTCTAGTACCGCTGGTTGCAGGTTCGAGTCCTGTCTGGGAGGCAAAAATTTCGTTTCGTTTCTTTTCGTTTCTGAAAATTCCTCTGAAATCTCTTGATTTTGGGGGGATTTTTTTTTATATTGTATAAAAAACAAAAAACTATGAAAGCACAGATAACAGAAAAGATTAACACAAAAACTATTCAGTTTGCTTGGGAAGATTCTCAGGTGTTGTATTTGCAAATAAAAGAGTATAGAAGTGGGAAAAGAGTTTACTCAATTAAAGATATGCCTGAAGGAAGTGCCCTTGAAGTTAATACAGCAACGCCAACTTCTTCCACAATTGTTATAGGGCAAGGAACTTTGGCTTTACCAACGAATGATACATTTTCTATTCCAGTTCCGTTTGGAGTCCTTGACGTAAATTATCCTTCAAATACTATTGCAGAAAAGATTCCTTCTAATAGGAACTTGATTAACAGTAACATTCAGTATTTAAGGAATGTACAGGAAATCTTTGATTATATTGAAGAAATAGAAAAGAATGAAAATACGAAGGCAAAGGAATTGGACTAATGAATGAAATAACAGCTGCGTGGAAAGAGACTAATTTATTAGACGGACTTAATAGTGAAAGTGCTGATGAACTAGCAAGAACACTTGAAGAAATGACTGTATATTTAATTTCTTCTTTTTCTACAAGTGATTTCCCCCCAGCGGAAAATGTTATTTTTCCAATTATTAGAAGAATATATGATGGAGTTAATAGACCTGGAAAGTTTTTTTTGATTGTAAATTGTGTGGATTTGTTTTGGGATGTGAATGAAAAGTGGGAAAAATTTAAATTGGATTATTCAGATGTATTTGCAAATATTCATATTGATGCGGAAGCAGAGTTTGTTTATATTTATTGTATAAATTATGTAAAAGATTTAAAAAAACGAGGAATTATATAAAAAAATTATGGAAGAAAAAGCTGAAAAAACTATTACTCCGCTGGAGTTTGTAAATTATCTGGAAGGGTTTTTTAAGGTTATAGGGCAAAGGTCTTTGAGTGGACCAGAAGTGGGAAACATTATGGATATGCTCGGAAATGTAGATAAACATCCAGGCGAACCAGCAAAAGAAAATCCATACGGAGGATATTATCAAGACTCTCCAACGGCACCAAGCTATTTTACCAAGTATCCAGAAAACATTTGTTATTGTCATTATTATAATACTAATACAACGGGGGAACAAAAATGAAAAGAACGATTTTGAAAAAATTAATTTATACGAAGTTAATGCTTTTAATTACTCGTAGCTATAGAAGGCAAAAGTATATTGATGAATTGAATGAGTGTATAGAAGAGAATTTTACACTGCTATCAATGTTTAATAAGAACCCTGTGGTAGACATAAAAGACCAGTTTGATTCTTTAACAAGTGAAGAAGAGCGTGAACAGTTGTTCTTGGAGAGCTTCAAAGGATATAAGCTCCTTAAGTTTGGGAAGACGAGACTGGAAGTGGATGCATTTAACCCAGAAGACTGCAGGACGTTTTCTCAATTTAATGATGCATTGAAAAAAGCTTTTATGGTAATGGATTATGTAGATAACTTAAATTATTTTGATTATTTTGATTAAGATGAATAAATTTGAAGAGGAATTGTTTGCCCTCAAACAATATAAGTATAACAAAAGGTTGTTGAGTAAAGATGCCTCCATTTATTTCTTTCTTAAAAACAGTAAAGACTTTGTGAAAGATTATAATATGCCTGACAAATGCATTGTACCAGACAACTTAGAAGAAATTGCAAATGAATTATTTTCTTTGGATAATGTTTACGTCGCTCTAGCTCCATGCGAAGATTATTTTGATAAGGAAGGAGAATATGTGGCAGAATTTCCAACACGCTCATATGCCAGGCTGGGTTCAAGAGATATAATTGGAATTGTAAAAGATTTTTTAGGTCAAGGCGCAATTGTTTATATGTATACTTATTATTGTCTTATAACAGATATTGGCGATGATAAAGACGTAAAAACGTATTGGTGCAGGATACTTCCTAAGATAGAAGAAAAATAATTTAAACATAATTTTTATGAATGAAATATTAGAAGAATTAGTAAAAAAATACCCAAACGATTATGACCTGGGTGTTGCTGTAAGAAATTTGATTAATAATTATGGTGAAGATTTGTATAAAATGCAAGAATGGAGGGATAAAAAAAACAGTGCTGGAAGTACGATGGAATATGAAGAAGCTGGAACAAAAGAAAAAGAAATTATAAAAAAAATTAAAAAAAACTTGCATTTATTGTAACTTTTTTATACCTTTGTACGTACAAAAGAAATAAAGATATGGCAAAACAGGAATGTCCTTAAAAGCAGATGTATTAAAAGAGTGGATTATATTTATGAAAGCCACGAAAGGAAAGACACAAGGAAAACCATTATTTGCTGATGAAAAAAAAGAAGTGAAAAAAATAACGAGAAATAAAATTTTATCATATTTATTGATAGCATGAAAAATAAAGTAGGAAATATTAGTTGGTCATCCAGGAGAAGAAGCTCAAGTAGAATTACTTGTTCCTGGCCGAATATTTTCTAATTTGTAATAAGATATTTTAGAAAAGCCCCCTTCGACTAGGAAAGTTGAAGGGGGTTTTTTAATTGTTCTTTGGAATTGAATGGAGGGGTAAGCCGAGTAGGACTATCGGCAGCGGTTTTGAAAACCGTCAATCATTAAAAGGGTGTGTGAGTTCGAGCCTCACTCCCTCCGCTAAAAATGTTCTTTGACGTATTGTAGTTATTGCTGTTTAAAAACATCATTATAGGCTCAGCGAGCCTTTAATGTTAGGAAAAAGCAGCAGAATAGTTCTTTGAAATAATGTTTGTAATTATATCAAGATATTTTTTAGAGGTATTTTCTTTAAAATATTTTTGAGATGATGTGTCTATAATACATAGAGAGATATTGTGTTCTTGGCATAATTTAAATTTATTTTTGTCATTGTTTTTTGTTTGATTCAGTTTTTCATTACCAAATATTGGTTCATAATGAAATATCCCATTGAGTTCAAACGCAAGTTTAAAAGATGGAATGTAAATGTCCAATTCAGAATTAATTGTTTCTTTGTTGTTATAAAGAATATCTAAATTTGGATATAAAGCCGCAAGTTGTTTTTCGAGATAAATTTCAAGTTTAGAACGATTAAATCCACATGTTTTATGAGAATTGTTATAATTAGCATTGCAAGAAATGCTACAAAAATGATTTTCGCTTTTTTTTAATTGAGATTTTTTTATTAAGAATTCTTTGTTACATTGTTTACAATTAATTAACACTTTTTGTAATGTAGATTTTCCAAGACAAGAAAAAGAACAAAACTTTTTGACGCCTCTTTTGTCTTTTATTATTCTTTTTTGTGTATAAAAAATTTCTCCACAAAGTTCACATTGCAATGGAAGTTTATCAGATGATTTTGCTAAGTCAAATTCGTTTTTAGTATATAGTGGTATCATAAACAATAATGTATTATATTAATAAATATGCGGAAAAAATAAAAAATAAAAATTATATTTCACAATTCATGCTTTACGTAATGGAGAGTTGCTCGAAAGGTAAGAGTCAAGTTTGCTAAACTTAGGATGGGGTAATGCCCAAGCGAGGTCGGTACTCGCACTCTCCGCAAACTGGAAGAAAAAGTGTCGGGTGGCGACACCACGGCTTCGAATACCGTTGGCGCCTTTAGGGGCGTGGGAATCGTTCTCTCTTTCTTCCGCAAATGGTAAGTTGGCCGAGTGGTTTAAGGCGCATGCTTGGAAAGCATGTGTGCTCGAAAGGGCACCAGGGGTTCGAATCCCTTACTTACCGCCAAAATTCTCTCTGTAGCTCAACTGGATAGAGCGTCAGACTTCTAATCTGAAGGTTGTGGGTCCAACTCCCGCCAGAGAGACAAAGGAAAGATAATTTAGACCCCAACCGTTGGTCTACGCCAGGGCACTTGGTGGTGGGTTTTTGGGGAACAGTGCTATCTTTCTGGTTATGCCCAGGTAGTTCAGTGGAAGAACGTGGCTCTTCTAAGGCTTTGGTCGGGGGTTCGAGTCCCTCCCTGGGTACAAAATAATAAAAAAGATGTTACAAATAAAGTACATAGTAGAAAATAGAAAGGAGGTAATTGAAAGACTTGCCAAACGTAATTTTGATTATACTGAAACAATTGATAAGGTAATTGAATTGTATAAAAAAAGAAATGTTTTGCAGGTAGAGTTGGATAATTTAAGAAGAGAAAGAAAAAAGATATAGGCACATTCATTGGTGAGATAAGCGCTCTCCAAAAGCGTGGTGAAAACTGTGAGGGTTCGAATCCTTCTGCCTATGCAAAATACAGGTGTGTGGTGTAGTGGCAACACGTTGGCTTCCAAACCCAAAGTCGAGAGTTCGAACCTTTCCATGCTTGCAAATAGGTCAGTAGTTCAATTGATAGAATGGCGCTCTCCAAAAGCGTTGGTTGCAGGTTTGAGTCCTGCCTGGGCTGCTAAAATAAGCATCAAATTAAAAGATTTTTTTACAGGTTAATTTGACTTTTTTTGACTATTTATAAATAAAAATGAAAAAAATAGTCAATTTAACCAAAGAAGAGCTTTTAACGTTCTTTGACAAATATGATTCTTTAAGAAAAATTTTTATTGAATTAGGTATTAACTCTAATGGGTCTGGAGCCTATAGAACATTTAGGTCACACTGCAAAACTCTTGGGGTAGTCATCCCAAGCTTTAAAAGAAATTTTAATTATGAAAAGAATAATAAAAAGTATTCTTTGGAAGAAATTCTTATAGAAAATTCTCTCTATAAAAACAACGAGAGTTTAAAAAAAAGATTATTAAAAGAAGGATTATTAGAATATAAATGTAATAAATGTAATATTAGTGAATGGAATGGATTTTATATCTCTTTGCACTTAGAACATAAAAATGGAACACATAATGATAATAGATTAGAAAATTTAGAATTGTTGTGCCCTAACTGTCATTCTCAAACCAAAACATATGCTGGAAAGAATATAAAGACAGAAAGAGTAAAATTAGATATTGATATAATAATGAATTCTAATATAGATTTTTCAAAGAAAAGCTGGGTATATAACACTACAATTTTAACTGGATTGAGTATGGAATATGTAAGAGGCTTTGTAAAAAGGAATGCTCCTGACTTTTATAAGAAAAAATGTTTTCTTAGAGAAAATATTAGAAAGGTAGAAGATAGGCCAACAAAAGAGGAATTACAAGAAATGTTAAATAAAATGTCTTTTTGTGCTGTTGGAAGAAAATATGGAGTGTCTGACAATGCAATTAGAAAATGGGCAAAATCATATAAAATAATTTAAAAATAAAATAGTAAGGCAGAAAATGAAAAAGTGAGGTTAGGATACCGTTGTATGTAAGTGGAGATGTCCAAAGTTTCCCATTCTTACCACCGAGGACTGAAAGGTTCCCGAACGCAATATCGGTTAGGTATCCTGATTTTTCTGCTGAGAGGTTAAAAGAAATTAATATGACATGGATTTCAATTAAGGATGAATTACCAACTCCTGGGACAAAGGTGTTGGCTTGCGGAACGCCAATTGGCATTGTGACAGCTTATTTTTGGGGCTATGGTCACAAGAATGAGCCAACGGGGCATTGCAAAGGATGGTCAATTATGAATGTTACACACTGGCAGCTGTTGCCAGAATTACCAGATGGAAGTTATGAAAAAGAAACAAGAAAATAAAAAAGATGATGTCGAAAGACATAAGGAATATGTAGAATTTCTTAGAAAGCGTGTTCAAAGTGAAAACTTTAAAAAGAATGTTTCTAAGGAAGAATATGAAAAAGCTTTGGCAAAGTACGATAAGGCGAAGCTGAGGTTAAAATTTATGTAACAAATGCCTTCATAGTTCAACGGACAGAACGGAAGTTTCCTAAACTTTAAATCCCAGTTCGATTCTGGGTGAGGGTACCACTTTATATTTTTTTATTGTTTTCTTATATTTATATAAAAAATAACATATGAAAGATAAAATAAGAAAACTTATAAGAGAGTCAATTGATGAAGTTTTTGAAACAAAGCAAAATGATTCTGATGACTCATATCCTACTGAAAAAGAAATGGAAGAATATAGGAATCAAGAAATAAAAAAAATTAATTCCATGAGTACTTGCAAAGAACTAGATGATTATCTGCTTGGTATAACATGTGGATTTCATTTTCCTTTTAACCCACCAGACCCATTAAGAACTGCGGTTAGAGAAAAAATAGAAGAATTAAAAAATAAGTTTCCAGAAGAATTTGATAAGAATTCTCACCTGAGAATTGCTTTTAATGTAACAAGTGGTGAATATAAACCAACTCCACCATTGCCTCCAGGGGCAATGTATTAATTGTTTACTTTTCTAGAATAAATAACTAAGTTTAGTGAAAGCTAAATAAGTTATGGAAAAGAAATTTTGGAAACCATCAATTACATCACAGTTTATTCATTGCCCCATCCCCTACCACATGGATACATATAGGGGATGTTCTTTTAATTGTTCTTATTGTTTTGCCAGGGACTTTGTTACATTCAGCAGAAGAAACAAAATCGGAAATGAAAAATCATTCTCTTATTTGGTCGGAAATAGAGCTGACCTTTTAGAAAAGTGGATAGAAAGGACAAATACAAAAGAATACGATTACAACAAACCAGAAGAGGTGGCATTTAAAGAAAGAATTCCAATTAAGATTGGTGCCACGGCTGACCCCTTTCCTTATGCCGAATGGAAAAGTAAAATTACTTACGATATCCTTAAAGTATTTCACAAGTTTGATTATCCAGTAGAAATTCAAACGAAGAATCCTGCAGGAATTTGTGACATTGCAGATGATTTCAAAAATCCCAATTGGACTATTGCAGTGACACTTATTTCAACAGATGAGAAATTTATTAAAGTATGTGAGCCGAATGCTCCTTCTGCAAAAAGCAGACTAGATGCAATTAAAAAACTTACAGAGAAGGGCTATAAAATAATGATTAAGATTCAGCCTGCCATATATCCAAAAATTATAGAAGATTTGCCAGAACTCATTAAAATGGCAAAAGAAGCAGGTTGTTGGGCGGTAAATATTGAGGGGTTAAAAGTTCGTATTACGATGCCAGAAGGTGAGAAAAAAATTATGAATAAGATAGGAGATTTTTTGGGACATAACATTATTGAATATTATAAAACATTTGGAAACATATCTGGTTCTGATAACAGCTGTGTGGACACTATGATATTAAATTTTTTGTAGCTGATAATGATTTTATGGAGCTTGGATGTAATTCAGAGTGTTGCGGAACTGAGGCTCTGAGAAATTATAAAATATGGGGAAATAACAGTAGAAGCGACTGTTTCAAAAAACAGAAAAATTTTAGCAAAGAGCTTGGAAAGTGCCAAGTTAATTTTGTTCGAAGCAATAAGTTTAAGGGGAAAACAATGGATGAAGCTGTTGCAGAAAAGAAAAAGGGGAAGTAAATTCCCCTTTTTTTATTATCTCCTTTTTGAACTAGAGCTCCCCGCATTTGACCTACTTCCATAGCTTGATTTTGGGCTGCTGTAACTTGAGCTTGACTTTGGGCTGCTGTAACTTGAGCTTGACTTTGGGCTGCTATAACTTGAGCTTGACTTTGGGCTGCTGTAACTTGAGCTTGATTTTGGGCTACTGTAATTTGAGCTTGACTTTGGGCTGCTGTAATTTGAGCCAGAGTTGTAATTTGATTTTGGCGTGCTGTAGTTTGAGCTTGGCTTTGGTGTGTTATAGTATTCTTGTGAATATTTTGGTGCAGAATAAGTAGGACTAGTATATGTTTTTGGTTTATTATACGTTGGAGCATTATAGTTCCTTGGTTTACTTTGCACAACATTTGTATTGGTTGGAGCACTGTATTTTGGTTTTACAGAAACAGTGTTACTATAAGTTTTAGGTTTACTATAGTTTGTTGATATAGATGTTGATGAACTGTTATATGTTTTTGGATTACTATTTGTTGGTTGCGTAGAAGATGAACTGTTAGTAGCAGTTGTTTGTCTAGGACCATAATATCCGTTGTCTCCTCCACCACCGTTGTTTCCGTCGTGATTGTGGTTCCCGTCGTGATTGTGGTGTCCATCGTGATTGTGTCCATCATGGTTCCAATCATGATTATGTCCCCAATGGTCATTATAAGCGTAATAATTCCAGTAATTATTATAACTCCAATAGTTGTAATAACCCCATCCGCCGTAGTACCAGTATGGACTATATGAGTAATACCAACCATGGTTCCATCCATAGTAATGATAGTAAGGAGTATACCAGTTGTATGAATCGTATATGTTATAACCGTAGTAGTAGGGGTCATAATTATACCAATAGTAGTTGGTGTAATAATCAGAATAATATCCAAATGTATAATTTGAATAGTATCTTCTTAGATTTGCGGTGTATTCGTAATCATAATAATCATCAGAATCGAAATAATTATTTGTTACGTATGTTTTATTTTCTGTGGAATAAGTAGTATCAACAACCTTAGCGGTTGTATCAATAACTTGGGAAGATTTCTTCTTGTCCTTTGACGTGTAATAAACATCATCGACATACTGAGAGTATGATGCGAATGACATTAAAACGAGTGCGATTGTGATTAATATAGTTTTCATGGTCTTTTGTTTCATTATACATTACAACAACCATGCCAAGAATTAAATTTCTTTATTTTTCAACGGTTTCGTTGATAATTTTTCTAATAAAATTTCTAACAGACTCTTGTATGTTCTTTCTTTTTCTGTCTAGTTTTCGATAAAGTCTTTGATTTTCTTTTGTTAAACTTTTAAAGTGGTCATTGGAAAATGCCTCTCCTCTTTCTAAAATTTGTTTAATAACAAGTCTTTGATTTTTGGGGCTCATATATTTTACAACCTCCGCAGATGAATAATCCGAATTGACTATACACAAGTTGGCGTAAAATCTTTTGTCTTTGTCTGGTAGTGTTTTAAAAACAGAATCTTCAAGTCCTTTATTCGAAAAAACGGCCATGGTGAGAATTGTTTTTCTCCAGGAATCGTCTAAGTCTTTCATAATTGGAATCAAAATTTCCAACCTTTTGGGATTCATAACATAAATATCCTTCTCAGTATCATCGGCAAAATTCAATTCATATGCTGTTGGATGGCTCATTCGTTGGAATAATTTGCCAACATAATATTTCATATCATGTCTTGAAAGATATTCTTCCTCTTCTCTGGTCAAGTCTATACCATTTTCAATGAGTTGCATTAACAACTCATGTCTTTCTTTGACAGGAAGTTGGGCAATGTTATTTCTCAGATGTAGATATGTGATGCTAGGTTCCATTGAATATAAATAGTTCCTTTTTTTTAACTTTTTATTTTTAACTACGTATAAGAAAAAAAATAATTTATGAAAAAGAAAATTGTAGTTTTTACAGGTGCGGGCATATCTGCAGAAAGTGGAATTCCGACATTCAGAGATAATGAAGGTCTTTGGAATAAACACATTGCTGATGAGGTGGCCTCTATGTCTGGATGGAAAAAAGATAAGGAGAAAGTTTTAAAATTTCACAATGAATTTGCAAAAGAGTTCTCAAAGTGTGAGCCAAACGATGCGCATAAAACCCTGGCAAAGCTGGAAGAAAGATATGATGTAACGGTTGTCACACAAAATATAGACAACCTACACGAAAGAGGTGGGTCGACAAATGTAATTCACGTTCACGGAAATATAGCTGAATCAAAGAGTTCAATGAACCCTAACAAAACATATCCTTTAAGTGGCGATATTAAACTTGGAGATAAAGCTGATGATAATTCTCAGTTGCGTCACAACACTGTGTTGTTTGGAGAGTCTTTGCCTACGGGAGAATTCAAAAAAGCCATGAAAGCAATGGAAAATGCGGATTTTTTAATTATAGTTGGAACTTCTTTGGTTGTTTTTCCTGCGGCAGATTTAATTAAATATTTTCATGGAGAACAAATTTATGTAATTGACCCAAATAATGTTAACTTAGCCCCAGCAGAAGGCAGAACTTTTATTGTAGACAAAGCGACTAGGGGAACAAAGTGGCTTTATGATAAATTAATGGCATAAAAAAACCCCCTTAGTTGGGGGTTTTTACCAATGTCATTTTTAACTAAGACTTTTTTAGGTCATTAAGTCCATAAGACTCGTAAAGTTGTTCTCTAACAGCTTTTCTACAAAGAATTATAGATTCGTTCAATTCATCTCTTCTGTTTTCTGCTCTTTTGCTTACGCCAAGACCAATGCCTGTAACTTCATCAAGGCTTTCATCTTCCACCGCTTCTTCTTCTTCTTTTAATCTGTGTGGGTCATCCAATCTTTTGTTAACACTTTTTTTATTGGCAAGACTTTTTCCGATTCCAACACCTTCGTCTTCTATTTTTTTACCTTCTTCCAGGTTTTTCAAAGCCTCTTCAATTTGTTTCTTTTCTTCGATAAGGTTTTTGATGTATATGGCCTCTTTTAAAATTATTTGTTTTAATTCTTCTGTTTTCATAGGATTAGGATTTTTGTTTTATATAAATAGTAGTTTTTTTTAAAATAAGACCGCTTAATGTTTACTTTTTTTTATTTTTGGCTATATTTATATAAAAACCTTTACATTATGGTAACAATTAAATTTTTCTTAAGGCCAGTTACACATTGTTGCGGCGGTTCGTAGGTGATGCTGAAGAGACTTCAGCTAAATAAATTTATGGAATTATTATTATTTTTTCTTTCCTGTCTGGGAGCCACATTTATAATTAACATATCGTATTTGCTCAAGCCTATACGAGATAAAGCAAGCTCTATAAGCCCAAAGCTGGGAAAGTTATTGAAATGCCCACAATGTATGGGGTTTTGGATTGGTTTAATAATTAGAGCTTTATTTATGTGGCACGGCGGGGAATTCTCAAACCTTATGTGGAGCGATTTATTCAATATATGTTATGGATTTGCAAGCAGCTTTGTTTGCTATGTATCTTATCTTCTTCTAAAATATTTTATGGATAAATATGATTAGTGCAACTTTTTTCATATATTTGCGTAAACATTAAAAACTCAAAATTATGGAAGAAATTTTTAATCAATACCTTAAACTTTTGTGGAGCTTATTCCAATATGACGTTGATGTATTTAGCCAAGGGTGGTTATATGCATGTCTTTTGGTGTCAGCTGTTGCTTATTTTATTTTTTTTATTCTCAAATGGGCTGTGCTTACCGCCCCATTTTGGATTCCAATCAATATGGTATTTGGGGGATTTAAGTCGTTAATTAAAAGGTCAACACCTAAAAAGAACAATTATGTGAGGAGATGAAAATCTCCTTTTTTGTTATATTTATAGTAAATAAAAATTATGACAAATAAGGGCTTTGCTCTTTACAAAAAAGGAGCAGATTTATATATACTGAGTGTTGCTTATGAATATCCAGATTCTAGATTTGTTGGGTTCGATAATACAAAAGAGGTTTTTAAAGTAAACAAATTAAGTGATGAACAAAAAGATTGGCTTAAGTCTCATGACCCAAGACAACACGAAAAAACAAAAAATCATATTTTTTTAAAAGACTATTATTTATCAAAAGTTTTATTTCAAGATTTTCCAACTGGGAAACCATATACACAACTGCCTGGCGGTGGTGGAGTTTATAAAGAAACCAGGAAATATAATTTTATATATGATTTGTTTGACAATGAAACAGTGCTGAGAGCTATTGATAAATATGGAACAACAAATGAAGCACGTAACATTATAAAACAAATTATACGAGAGGAAATTGATAAATTAGTATATACAAAAAAAAAGAACACTCCACAGTCGATAGGGTTTCAGATGCTAGAAAAAGAAGCAAAGAAACATAATACATCAGAAGAATTGTTAAGAAGCGGAGGGTTTTCAACCGAAGCTCTTGATTTAGCTGCTTTTGGATTTACAGAAGAAAGTGTGAAAAGTTTGATGCCCAAACAGCTTTCTATTAAATGGAAAGACGATTTTGAAAACGTTATATGGGAAATTGCTAATAATCAAAAAAAGGGAATTTCAAAAACTGAATGGGCTAAGAAGATTAATTTATCTGAACCTATTGATGTAAGTTTTGATGGAAGAAAATTTTATATTGAAGATGGACATCACAGATATTGTGCTGCAAAAATATTAAATGTTCCATTAAGTGTTAATTTGGAAATAAAAGCAAATCCTATTGCAAAATTATCTGATAAAGGATATGATGAATTCCATCGAGAATTCTTTGACAAAGTTAAAGAAATAAGAGAAGTCAAACTAAAACAGCAGATTCCAACTGCTGCATTTACAGCAGTTTCAATTGAAGATGAGTCCGAGAAAAAGAAAATAAGCGATGTTTATGATTCTTTAAAAGCACAAGGAAAAATTCCAGAAAGATTTTTTACCAGGCCTGCTTTTAAAGATGGAACATTAGATTATCACATGACCATAGGCTTAGGAGAGCTCCCGTTGCGATTTAAAAGAGATTTAGATAAAGAAGTTGTGCTTAATATTGAAACTTTTGGAATATCAGACGATGCAGTTGCTCTTGGTGTCTCTGGGGACTATTTTTCTGACAACGAATTTCAACACATTACTTTAGGATTTAAATATGCACCATCAGATTCAAAATTAATTAAAAACTGGGAACCGTTAGAACACCCGTTTACAGTAAGAGGTGTTATAAGAGAGTTTAGAGCAAACAAAGAGGTTATAAAAAGAGGAGTATTTGACGAAGCCAACCAAATTGAAATAGGTAATTTCCAAGCGCAAGCACCTCCCGCAGGAAATGGAAGTATTTTTCCCAAAGAAAAAGATTGAAACTTATTCTAGTTTTTCTCGTATAAATCTATATGAAACAAGATAGAAAAAAACCGTTGTTTAGAAAAGAGAATAAATCATCTCTTAGTACACACTATTATGTAATAAAAGGTGGTGACTTCAGACACGAAAGGCATACAAAGGAAATGAAAAATTTCCAAGGAAATAAAAAAAATATGAATCCAAAAAACAATCTGGGATATGATTATACTCCATTATACAGATTTTTACAATCGAAAGTGGGGAAGCCATGGAATGATGTGCATGCAGAGGCTGTTTCTAGGCTTAATGGAAAAGAAGGCGAAAAAAATATCTTTTATTTGGTATATCCTGATTTAACAATTGTTCATCCACTTCATGGGAAAGTGCCACCTATTGTTCGCTTGGGAGAAGGCTCAATGTATCACTCATTAACAGTAGATGAAAATGGAATTCTTCAGTTTATTGATAAAAATGCAAAATGTGAACTTTCACTTTGTTCTTGTTGCACTCACACTCTTAATGGGAAAGTTATTAAGAATAGCGAATAATGGTTATGCAAGAAACTACTAAGAGAGTAAATGTGATTTATGGTAACTGGCTGGTGCTTCATCCGCAGGGGTTTGAAATGTTCAGATGTACAACTAGAAAAGCAAATTGGTATTTGTCTAGGGATTTAGCAGACATTGTTTCCGAAGAGCCCCCTATTATAAAATTGAACTTTACCCCCGCTGGCGTAGGTTGGCATGGTGATGAATTTGCCTTAACTCAAAAGAAAAACATTTGTGTAGTTTGCGGAGTAGAAGAGTTGGATTTGCTTACAAAGCACCATATTGTTCCTTCATTATACAAAAAGCATTTTCCTAAGAAGTTAAAGGTTGCCACGAGTCATGATGTTGTTTGTATTTGCAGGCCATGTCACGATGAGTACGAAAACATATATGCTTCAAGATTAAAAGAAAAAATATCTGAACAGTATGTAGTTCCGCTTTGCAACTCACAATCAAATTTTGTAAAAGCCATAAAATTATCAAAAGCTTTCACGCTGAATAGTGCAATGATGCCAGAAGAAAGGAAAATGGAGCTTCTTGAAAACATATCTTCAATATTAGGATATGAGGAAGATTTTGTTCCAATAGAAGAAATAGAAAAGCTCTCTAAAATAAGTCAAAAGGATTATAATGAATTTCACAGTAATCATGGCAGAGAAGTCATGTCAAAAGTAACCGATATACAAAAATTTGTGGAGATGTGGAGAGGTGATTTTTTGGAAAATATGAAACCAAAATTCATGCCAAAGTATTGGGATATTCACAGAACAATTGATAGACCTGTGAGAGTGTTGAAAACCAAGTAAATAAAATTTTATTTTTTAATACTTTTTTCTTCTGAAAACCCCGTCTTTTCTGAATTATTTGACTATTTATATAAAACAAAAAATATAATAGTTATGGAACAATTAGTAAAGATTTTAAGACCAAAAAATTTTGACCTAAACGAAGAATGGTCAGATACTTATTTAGAAGTAAAAAACATTAGAAAAGGAGACGTTTTCTTTGAGTGCGAAAGGTATAATAATTATCAACTTGTTGCGTTAACGAATGCAAGGAGAATTAGTGATGGTTGGTATTGTATCGCAGAAAATTTGATGAAAGAAAAGGTGGAAATATTTGTATCAGAAATGACACAACACCCAGGACCAAATTTGTTTAGAGAGCCGCAGTATGTAACTGAGGTAAACAAAGAAATAGTTTACGTAATAGACTAAAAGAAAGCCCCGCCGACCAGTGGGGCTTTTTATTTGTAACCTTTCTTGATTTTTTTCGTATATGGGGAAAACATTTATCTATGAAAATGAAAATAACAGACTTTGGAGAAAGACATTTCGACCCAAAGTTTGGCGCAACGAAAATTCTTGACCGTACACTTGAAGAATTTCAAGTTGTTATTGATGATATTGTTGATTACGAGATTCAAAGATTTGGTAAGCTTGAATGGATAGATGGGTATGCTTCATTTTGCAAGCTTTGGCCAATTAAAAATTTTACTGATGCCAGGGTTGGGTCGCTTCCAATAACACTGGAAAATTATCCATATATTAGAACTGGATATTCAGCAAGAAAAGACGACGAACTCCCAGTGTTCTCAAGATGGTTGGAATTGCCATTAGGAAAACCCAAAGCCAAATGGCTTATGCTTGTTCTTTACAGCAAAGAACAAATTGAAAAAGAAGCAAAGGGGAAAGATGATGCAACGGGGATTTTTGGGTTTGACGCAGATTGGGGAATTGTGGCTATTTTAGGACAGTCGCATCCTAACGAAGAGCCGATGAAGCCAGAAACGATGCTGAGAAATGCTTTGGGTATGGAAGAAGGGGGCTCTGGCGTACCATTGGATAGAGATAAATATCTAAAAAGTGTTGCTTTTTGGGAAAAGAATATTACAGTAAAGTGAAACTTTTTTGACTTTTTTTCGTATACTATTAATAGAAACTTTAAAAAAAATGTTATGAAAAATTTTGTTATTATTGTTTTTATTTCTATCTTTGCTTTAATGATAGGAAACAATGCAAGTGCACAGACAAAGCCGTATTCAAATCCAGCATTTATTTATGGTTCTGATTTTATGTCATTCATGCAGTCTTTAAGAAAGACAGCGAACTATGATATGATGATAAAATTCACTGCTTCTGCGGATGTTAAAAAATATGGTAAAGCAACGTTGAAGTTGTACTACACAAACAAGTTTACTAATATGTCAAAGTTAAAACTGAAGAGTGTAACTGATAATGCAGATGGCTCGAAAACTATGACTTATGTGAACCTTAGTATGGCAACTAAAACTATTGCGCCAGTTACAATAGTTATTGAAAATGACAGTTGTAAGCTCGTACTTCCTATCGGTTTAAAAGGAAATATATTAAACTAAAACCACAATATGTCAAAATTATTATTAATTGACAAGTCAGAAGATGGATATATGCTCGAAGGGGAGCTTGAGAGATTAAGGCCAGCTGGCAATACATTTCTTGATGAAGAAAATATATTATTAGCAATAGAACAATTTAAAGCAGACCTTGTTGATCAAGGAGCAGCAGTGGGTACGCTTAATGATGGATTTTTGGTTATTCCTACAGAACATGGAGAACAGGTTGCCGAAGATGATAAAGAGCCTGCGTTTATGATTGTTGATGTTTATTGGAATAGAGACCAAAAAACTATTTGTGGAATAATAATGTTAATAGAAAATGAAGAAGGTGCGAAAGTAAAAAGCGCAATAGATAGGGGAGTTGAGTGCTTTATTTCCTCATCTAACACAGAGCTTTATACCGTTATGGATGAAGATTCAGGAAGAATGTACAATAGAATATCTCATATTGGCGGGTATAAGATTTCTCTTTTCGAATTTCACAATACAATTTAATGATACAACCAAACAAAATAGATGTTCTATGCGTTGAACATTTTGATAGTGAAGGGAAATCTTTAGGATTTCTTAATGAACACGAGAGTAACGACCTACGGTGTCAAATAGCTGAACACAATATATGTGACTTTAATAGTTATACTATTCCCAGTGGGTATTACCTTATGTTTAATAATGAAAAAATCGAAATAATGGTAAACGGGAAAATCAATAATTGGCCTTCTGGCTTATATGATAAAAATGAAATTCTACTAGCAAGATTGTTTACTGCACAAAGAGGGAAACGATAATAACCAACTAACTACTAACCAAAAAAACTTTTTAAAACATGGGAACATTGAGAGAATCAATTTACAAGGAATTGCTTATCAGGTATCGGAAAGACAAAATCAGAGACTATCTCTATAAAAAAGAAAAGAACCTCACCATAGAAAAGAAGCAGAAGCTTGAGGAAAAGGTTGAAAAACTATGGAAAGATAATTTACAGAACCCAGGATTGTTAAAAGAACTTTGTGGGTTTGTAGTTGTTGAATATTCGGATAGTTATGACATTGCGATGTTAAACAAATCCAAATATGAAGCAAAAAGATATGGGAGAAAATCATTTCATATTGAAGAGATAGAAAGAATTCAGTCAGAAATGATAACCAACTATTCTTTTGGAGTATCTCTTGTAAAACACAAAACATACAGCATACAAGTGACGGACACCACAGGATTGTTTAAAATAATCTTTTCAGACGGTTCCTTCATGTATTATTCAAAGTGGATTAGCGGCGCTGGAAAGAGTCGTTCTGTTGAAGGGATGTACGCAGCAGAACAAGGTGTGTGGTTGCAATTCCTTAAAATGATAAAACAAGAAAGAAAAAAGAGTTCAAAACCCAAGAATGGAATATATAGAATCTTTAGTCCTGGTGGAAGCGGCATTGCATATAAAAAACTTGATGATTTACAGGAAACTCCAATAATTCACCCATCAACAGCGACCTTATTGCAGGACATTACATATTACTATGAACATGTTCCTTTATTTACAAGGTTTGGAATGACGGGTGTAAGAAAGACTTTAATGGTGGGTCCTCCAGGAACAGGAAAAACAAGTTTAGCAATCAAAGTTGCAAAAAAATTCGCAGTTGATAAATGTGTAGTGTTCTCAACAAATATATCAGATGTTGCACAGCACTTGACAAAATGTGCTTCTCATAAAGTAAGCACTTTGGTTATTCTGGAAGATGCAGAATCTACTCTGCAACAAGCGAATTCTGCTTTGTTGAATTTCTTAGATGGCGTAGACCAACCAAAAAACATGCTTGGTTCTTATGTAATAATGACAACCAATCACCCAGATAAAATTGAACCTAGAATCCTTAAAAGACCAGGACGTGTTGATAGAATTCTTGAATTCGGTGTTCTTTCTGGAGAGTATGCAATGAAGTGTGCTGAGATTTATTTTAATGAAATTCTTTTTAACAATAAAAATGGCAACAAAACAAAAATTGGAAGAAAGATAAGAGAAGAATTGTATCCGCTTATTAACATGATGTCTGGTGCCGAAATAAAAGAGTTGGCACAATCATCTGCATCGTTTGCCGTAAGTGAAGGTAAAGATATAGATGTTGGCCTTATAAAAACTGTAAAAGAAAGAATGAAGGATGATATTAAAAATATTTTGAAGTATGCATCTGAACAATCATCAATGAATAAGAGAAAGCCTGTTGGATTTGAACAGGATGATGACGATAGAGGAACTCCTGTCTTTGATGAAAAATATCTAACTGAAGTTGAAGCTTTGTAAATACAATAAACATGGAAATAAAATGTGACTGCGGTGGTAAAATTGACACCTGCGGTGGTGATTTGAATCCAATAGATACAAGATATTGGTTTAAATGTGATTCATGTGACAACAAGTTTTATGCTATCTGGATGAATGATGATTACGACTATTCAATAAAATGGTCTAAAAAAGAAGAGAAGGAAAAGAAGCCCTAATGAAAAAATTTTTTATCACATTATTCATTAGACAAAATACCCATCACAAACACTCTGTACTTGTCCATACATTAAGAGCGTTTTGGTATTTTCTCTTTGCTATGCCAGACTTATGCGTGGCCGCACTATTGCATGATATTGGAAAACCTTTTGTAGCAACACTGAAGACAGATGGATATAATTATTCATTTACAAATCACGAAGAAAAATCATATCAGATAATAAAGAAGTGGCCTTTTATATCAAGCTATACAAAGAATTTGGTCAGATATCATTATCTAAGAAGAAGAATCGTAAAAGATAGTTTGAAACTTAAACAGGGTAGAAATTCTTCAAACGGTGACCCAATTACTCAGGAAAAAATTGATGAAATGATTAAAACCTACAACTCTTTTTCAAGAAATTTTCAAAAAGATTTAAGAAAATTTCAAAAAATAGATGATAAAGCAAAATAAATTTTAAAAATAAGTGTATTGTAAATCAATCAATTAAAAATTATTTTAAAAATAAACGAAAAAAAACTTGCATTTGATGTAACTTTTTTTGTACCTTTGCCGTAGAAGAGAAATGAAAAACATTTTTTTGAGATATTTAATAGTAACAACAGTATAAAAATTAATTAAAGGTGAAACAGAATTTTACATATCGTTTAGAAGTAACTCCGATGGGCGGCTATCCATCAGCGATTGATGCCGATTATGGATGTGGGACGGGTATGTTTAATACTAAACCTTAATGAAGTTGTAAACTTATAAAAGGAATAAACAGACCCGAATCCCAAAAAGATTCGGGTTTCTTTTTTTATATCGTTCTTTAAAATAAAAATACGGGGGTTTGGTCAAGTCTGGAGTTGATGCTGGCCTGTCACGCCTGAGACCCTTAAAAGGTTTTACATGGGTTCGAATCCCATAATCCCCGCTCTTCTATAGATTTATTCTATTGGAAAGTTCTTTGACATGTTGGGAATAAAAAAAGATTTCAAAAAGTATATCTACGCTATTAATGTAATTTTAATAGTGTAGATATACAAAATGGAGTGCGCAGTATAATGGTTGTATATCAGCTTGTCACGCTGAGGGAGGGGTTCGATTCCCACGCATTCCGCTTTTTTTGTGTGTTGATAATTATATAGTTAAATTTATAGTTTTTGTTTTTTTGAACTATTTATAAGAAAAAACAAAAACCATGAAAAAAGAATGGACAGAAAAAGACGTGGAATTCTTGAAAAAGAATTATCCAATCTACGGATGTGAATTTTGTGCAAATGAATTAAAAAGGACAAAAACATCTATTAGAGGTAAAGCACAACATTTTGCTCTTAATCTTGAATGTAGGAATGAAAAATACAATGAAATAAAATTTAAAAAAGTTGTGGGTGAGTCTAAAAGCTATACTGATGTAGCTAGGAGATTGGGAATTACAACTCATTGTGGTAACAGAAATACTATTAAAAAATATATAGAGAAATACAACATTGACATTTCACATTTTAATTTTGGCATTTCAGGTAATAGATTTGTTTCTGGAAAATTTGATTTGTCCGACATATTAGTTGAAAATTCAACATATAATCATACGACAAATTTAAAAGAAAGATTATATAAAGAAGAACTTAAACAAAAAATATGCGAGAAATGTGGACAAGGAGAAGTTTGGAATGGGGAAAAAATTAGTTTGATTCTTGACCATAAAAATGGGCATCATAATGATAATAGATTGGAAAATTTAAGAATAGTTTGTCCAAATTGTGCGGCTACATTTAATACTAATGGAGGAAAGAATATAGGAAAGCAATATTTTGATAAAATAAAAGAAATTAAAGAAAAAAATAAAAATTATTGTGCATGTGGAAATGAAATAGGTAAAGGTATGAAAAGATGTAAATCGTGTGATGAAATTAGGCAAAGAAAAACACAGAGACCTTCTTATATAGAACTTGTTGAAGAATTAAAAAAATCTAATTATAGTGCAGTCGGAAGAAAATATGGAGTTTCTGATAATGCAGTAAGAAAATGGATTAAATATTACGAAAAGAAATTAAATTAAAAAAGCGGAGGCGAGATAGCTGTCAGGGCGTTATGTATAGGGTTTTCCCGAAAGTGCCCGTGAATGAAAAAGTTCAAAATGTCTGGCACCAATGCAGAAGTAGCTCATTTGGTAGAGCGGGAGATTTCCAATCTCCAGGTGGCGGGTTCGAGCCCCGTCTTCTGCTCCAAAGCCCGAAGTACAAGGGAACGAAGATGATGTAAGGCGTAGAGCGGGTTCAGAGCCGCTGCACACTCATTCCAAATCGTATGTTGGCGGTGTTTGGTGGTCACAGGTTAATACAAAACCACTACAATGCGAGATGTAGCTTAACGATAAAGCGGCTGGCCTCCAACTAGTAGAAGGGGTTTAATTCCCACATTTCGCTCAAAAAATCAGTGGCAATCAGTAGAGATACTTCGACTTCCAATCAAAAAACTCTCTCAGTAAATTTTTCCCTGATTTTATTTTTAAACAATTAATATGGAGGGAACAACCATGCGAAAAGCGACTTAATCCAAGAAAGATTAAAAAGAATTGAAAAAACAAAAGAGAAATCTGGAAGTAGAATTCATAGAAAACTTCAAAGATATTCTGAAAAATTTAATGAAATCTTCACCTTCTTTTTAACATCATACAGAAGCGGAATTCTTACATTCTGCGGCTCAGATGTGAAAGTGGAATTCGATTTAAATTCAGATGAAGGAAAATTTTGTTATAGAAAATTCGAAAATGGCGAAATCAAAATTCATAACCTAAAAAGCTGTCATCCTAATATTTTAAAGGGTGTTGTAATAGGGAAAAAAAGTTGGGGTCTGTGGCTAGACCAATGGACAGACGGAATTGTAGAATGTAGCTTTACAAAAGATGAAGTGCTGAACCAATTCAAAGAAAAAAATATCAAAATTCCAGAATCATTTCTACTGGATTTCGATAACACTCTGTTAAGAAAAAAAATAAAAAGAAATGAAATTGAAATCGAAAGATTAAAAAACCTGGGATTATTATAATCCCAACTATGGGGCTTGGGACTGCTAGGGTGGTCATCTCATTTGCAATGAGAAAAGCAGAACGTTTCGAATACGTTAAGCTCCACAAATCAGTGGCAATAGAAAGAGATACTTCGGTAAACATTTGTGTGAAAAACAAACAATGTTGGTTCAAATCCAACTTCCCCCGCCAATTAAGAAAAACAAATTTAACAAGGGGGAATTTAAAAAAAACTCTTCCGCCCTTTCCCTGATTTAATTCGGCAGGATGGTAAATCGGCTAAATCAGCTGTCTGTAAAACAGTCGCCTCTGGCTATGTAGGTTCAACTCCTACCCTTCCGACAAATTTTGAAAATCTTCCTCTAGCTGCATATGAGAGCGTTGTTGAACACATAGAAGTCTCCTTAATATAGCGTTAAAAAGAAAAGGGATAGACTGACCCTTGAGCTGGAGAAATTGGGAGTATTGAGCAGCGGTTGCTTAGCAGACTGTAAATCTGTGAATTGTAGGTTCGAATCCTGCTATTCCCACTGAAATGCGGGTTAGAGAAGCGGCATCTCGCCAGTCTCATAAGCTGGACTTTCCCAAAAGGAAAGCGGGGGTTCGAGTCCCTCACCCGCAACAGTGAAAAATAAAAAACTAGGTGTATTGCAGATGGCTATACTACGGTGTTTTGGAAACATCGGTCCGCAAGTTCGAATCTTGCCACCTAGACAAATGACTGATTAATATGAGAGGAAGAATTAATGTGAATAGCGGCCTTATTGCCGATGAGTCGACAAAGCAGCATTAACGGTGATGTAGCAAAAGCATTAGCAACTCAAAAATCTTGACGTTGGTCATTTTATCGGGGTGTTCCACAGATGGCTATATGGGCTTGCATGGGGTGCAAGATTTCCGCTGGTTCGAATCCAGTTACTCCGACAAAATTAGTGGCAAATCGTAGAATTTCATCGTCCTTCCAAGACAGAAATGTGAGTTCGAATCTCGCTCCCTACACAAAAGAGAATAAAGTAAAATTGTGGGGATAGTTTAATGGCTAGAACGCTATAAAAAAAGATTCTGCAAAGAATTCCCTAATTTTTTATTTATAATGTTGATAATAATATTAAGGTATTTATCAGCATTTTTAGGCTTAAAATATCCTAAAGAAGAAACATCAATTAAAACGAGTTCAATTTGGTTTTCTAAACAAGCTTGAAATTTGCGCTCATCATTGTTTTGGATTTTACCTAGTTTTTCATCACCAAATATTGGTTCGTAATGAAAGATTCCATTAAGTTCAAAAGCAAGTTTAAAAGAAGGAATATAAATATCAAGTTCAGAGTTTATTGTTTCTTTGTTGTTATAAAGAATCTCTAAACTTGGGTATAAAAGCGTTAATTGTTTTTCTAAATAAATTTCAAGCTTTGACCTACGAGTGCCATGAATTTTATGCTTGTTATTATATGTGGCAGCGCAAGACTTTGAGCAAAAGATATTTCCAGTTTTAGATTTTTTTATTTGTGAAGGGTCTTTATATATATGTTTATTACAATTAGAGCATTTTGTTAAAACAGATTCTCCGAACTTATATCTATTATGACATGCAATTGAACAAAACTTTATCCACCCACTATTACTTTTTAATTCATGTTTAATTGCTTTTTTATAGGGAAAAAATTGTTTTTTACAATAATAGCATTCGCAAGGAAGTTTATCTTCGCTTTTTGCATTGTTGAACTCTTCTTCTGTAAATAAAGGTTTCATCGTATTTTATTATAAATAGTTTAAAAAATTAAAATTCAAAAACTATTCTGCAAACAAAGGTTGTAAATTCGGGCATTTGGGGAGTCAGGCCACCCCGCCACATTTGGGATGTGGAGAACTCGCAAGTTCGAATCTTGCATGCCCGACTAACTGAACAAGTATAGAAGCTTTTCCGAAGTTCTGTTAACCTGCGCACCTTAGTGCAGGAAGAGTTAATAGGAAAACAATGGGGGATGTAGCTCAGCTGCTTAGAGCGCTTGACCTGCAATCAAGAAGTCGCTGGTTGGAATCCAGTCATCTCCACAAAAAATTAGTGGTAACAAATTAAGATACTTCGAAAGGAATCTGCTGGCGTAAGCCTACGGTGGTTCGAATCCATCCTCCTCGACAAAGAAAATTAAAATCGAGGAGTACCAGAGTGGCTAAATGGGGCGGAAAAGAAAAAGCTTAGTTCGAGAATTCCCTAATTTTAATGCGAAAGTAGCTCAGTGGTAGAGTGGGACCTTGCCAAGGTTCAGGCCGTGGGTTCGAACCCCATCTTTCGCTCAAAAGGAATCACAGACTCTATTTGCAAAAGGGCGAGTGTTTCCCTGGCACATGAACAGCTAATGCATGAGTTGTTTGTAGGCAAGTGGTGCGGTGCTTAAGACCGCTGTAATTAAAGGTTCAGTAGTGAATCAACGGAGCAGTTGGATTGTTGACACAATCGAAAGAATGAATATCATTTCAGAAGAAGTGAAATTTGTTCGACTACAACTACTTTCGTTGTGCGATTCCGAGACCTTCTAGCTGTGTAAGTCAGCGAGATTATGAAAGTAGGAGGCTTTCACGCACCACTATTTTTTTAAACAGCGATGCGGTGTAATTGGTATGCACATCTCTCTCATAAAGAGAAGGTTACGAGTTCAAATCTCGTCATCGCCACTAAGAATTTTTTGTTCCCAACATTTTTATAAATGTGTTAAATTTATCCTCAACAAATTTTTTATTTTGTCTTCCCATATCTTTAATGATGTAGTAATTATATCCATATTCTTTAATTTCTTTAATTCTTATTTTATCTCTATTTTGAACTTGTTTGACAGAGTGTTTTTTAGTTATCTTTTCATAATGCCACTTACCATTCCACAAAACTGCCATTTTAATGTCTTCAATAATAACATCTGCATCCCAACCATTAAATATTGGTTCGTTGGTTAAAACCTTATTGAAGTGATTTTTACATAATTCAGAAAAATATATCTCATTTTTACTTCTTCTCATATCCTTTTGTGCTTGTACTGATAACAGTCCAGTTAATTGAGATTTAGAAGAACCTTTCATCCAATTAGATGCACACGTTTTACAACAAAATTGCCTATTTCTTCTACCATAAGGCACACAAAATTCTTTTAAACATTTTTTACAAATTATTTTTACAATTTTTTCTCTTTTTTTTTGTAATTCAGAACCGCTATTATAACCACCATTGCTATATTTTTCTGGATTTTCTTTTATAAGCTCTTTAATTCTTTTGCTTATCTTTTTCTTAGTTTCTTCACTATGAATTCTTTTATTTGCACAACTTCTACTACAATAATATTTTTCTTTTTGTGGAAATAAATTTTCACGTTCATTAACTACAAACTCCTTTCCACACTTATTGCATTTAATTGTAAAGTCTAAAAACATACCAAGTCTTTTATCAATTTGTGATGCTTTTTGGAATCTATGTTGGCAACTAATAGAACAAAACTTATTGTTATTTGTTTCCTGTCCGCAATTTAAACATTTATTCATAATTTCATCTTTTCTATAAATATAGCAAAAAAAAGCGATAATACAAATCGAACTTAAAACATTTGCCAAAATAAAACTTGATTTTACTATTTTATTTTACTACATTTTCATAAATTAAAAAACAGTAATTATGAAAATGTCAGAATATTTACAAAGTTTATTTGAAATATCACATGGTACAAAAGCTGAAAAAGGGCTTGGATTCACAGAAGAATATATGTTAACTCCAGATATTTTAAAAGCTCCCATAGTACAAGAAGCGCTTTTAAGATGTGATGAATTTGAAAATGTAAAGCATCTAGTTATATTGGACGAGCCATTTATCCAATTGGAAAAAGGTGGTGAAGTTGAAACGCATAAAACCGTCACAGTTAAAGTGGGTGATACTTTAAAATTCAAAGGCCCCAAAGTTTATCTATATTCAATTTTCTTAACTCCGATAATATATGATAAAGAAAACCTCACTGAGCCTGTAAAGAATGAAGCATGTATAACGCCAATTTTTTACGGTTCTGATTTTGTTCCAAGAAGAGGAATAACTCTTTTTCTTACTCCAGAGTTTAATTCTAGTAATCCAGAAGAATTGCAAAGTGAAGTTAAAGAACTCTTAATTGAAAGATTCAAGAATGTATTGAATAATCCAGGAGAATATTTAATGAAAGAAAAAAGAGCCATTATGATATGTGGCTATTTTCCTGAAGGGACTTTTGAGGAAGCAAAAACAGAAAAATGTGTAAAAGTATTCATGGAAAATGGGGAATTAAAGCAAACCATGGAATTAATGAATTCAGAAAAAAGTCAATACGTATTACTATAAACCAAAAAAAACAAAGTTATGTCAAGAAAGATTAATGTAAAAACAATTGATGTGATTGATGCTTTAAAAAAGAATCAGAAGCAGCACATTAAAGATTATGAAAAAGCAAAAATCCTTTATAAAGAAACGGGATTAAAGTTTGTTGAACAAATAAAAGAGAAATTGGAAAAGGGCGAGCTTGGTGTAAGTTTGTGTCTTGTGGAGCCAATTGATAAAACAGATTGTATGATGATAAAATAAGAATGTTTGAGCTTGAGGTTAATGAAATTGTTGAGTTGGAAATAGAAGAGTTTAATTCTTTAATTTTGAATAAGAATGAAGAGATTCGAAGAGCTCAATTTTCGAATATGACTTATATGAGTCATTAAAAAAAGCCCCCAAATTCTGGGGGCTTTTTTGTTAGAACATATTTTCCTGTTGTTCTGCAAATCGTTTCATGTGGTGTGGCAATGCACTTGGTGTTGCAGGGATTTCATCAGATATGCTTTTAAGTTTTTTATATAGTCTAGAGTTTTGCATTCCTTTTCTATAGAGCACCTGTTCAAGTATGTTTCTAAATTCACCATCTGATAATGCAATTTGATATGCTTTTGAAGCTTCCATGCTGTCATCCTGAGTCCATTTGTTGTCATCAGCTTGTGGAACATCTAAGTTAACAAACATTTTTATAATATATTTTTTTGCTATATTATCATTTGCATTTTCTGGAGTGTATAATTTTCCAGTGTTTAGCAAAGAATTTCTTTCCAGGTTACTTATTTGTTCCACGTTTGAATATCTTTCAACCAATGCTGACAGATATGAGTTAAACACATAACCACCTCTTTCGAAAAGGGCTTCTAAATCATATAAGTTTATTGGATTTATCCTTTTTAAGCTTTTTCCAAGTCTTGTTTTTGTAATTATATAATCTGTAAAATACTTATCTCTTGCTTCGGATTCTTCGGCCATGCTTAGTTCTTCACCAAATTTTAATTTATTCAGAACGATAATAGAGTCATCTCCCATTAATTTTCTTGCCATGGCAATTTGTCTTGTATCGCTTGAAATGCCAGCATTTATTTCAAACAGTGTGTTTATTTGTTCTCTTATTATTTTTCTGATTGATTCGTTATATGAGCCAGCTCCTGCAAGTTTCTCCATGTCTTTTATGGTATCTGCGCCACTTTTCTCAGGTGAATTTAATTTTCTTTGTAAATCCTTTTCTGCTTGTTGGGTCAAATCATAATCATTCGGCAAATCAAGATTTCCTTGTTGTAGTCCTTTTATTATATTGTCAACTTCCTCTCCTGATGGGTCTTTATATTTCCCCATTGATGGTTCTTTCCACAAATCTTTTAAAAATGCTTGATGTGCTACTCCGCCTGGTTGCATTTCTGGGATATCTTCAGGTTCGAATGAGCTTATATAATCGTCTTCAAATATTTTTGAAATGTCTTCTTGGATAAAAAGCCTTAACTTGTCTTTCATTATAGAGAACCTAATTTTTTTATAAATATAGAAAAAATTATTTGATTCTCGTAACTTTTTTTATTTTTTTTCGTATGAGCCTATGTAAATGGAATTTTTTTTGTATATTTACATTGGCAAAAGTTCTTTAAGATATTGAAAATTTAAGTTATTAAAAAAGGTCAGGTTCAGTCGCCTGATGCAGTATGTGAGGAAAGTGAGGCTGTGTATGACTCGCAAGAGTGGAAGCCCTTCGCATTTAAATTGACTCTGAAAAATGGTTCAGCTGTATCTATGTAACTTAAAAAGCGTAATAGGCCAGCTCCTACTGAACTCCCCCAGGTTCGGAAGAAAGCAAGGGTAGGTGGTTGAGCGGCCTGTTTACGTCTTTTTAAAAAAAAATAAAAAAAAACAAGAAAAAAGTTGCTTTTTGTTTTTAGATTATATATCTTTGCTCATTATAGGTGAGTAACCAAGATTTAAAGTTCTTTAAAATATTGAAAATATTTGTGGCAGTGTGCTGTCACTGGTGGCCTACGGGTTGTCAAGGTCTGTTCCGAAAGGGGCAGGCAAAATAAACTGGGTGACCAGGATTAAAGGTGGGGTTTATAACTCGCCGCTTTCACAAGGAAGTCGAGCATACAATAGGTTAGTACGTTCTGCAAGGGCAACTGCTGAGTGGAATATCGTCTAAATTGTGTTAAGGCGATTGAGCTCCGAAAGGGGTAACAGGAAAAACCGAGGAATAATGTTCAACGTTTAGCAGACTATAGAGCGTGTTCCATTTGTTTTTGGGATTCTCGCTTCCAGCGATGGAGGAAGGATTCGGAGATGAAAGCGTACTGATGCAAAAGGGCGCAGAAGGTGTATAGTATTTCGTCGCCAAAAGTGGCGAAGCTGTTCCAGCGGCACATCCTTAATTAAACACATACTTTGGTGCGGGGTAAAAACCGCTCTATTCTCTAAAAACAATAGAAGCAAAGAAAAAGTTCCGCTGGCGTTATGGACGACAGGTCTCTCAGACCCTGACATCGCAAGATGAATTGGGGACGTTGGATGTCAAAGTTCAACGGATTATTGTGAAAGGCTATTGCAGGGGGGCGCCCTTGTTGTGGTTAAAGTAGCAGTAGAGTAGTCTGTGACGATAGGAGTGATTGCCCATAGCAGTCGAGATTGAGTCGGTACGTGTCGCAAGGCATGTGGATAAGGCGGGGAAACAATAATCCTCCGAAAGTTGGCTCACTAAAGCCTGTAAACTCAAGGTTTTAAAACTTCCTGATTTCTCAAAGAAAGTCAGGATTTTTTTTTGATATTTATTAAATATACAGTATGAAAAAAGAATTGTCTAAATTTATTGTTAATAAAATAGATTTTGATTCTCCCGAACAGAAGAAAAGAACAGAAGATATATTAAGGCAACAGGAAGAAATTCTTGCAAGGAAAAGAGTAGACTGGAACAAATTGAATAAATTAACTATTAATATTTAAATAATAAACCAAAAACATATGTCATTCAGCCCTGGCTAACAAAATATTCAATGTTACTTAATGACATTTGAATATGTTAGAAAATCAAAAAGATTACCAGAAACAGCCAATGAAATATTGGTTGGTAGAAATCGAGCTTACGAGCGGCGATATGCTACAATTCTACGTCTCTGCAATCAATCAGACAGAAGCGTATAAAAAAGCGGATGGATATGCCGAAATGGCATCAGGGAATGAAAAACTGATGAAGTTCTATGGAGAAGGTTTTAAATACCTTCCGTAAAAAAGAAAAGCCCCAGAATGTGGGGCTTTTTTAATTGTCATCAGCAACGTTAAAAAATCTTTTTATATCAAGTATTGTGTTCCAATCAGATTCGTATACTTGATGATAAATTGCATCCAAAATTCTGCTAAGGTCTTCTTTTGAAAAAACGTCATTGTTTTTTAGGTCTTGTAAATTACTCCACCTATTATATTCTTCATTTATTTGTTCATCAGTTCTATGGGCTGCTTTTACGGCTTTATCTTTTCCCAAGCTGGCCATACAGATAGTATAAGGGTTTTTCCCTTTTTCATCACCAACTGATGTAACACATTTATGGAATTTCTTTGTGTGAATACCTTTTCCTGGATGAGGCGGTTGCATTCCAGCGTTTCTATACAGTGCTTTAATACCAGCTGTTTCTTTTAATTCATTACCTTCCGAATCAATTGGCCAAACATTACCGTGGTCAGAACTAAACCATATTGTTGGATATAAATTTGCTTTTTCCATTTCCTTTTTAATGGCATCCAATGCCATTGTAATTTCTTCAAAATTTCCAACAAACTTTCCGAAGCATGCAACATCATATCCGCCAGATGGTTTGTCTGTTACAAAACAATCGTTGTCAGCATCTGGGTGATATCCTCCTCCGCTTAAATCAGCATCTTCGTTTAAAATGTGCAATTCAGACTCAATTTGTTTTTTTGCTTCTTCCAATAATGTTTTTTGATGAAGTTTTTTCAACTCTTCTTGAACGAAGTCTTTTATAGTTTTTTTTGGTTCAACTATTTTATAATATTTTAAATCCCACAAAGAAACCCCTTTACCACCACCTTGTCCTCTTAAGTCCACTCCGATGCTGTCTCTTGAGAATTTTTCAAATCCATCTATAACAAAAGAATTTCCTTCACTATCTTTAAGGCGCTGTCCTATATAAAAAGTATTTCCTTTGTCATCAGTCATTTTTTCTTCGTAGTTATAACCAGCCATTTCTGACAAAGTTACTTGATGAAGTCTTTTTAATTCTTCTAGAATAAAATTCTTTATGTTTCCCATGATAAAATATTTTCTATAAATAGTATAAAAATGTGTTTATTGTAACAAAGTTATCCTTCCGTCAACGATATGTTTCTTGTTATCATTTCCGACAAAATAAATAATATAACAGTAAACTCCCTGTGGATAAACCAAGTTTGTCTTCAAGTTTTTCCCATCCCACGGTTTGCTTATGTCACATGTTTTATAGAGCTCTTCTCCCCATCTGTTGTATATTGTCATAGAGAATTGGTTAAGGTCAATATTGTATGCCGTCGGTATAAATACATCGTTGTGTCCGTCTCCATTTGGGGTGAACGTATTTGGCACCCAAAAATAATAAACATCCCCAACATAAACCATATGCTCAATACTATCAGAACATATTCCGTTTGTAACAGTTAATGAAACAAGATAGCTTCCCTCGGATGTATATCCCCCATAAGAAGGAGATTGCTGATTCGAAACCTGTCCATTTCCAAAATCCCAACTCCATGTGCTTGCATTTAATGATACATCTGTAAATTCAAATGTTCCTTGATTAAGTATGATGTTGCTTGGATATACAGTAAACTCAGCTGTTGGAGTTGCATTAATTGTGACTGTTCCTATTGCGGTTCCAGTACACCCATTCATGGTTGCAGTTACTGTGTATGTAGATGTTGATTGTGGATTAACGGATATTTGATTTGACAGACTTCCATTACTCCATTCATACGTGTCTCCGCCAGTTGCGGTAAGAATAACTGGTATTCCAGAACAAGTTGTTGTATCGTTAATATCTACTATTGGGTTTGGATTGACTGTAATTGTTGAAACAGCTGTTCCTGTACAACCAAGTGATGTTCCAGTAACAGTATATGATGTAGTTGTGTTTGGTGTTACACTTATAGGATTAATATTTTGACCATTGTCCCATACGTATGATATTGCTCCGTTCGCAGTTATTATTTGTGTTTCTCCCTGGCATATTGTGGCACTATTAACAGTTACAATTGGATTCGGATTAACCGTGACATTACTAATAGTGGTGTCTTTACATCCATTTGCATCAGTACCAATAACTGTATAAGAAGTTGATGATGGTGGATTTACTGTTATAGGATTTATTACCGCTCCAGTACTCCAAACATATGTTGAAGCTCCACCTGCGGTTAAAGCGGTATCATCTCCTTCGCAAATTGTTGGGCTGTTAACTGTTACAAGGGGAGGCAAATTGACCACAACCGTTGTTGTACAAGGTTGGCTAGAATTTCCATTTACCGTTACAATACAAGAATAAACACCTGCGTTTGCAGCCACAACTGAAGATATGGTTGGATTTTGAAGATTAGATGTGAACCCATTAGGACCTGTCCATGCATATGTTGCTCCTGAAACTGTGGTAGATGTGAGATTTAAAGTTTGTCCAACACAAAGAGGACCATTATTTGAAAGACTAGAACACATAATGCTGCAGTCTGTGGTTCCAGTTCCTCCTGTTTGTGAAAAGTCTATGTTACATACAGTATTTGAATAGTTGGTAATTAACAATATATATACCTCTCCAGATATTGCATTTGGAATATTACATATTTCAGTAGCCGCAGTTGAATAACTACAATCAACTCCAGAATTTGTCATTAAATTAGAGGCGCATGCTGCAACCAAGCTTGGGAAAGGACCCCAACAAATAAAGTCAATATCAACAAGCGGGGTGCTCTGCATCGTAATGTCAATGGAACCAGACTGGTCTATCTGTAAATAATAGAATGCGGGGTTTGGCGTGGTATATAAGCAGCCGACAGTGCCCATATCGGCTACATTGGTGCTTGCAGGAAAATTATAAGAAGTTCCCGTGCAGAAGGGGTCAGAACTTGCACAGTCTATACCTTGAGAAAATACAGAAAGTACGTTGAGTGCTAAAAAAGCTAGTATAAGAAATAGTTTCTTCATGTTGTTTTTATTAATCATTTATCATTTTATAAATAGAGAGAAAAACAATAACTTTTAAGAAAAAAAAACGTATACGTATAAATGGAAAACTGCATGGCTTGCGGAAAATGTTGTGAAAAACATTGGCTGGTTCATCTTTCTGGAAACAAAGAATTGAAAATGTTCAAAGAGCAGCTTGTTTTTATTGATTATATGTGGACAGATTTATGTCCATATTTGAAAGATGGAAAATGCGCAATTCAAGATAATAAACCGCAAAGATGCAAGGATTTTTTTTGTGAGGGAAGAGAAGTGGTGTAGTGTTTTGATTTTAAGAAAAATTTTATTATATTTATATCAAATTAAAAGACATGGAAAAAGTAATTGTTGAAATTAGAAGTGCAGAAGGCGGAATGGATTCCAAACTTCTTGCAAGAGATTTGGCCAATGTCTATAAGAAAGCGGCCAGAGTTGAAAATTTTTCCTTCTCAATATTAGAAGAGAGAGAAGGATATATTTCCATTTGTCTTTGACGGCGCTAACGTAAAAAATTATTTTCTACAAGAAGCTGGGGGACACACATTCAGCAGGGTTCCTCCCACAGAATCAAAAGGTAGAGTTCATACAAGTTCAGTTACAGTTGCAATTTTAGAAGAAAGCAATTATAAGGAAATAAATTTATATCCTGATGAATATCGTTTGGAGACAACGAGAGGAAGCGGAAACGGGGGGCAACACAAAAATACCACGGATTCTTGCGTTATCGTTACTCATTATGCCACTAAAATTAAAGTAGTACGTGATGGTCGTAATCAATACCAGAATAAAGACGAAGCAATAAAAGAATTGAATAGACGTGTTAATGAATTTTATCGCACTGGTGTAATTGGAGAAGAAGTAGAAGGAAGAAGAAAGCAAATAGGTTCTGGCTCCAGGGGAGAGAAAAGAAGGACTTATACATTTAAAAGTGACTTAATTGTTGACCATGTAACAGGTAAAAGGACAAGTCTGAAACAAGTTTTTAAAGGGAATCTGAAATTATTGCATATTTAAAAGAAAAAGAGTATGCAATTAAATTCTTCAAGAATAAAATCTGTGGAATACAACGATTCAACAGACGTTTTAACAATTGATTTTGTTAAAGGTGGTAAATATAAATATTTTTCTGTTCCTCCTGAAGTGTATGCTGGTATAACACAATCTAAATCACCAGGAGCTTACTTCGATGCTGTTATCAAGCCAAAATATAAATTTAAAAAAGTTTAATAAAAATGTAACCTTTTTTATTTTTTCTCGTATAATATAGTAAAAACAATTTAAAAATTATTATTATGAAAACGAAAAGAATGTTAAAAAGTTTTATTATCCTTATTGCAATGGTTCTTATCTTTTGCGGAGGAGTGAGTGCGCAGAATTATGAAATTTCCTTTTTAAATGACAGTGGAAGTTGGGTGTCAGGACTTCAGCCTATTGCAATCCCGCACTCAAACACGAATTATAGAAGTCCAAGTATTTCTGGAGTTGGAGGAGATACAATTTATGCAAAACTTCTTGATGACTCATCTGATGTGGTTAATGTGGATTATTGGATAATTGATAATCAAAATCCACCATATACAAATGATACAATTTGGTATAGCGATACAATAGCTTATATTCTACCATCAAACACATCAACTTTTATAGGGAATCCAATTACCATAACTGCATATATTGTAGGAGCTGATGTTGAATATGCTGTTGTTTATCCAAAATTTTTACCCCCCTCTTTGTTGTTAGGGGGAAGCTCTAAAAGTCAAACTGACACATTAACTCTTGCTGACTTTAGTATATATGTAAATGTTTCAGGAGGTGGAACAAGTGCACGCTGTGATTCTGTATATTGGTATCTTGATGGGTTATTAATTCATACAGGTACAGATACATCATTTATAGCATACGCAAGTGGTGATTATAGTATACAGGCAAAAATTGTATATGTTACCAATTTAATGTTGGATACTTGTATACATGAACGTTGGCAGTCATCCAATAAAGTAACAGTAGTTATAGATGGGGTTTATGTTGAAAGTGTGCCAAATAAAACAACTTTTAAAATTTATCCTAACCCTGTAACAACTTGTTTATATATTTCAGAGAAAACGTCTTTTTCAGTATTTTCAATTTCTGGAGAAGAAGTAATTAAAGGAGTTGGGAATAAAGTTGATGTAAGCAATATGAAGCCTGGAATATATATACTGAGAACATTAAAGGGAGATGCTAAATTTATAATCAATTAAATATTAATATTTATTTATAAAAAAGGCCTAGTATAAATGCTATGCCTTTTTTTATTTATTTGAAATATATTCAGAAGTTTCTTTTATTGCTTTGTCTATAATAGTTTCTTTACTATTTTCTATTTTAGAAAGTTTTAACTGCTCGATAATATCGAGTAGTTCATCCTCAGTGTCTTTCACACAAAATTCATGGGTAGTTTCAAGTATAGAATTAGAAACCTCAACTGGGCTCGTTATGATTATTTTTTCTGTGTTGTCATAAACCATTACCCACCCATGTTCTATGGTAACTTTATTAACAGTAAAATCATTAATTTTGTACGTTGTTGTAGAAAAATTCATAGTATATTATTTTAATTTGAAAAGACACTCCACCCTTTCACTGTTACTAAATTTGATTTTGCAGCAGTTCCATTATACCCACCAGAAGTAGTATCTGGAGCAGAATTTGTACCAGCTATAAATAGAGTTCCTAAAGTCCACCCAATTTGGTCTATATCATATAAAACTTGGTTCACTATTGCTGCTGACCATGAATTGTCATTCAATTCAATATCAATATAGTTGCTTGAAGAACCAGAAAGTGGGTATAAATTTACATATCCAAGACTTGCACAATCATATATTTTAATACTACTAAAAGTTTGTGTGGAGACTGGAAGTATTACACTTGTTAGCCCCGTGTTTAAATAAGCATAAAAACTTCCTCCCAATCCACTTAGTCCACTTACATCTAAATCACCAGCTAGGCCGCAGCTATAAGTTCGATAGTTGGTAAATGTTCGAGAAGAGTTTGGATTTGTAATTGAAGTTAAACGTGGATTAGAATAAGAATAAAAAGCTCCACCAAGACTAGTTAAACCACTTAAATTTAAATTTCCAATTAAATTGCAGTTGTGTACATCATAGGTAGTAAATGCTTGAGATGAATTTGGATTTGTAACACTACTTAAATCTTTAATTGAGTGGGCTTTAAAATCTCCTCCTAAATTACTCAATCCAGAGCAATCTAAATCAAATAGATTGCTGCTGTGAATATCAAAAACGGTAAAAACTTGTGAAGAAGACGGAAGTGTTACTCCAGTCATAAGTATAGTAGAATATGCCTGGAAGGAGCCCCCCAGGTTGCTTAATCCAGAACAATCTAAATCTATTAGAGCAGAGTTGTTCGAAACATCAAAATAGGTAAATACTTGTGATGAAATTGGAAGTGTTAGTGCTGTCATAGCCGCATTGCTATTTGCAGCAAAATATCCACCAAGATTATTAAATCCAGAAACATCTAATTTTTTTAAATTGCAAGAAAAAACACTGACGTTTGTAAATACTTCAGTTGAGCTTGTAAAAGTTATCGCTGTTAAGTTAGTGTTGTTATATGTTCTAAAAACTCCTCCTAGTTTACTCAAACTAGAACAATCCAAATTTCTCAAATCACAAACAGACGCTTCAAAATTAGAAAAAACTGTAGAAGATGTTGGAAGTGTTACTGCAGTTAATCCTGAGTTTGACCCCAACTGTAAATTTCCACCAAGAGCACTCAGTCCAGAAAGATTTAAGGATTTTAAATCACAATTGTTCATCCAAAAAAGACTAAACTCAACAGAAGAGTTTGCAAATGTTACTGCTGTTAAATTGGAATTTTTATCAGCTCGAAATGCTCCTCCAAGCCCACTTAAATTAGATAGATTTAAATTTCTTAAATCACATTCGTACGCATAATAATTAGTAAAATTACGAGATGAGATTGGATTGGTGATGCTTGTTAAATTTGCATTTGAATAACATGTAAATCCACCACCAAGACCAGTTAAACCACTTAAGTTTAAATCCCCAGTTAATTTGCAGTTATACACTTGATAAGAGTCAATGTTTTGAGAAGAATTTGGATTTTTGATGCTTGTTAGATTCCCATTGTCATAAGCCAAAAGAGTTCCGCCAATTCCACTCAGGCAGCTTATGTCTAATTCCCCAATTAAGTCGCAACTGTTTACGGAATATAATGTAAATACAGCAGATGAATTTGGATTTGTAATGCTTGTTAAACTACCAGAAGAATTGGTATTGAGAGAAGTAATTTTAGTAAATTGAGAAATATTTAAATTGTCAACAAGACTTCCTAAAGACAATTCTGTTATTTTGTCAAAAGAATCTGTATATAGTTTCATCAAATAAGTTGGACCAGCTCCAGTCATAGTTTCTGTTGCTATGTTGTTGGTGGATACAATTTTTTCTCCGTTTAGATTCCAAACGCCAATTCCTGATGTTTTTGTAATATTTCCTATTGGATTGGTAGTTGATGCTGTATAAGAAAATTCATTAGTTATCCTATTGTTAGAATTGAAGAAGTAATTCATGTTTTTTGTTTTTTTATAAATATGTAACTTTTATTATCTTTTTGCGTATACGTCAAAAAAACATAATGGCAAGAAAATTTGTAAAGGGCTATTCCATCGAGGACATTAAGGTGGGAATGAAAATCCAGGAAAAAGATGATAAAAAAACATATTGTATTATAACCAACATAGATGATATTCATGCTGTGAGAGGTATAGTTTATAATATGAATGGTATAAGAGTGGGTTTCGCCAACTATTGTTTTGATAAAAAATGCCCATATGAATATTATGGGGGAAAAATCGACATAATAAATGATAACAAAGAATTATAAAAACAGACTTCAAGCATTGGCTGGAATAAACGAAGACGAAGAAAAAGGTTTGGATATTATCATAACTATCCCAAAGTCAATCCAATGGAAAGATTATAACAAAGAGTTGGATGCTGTAAAGGATTATAAGCAGGTCATGAATTTTAAAGTAAGCGGTTTCCCAAAAACGAAACCTGGCAATAAATGTTACTTGCTTTATGATGGAGCTATAATAGGATGGATGGAAATTGTGGGAATGTCAGAAAAGAATTTTGATTGTACGACATCTGGAAAGAACTGGAAAGGAAAGTTTATTGAACGCTCTGGTCCTTTCCATAAAATTGAACCAATTCCAATGAAAGGGTTTCAGGGATTTAGATATTTTAAGTAAAAAACTTGCATTTGAGTTTCGTTTGTAATATATTTGCATTAGAAATTTGAAATTTTTGTATATTTATACAAGCATAAAGTTCTTTGAAGTAATTTTTTTGTGGTAAAGATTTGAGATACTTCTATGTTCATAAACAGCAAAAAAAATGGTCTGCACGCTCTGCGGCCATCCTGGCGCTAACGGTTAAAGCCTTAACTTAAGTGTGGGTGTTAGAAGGTTTAGAGCAGCTTCTTAAAAGCTTAAAATTTCTGAGTTGACATGAAACTTAAAACTATGGGTTAACAGTAAACACCTTAAAAAAACTGGGATGAAAAGTAAATGCCTTAATAATACTTGGCCTATAAACCCATTCCTTCACTAGGTGATGTCTGAAAAGATTTGGGTGGGACTAAGGGGTGACGCTCAACCTAGAATTCCCATAAAATTACTTTATAAAAACCCCCTCCGAAAAACGCTGGGGGTTTTTCCATTTTATAACTATTTATATAAAAAGATTTTTTTAATGGAAAAGCAAGTCATAAGAAAAGTTATAAGAGAATGTCTTGACGAAATTTTTTGTGAAGCACAAGACTTTATGATGGATGAAATGGCTTATCCAACCAACTTTAATCCTGAAGAATTTAAAAACATAATGTCTTTTGCTGGCAAACAAAGATATGCAACACAACACTTGCTTGGTAAAATTGGTGTGGGAAGCGGAAGAGCAGTTTTTAGAATTGATGACGAAAAGGTTCTTAAGGTTGCTCTGAACGAAAGAGGACGTGCTCAAAATGATGCAGAATCCTGGGCATATAAACAAAATTATGATGTTGTAGCAAGAGTGTTTGATGTTGATAATGATGATATGTGGATTGAAATGGAACTTGCAAAGAAAATAACTCCACGAAGATTTAGAGAATTGACAGGTACTAGTCCAGAAGAAGTTTCAGCCTGGATGGCAAACATACAAGGGAAAGTAGGATGGGGAATGCCTGGGAGAGATTTAAGCGAAAATGAATTTGCGTATGACCTTAACCAATTTACAGAAGATTTTCAATATCCACTCCCTGGGGATTTCTCAAGAATATCAACCTATGGAGAGGTTTTGAGAGATGGCGTTCCGAGAGTTGTTGTGGTTGATTTCGGATTTGACTCAAAAACTTCGGATGCATACAGCTTTTCACAAGACTCTAGAGTAAAAAAATACGCTTATTAAAAAATGAACTTATCAGAATCATATAAAAGAAGATTACAAGAGTTGGCTGGTGTTGATGAAACCCCAAGGATACTCGGAAAAGGCCTGAGTAATCAAATGAACGTTCCATTTGTTACAATATATAGAGCAGCCCCAAATGATGTTTTTGAATTTAGAGATAAAGATTATGTGACTTTAAGTAAAAAATTTGCAATAGAACATGCTGAAAATAATCATGTATATCACGAGGAACCATTCCATGTAATTCAAGCGCTTGTCCCAACCGAAAATGTTTATGATGCTTATAATCCAGGAGAATATTTTTATTCGGGGGAAGTAAAAAAAGCCAAAGAAATTTATGTCTCTAAAGGACCAGATGAATATGAAGGATTAGATGAAATTGAGAACAATGACTATCCACCTGCAGAGAGCATGCTCTCAAAATATAAACTTAGGGACTCTAAAGATGATACGCTCATTGTTGTTAATATAAATAAACTACTGGCCAGACACAAAAAAGACGAACCAGATTATGCTTTCGACACCAGAGAAACTGCTGACCATCCAGGAAGAGTTGAAAGAGCAAAGCAATATTGGATGGATTACTCAAAAGACCAAAGGTACATAAACCGAAAAACAAATCAGAGAACCGATTGGGGTGATGTAGAATTTCAAGCTCCATACGTTTCAATAAATTATGGAAGACTTGGATTTTCAGATGGAAGACATAGAGTGATTTCCATGAAAGAACTGGGATATGATGATGTTATTATAGAAGTACCGAAAAGTCAAGTTCACTTATTTGATGAGTTAAGATAATGGAAGATAAAAAATACATAAGGAAATTGATTAGAGAGGAAATTGACAGGATGCTCAAATATCCAAGCAAAAAGGATATTGTGTCTATGCTAAGAAACAATTTAACATCGAGAGTTGATTATCCAATCCTTAATGCTTTTATTATTGGCTCTGAAGCAAAGGGAACGGCCAAGGACGATTCTGATTTGGATATTGGAATCATAATTCCGAAATCAGATAAAATTTCTTCTTTAAAAAGAACTGAGCATTACCATTCAAAATTTACCAGCGACGTGTTTAAACCAAAGTGGAATGGGCGAATTGTAGATTTTCAATTCTTTTATAAAGATGACCCCGAACTGGAGAAATATAGTAAAATAAAGATATTTGAGGAATCAAATATAATTGGCGACAATAATATTTTTTATCATGGTACAACGGATGCTGTGTTAGATAATATTATGACCAAAGGATTGAAAAACCCATATTTAACAGATTTATATGAAAAAGCAGAGTATTATTCAATTGAAGCATCAGAAGATGAAGAGTTAAATAAATTTAAAGGTGGTAGTCCAATTGTATTAAAAATTAAAATCCCAAACAACAATTTATTAATGGTCGATTTTAATGAATTAGATGAACCAGTTGTTGTTGACGGCATGGGCAATAGAGAAATGGTATGGAAAAATATAAAAAAGTTATATAATTTATATGCCAAAAATAATCCAAAAAGATATGACAAGAAATACAATGTTGTTAGTATTAATCCAAAAGATTATTGGTTTAGTTTAAAAACTGTACATTCAGTTAAATATAATGGGATTATTCCTCCTAAATATATTGAAGTTATATAAATAAAGATATGCTGACAGAATCATATAAAAAAAGACTTCAGGAGCTCTCAGGAGTTGATGTGACGGGCTTTAAAGATTTTTCCAAGGAAGAATACCAACAGCAATTAAAACACCTGGGAATAGAGAAATTTGAAGACCTTATAGGAAGAACTGTTTATAATATTAGGCCAGCCTATGGAGACATAAAGTTTTAAAGTGGTTCCCAGATAGAGGTAAATATCTTTTGTTCACGGCAGGAAACAGAGTGTTGGCAACCCCTTTTAATATTATTCCAATACCAGAGAAGACAGACAAGGAAACAGATGTTGAATTAAAATGGGTAATTGAAAAATTATGTGCCGAGGAAATTCCAAAAAAAATTGATATTAAAAACATAAGTGTTGATGAAGATGGAGCTCTCCTTGTTGTTTTTGACTTAATCACAACAGACCACAAAAATATGTTCGACGGGAAAAGAGTTGATGTAGAAGTTTTGCGTGAAGGAGTTATATTAAAGCTTTCCATTAATAAAAAAGGAAGGCTTGCATCATACTTACAGAAAAGTGGAGCTCAAAAGATAATAAAATCTTCAGAAGGAAAAGTGGGCGAAGAATGGGATTCACACGCCCCTTTCATAACACCAAATTATAAAACATCAGAAGATGATTGGAATTATATGAAAAAAATCGTTGAGAGAATTATTTTGGAAAAAATTTAAATCCAATTTGACTTTATTGAAACTTTTTTATATATTTGGTGTATGAGTAGATTACAGGAAGCATATAGAAATTATACCGAGACCAAAGAAATTTGGAATGATGATGGCACAATGTCAGCCATTAGCCCAATTGGTCATTATACGGGAGAATCAATTGAAGATTTTAAGAATAAACTTTTAACTGATGATGAATTTAATGAACAGTGGAATAACGGTTGTACAAAGGAGTTAGATGATGATGAACGAATTGATTTATCAACTGCGACAAATGAAGGTAAAAAAAATATGCACGAAGATATTCGATGTTATGCTCCACTTTCTGCGAGAGATGAAGTTATGAGTTTGCTGGATGAACATAATGTTCCAAAGAGAAAAATAATTGATTAATTAAATTATTAACAATCAACAACTTAAAAATTATTTTAAAAATAAACGAAAAAAAACTTGCATTTAATGTAACTTTTTTTGTACCTTTGCGTAGAAAGTAAAAAAATCATACTATTTAAATAAAAAGGAAATATTGAAATGTTAGCTTTAAGTATACATATTAACACGAAGACCAACAAACATAATAATACATGTGTGTCTGGGTGTAATATGTCTATCTTAAAATAAAAATATAAGAAAACAAAAAGCCACCCAGATTCCAAAAGAGTCTGGGTTTTTTGTTTTATATCGTTCTTTAAAATTTTGAAATAATTCGGTGGCAATTGTAAAAGTTACTTCGCATTTGTCTTGATAACAAAAGGTCGCTGGTTCGAGTCCAGTCGTGCTCCCAAATAATAAAAAAAATGGAGCACGTAGCTCAGTTGGTTAGAGTATAGAAAAAACACTTTTGCTCCTTTTCCCCGAATTTATGTTTCTTTAGCCAAGTGGCCGACGGCATCAGGCTGTTAACCTGACGAGGAGTAATCCCCATCGTGAGTTCGAATCTTACAGGAAACGCAAAATTAAGTTCTTTGAAATATTGAAAAAATAATTTTTTGGCATATTTATAATAAAGATGTCAATATGAAATATAAATGGGTAGAAAATGAAATTTTATTTCTTAAGAACAATTATGAAGAGCATGGTGCTATATATTGTTCTCGAAAGTTAGGCAAGAGTAAACATTCCGTAGCTCATAAAGCAAAGCGTCTTGGTTTAAAAGTTGCAAAGTATGGAATTTGGAAATATTCAGAAAAAGAAATACTAGAAGCTGTTAAAAATGCATATTCTTATTCTGATGCTTTAAGAAATCTTAATATTAATCCAGCATCTGCAAGTTTTACAACAATAAAAAACTATATTGCTCGATATAATGTAGACATTTCACATTTTACTGGAAAAAAAGAGCTGTATAAGCGATTAAAAGAACAAGGTGTAATTACTGGTTGCAAAAAGAACCCAATTGAATATTATTTTGTAGTTGGAAAAAGCTTACCTTCTAATTTTAAAAAAAGATTGTATGATGAAGGTTTAAAAAAAGAATGTTGTGAGTTGTGTGGACAGGATGTAAATTGGAATGGAAATAAATTAATTTTAATTCTTGACCATATTAATGGAAATCATATGGATAATAGATTAAAAAATCTAAGAATCATATGTCCAAATTGTGATTCTACGTTAAACACATATTGTTTTAGAAACATTAAAAGGAAAAGTGAAAAAACAAGAGTTTGCAAATGTGGGAAAGAGAAGGATGTAAAAGCAAAAGAATGTATAGATTGTTATAAAAAAAGTAGAAGAAGGGTTGAAAGGCCGTCTTATGAACAGTTGATGCAAGAAATTAAAAAAACAAATTATTGTGCGGTTGGCAAAAAATATGGTGTTTCTGACAATGCAATTAGAAAATGGCTAAAAGATTATAAAAAATAAAAAAAATTACATGGGGGTGTAGCTCAGTTGGTCAGAGCGGAACGCTGTTAACGTTAGTGCCTTCGGGTTTACGGGGGTTCGAATCCCTCCTCCCCTTCTGTGTCGGTGTAGTGTTGGTTTCTACGGCTAAGCTGTGACCTTAGTCAACGCCAGTTCGAATCTGGTTCGACACCCTAAGAATAAGTTCTTTAAAATATTGAAAACATAAAAAGGTGGCAATCTGAACAGCTACTTCGTAAAATTAGCTCAGTGTTGAGCAATTGACTTTTAATTCAATGGGTACTGGTTAAACTCCAGGATTTTACATGAAAAACCCTGTTCTAACTTTTCCCCTTTTTTATATGGTGATTGTAGCTCAATTGGTTAGAGTATCTGATTGTGGTTCAGAGGGTTGTCGGTTCGAAGCCGACCTTTCACCCAATGTTTAACTGTGGCGGAATTGCTAGTCGCTAAACCGTAAACACCTCGACGCTTGCCCCGTCATTCGAGGAATGGTTAGTCAGTTAACGGGGCTCGAATTTTTTCGCACAGGGCGGCTGCGGTGCGGTAATTAAATGCAGGTTATAGGACGTGTGGGTTGGAATCCCATCAGTTAAACAGAACCTGCCGACGTAGCCCAGAGGTAGAGCGCTTCCTTGGTAAGGAAGAGGTCAAGAGTTCAATTCTCTTCGTCGGCTCTGAAGAATGCCAATATCGCATAGTGGTATTGCGCCTCTTTCGTAAAGAGGAATTCGGGGGTTCGATTCCCTCTATTGGCTCAAAAGAATGCCGTTGTAGCTCAGTTGGCCAGAGCGCCTCACTTGTAATGAGGATGTCGGGGGTTCGAATCCCTCCTACGGCTCCAGTGAAAAGCCACTGTGGCAGAGTGCTCGATGCGCCGCACCTGTAATGCGGATTACGGGGGTTGGAATCCCTCCAGTTGGCTCAAGATTGTTGAAGCAGAGATGTTTTCCTTGCAAGGTCATCTCAGGACAAATAGGTCAGGTTAAAATGTGGTTCGAATCCACCTTCGGCAGCAAAACGTTCTTTGATTAAGTGTGAAAAAAAATATTTGATATTCATTATTTTTTTGTTTATATTTTCATAAAATTAAATAAAAATATTATGGAAAAGAAAATAGAAAAAGTTTTGAGATTTATAGAATTGTCTGTGAAATTCTCTAAGAGTGAATATGACATTGTTCCAAAGCAAGAAGAAGAAAACAACATGGTTGGTACCATATGCAGTGGAAGCATTAGTCTTGGTGCTTCTTTATCTGGATTAGGAACATACAATATTCAAACCAATTTTTGTGTAGACGGGAGAGAGTTGTATGTTGACGCAGAAGGAAATGTAAAAGCAAAAGACAATACTCCTGTAACAAGAGCTTTTAAATTGAAAGCATTGGCAGAGTCAAAAATAAAACTGCTGGAAGAATATGAAGAATATATGACTCTTCGAAACGAATTGAAACAATATTTTGAAGCACTTAAAAAAATAAATGAATAAAAATGAAACTTTTTTTGTTTCATACGTATAAAGGAAAAAAGAAACTATTTATGTTTGATTAAAATCAGACAATTTAAAATAAAATGAATATGTTGTTAACTGTAATTATAAAGAAATCTATTAGCATTAAGATTAAAAAACTTAGTGGCTGGGAGATTTTTGCATAATTGTAAATAACAAAAACCTTAAACCCCCCAGCGCAGAAATGAGTTGGGGGGTTTTTATTTGAGTTAAAAATTAAAAAAGATAAAATAAAATGAAAAAATTTAAATGTAAACGAAAACAGTAACTAGTGAGCTGCAAATTGTTGTGAGTTCACTTGTAAAAATGCATTCATAGCAAAGCGGCTTCGCCACGGGCTTTTAACCCGCAGAGGTTGGTTCGACTCCAACTGAATGCACAAACATTTCGCTGTTGTAGCTTAATTGGTAGAGCAACGGATTTTTGCTCCGTGGGTTGAGGGTTCGAGTCCCTCCAGCAGTACAATGAACCAGTAGCTTAATTGGTGGAGCTTCGGTCTCTTAAATCGAAGGATGTGGGTTCGACTCCCACCTGGTTCACAAAAGACTCAGTAGCTCAATTGGTAGAGCACATCACTTTTAATGATGGGGTTGCGGAATCATACTCCGCCTGGGTCACAAAAACAAGTTCTTTGAAATATTTTTAATCTGGCATCGAATATTCGAATTTTTTTGTATATTTATAGTAAATTTGTTTGTTATGAAATGTAAAAGTTGTAATAAAAAAGAAGCTATAAAATACAGTAAGTATTCCACAGGAGAATTCTGTTCAAGAGAGTGCGCTAGAACATACTCATCAAAATTTAGAACTGAAGAATCCTATGAAAGAGCGTCTGAAAAATTAAGAGGAAGAAAACAGTCTACTGAAAGAATATTAAAAACTTCTGGTAAAAACAATGGAAGATATAATTGTAATATTTCTGATGAAGAAAGAAATCGTAGAAAATCTGCGAGACCTTTGTGTGAAAAAAAAGGAGATAAAAAAATATGTTTAAGCTGTGGGGTGGAAATTTCTAATGAAAACAAAAAAAAATATTGTAATTTATGTAGTTCTTTCATACAATACAAAAATCTGTTTAACAAATTGGGAGTTTTACAAAAAAACTTACAGGTGTCAAATCAAAATGCTTTAATACTCCTTTCAAAAGAGTATTTTACAAATAAAAAAGCACTGATTCAAATAAGAAATGAATATGGGATAATGTATAATACAACACATTTTTTCTTTAAAAAGAACGGTATTAATTTAAGAACAACATCTAAGTCTTTAAGACTGGCGTTTGTTGAAGGTAGAGCAATTCCAAATGTAAATACTAAATATCAAACTGGATATCACACGACTTGGTATGGGAAGGAGGTTTATTACAGAAGTTCTTATGAACTAAGAATGATGGATGTTTTGGATGAAAGAAAAGAAATGTATTTCTACGAAACGTTAAGAATAGAATATGAATTTGAAGGAGAAAAGAGTATTCATGTTACAGACTTTTATTTACCAGAGAGAAATTTAGTTATAGAAATGAAGGGAGAATGGTTTCAAAAACGTGATAGAGATAAATTAGAAGCAAAGAAAAAAGCTGTATTATCAGAAGGATATTATCACATAATGCTTGGGAAAAAAGAATTGGAGCAATACGAAAAAGGAAAACAATTATAACGGACATGTATTTCAGTTGGTTAGAAGACGAAGCTGATAACTTCGGGGTCGTAGGTTCAAATCCTACCTTGTCCACAAATAACGGAATGTAGCTCAGTTGGTAGAGCATTTGACTGATATTCAAAAGGTCGTGGGTTCAACTCCCTCCATTCCGACAAAAACTTGAGATTTGAAATATAATTTCATATATTTGAATTAAAAAATTATGGAAAACTTGCAAGAGCGGAGAGAAAATATAGTTAGGTCATGGGAAAATAGTGGACTTCTAAAGGGCTTAAGTGGGGCGAGCAATCCAAACCTTTTTAAGTTGTTTGAAAGTGAACGAGAGTACAAAATTGAGGAGGATTATGCTCTTCCCATGGCAAGAAGGGTGTTAAGTAAGATACCAGAAGGATGCGATATTTTAGGTGGATGGTATAAAAGAATTGAAGATTATCAAATTGAAGAAAATAGAATAATGTTTTAATGATGCGGATACAAATTCATATACGAATACGTTAGTTTCCCCACAGCCAGAGGCCATTGGGGAAACACAAACTGTGGAGTAGCTAAATGGTGACGGCGCCTGTCTTATAAGCAGGAGATATGTCGGTTCGAGCCCGACCTTCACAACACCAAGGACCCATAGCTCAGTTGGTCAGAGCAGTTGACTCATAATCAAAAGGTCGGAGGTTCAATTCCTCCTGGGTCCACACTACACAAAATTTTCACATTTTTTTATTATTTTCCACATTCCCAGACTATTTATATTTATGATAGTCCAGGTGTATAAAAACAAAGAAAGCGGCCAAATTCTCTTACACAGCAAGACACGTAAGTTTGACAAAGAAAACAATGCTGGATATGAATTCGTAGAAGAATTCGAAGGAGAAACCTGGCAAGAATGTCAGAAGAAAATCAACGAAAAATATTTCCCAACAAAAAAACGTTAGTTGTAACATAATTTGTTTTTTCTCGTATAATGAGGTGCACAAAAAACAAATTATGAAGATTAAGAAATCTGAAAACGGTTGGACTACAATAAATCCAGCTGCATATTTGCAATCCAAAGTTAGAATACAAGAACGTGATGACAAATATTATGTGACCACTCCCAGCGGCAAATACATAATGTATCCGCACGGGTTAAAGCTTGTATTTGAAACAGGGTCTCCCAAAGATTATAATAAAGATGGAAGAACTGCGTTTAGCGTTTGGGGAGAATCCAAAGAAAATTGTGAAGAATGGGTTAAGAGAAATTGTGCATCACCAGATGATTTGCGGATGAAACATAACGACTTGTTAAAGTTAATTAGCATTGCAGGTGAAGAATTGGATTTTGATAACCCCTTTAAATATAAAGAATACGAAGTCATAAGCAATCAACTCGTTTATGAGGGAAATGAACACAATGACTGCAGGTTGGTTTTTAAAAAGGGTGATAAATATTACAGTTTTGAATATATGTATGTTCTTTGGGGCTCAAACAACCCAAGAATTGGGAAGTACAACAGCAATAAAAACATGATTGACAAAACCACATATCTTTGTAGGAACGTGCAAAGAAAAGAAAAAAGAGTAACTGTTGTAACATATGAAACATAAAATTATAGTTCTACCACTTAGTAAAAAAGATGTTTTACAGTTCATCCTTATTGGTGATGACGAGCCAAAAGATGGAGATTGGTATATTAATACATTTTCCAATTATGTTGGGGAACAAAAAGGCATTATTGATATTTCTGAAAATAGAAAAAAAATTATTGCTTCTAATATTAAGCTTGGTAACTTGCCAATATTTACAAAAGATTTTTTAGAAGAATGGACATTGAATCCTGTTGATGAGATTGAAGTAGGGTGTGAAATGTTCGATTGTTACGAAAAAGATGGATACAATCATAAATGTGAAAATTGTTTTTTTAACAAATGGTGTGTTGATGTAGAAACTTGTGATAGCGCTTATTCTTCTGCTTGCAAAGATTGTGAGAAGAAAGGATTTTTGCCAGATGTGACAATTGACCCATCCTCTCTTGAGTTGCTTCGAAAAGATAAACTTCCGACAAAAGAAGAAATAGATGAAAGGGGAAAAAGATTTGAAAAATTTAAAGGTACTAGTTTATTCCCTTTATCAATTGAAGATGCTGCAAGGGAATATTCATGTATTATACATTTAGAAGACGATGTGGAAACAGCACCATATAGTAATGATGAAATTTTTAACAATACGATTGACGATTTTATTGAAGGCGCTAAGTCTGATGCTGCAAAAAACTATTGGTTTGAACAATTTAAAAAAGAAAAATAACATACGAATAACAAAATAAATTTATTTTCGTATAAGAAAAAATACATAAAAAATGGAATATAGTCTTATAGCGTTTCCAATAAAAAAAGAAATTGAAGCTGGCGATGTCCTTCAGTTTAAGGGAAATTTTCGACATGGTGAATACGACATTTGTATTTCTCCGAATAGTATTGATGTTGATGAGTGGTATCCTCAGCAAGTTCTGCTTGTGAGTGATGAAGAAATAAAATCTGGAGACGAGTATGTTTATTGGGGCCTTATGATGGGTACTGATTATACGATTGAAAAATGTTTTGGACCTTTGCCAAAATGTCCAAGAGCAAAAATCATTGCATCCAACATTAGGATTTCGAGGGGAACCAAACATGAAGCTGAGTGTTTAAACTATTTATCAACATTTCGGAAAAGAGATTTGCCAGAAATATGCAAATTGTTATCGGAAGGAATTAAAACCGTTGAGATAAAAGAGTTTATATCTTCGAATGCTACTCAGGGAATGAGAGAAGAAGATGTTATAAGGACTTTTCATTATGAAACAACCTCTAATAATGAAGTGATTTGTATATTTGATGAGGAACAGTCTATTAAAGAAGCTGTAGAAAAATGGAATAGAGATAGGGGAATTGGTATGAAAAGATACACCTTCAATGAGCTTATGGAGCTTGTAAAATCTGAAGATGTAAAAAAATATCATACCAGTGATATGTTTTCCTGGCGAGATATGAAGACCATCTATATTATGGGAATTCTCAACAAAGAAATGTCTATTGACGAATTGTCGGAAGAGATGCCAAAACAGAAAGAAAAATTGGCGCAAATTAAAAAGTGGTTTAAAGAAAATAAAAAGCTATTGAATACATAGAAAAGACACACACTGATTATGTAACGATATCGAATGTGTGTAACAGAAAAGCAAAAGTTGCAAACGGAAATCAATGGAGGTTTGGGAATAATGAACAAAACATTGGGACGGTAAAAGAAAAGGGTTCTACAGAAGTATATAAATATGATAAGGATGGAAATTACATTTGTTCTTTTTCTACGTTTGAAGAAGGTTCAAAAAGCGTAAATAGAGCACCAAGCACTATTAGTAGAGCAGTTTCCACAGGAAGAATGTCGAATAATTTTTTTGGAGTTTAAAAAAACAGATAAATTATGTTTTTAATTTTTGAGCAATAAAAACAATTCTAGGAAAACTAAACAAATAATTTTATAACTTTTAAAATAAAATTACGTATAATTAAAAAAATAAATATGGGAAAAATGTTTAGTACTATTAAAATTCATTCTTTTGTCTCAGAAATTACCAATAGTTCAACTGAATTATTTGTTTGTAATACAGAGAAAACTATTGAAATGGTAAAGGAAGTCTTGCAAAAGATTATCAGCGGTTACAATATGATGACTGATGGAAGTTATTCTATGGACGTGTTTGAAGAACCATATATTTTCAGCCTCAAGGAATTCAGAAGGTGGAAAGAAAGCGAAAAGAAAAGCAAGGAAAAAGATTGGAACAATAAATTTCATACTATTGAAGGTTGGTTTAGTGATGATGAAGACTCAGATTCTTTAAGAAATCTTCGTATACATTATATTGAATATGGTGATTCTCGTGCGTGTTTGATTTCTGATGGAAGCATTTTTCAAGGCGGGATTCAAGAGGCTTCTTTTGGTAAAGATGGGGAATACGACTATCAAAGTCGTCAAAAAGAAGTAGAAAGAATATATAAAGAAATTGAGAAGAAAAAAACAAAACCAGATTGGTGGAAAAAACCATGGGAATATCACTATAATAGCACTCTTGTCAAACAGCTGGATGGCTGTGTTATAATAACAGGAAGCGATGACAACTCTATCCCTTATGACATCTGGGATATTATCAATAGTCAATTAAGCGGTAGCAATTATCATTTAGGATAAAATTGTATTATGAAAATATTTCACGTATTGCACATAGATGAGTTTTTCTCTCAAAATTATGTAATGCTTAATGACTTGACAATAAGATTGAAGTGATATACAAAGATGGAAGCGGCTTTAGCGGAAAATTTTACAACAAGGAAAATACAAAAAACCAATATCACTTTTGGATTGAAGAAGTTTTTGAAATTTAAAAAATTATATTAAATGAAAAAAGGAAAATTATTATTTGAAGTAAAGCCGCATTCGTTTGTTGATATAATCACAAATAGTTCCTCGGAAATTTTTTGCTCTGTGAAGGCAAAGGGAAAAGATGTTTTATATTCTGCGTTGTCAGCGATATTGGAAGAGTTCGGATGTGATGCCGTTAGTTTTTCTGTATATGAGGCGGAGGATGAAAAAGGAAATACTATTGAGGGCGTTTATGGAATTTGGTATGATTATGAAATTAATCATGAACCTTGCAGGGCAATAAAAGAAAAAATAAAAGAAAAGTTTGAAATTTACAAACAATATACAGATTAAAAAAAACTAAAACCAATATAAGTCTATGAAACCAATTAAAGTTATTTTGCACAGCTCAGTGGATTTGATTACAAATTCGAGCACAGTTATCTTCACGTACAGTGAGGGAAGTATTGAAGCGGTAAAGCAGCTTGTAAATGAAATGTTAAAAATCTTCGGTATTGAAGATAAAACTTTTGATGATTTGTTTTATGCTGATGTTTTCTTAAAGAAAAATTATCATTATAAAGATGAAGATGACGAAGAAAATAAATTTGGATTTCCAGAAGATGTAGAGGATAGCGACGCCTTTATAAATGAAACCAAACTCAAGGTTCTTAAAAAAGAAATAGAGAAGCCGGAATGGATGATTAATGCGGAAGAAAGCGAGGGTTATTATGAATATTATCCTTATCCAACAGCTTTAGAACTTCTTCCGAAAGATGAAAAGTATTCAGAGTTAGCAAACAGACTTTTAAAATATCTTTATTCAACAAACCATGAGGCAACAAGAGATGGATAAGAAAAACATAGTCATCATCAAACTACACAGTGTTGTAGATTTGATTACAAACAGTTCAACAGAATTATTTATTGTTGACACTTCGAAAGCAGAAGGAATTCTTAAAGAAATGTTTGAATTCATTAAAAAAGAAGCTGGTAATTGTAATGAAACAACAATAAGCAGCTGGGAAGATTCTAGTTGTAAGGATGATTATATCATGCCAGAAGATATTGATTTTAGTCAAGTGTATGTTTGTCGGATAGACCAAAATGATAACATATTGATGGGTATCATGGAGAAATTTTTTACAGTGCTTAATCTTAAATATAAAGATGAATAAAGAAATGGAAGTCCCTGGAATTAAAACCAGGAGAGAGGATTCTGCTAACTACAGAGCAATCTGGTGTGGTGGCAAAACATTGAGATTTGCCATCAACCCCTCAAAACCAATCACGGAACTTAAGTATCCTGAGTTTTATGATGTAAAAGTCACTGAGAATTGTGAGGGAAAATGTCCATATTGTTATATGGATAGCAAGCCAGGTGCCCACAATGAAAATGTTGTAGAAAAGATTCGCACCTTTTTTAACTCAATGCCGAAGGAAAGCTTGCCTTTTCAGGTTGCATTAGGGGGTGGTGAGCCAACTTCTCATCCAGACTTTATTAAGCTCTTAAGAATGCTCAAAGAAGAATTTGACATTTGTCCGAACTATACCACAAATGGGATGTTTATTGATACAATTTTTGTAAACGATAAACAAACACGTATATTAAATGCTACGAAGAAATATTGTGGTGGGGTTGCAATTAGCTGTCATCCGCATTTAAAAAGGTATTGGGAAGGTGCGGCACGATTATATTGTAAACAAGGTATAAGGCTAAATTTTCACATTATCATTTCAGACAAAGAATCTATTGATTACTTTGCAGAAATTTATGGTTCTTGGAAAGACAAGATTGATTATTTTGTTTTATTGCCTTATGGAAATCAGGGAAGGGCAGAACAAAAAGATATTGACTGGGAATACCTCATTCAAAAATTGCCAGAGAAACAGAATAAGATTGCATTTGGCGCCAATTTCTATCCTTACCTGCTGAAAGGTGGCCATAACATAAAAATATCGCTGTATGAGCCTGAAATCATGTCAAAATTTCTGGATGCAAAAGATATGAAGATTTATCCAAGTAGTTTTAATCTGCAGGAGATTAAAATATGATTTTTGACAGAATGGTTGCAATAACGGGTGGAGTTGGAAGTGGAAAGACTTTTATTTCCAGAATTTTTGAAAAAAATGAGATTCCAGTTTTTAACACGGATGATTGTGCCAAGAAAATAATGAACAAAGATTCAAAAGTTGTTGATAGTTTTTGTGATTTATTTGGAAGCGATATTTATAACAATGGAGAGTTGGATAGAAGGCGTCTGGGAAACATGTTGTTTTCAGACAAAAAGAATGCAAATTTTATTGAGGATATTGTCTACCCAGCAGTTTTAAAAGAATTTCTGGATTGGAAGTCTGATAAAATACATAAAGAAAATTTTCCATTTGTTATGATGGAAAGTGCTATTCTTACAGAGAGTAGATTCCATAAAATCTTTGAGTTTGCTATTTTTGTTGAAGCTCCTTTGGAAATAAGAAAAGAAAGAATTATGAGAAGAGAAGGGATGACAAAAGAATTTATGGAAAAGATATTAAATAAGCAAAATGCGCCAGAATATGTTCACTATAAACTTTCGTTTTCAGGAATTGATGTGCGTAGAATTTATAGTGATGACAAAAGGGATGTGACCGAAGATGTAAAAAGTTGTATAGAGTATTATAAGAATCAATTTGAGAAAGTGTAAACATGAAAAAGATTATAGATTTTTTATTTAAGAGAAATGCTTTTAAAGATGTACTAGAAGCGGCTTTTATAATTCCAGGATTTGCTGTTGGTTTTTTTGGAGCGGAAATGTGTAAAAGCAACCCACATCCGTCATTTTCTATTTGTTTAACTATTGCTTTGGTCAGTTTTGTTTGGACGGTTTGGGCATTCATTTACTTTAAGTGCAAGATGTAAAAAAGGGACTGTGAAGTCCCTTTTTATTTGTTGATGTTCTTGATTAAATAGGCCTGTATTTTGCTAGGTATTTTGCTGCAATTGTTGTTGCACTGACTGTCGTAAATTCTCCTCCAACATACAAGCTATTGCTATAAATTGCCATTGCACCGTTTTCAATAAATCCACCAGTACCGTCACCAACACCACTCCAATTAGAACCATCAAACTTAGCAAGGTAATTAACTGGAATTGTTGTCCCACTAACTCTTGTAAAATAACCTCCAGCATATACATCGGTTCCTTTAACTCTTATAGACGAAACTTGGGCTTCTGCTGCTATACCTTCTCCAATTGCGTTCCACTTAACTCCGTCCCATTTGGTAATTCCACTTATGCCGATTGTTCCACCACTAACAGATATAAATGTCCCTCCAACATATATATTGTCATTAGCAAGTTCCATGCATATAACTTTTGGAGTATATCCAACTGTTACTCCACTTCCAATTTCGCTCCAATTTTCTCCATCCCATTTAACAAGTCCTCTAGCAGAAGTGGTTGTACCATTAGCAGTCGTAAAGTCTCCCCCAACATATAAATTAGTTCCAGAAACAGCTAAACAATAAACAGTTTGTGCGCCTTCTGAAATATTTAAAAGTCCGCCTCCGACCTCTGACCAACTTGCTCCATCCCATCTAGATAGTCCAGTCATTGCAGTCGCATCGTTAGCGGTAAAACCACCACCTGCATACAGGGCAGTTCCAGAAAAAGTAATAGCACGAACAGGATTATTAAAATTTCCACCCAACTTTGTCCAACTTGCTCCATCATATTTGGAAACATAATAATTGCTACTAGCATCAGATACTGCTGCATACACATCTGTTCCAGAAAATGCTATAGAATAAACAATTCCGAATTGTGCTCCAAAGGAAGATGAATCTCCGACGTTTACAAATCTTGTTCCGTTCCATTTTCCGATATTGTTTGGCATGTTGACTATCATCATAGTATCATAGAATGCTCCTCCAATGTATAAATCGCTTCCGCTAAATTGAATGGTGTAAACTCTTCCATTGAGCGAGCTATCCATTTCTTCCCAGTGAACATATTCAGAGAACAAAACTTCTACTAAACCAGATGTGCTTATTCCTGTATAAACATTTGACACAATGTCGCCAATTTTGCTTACACCATCTAATGTAAATGATGTTACTGCAAAATAACGTTCTGGCGTCATCGTAATGGTAGTGTTGTTTCTACTAAACACAGGATTGACGTCATTATTTCCTGTTACTGTCAAGTTATAAGTTGTTCCAGGAATTTGAGCTACTTTATCATCACCATCAACAAAGAAGTTGCGTAAATAAGCATCTGCTGTTATTGACATTCCACTTGGAGTTATTGTACCTCCAGAGTTTCCTAAAGTTACAGCCGATACTAAGAATGTGGCAGCTGAGCTTAATGTGAAAGTTTTGGTATCTAAGAATTGAGTGAATACAGGATTAACTTTATGTGCTGCAGAAACGGTTAAATCATAAGTTGAAGTTGAGCTATATGGAGCTGTCCCTGTAATTCCACTAATTTGTTCAGTTGAATCTAACAAGAAACTTGATAAATAATAATAGTTTGCTGTGCCAACGGAACTTCCGCTTGGTGTAATAGAACCATCTGCTGTGCCTGTTGTGTGAACATTTAATAAATATCCAGGAGCCGCTGTTGGCGTTATTGTGAACGTTTTGGTATCACTAGAATAGCTAAAGGTTGGGTTAACATCGTGGTTTGTTGTAACAGCTAAATCATAAGTTGTATTAGCGCTTGTTGTCCCAGTAACATTAGCAATCCTCTGAACAGCATCAACAAAAAGGCTTGATAGATAATAGAAGTTTGATGTATATATTGTACTTCCACTTGGCGAAATAGCTCCTAAAGATTGGTTTGTAGACCATGCAGACAAAGTGTATCCAGGAGCTGCTGTTGGTGCCAATGTAAAGTTTTTAATAGTTTGAACTTGGCTAAATACTGGATTAAAGTCATAGCTTTTATCAATAGATAAATTATAAAGAGTAGATGCGGTAGGATTCCCTGTAATTCCACTGATTTGTTCAACTGAATCAATGAGAAGGCTTGAAAGGTAATTATAATTTAGTGTTCCAATTGAGCTTCCACTTGGGGTAATAGACCCATAATTTGGATTTGTTGTATGTGCAGTTATTAAATATCCAGTGGCTGTGGGCGTCATTGAGAATCTTGGCACGTCTTGCACGTATGAAAAAATTGGATTTATATAATGGTTTGTGTCTGGATGTAACAAATAAGTTGTTACTCCACTTGTTGTTCCAGTAACGTCACTGACTTTTTCCGAACCATCAATTAAAAAGCTACGTAGATAGTAAAAATTCGATGTATATACAGTGCTCCCACTTGGAGATAGCGTTCCACAAGGTTCATTTGTAGTATGTGCTGACACTCTATATTCAGGAGCTGCTGTTGGTGTCATTGTAAACAATGTGTTTTGTGCCAAGTAAAAAGTAGAAGCAATTGTGTGTGTTGCAAATACGTGAGCGAATTGATATGTTGTAGCTGCACTAAGATTACCAGTAATAGCACTTATAGCGCTTGCTCCATCTACTACAAACGCACTTAAGTAACAGCATCCAGATGCATTTAAAGAGCTTCCACTGGGACTAATTATTCCATATGCTGGATAAGTGGTAGCAGCAGTTAATTGAAAGGACTCTAAGGTTGATGGTGTCATTGTATAAGTAACACTTTCTCCTTGTGCAATTTTACTTGTTCCAAGTGGATGGATTGTACCCAACGATGATGTTGACGAAACGATAGAAAATGTTGGAAAATCTGGGTCATTCGGTTCCTCAAAAGTAGTCTCAAAGTTATATCCAAATTTATCCTCTATGTGTCTTATTCTACGGTCAGAAGTGTTTGATACAATTTGAGAAGTACTTGTTAAATCTGGAATTTCAACTGTTACGTATCCAGGAATTTTAACATGAAAGATTTTTCCCCCAACTTTATAATAAAAAGTTGCTGCGTGTGCTTTATTGTTTTTTATTAACATGGCTTTATAGTTTTTTATAAATAGAAAAAAAATATTGTTTTTTAAAAAAATTTTTTGATATTTATATTAAAAATTAGTTTAAATGAATGGAGTCTTTTATCACGGTTCAAATTCTAAAATAGAGAAGTTCTCAGATGAGTTTGCAGGGAAAATTGGAGTCCCTGACGCTGAAGGTCCTGGAATATATTTTACAAATTCTAAAGAAAATGCTGCAATGTGGGGAAAACTTACATATACTGTGAATTTAGCTCCAAGAAAAGTAATAACAAATATGAAGTCCGCTTCTAAAGCAAACAGAAGAGATTTGAAGAAGTTTCTTGATATGATAAGTGATGAAGATTATGCGAATAATTGGAGTTCTGATATAGAAACAGATAAGTTAATGGCTATAAATGAAGCAATAAAATATAGTGATACAGAGGATGAGGTGTGGCACTCTTTAAGGGTAGAACAATATAACGGAGCACCCCAGGCGTTTATGCGTGCAATGAGCAAGTTGGGCTATGATGCTATGTTATTATATAAAAAAGGGTTCGAGTTCAATGATGTTGATAAAGTTTATCACTGTATAGTTTATAATCCAGAAAATGTAGAGATTATAAGTGTAGAAAAAAATGGAAATACTGAAGAGGCTAGAAAAATCATTAAAAATATAATAAAAGAAGAGATTGTAAATCAGCTATTTAAAAAATAAATGAAAAAAACTTGCATTTAATGTAACTTTTTTTGTATCTTTGCGTAGAAAGTAAAAAATTGAACTATTTAATAGAAAGAAATATATTATGAAAACTATATCTTTGTGTTTATGCCTCTTACTAGCCAATTGCTCCCAAAGCAAGTTGACGTGGTATGATTTTGCGTAAATGCGAGATAAACCAAACTTAAAAAGGGAGCAGTTGAAAAACTAGCTCCCTTTTTCTTTTTACATCGTTCTTTAAAATATTGAAAATAAAATCAAGTGGCAATCGAAAAAGTTACTTCGTTGTCGAACTGGTACAGACACTAGACTAAAAATCTGGTGACCGAAAGGTCATTGCGGGTTCAAATCCCGCCATCCCGAAAGGGTTACACTTTTTCAAATTTTCCCTTGATTATTTATGCCCCAGTGATGAAATTGGTAGTACATATCGGACTTAAAATCCGAGGCGAAATAATAGTAGCGTGAGAGTTCAAGTCTCTCCTGGGGTACAAAAATAAGGTCAGCTGTCTGATTGGTTAAGTTGTGGATTGCAAACCCATATAGAACGGTTCGATTCCGTTGCTGACCTCAAACACTCTACTAGGAGAATTGGTATATCCACATGATTTAGGCTCATGATTTTCTCGGTTCGAGTCCGAGGTAGAGTACAAAAAGTTCTTTGAAATTTAGGTTCGAAAAGGTTGTAATACTCTTTTTTTATACTATTTATAAATAAAAATAGTATGAAAAAATGGGATACAAAAGAAATAGATAAAATTGTTGAGTTGGCAAAATCCAATATTTCATGTAATGAAATAGCTAAAACTATTGGTAGAACTAAAAAATCGGTACAGTTAAAATTCCACAGATTAAAAATTTCTTTAATAAAAGAAAGTAAAGTTCATAATAATTGTAAAAATTGTGGTAGTATTTTTGAAAGTTTGAAAAGTGAAAATAAAATATTTTGTTCTAAATCCTGTTCAGCATCATTTAACAATAAGCTGAGAAAAATAAATTATTCAGAAACAAAAAAGGCCTATTGTAAGAAGTGTGAAAAAGAACTTCTGATAAACAAAAGAGCTTCTCTAAATAATGCAATTTGCGAGGATTGTAGAAAAATAAAAAAAGCAATAAATAAAAAGAAACCCGTGGAGAAAAAAATGAGATATTGTAAAATTTGCAAAGGAGGTGAAGTTTTTGGGTTTAAGACAATTTGCGAATCATGTAAGGTAAAATATTATAAATTTTACAGAGCAGAATGTGAATTTAAATTTTCATTAAATATGTTTCCAGAAGAATTTAATATAAAACTTATTAAAGAAATCGGATGGTATAGTCCAACAAATAAGAAGAATAATTTAAAAGGAGTTAGTAGAGACCATGTTTTTTCAGTCAAAGATGGGTTTTTAATTGGAATAAATCCTATAATAATAAGACATCCAGCGAATTGTAGATTAGTGCCACACATAAAAAATCAATCTAAGGGTGTAAAGTCGCAAATAAGTTTGAAAAAATTATTAAAAAAAATAGAATTATTTGAAAACAAACATAAAACTAAAGAATCTGAAGAAGTTATAAAAGAATTAATAAGATTAAAAAAAATTTTTAAATAAGCCCCAATGTCGAAAATGGTAGCCGACCCAGATTCAAAACCTGGTACTGAAAGGTGTGAAAGTTCGAGTCTTTCTTGGGGTACAAAATGGCATCGTGGCGAAATTGGTTATACGCAATAGCTTGAGGGGCTATCGAGTTAATACTCATGAGGATTCGACTTCCTCCGATGTCACAAATAATTTTTGAATTATGAAAATTAGAGTTGAGAAAATAGAAAAATGGGATGTATTAATTGTTCAAGATGAAGATGGTGTTGGAATATCGTACAATGGAGTGGGGGAGCAGTGACTAATGCGCCGACATATAAAGAAGCAAAAGATAAATTCATAAGAGGAATGGAACTTTTTGACTTTGTGAATAGAATAATAAATGGCTAAGTGGCGCAAATGGTTGACGCAGCGGTTTCAGAAACCGTGATTCGTAAGAATTTGAAGGTTCGAGTCCTTTCTTAGCTACAAATAAATTTTGAATTATGAAAATTGATATATATTATCACAAAATGAAAATCTTTGAAGGCCATCATAAATATTGGTGGTTTTATTTTCGTACATATGACGCAACGAAAAAACTAATTGCGTTAATAAATAAATAAAATTGAAACTTTTTTTAAAAGTTTGCGTATAAGTTTGAAGATTCTGTTTTGTGATTAGGAAACTCCTGGTAAAACTCGTTTACCCTTCAGATAAGGTCAGTGTTTTTTTAATCCGTGCGTCCTAGATGAAAGCTTGAAGCTAGTGGGCTAAACCCCTGCGACAAACGAAAGTTTCCCCCGTATTTACGAGATGCGGGGGTTTCTTTTTGCTAATAATTGTAACTTTCCTAAAACTATTACGTATACATTATTAGATTGCGCTTCATCATACGATAGAGCCCGATTAGAAAAACTAAAAGTTCCCCTTCGTCGAAAGACGTGGGGGTTTTTCTTTGTAACAGAATCGAATAGGAATCGGGTTTTTTTTCCTATTTATATAGAAAATAACAGTTATGGATGTAAGGCAAATTATTCGCAAAGAAGTTTTTAAGATTTTGACAGAATCTGTGGGAGATATTAATATTGCGCAGCAATTAGTTTCCAACATAAAAGAAAACGGGTTTGAGTACATAGAAACTCCAGACATAGATTTTTCAATTGGGAAAATTCACGTTATAATTGGGTCAAATGATAAAAACTTTCCATATGGTGCTGAATTATATATAGATTTTGACATAACCAGTTCTGGTTCTTACACACCAGCTGTAATGGGAGCAACCGTAGACCAGGCAATTCCTCCACAGGTAGAATCTCCTGAGTGGAATATGAAATTAGAAAACGCAAAAGTCTTTGGAGATGATGGAAAAACCATTTATGAAGGAAAGGAAGCTTTTCTAGATTTCTTTAAAGAAAATTATTGGAAATTAAAAGAACATTTTGAAGAACGTATGGGATTAAACGAGTCAGGTAATTTGTTAGAGTTTGTAGAGAAAGAAGTTATAACTTTTCATAAAAAAATAATGTTAGAATCGGAAAAGAAATCGGTGGAGAATGAGTTGAAATTATTAAAGGAAGATGATAAATAATGAACTTATCAGAATCATATAGGCATAGAATTCAGAAGCTTGCTGGTCTATTAAAAGAATCGGACTCTACTGATGACTTAACAATTCCTGCTGGGCACAAATTGTTTCATGGAACTGGAGAGGAATTTGATTATAATAAATCAAGACCAGGCGGATATGATGGGGTTTTTTGGACAACTGAACAATCTGCGATTTCTCAAAGCTATATTCCTGTTGCTGGCATGTCCATTTATACAAACACAGAGTATCTTTCAAAACCTTCAACAAGAAGAGAAACAATATCAATACAAAAACAATTTGGAATAGAGTATTCAGATGTTGTTGGAAATTCACATGTTGAATCTTATAAAGAAGCACCCGTGTTCAATGGAATTTCAGATGCTTATTATGAATCATGGAATAAATATAACAAATTGATGGATGTGTTCGAAAAATTTAAAAAAGAGCTTTCTGTAAAATGGCCAAGTTTATCACCCGAAGAAAAAAATGAAGAAATACGTCAAGAAATTGAATTAAAAGATAAAATAGAACAGGCAAAAAAAGAATATTTTGCAAATGATATTGAAAAGAAAAAAAACAAATACGTAAACGAAAAGCTTGCCGAACTTGGATACGAGCCTAGAGAAGTAGACTCATATAGGGGGAGTAATTCTTGGAAGTTAAAGGTTGAATATAATGGTGGAGAAGAAAAAGTTTTACCAGCTGATTATAGGCACCAAGGAAGACTTTTTATAATTACACCCAAAGAAAATTTGAAAATATTTGATTATACTGCAGGTGGCACAAGAGAAGCTAGTCTTCTTGACCCAGATTATCACAAAGTAGAACTTTTTAGAAAAGTAGAGGAAGCAGGATATGATGGAATAAAAATTCCTGACCATGCACAAATAGAAAGCGAAGGCAACTTTGGACACCATTCAATAGGGTTGTTTAAAAACGCTATGTCAAAGGTTTCTATTGAAGAAATTCCTGCGGTGCACCCAAAAGACTTTGGAGATAAACATTATATGGCACATGACTACGATTCTGATGAATACAAGGCGTGGAAGACCAATCAGGTTAAATAAAGCTAATCTTCTTTGCTTTATTCTGTGTTTTCATTATATTTGTACAAAATTTAAACCCATGATAGAACATTTAACAAAAGAAGCTTTCGAAGAAAAAGTTAAGAATTTCAGCAACAATGATGATTGGAAGTTTGAAGGCGAAAAGCCTATAATATTGGACTTTTATGCCGATTATTGTGGTCCTTGTAAAGTGATTGCGCCGATATTGGAAGAACTGCAGAAGGAGTATGAGAATAAAATTGAAAAAAGCCTTTACAATCGTAGAGGCTTTTTTTATTTTTAAGCCAATATTTATTATTAAAAGGAACAAGGAACATGGAAAACAAAATAAGAAAATTAATCAGAGAAGTTCTTGGTCACTATTTTCCGTTGGATGATGTGTCGAATAGGTACGCAAAGATGATAATGGAGATATTGTTAAACAAATTCCAAGAAGAGAAGAGAGAATTATATAGTTATGACAACCTACGTATACAGAAGGAGTTGCCTCCAGAAGATAGAAAAATATCTAAGATATGGAACATTGATATACGGATAATCCCAAGCAAAGAAGACAATAAACAAAAGAATTGTGTCTCAGGTAGGTTTATGAATTTGAAGCAAGATTTTATTAAAAGTGAGTTTAGATATTCTGCAGATTTTGAAATTTATATAATAAACTGGGATTATAAAACTGATTTAACGGGCAGCATTGAAAAGGTCTTTTCTCATGAACTATTTCATGCATTCCAATATATAGTTGATACTGATACCAACGGCTATTCAAAGGCTTTATATAAGGCTAGAAATGAAATGGAAAAGTTACGTTATTTGGGAGATATAAGAGAATTAAAAAATTTCATGAATATTTTTTATTTGAGTTTGCCGCAAGAAGTAAATGCCAGGGTTCATGAAGCATATAATCAAATGGAAAACATTAAACTAAAACTTGGCGCTAAATCACATGACGAGGTATTAAAAGAATTAAATAAATTATCCGTTTTTAGAGACTTTTTAAGTGTACAGTATTTTCAACTTGATTCTGTTTTAAATCTTTTTGATGCTGTAAAAAAGGATTTTGTCAGAAGATTTAACGAAAACCTCTTAATGTATAAGAACGAAGAAGGAAACAATTCTATAAAAATAATTTATAATCCAGATGAGTTCTTTAAATATTGGGTCGGTAGAGCAAAGAATATGAGTTTGGAAGCAAGACATAAAATTGTATCTCAAGCGATAAATTTGTTTCCAAACAAGAATGTTGTAACTGAGTATTGTAACCCAAAGTATGATTGGTATGGAGAACAGATAGCGGAAGAGATTTTTCATAACATAAGCAGCTCCAATTCTAACAAAATTTATCACCATGCTTTAACGACTTATTATTATGATAGTGAAGGTGGAGATGAGTTCTGGGAAGAGCTAAAAAATTATTCGAAGTTTTTGATATAAAAAATAAATCATTTTTCCCTTGATATAAAAATATTTTTTTTCTATATTTATTTTCGAGTCTCGTTTTGTTGACTTCGGTTGAGTAATTGACCGTTGAGTTGTTTAAATGGCAACAATAAGTTAACAATATGAAAAAATTAAAAAAGGAGATTAAAAACTATGAAAAAAAATTTCGTAAGACCTGAAGTTTATATAACTATAGGCAAAGACAGAAAAAAAGTTTACGGTTCTAACACTGTTTACTTAGAAAACAAACAAGAATTCGAGTTCGAATTTTTCAACCCACTCAAAGACAACATTATGGCAATGATTTCCATCAATGGAAATCCAATTTCCAATCGTGGATTAATTCTTAGACCAGGAATGAGAGGTTATCTCGACAGATTTATTAATGAAGATAAAAGATTCTTATTTGAAACCTACACCGTGGATGGAAATTCAGAAGCAGTAAAAAAAGCTATTGAAGATAATGGTGAAATCATTATACAGTTTTTTAAAGAAAAGCAAAACACAAGACCTGCTCTTGATTCTTTACAGTGTTCAACTGGCACCGTAACTTATCGTGACGGATGTGGTACTCTTACGACAAACACATCAAATTATAAACAGTTTTGTGGAGATGTGGAGATGGATTACTCGGCGATAGACAATGCCCCAGAAGAACTTTCAAGGGGATTTGTTTCAAAGAGGAAGTTAAGCAAAAAAGTTGAAACTGGAAGAGTTGAAAAAGGCTCTGTCTCTGGGCAGCAATTTAGCTTTGTGGATATGAAGTTTGAAACATTTCCACTGCATACGGTTATATACAAATTATTACCAATATCGCAAAAGCCAGCAGAATTTAATGAGCTTAAATTAAAGTGTCATAAATGTGGTGCAAAGGTAAAGAGCAATTGGAAAGTATGCCCAATATGCGCAACACCAATTAATGGAAAATGTAAATGTCCCAAGTGCCAAACAAAAGTAGAGCCAGTATGGAAGGTATGCCCCATGTGTGGAGAAACACTCTAAGCGACACGACGAATCGAGACTCAAAATAAAAGAACCCCCAATTTAAAGTTGGGGGTTTTTTGTTTTTATGAATTTATTTACTATATTTGTTTACTTAAATTAGATATTATGAAAAACAGAACTCCAAGAAAGCAGAAAAAAGCTTTTAAAAATGTACAACCATTAATTTTAGTTTATTATATGGATGTTGGAAATTTACCAGATGCTGATGTAAATCTTTATATGAAAAAAATAGCGAAAGGTTTATTCAAAAAGAATGAGGATGGAATTATTAAATATCTTATTCCAGTAAGAAATCAAGAAACGAAAGTGGAATGTATCAATCCTATTAAAGTTGATGGAAAACTTTATGCAGAAGTTTTAGTTAGGTTTGAAGAGTTAAAAAATAAGTTTGATGAACTTTTAAATAAAAATAATTAATTATGACAAACTGGAACAAAAGATTTATGGATTTAGCCAGGCACATTTCGACCTGGAGTAAAGACACAAGCACTAAAAACGCTTCTGTAATAGTTGATGATGATAATACAGTATTAAGTTTTGGATATAATGGTTTTCCGAGAGGCGCCAATGACAAAATTGATAGTAGATACGAGAGACCGCAAAAATATCTTTACACAGAGCATGCTGAAAGAAATGCCATATACAATGCAGTAAGAACAGGAGTTTGTTTAAAAGGTGGAATAATGTATGTAACAATGTTTCCTTGTATAGACTGTGCCAGAGCGATTATAAATTCTGGAATTAAAACACTTGTGACTTATGAACCAGAGTTTTCACACAAGCGTTGGGGAGAATCATGGAGAATTGCTTTCGAAATGTTTAAAGAATGTGATGTTAAAATAGTTTATTTCTCTGATGAATTTGATAGTTTTAGCAAAGAAGTGGAGTGTTTTAAAAAGCTTGAGTGGGATTATAACTACGAGTCTAAGGTGAATAATGAGGCAAGTAATTATTATTCTCAGAGAGATTGGAACCATACATTGATGACAATGATTAATCAAGCTTCTGCAAGCATTGTGAAAGAAAATCTCATTATCAGCGCTAATAAAATAAGATTAAATTCAATTCTTTTTCCCATCGTTAAAGATTTAATGTTTTTTGATGATTTAACATTTTCGTTAGGAACAAAATATGATGTTGTTATAGATGACAATCTTCCAGGAGACGGAATTGTGGTATATTATGACGGAAGAAATGGATATTGTGCTCTAACAGAAGAAGAGTTTGAAAGGGGAGTTAAAGAAAAAGAGAAAAAATCAAACTATGTATTAATAAAGGTTTTAAATTATAAATAATATGTTCAAAAAAAAGAAACTTATTGTTGTTCATTACGTAAACATGGTAAATTACCCAAGAGAACGTGTTAAAGAAGCTATTGATAAATACGCTGAAGAGTATGCACAATTCAAAGGTGACCCCAACGTAAAAGAAATTTTTATTCCCACCAATGGAATATCCAGGTTGGAAATTACGAAATTGTAAAACATGAAAAAAAGCGATAGAATTACCTTCAAACTTTAAGTCAATCCCTCGGCTCTAGCGGGGTTGGCGATAACAAAAGGAGGTAATATGAAAAACTTTAAAAGGGCGCTTAGAAGACATCAGAAGAATGTCAAACACATTGCACGTCTTAAAATATGGGCAAATAGTATAGATGGGTTGCGTTATAAGGATGATGATGGTTTAGAAGTAAGAATTCGCAAACCAAATTGGAAAGACGTAAAAGAACATTGGAAGGTATCGAATCTTTTAAAAACAATATCAACCGTTTGCAGCTGTCCAATGTGTGCCTGTGATAAGTATCACAGAGCTGAACAAAAGAAAATTGACAAAATGTTTTTGGAATTAGAGATGGAAGATTAATTTGTCTTTTTTAATATCTCTATTAATGTGGCTGTCTAAGGGTTGGAAATTGGTATAATGATTCAATTTAATAACATCATCTTCGTTTTTTGCCGTAGAAATTGGTATTATATGGTCTAAATCCCATCCACAATTAAACTTCCCATTATAGAAACCGTGATTATCCCAACTCATCCAAGATTCAAATTTTGATTCTATATATTCTTTGAAAAATTTAAAAGTGCATCCTAAAATTTGAGATGTTGTTTTACATTTATATTTCATTTTACTTCTAAATGCATAATTTACCAAGCACCTTGTGTTTTCGCTTAGTTTAAAGATATAATCGTTTTTTTTTCTTAATTTTCTCAATTCGTTTCTTTTTAGATTATGGTCTTTTTTATATTTTTTTATTTTTTCTTTGTTGTTTTCTCGATATAACTTCGAATTTTCAGATAGCCTATCTTTGTTTTTTTCTGTCCATTTTCTTTTTCTCTGTTTTACTTTTTCTTTATTTATAGCGTTATAAGTCTTTTGGTAATTTTTAATCTTTTCTTTATTTTTGTTATAATATTTTTTTTGAGAATCTAGAATTCTAATCTTTTCTTTTTCATATCTTTCTTTTTGCTTCTTTAAAATTATTTCTTTGTTTTTTTCATAACGATTTTTGTTATAAATCCTTTTCTTTTCTGATGTTTTCATAATTATTTTCCTCCACTTTCTAAATTATTAAAGTGCACCTCCAATAACCAGCTTATAAATTTAGAGCCGTTAATGCTCAGGTGTTTTATTTTATTAAAGTTTTCTGGAGAAACAACGATTGATATTCGTTGTTTTTTGTCTCTTGTGTCAATTTTTTTGCGTGCCATAATTATAAGAGTTTAGTATTTCTTATAAATATGCAGAAAAAATAAAAATCATGCTTGTATGCAGATTATTTTTTATATTTATTTTCTACTTCATCATTGTTTTGAAAGTATTCCTTTAATAATGAATCAATTAGCTTAGATTTGTTGTATTTGTTTTTTTCTAACTTTTCTGCAATTTTTGGAGAAATTGTTATTGTCAGCGATGGCTTATTTCTTTTCATTTGTTTTTTATTAAAATATACAATATTTTTTTAATAAAAGCAAAAATATTTTAGGTAAGCAATAGGAAATCCAATTCACCATTGAAGTTTCCGAATGTTTTGTATAAGTGTGTATGTGCGGCTCCAATGGCACATTTGAATTCATCTAATATCATGCTCATTTTTTCTACATTATTAGGATAGAAAGAGTCGCAATGGTCTTTTATTGACTTTTCCAAATATGTTATTGTAAGAGCGTTCCAAATGTTGAATCCTGCCGATGGGCTTTCTTTTGAGGGTTGCTTATCCATTACAAGATTGAATATTTTTTCTCCTTTATTTTTTCCAAAGAACTCTTTAAATTCTACTCTTATTCCTTCATTATACTCATCTATTATATCAGATATCAATGCAAATATCAAGTTTTCAAATCTTGTGTCTGATAAGGCCATTAAGTCGTTGTTTTGAAGAAATTCTTTAAACATTTTTGCAATTGTTTCTATTTTCACCCTCATGATTGTTTCGTAAATCCAATTTCTGTCACCCTGTTCAAATCCCAATCTCTTTATTGTATAGTTCACCCAGTATTCGGATTTACTGAACAAATCCTTTTCAAACAACTTCATCTGTGTTATAGGCTCTCTTTTATTTGCTTCCTCCGCTTTCTTTTTTCTGGATTCCATAACTTTAAACACACCAGTAACTATTGCAGTAGAGATTACTGCTGTTGCTCCTATCACCGCTACTAAAACTTCATTTCCCATACAAATATGCTTTTATTATAAATATCATTTTTTTTGGCAAATTATAACAAAAATTAAAAATAAGTGTTTTCCCCATGTCCGATAATATAACTTTTTTTGCATTAAATCGTATAAATGATTAAAAGAAATGCACTACACATATATGTGCATTGTAAATCAATAATTTATGGGAAAAGAAAGAGATGATGTTTTTGAAAACTTCCTTGATAAAATGGCTGAGCACTATGGGAAAAACACCCTAAAATTCTCTTTACCAAAAAGAGAGAAAGAAATAAATGAATTCCTTGTTCAATTAAAGAGGTTATGGATGCTTTGTCCGAAACAAAGATTCGGACAAGTTTTATACAATTGTACAAAAATGGGCACCCCAGTTTCAAAAAAAGAAGGACCATCTTATGGAATAAAAGATTTCTTTTATTATGAAGATAATGATATTTTAGAAGGCATTAAAGAAAATATAAAAAAGTTAAACAAAAAAGGTTAATTTATGAATAACTTAAGACATTTCCGAAAAAAACATCCGAGATTTATTGTAGCATTATTTGGCGCATTTTTTAAAATGTTTGGATGGATAAAGGTAGAAAAGGTTCTTGGGGGGTTGCTTAAAAAAACAATGCATGACGATAAGGTGCCAACCGATGCATGGCTTGATGAGTCCATAGAACGGTTGGGGTTTTATATGGAGTCCGTATGGCCTCTGATTAGTTTGATAGTTAGAGAAAAAACGATAAACTTCTTCAGGTATAAGTTAAGAAGGTTTTGTATAAAGCTTGTTTTTTTATGCATTATTCTATGCATGGGAATCGGACTGTATAAGATTTACAATCTGTATATTCAAAAACCAAAAGTGGTATATGTTGAAACTGTTAAAAAGAATTCTAAAGGATTAATAATTAATACAGACACAATCTTTATTCCTGCAGAAAGGTCATTTTTGACAAAGGATAATTTAGATTATTTTGCTTCTGAAATGGATATTAAACATTGGTATGATGTAAGAAAGCAAATCATTACGGAAACTGGGTTTACTTCTGATTTGTGTGTCAAGGGGGGAAATTTGTTTGGGATGATGTTCCCAGGACAGCGTGAAACCACGTCCACTGATACAATGTTTGGGTTTGCAAAATATAAACATTGGGTGTATTCTTTATATGATTATAAGCTGTGGCAAGACCTGGTGCTAAAAAGAGTTCCTATGAGAAAATGGGAAAGATATTCTAACTGGTTGAAACGGGTTGGGTACGCAGAGGCGCCAGATTACGCACCAGTGTTGGAAAATACAAATTGGTATTCTTTTAAACCTAAATATAATTATTAACATCCATTGCTTTATGGCAGAAGAAAAGAAAATCTATTTTAGAGAAACTAAATTCGAAAGAGCAAAAAAGATTTGGGGAAATATTGGCGTTTTTCAAGATGAATATAAAGATGGGTTTAAAGAAAAAAGATTTGCTTGTGTGACCGCTTTTTTGGATAGGGTGCCAATAGCATTTTCTGTAAAAACGTTTGACAAAGGAATTCTCGCTTATCCCTATTTGAGTTATACATATGTTGACAAGCAATATAGAAGATTGGGCATTGCAAGAACTTTGACAGAAAGAATGTTAACATATGGAGACTTTACGCTTGAAATATCCCCAATGAATTTAGTGAGCCTTGCAGCACATATTCGTATGGGGTTCGAGATAGTTGAGTTAAATTTAAATCACGATATAGAGGGGTTTAAAGACATTTCAAATAAAAATTCTTATTATAAAGCAGGAACTAATTTTAGGGTTCCAATCGAAGAGTGTCTTTTGGTAAATGAACTTTTTAAAAACTGTGGGATAGATAAAATAAAGTTCTTTAACAACAGAAGACCTTTTAGAAAAGTGGGCTCACCACGCTATAGATACTATGCTGGGATGTATCATTTAAAGTGTAAGCGATGACAGAAAAAGAGATTGTTAAAAGCGGTGATATTGTTAAATATATTGGTGAAAAATCAAAATATTTAAAAATAAAAGAAACATATAAAGTAAGGTCTGTATTAAAGTGCCCAGCCTGTGGAGATGACTTGCTAGAATTATATGGATTCGATGACAACATAAGCTGGTGCAGATTTTGCGATTCTCCAATTTTAAAGAACTGTTTTAGCTTACACAGATTTATTAAGGTAAATTAGAAACTTTATTTAAAATATTTTCAAAACACTCATAGTTTTTATCTATTATAAAAATAAAATCATAGCCTTGTTTTATACAAGCTTTTTGTTTGGCCAAATTTCTTTCTAAATATTTTTCGTAATAATATTTGCTTTTAATCTCTATTATTAAATTATATTGCTTTAAATAAAAATCAGAATGATAAACTTTCATTTTGTCTTTATAAAAATATGACATAGGTAACCCAGGGGCAACATCAATGTTTTGGATAAAACAATAATCCAAAAAATGTTTTTCATATGTTCCTCTATAATAAAGGCCAGTCTCTTTGTGTAATTTTAATTTAAAAGCGTTTTTTTGATTTTTGCTAAATATTTCTGAGTTTTGTAATGGAGCTACAACTCCATATCTTTCTATGTTTGTTTTTGCAGTTTTGTCTTTTATGATTTTACTTTGAGAAGGATACTCAACTCCATAATTTTTAATTGATGTGTTTTTTGACTTTTGTCTTGCCTCTGGTGTGTTGCTCGGATTTATGTCTCCATATTTTTCTTTTATTTTTTTATTATAGTAAATACTGCCAAATGCTCCATAATTTTGGTCTCCATATCTTTTTAATTTAGTTTCTTTTATCTTTTTGATGTTAACATAATTTTCATCGTCATATCTTTTTTTCTTTGTTCTTTTAACTTTATTTTGTATTATTTTTGATTGGCTTACGTTGTTAACTCCATATGCCTGCTGACTTTTTATTATTTTCTTATTCTTAACAGACTCAAGTTGACTTACATTAATAACATTAAAATTCTGATTTAAAAATTCTTTTGATTTTAGGCCGCCGCAAGAGTTACAGCAAGCATATTTGCATGTATTATGCTTCGTACTACGTAAAAATTTCGAATATTTTATTTTTTGTATTTTATCGCAGTAGTCGCACTTGACATCAACCTTCCCTCTAACAGTTTTAAATATGTGCTCTATTTTAACTTTAATTTTATCATGAATTTTGCATTCATATCCTATAGAATTATAGTAGTTTTTTATTCTACTTGAATATATAGTCACCATACAGTGTGTAGTTAATAACATTTTTTAAATTATTTAGTTTTTTTGTTTTTGTCTTTTCTTATTAATTGAATTACATATTGGGTCATAGACATATATTCTTTGGATGAAACATTTTGTAGATAATCACATATCTCAACTGGCAACTGAAAATTACACAACTTAAAATTTTTTTTTACTTTCATATTACTTTAATTTTACTTTATTATAAATATAATAAAAAATTATTAAATTGGCAACTTTTAATAAAAAAATTCGTATACGTTAAAAATATTGTATTATGATAGAGCTTAAGGGGAAATTTACAACGGCATATTTAACAATTGATGAGTTTGAACAGGAAATGATTAATCAAGTTTATAGGATGATTAGTCATGTTGCATTCGATAATAGAGTTGTTGTAATGCCAGACGGACACGCAGGGAAGGGAAGTTGTGTTGGATTTACAATGCCTATGGGAATTAAAATAATTCCTAATGTCGTCTCTGTGGATATAGGCTGCGGTATGCTATCAGCAAACATTGGTAGCAAATTAACCATTACTTTAAAAGAATTCGATGATAGATTAAGAAGAGACGTTCCTATGGGAATTAATACTCACGAAAAAGAATTTAAATTCAATTTTAATGATAAATTTTCATTTGATAAATACTTTCATTGGGAAGTGCTTAATAATGAAATGCTGGCCTTTATTAGGGCTTATAATGTAAAATTTGGAACTAACTATTCTTACAGTAAATACGATTATAAAGATTTTGGAGCTTTATGTAAGAAGATTGGAATGAAGCCAAATCGTGCTGAGTTGTCAATTGGAACTCTCGGTGGGGGCAATCACTTTATAGAAGTCTCAAAATCAGATAGTTGTGGGGATGTTTGGGTAACTATTCACTCTGGGTCAAGAAATTTTGGAAAAATGATTTGTGAATATCACCAGGACAAGGCAAAGAAGGGACTTGACCACAACAGAAACGACATTTTAAGAGCCAAAATTGAAGAAATCACAAAAAACACTGAAGATAAATCAAAGATTTCTTCTTTAATTTCTGAGGCAAAAAAAGAATTAGGCCTTGATTTCGATTTTGATGTTAAAGGAATGGAATTTTTGGAAGGAAACGCTGCTTTTGAATATCTTATTGATATGCTTGTCGCCCAAAAATACGCACAGTTCAACAGAGAAATGATGCTTAATATTGTTTGTAATATATTAGGAGGAATTATCCCAGTTGATAAAATAGAAAGTATCCATAATTTTATTGACTTTAGGGATTTTATTATTCGTAAAGGTGCTATCCGTTCTTATGTTGGAGAGAGAATGATTATCCCATTCAATATGAGAGATGGAATATTGGTTTGCGAAGGCAAATCAAATGTTGAGTGGAATTTTTCTTCACCTCATGGGGCTGGAAGATGCATGTCAAGAACAAAAGCAAAAGAGACTCTTGACATGGATACTTTTAGAAAACAAATGGAAGGAATATATTCTACTTCGGTTGTGCGTGGCACTATAGATGAGGCTCCGAATTCGTATAAAAGCTCAAAGATGATTGAAGCGGCTATTGAGCCGACTGCTACCATTATTGATAGACTAAAGCCTTTATTAAACATAAAGGACAAAAACTCTGGACCTACCTTTAAAGAAAGAAGATTGGAAAAGAAGAAAACTCAGGAAAGAGAGGCTCAAAGAGAATTAAAAATGAAAAGAAATCGTTAATTATAAATTTTGAAAACATGGAAAATTGTTGTACAAGTGAACAAGTTGATAAAAGGCTTAACAAAAGCTCAAAAGGACTACTCATTTACAATCCTAAGATTTTAGGAGATTTCACACAAGAAATTGTTGTAAAATCTGCTGCACTTGGGCTCAATGCCGATGGCGTTAACACGCTTAATGTTGAAAGGTATATAAACAAGTTGCAAAGACTTCTGGTCGATGGAATGCAGCTTTCTATTATGCCAGAGCAAACAAAAGAAATGGTTTTAACAGCCATTTATCAAAATCCAGCAGCCATACAGTTTGCCAGTGTGCAAGATGAAAATTCAAAATCAATTGTAATTGCCAAAGACCCCGACAACATTGAGTATATCAATGAACCAACGGAAGAAGATGTTCAAATGGCAATTGATTTAAAGCCGAGTTCTATATTAAAGGTAAAGAACTACACCAAAGAGCAGGCCGCCAAAGCCATTGAAAAAGAAGTGACGTTAATACACTACATCAAAAAAGAACTTGTAGATGAATCCTTGATGCTGTTTACTCTTAATATTGTAAAGCGTGACGAAAAGGTTTCACAATTTTATGACCAACATTTGAAAAATTTCTCTTCTCCATTAAGAGTGTTTAATAATGAAAAAATACAAGGATTTGCATATTCCGTTTCTCCACTTTTTTTAAGTTGTATAGAGCCAAGTAAATTGACGGAAGAACAAATTTTGGAAATCGCAAAAAAGTATCCTCCTTATATAGAAAAAATTACAGCAGAAAAGTATTATATGAATCAGGAAATAGCGCTGGCGTTTTTAAAACATTATGACATTGTAAGAAACAAATTTTACTCTGTTATAGAATTCTTTGATGTTGAATGCTTCAATGCAGATTTTTTAAAGGAAGTTGTGGATACGGCGCAAAGAAACACAGTGGTTCTTTTTGATGGACTTCTAAATGGGCTGTTGTCTAACAAAAAGGCAGGACAAATTGCAAGTTATTTGCACGAAAAAGTGGATTATATTTTCAAAGACAATGGGCGTGTTGATTTATGCAATCTTGCTATTGGTTTCTCTCATCCCAAGGTAATTAGATTTGCAATAAAACAGAATAAAAAAAATAAAAAATATTTAAACATTTGGAACACAAAAGTTGTTCGTCGTACTTATAGATAATATGGAGCTTAGTGAAAAATATTTAGAGGCTGTACAGTTTGCTGCAAAGTGGCATTCTCTGCAGAGATATGGAAACCAGGAGTATTATGTTCATTTGGATGAAACAGAACAGGTCTTAATTGACCATGGTTGCGCTGATGTCTCAAGTAGGATTCAATGTCGACTTCATGATATTTTGGAGGGCACCGATTTGTCTTATAATGACTTGAAAGAAGCATTTGGGATTGAAATTGCCGAAGTTGTTTTTTTGTGTACAGACGAAAGGGGGAGGAATAGAAAAGAGAGAAAAAGCCAAAAGTTCTATGATGATTTAAAGCAGAATGCTCAAGCGGTAAAAATCAAAGTGGCCGACAGACTTGCAAATACAAGACACTCTGTTAAAAGCGGTCACGGAATGAGTAAGATGTACAAAAAAGAGTATGCTCATTTTAAAGAGCAGTTATATGTTCCTGGGCACGTTGATTCTATGTGGGAGGAGCTTGATAAATTAATGGGAGTTTAATATTGTGGAATTAAAAGATATTACTTGCGATTTAAAATACGCAAAAACTCTTAAAAAATTAGGAGTAGACCAAACAACTAGTTATGCAATATATGACCATAGCCAGTTTACAAAAGCAAGTTTTCTTATACCTTTTAAAGTAAAAGATACTAATGTTTTTGGATTTCATTTTGATAGAAGAAATAAAGAAACCCAAAAACAAATAACTTCTACATTTACCACAGAAGAGTTGTTAAAAATTCTTCCAAAAGAAATAAAACATAACCACAATGGTTGGTCTTCTTATTGTCTATGCATTAAATATTTGACAGATTCCCCAATTGCATATTATAAAGATAATAAGTTGTCAAGAGACCTTGAAATATTGGTGTCAGAATCGAACAAAAAACTCTCCAATGCATTGGCAATGGTTCTAATATGGCTATTAAAAAATAAAAAAATAAAAATTCTTGGCACTCCTATAAAAAAAGAAAAAAAAATTAAGAAGACTCTTCCACAGAAACCCCCAACTGAGCGTGTAATTTACAAAAGAGTTCCCAAAAGGGCTTATAGTTTTTTGCATAAGTGTTGGTTTACGTTTTCAAAACCATATACAACGGTAAAAAGCAAATTGGTTTGGAGAGATTTAATCAACGAAGAAACCGAAGAAACAATTGATGATTTTGGAGAAAACACTGCTGCAAAGTTGTCAGAACGTGTCTTATCATATATTAACAATCCAAAGTTGTTTTAGATATGGAAAATTATCTAGCAAATCCAAAAAAATACAACAAGATTCTTTTTAAGTATCTTGGATATGATGAAGCAGATTACAGTCAATTTTCTCCACATGACCCAGTAATTGGATTCGAATTTTTAAGGTGGATTATGCACAAAATAAACCATAACCCAAGAGACGGGTATAAAATGAGAGTTTTACTTTCGATAAAAGATGACGAGACAGAGGTTTTCATTCAAGAGTGGCACGACACATCAAAACCAGACGGATATGTCAATGTAGTGCAGCATAAAGGGGTCTGTGACCTAAAAAAAGAAGAAACGGATAAAGAAATTTATCAAGATGCAATTCTACAAGTATCTCACAGGGCTGTTTATAACGCTTGTGTGGATTTTGTGATAAAATATACTTAAAAATGTAATTCTGCAGGCATGATAGAGTTACAAAAATTAGACTGTAATTGTAACGATTGTTTTTTTATGAAAAGAAATCTTCAGAAATTTGAAGAATCATCGGCTTTTAGCCACAAAATGCAATTAGACTATTTTCATTTAATAAGAGGAAAGATAATTAAAAAAGCAAAGTGGTATAAAGATAGATTTTATGATTTGGAAATGTGGGATAGACTGATGACAGAAGCAGAATCTATGAAGTTCCAGTTTAATAAAAAAGAAGCAATGATTAATTTTGGGTATTGTGAGAAGCAAAAAAAGGATGTTTTATTTATTCCAAACACATTTCAGTATCATACCCAAGATTGTTTTTTGCACAGAAAGGAAGGAAATGGAAATATTATATAAAGACAAGATTCCATCGTTTGAAATATTAGGCGGCGTTTACAGGCTTCTTTATTATTATGGCTTGATTTCTAAAAAAAAGGATTATTTGTCGATATATACTCCAGTGATAGAAATCTTTTCTGAGAATCTTTGGAATATGCTGAATGAAGTTAATAAAGAAATTAAATATTACAAATTTTCTCCAGGGAAGATGGGGAAAAATCTCGTCAAACTTTATTTTGCTGAAATGCCAATAGATTATGTGCTTTTAGAGATTGATTCACAATTAGATGGCAAATTTGTTAGATATGCAAGCACACCAGTTAATATAGATTTTTATTCTACAATTACAATATCCAAGTAACCTTTAAAATATTTTTTCGTATAAGAGACAAACCAATTTTACAAGCATGGAAAAAGAAAAAGGAAAAGTAATACAAATGAATGTTCCAGATGGCAGAGCTATGCTGCTACAGCAGCTGGAAGAATTAACCGACCCAAAGAGTGTTCACTTCATTAAAGAAGTCTTTGAAGATAAAGAAAAAATCAGAGAAGATATTTTAAATGGAAAAATAACTTTGGAATAAAGGGAGGTTAAAATGAGCTTAGATATTTCTTTAAATCTTAAAGGTGCTGCGGTGGTAAAAGAATCATCTGGTATATTTGTTCGTGAAGGCGGACAAACAAAGGAAATTTCCATAGAGGAATGGAACAAAAGAAATCCTGGAAGAGAACCTGTCAAATTGGTGCCGCAAGAGGTTGAAAGTGATGAGGTTTTTTCTGCGAATATCACTCATAATTTGACTGATATGGCTGAGGAGGCTGGCATATACAAACATTTATGGAGACCAGAAGAGCTTGAAATTACAAAAGCAAAAGAGTTGATTGACCCATTGCGTGAAGGATTACACAAGCTTAAAATAGAACCAGAAAAATACAAAAAACTTAACCCAGAAAACGGGTGGGGCACTTACAACGGTCTTGTTAATTTCGTTGAAGATTACCTGGGTGCTTGTTATAGGTACCCAGAAGCAGACATTAAAGTTAGTAGATAAAATGTGCTGGAGTGGGCATAAACTGTCAACATTGGCCGAGAGTCCTACTCTCCACGCCCCATACGGTGAGTTGGCAATCCAGCATTATTTATATAAAAATTGATATGATTATTGAAGGTGAAGACGGAACAACCCACATTAACATATATTCCAGGGCAAAAACGAAACTTGGAAGATGGCTTAGTAATTTTTCCTATACTCCGATTACATTAGTAGATGGAGACTTTGATTCCATCGAAGGATATTGGTATTGGTTGTTTTCAGGTGAAGAAAGATTTAAAACTCTGAGCGGTCATGCGGCAAAAAAGCTTGGCAAAGAACTTGTAAAGAAAGAAGAAAAAGTTGTTGACGATGTTATTAAAGCCAAGATAAAAAATGCCATAGATGTAAAATTAAAAAAATATTTTGACAAAGCAACCCAATTGAGCAGAACAACGCTTCCTCTGTGTCATTATTATGAATATGGGGGAAAACGTGTTGATGCTGGGCATGAATGGATAGTGAAACATATCGAGTTGAGACGAGAAATGCTGAAAGAATATTTTTTAAAGAAAAAGGGAATTTTTAAAAATACTGAATAATAAAATATGGAAAAAGAATCATGGAAAGATATCTTTTGTAGGCAAGTTAGTTCTGGAGGATATTGGAGAAACCTGTTCAAAGAAGAATTTGAAAACCATCAATTCTTAGACAGAAGCGATGCAGTTTATATCTGCAAAAAAGCACAGGCTGATGCTTATGAAAATGTAATACTCAAATTAGATGGTAAAATTGAAAAGGGTCTTATAGATGAAATAAAACAAATTTTGAAAAAGCATTGGGAAGACAGCAGTGATGATTCTGCATTGGGAATGATACTTAACGGTAAACAAATCAAATAATTAAATAAAATGGAACTTAATCTTATTGTAGAAAGTAAAAATTTCGATGACGACAAATCGTTAAAGGAACAGCTTGATAAAAACCCTTGTAGCTTATGTATATTTGGACAAGGACCGATGTGTGTTGAACGGAAATATTGTAGATGGGACACACACAGGGAAATTTTTATTAAAAAGAAAGTGCGTAAGGTAAAATAATATAAATTATGAAAGAGATAAATTTAAAACTGAAAACCAAAATAATTAAATGCGAAGCCTTTCAAATTGAATCTGCAATAACAGTTGAAGAAGGCGTCCCAGAAATAGTGATACCTAAAAAAATTAGAAAGCAAGTAAAAAAACTTTTGATTGAAGAATTAAAACAAAAATAATTAAACATAACGGTTGAGTGTAAAAAATCGTTTTAATGTTTTTTACACTTTGTTATGCACAGTTAATAATTAAATTTTTTGAATATGAATTGGTACGAAGAAAATATTGAAGAGCCCGTAAGAGAAATCGTAAAATTATTAAGGGATAATGGATTTAACACGACTTGTTCTTGCGGACACGAAATGGATATAGAAGGAGATGTTATAATAGATTACGATTTGAAAAGAATGCACGATTTATTATATAATCACTATTGTTCAAAAAATTTAAATCCAAATTACGAGATAACTTTTTTTATGAAAGTAAAAGATGGATTCATAGCACAGCATTACTTTCATATACGTTTTAATTGTGCATAACTATAATATGGAAAACAGTGACATTAAAAAAGATTTTGGTTTGGTGGTAATAAATGAAAAAACAGACTTACGCCAACAAATAAAAGAATACATGAAAGAAAGCGGCTATAATGTTGATGGCTGCGATGTGTGTTCAGTTAAATGTGATAGCATTGAAAATAGAGATATTGTTCTATTTAAGCTTGTCCACTATTCAACTCCAACAATGAGCACAGAACCATATTATAGGATTGAATTTATGTATGAGTTGAGCAAAAAGGAGGTGCTTAAAGGAATATTAATGGCTTTACGGGATGAGTGAGGGTGACCGAAGATATGCAATGCAAGATATATTGCATTTATTTGGTGTTATAGGAGATGAATACATTGACCACTGCAGGAATTGTGAAGAGTTTGATAAATGTTGGACTGATACCAAGCATCAGGAAAAGTGTAATAAAATATAAAAGTGAAATTATGGAAGAATGTTTAAAAGGAAATCACAAATTAATTGTGATATTAGAAGCAGAATCCACTTATGGCGGAAGTTCTCAAGTGGCAAGATGGTGTACTGAATGTGGCAGTATTGTAGTAGATGTTGACTATGATGGAAGAACAAATGCTGGACAAATAATGAAAATGAAGACGCCAGCTATTGCTAAAAAACACGACTCAAAATAAAATAAAATAAAAATAATTTGATTTTTTCTTGCATTTAATGTAACTTTTTTTGTATCTTTGCGTAGAAAGTAAAAAATTGAACTATTTAAATAAAAAAGAAAGTAATGAAAAATTTAACAAACATATCAAGTCAGCGCTTTTTTCAGGTGGTGTTTTTTGTGCAACAAGCACTAAAGACCTTGGCTGTGTTATGTCGTTAAACTAAATATATAATTTAATGAAAACCCCAAGGTCAAAAACCCTGGGGTTTTTTTATGTTCTTTAAAATATTGTTCTGTGGTGTAATTGGCAAACACGTTTGATTTTGGTTCAAAAGAGTCCTGGTTCGAGCCCAGGCAGAATAGCAAGAAAGTTCTTTAAATAATGGAGATGTAACTCAGATGGTAGAGTGTCACGCTGAAGACGTGAAAGTCGCAGATTCAAGTTCTGCTATCTCCACAAATTGCCTTATAGTGTAATTGGCCGCACGTTTCCCTTTGACGGAAAAAGCATGTCTAGGTTCGAATCCTAGTGAGGCAACATCAAGGTCTTTGACATGTTGTGATTAAAAATTATTCTCAAGTTTGAGTGGTGTATGCAAAATGCTACCTACCCAGCCGCTCAGATTTGAGAATTAATGGAACCTTAGCTCAGTTGGTAGAGCACTGGACCGAAAATCCAGGTTTGCCCCAGTTCAAATCTGGGAGGTTCCACAAAACAAGAAACTGTAGCTCAGTTGGAAGAGCAATTGTCTGAACAGCAATGGGTCGGTGTGTCGAAGACACCCAGTTCCACAAACGGCCTTTTAGCTCAACTGAATAGAGCACGAAACTACGGATTTCGGGGTTGGGGGTTTGAATCCCTCAAGGGTCACAAATGCCTTCCTAGCCGAGCAAAGCTACGAACTTTGTAATCGTAATTGGAGCTGAAATTGCAGGTTCGAGTCCTGCGGAGGGTACAAATTGTTCTGTAGTGTAATGGCAACACGCTTCACTCTGGATGAAGATAGTCGGGGTTCGAGTCCCTGCAGAACAACAGTTTTTTAAAAATATTTATAAAAAAGAAATTATCATGAAAAGTTATTTTAATGGAAGGAGCTCTGCGGTCTTTTAAATTTTTAAATTTAGAAAACATGAGCAACTCAAGAAGAAAAACTCCCATTTTTGGCATTGGTGGGGGGTCTGAAAAAAAAGATAAAAGATTTGCCAACAGAATTTTTAGAAGAAGAACAAAAACAAAAATTGCCATGGAGCAATTTGAAAATCTTCCAGTATACATGGATGAGGCCATGAATGTTTGGGCAATGTCAAAGGATGGAAAGTATTACTGGGGAAAAGGTTTGACCTGGAGGGGTGGGATTCTGATGAGAAAATAAGTTGTTTGAAACATTATTTTTAATAATTTTGTTTTTTCTCCTTTTTTGTATATATTTATATAAAAGAATAAATATATGATAGGAGATTTCGAAATAACAAAAGATGGTTCTTACAAAAAAAAACGTAAAAGCGGTACTGGTTATGAATATTATATTAAAGGAAGATGTGAAATTTGTGGAGCTGAATTTCTAAAAAGGAAACATAAGGCAAACAGATTTTGTTCTTTAAGGTGTTCAGATGAGTCAAAAAAGAATTTAGAAGAAATAGTTTTGACAAAAAATGACTTAGATGTTATAAATGGGTCTTTACTTTCTGATGGACATTGCAAAAGAATAATCAATAACCAAAATTCATCTTTTACTCATTCTTGTGTTTTTAAAGAATACATTGATTTTTTAGCAGAACAACTTGGATTTGAGTTGTCACAGTACAGCGGAAAAGGGCATAGTGGATATAGCAACGGGAATGATTATTTTACTATAACATCAAGAGCAAATAAGTGTTTTACTAAATTAAGAGAAAAGTGGTATCCAAATGGAAAAAAAATAGTTCCCAAAGATATAGAACTTAACAGAACCGTTGTTCTGCATTGGTATTTAGGGGATGGGACTTTAGATAATCAGGTTGGGGCTGTTTTTTGCACTGATTCATTTTCCAAAGAAGATAATAAAGTTTTAATTGAAAAATTGAATTTTTATGAGTTTGATGCCTATTTAAAAGAGAGTACCAATAGAATTATAATACCAAATAAAAAGGTTTTTGAGTTTTTAAATTTTATCGGAATAAGTCCAGTTGTATGTTATAATCACAAATGGGAAACAATAGTAAAAGAAAGTTATTTAAATAGAACTTGTGGGTTTTGTGGGAAAAAATTTAACACAGAATATAATCATAAAAGATTTTGTTCGGATAACTGTCAAAAAAAACGATGGAAAATTAATAAAAATAAGAAAGAGGATTTAGCGCATGTAATTAATACATGAGGAAGCTCAGAGCACATCATTAAGAAGGAATCAGAAGATTGTAATGTTAAAGTTGTTAGGATTGGCATCAAAATAGAAAAATGGGTTAGAGTGCGCCAAATAAATCAGTAACCCGAAAGCCACGAATTACAATCGTTATTACTGGTGCAACGTTTATTTTAAATAAATAGCCAAATGGCGGTGTGCAACTCAAATGGGTCTAGAATGGGAACCTTCAATTCTATAATGACCTGGTAGAGGCTAACGGCAGTTTGACGAGTCATTTTGCCAGACAAATGCTAAAATAAAACAGAACTCTGGCTATGCTCATCTTATTTTTTTTACGGGAGTGGCGTCTAACGGCTGGGGCAGTTGGGTTACATCCAATTTTTAGGGGGTTCGATTCCCTCCACTCCCACTAATTTCGGAAGCATAGCTCAGCTGATTTAGAGCATCTGGCCTACAACCAGAGGGTCCTTGGTTTGAATCCAAGTGTTTCCACAACCCAAAACTTTTACATATTTATAAGTGACATTTATAAGTTTAAACCGTCACTTAAATTAAAATGTAAAAGCTGATATACGGGGTCTAGAGAGTCCTTCAGTCAGCGGTCATCCCCTGGAGGCTTAAGCCATTCTGTGGCGGAATGGATAAGAGGAAGGGCAAAAAGACTTCGGACTCTTACTATAGAAGTGTAGCTCAGTTGGCAGAGCGTTTCCGTGACATGGAAAAGGTCGTTGGTTCAAATCCAATCATTTCTACAAATTGTATTTATATTTTTAATTTTTAACATTATATTTATTAAAAATTAAAATATAAGTATATGAATTTCGTAAAAGTCTTTAAAAAATTTGAATGTTTAGGCAAGGCGCTAAGCTTCATTATTGAGAACAGTAAATCTCTCTATTCTCCGTATCACAATTTAAATCACAACATAATCGTAACGGTTTTTTCTTACTACATTGGTAAGGTTGAAAAACTAAGTGACAAAGAAATGAAGGAGCTATTAATTGCAGCAATTTTTCACGATTACAATCATACGGCTGGAGAGCAGAAAGATGATGTAAACATAAAGAATGCTAAAGAAGGGGTTAAGGAGTTTTTGAAAGAAAGTGAACTTGATTTTGATTTAGAAAAAATTAATGAAATTCTTGATGCAACGGAATTTCCCTATAAGATTGATGACGACAAATTAAGTACCCAGCAAAAGGTAATAAGAGATGCTGATATGACACAACTTTTTGAACCGACGAGACTGCAGGCAAATTATTTGGGTTTGCAGAAGGAGTCAAAAATTGACTATAAAAAACAGCTGGAGAATCAGGAAAGTTTTTATAAGGTTTTAAAGTTTAGAACAAAGCTTGGAAAAGAATTATACAAAGAATTTTCAAAAGAAATAAATGAAGAGCTTGAATATTTAATCAGTTTAGAAGAACAAAAATTATGAATGGTATAACGCTTATCCCAATTGGAGAACTCTCTGATGAAGCAAAGTTGAAATTAAAGAATATGCTAATCAAGCGAGAAAACAGAATGAAGGAAATGATTTCAAAATTTAATGAAGATGGAAAATCTAAAGCACACAGTAACACAAATGGTTAAAGACGGCAATATGGCAACACTTGATTGCTGTATTGGTTCTAATTTGATGTATAATTATGTAGTTGAAGACTTAATGTATACGGTTCCTGTTGACGTTAGCGAAAGAGCAGAGGTTGGTGATGCTACGTTTAACATACAAGAAAAGGTTATGTTTCTAATGAGGTGGATAAATAAGGCCATAAAAAATGATAAACTAAGATGGCAGCCAGTGGCTGATAAATAGATATTTTTTTTAAATATTTATAAACAAATTGTTGATTATTGTTTATGGATATTGTAAGGGAAATAGTAAGAGAAGTTATTGACGACTTGTTGAATGAGGGAAGGTTTGACTGGGTTTCTGGAAAAATCGTTAACGATATCTGGAAGCTTATAAGAGATTCGAAGGTCAGCAGAAAAAAAGAGGAAGGATATCTTTTTAAATATAAGACGCCAATCAACATGAAGCTTTATGTTTTCGTAAAAAGAACCATAGATAAAGAAGGGGGTTTTTATAGGATTGGTGGAGAGACTTTGCTTAGTACCAAAACTGTTAGAATGGAAGTTGACATAGATGCTCCAAACAGAGAAATAGAGCGCCTCATGTATGTTGACATAAACGCTGAGTTAAATCGTGTTGTAAGGTATGAGATTGAGCATCTGACCCAGCAGAAGGGAAAAAACTATATTCCAGGAAGAGCAAAACCTCTTAGCATAAGGAAAAGGGTGGAACTTGAAGATAAGTATGGTTATTTCGTATCAAGGGATGAAATTCCAGCAATGATTGCTGGTTTTTACAGAGAGGCAAAAATAAAAAAGATTCCAATAGATGACGTAGCAAGCAGTTATCTTAATTACTTTATGGAAGAAAATCCTATTATAAATCAAGAAGAAAAGGGAAAAATAATGAAAATTTGGATGGACTATGCCCATAAACATTATCCAGCAGCTATTTTTTCTAAGGAATGGTAACTTTTTCGTAAAAATTTCGTATAAACTAATAACAAATACTATTAAAAATGAAAAAGTTAGGATTTTGTTCTAAATTAAAATTAAAATTACTTAGTGTTTTTTTCAGAAAAGAAACATTGGCCGTGTCTAAGAAATATAATCTTAAGGATGCGAAAGCAGAAACAAGAGAAGTCCATTCTGCTTGATGAGTTTTATTTCTTCTTAACAAAAATCTTTCTCCAAAACGCTTCGAATATTGTTCCATAAAGAAGCTTTGCTATTGATAACATTCCAATGTCTATCAGCAATATTTTCCAAAAGTAAAATCCTTGAAAAAATATATAATTTATTCCAAGTATTATAGCAACTTGAAAGCTGGTTAGCATTAGCATTTGGAAAAAATGCCAGGCATCGGTTGTCCAAATAAGAAACGTCGTACTTCCAAAGAACGCTGGTCCTTGTAGGGGGTCATGATTCTTATATTTGTTTTTCCAGCTCACTGCAGGATTAAACCAATTGTCCCATTTTTTTAAGCCAGAGAATATAGACCTCTCAAAGTGAAATTCTATGGTATCCATAGCTGCGTCACTTATTGCAGCGGCGATTAACAAAATAACAATAAAAATAAAAGTCATCATTTATTTTTCAAACTTCTAATGGGGTTTATAATCCATGCAAAAGCAATTGCAACTAAAATGAATATTGCAAGATAAACAAGTCCAGAGAAAAATAAAACAACCCATATTGTTGCAATGCTTTGAAAAATGCCAATTCCAATTCCGCCGATTATTGTTAAAAGAGAAAAAAATCCTAATCTAGCCAGGTTGTTAAAAACAAGAATTTGTATCATACTTCCAATCCATGTTTTGCAGTCTTTTTTCTTGTAGTTTTCTAAAAATTCTTTCATAATAATATTTTTTTATAAATATGAACTTTTTTCGTGTTTTTCCGTATAAGTGTATATGCTAATCAAATTATCAGAAATATTAAAACAGCAGGGTCTGTTTAGCCAAGATATAAAGGCTAGATTTAAAAACAAGCAGATGTCCATCAACGGAGAAAGTATTTCCGAAGATGTCGATATTAATTGTTCTATTGTATCTGGGAAAGTGGAAACTATTGATGTTGGAGACTTTCTCTTTGGAATCATATCAAATAAAGATTGGGCTCTTAAAATACATATTTTTGGGTTTGAAAATTTATTTGACACAAACATCGAAAATAATTTGACATTGTTCTTGAAAAACTTTATATTTCTTAAAACATCAAAGAAACAAATCTTGATATTAAAAAGAGAAATATAATATGGATATAATTTTGGATTATGACGGGACTGTAGTGTTGCATAGCTTCCCTGAGATTGGAGGGGATATTGGTGCTGTACCAATTTTAAAAAAACTTATTAAAAACGGGCATAATCTCATTTTGTTTACAATGAGAAGTGATGAATTTTTAGACGCTGCGGTTAAGTGGTTTAATGATAATGAAATCCCATTATACGGAATCCAAAAGAACCCCGACCAACACACTTGGACGAAAAGTCCAAAAGCTTATGGCCAATTAATTATTGATGATGCTGCCCTGGGCGTCCCTCTTAAGTTCGACCCAGAATTGCATCCAAGGCCTTTTATAGATTGGGAAAAGGTTGATAAAATGCTTGAAGAAATGGGTTTATATAAAAGCGAAGTGGTTAAATGATATCTCTATTGTTTTTATTTAGATTTCCCAGATAAAAAACTCCATTTATCCACCTACTTGTAGCCCAAAGTGGTTGCAAATTACTCAATGAATTAACGATAGAAGGATGTGTGTCCTTGTTGAACTTAGAAACTGCCTTTTTGTGGTCTATGTGCCATTCTCCATAGTTATCCCAAGACATTCCATCCGTAAATAAATCCTCTATATATCTTTTCAAATCAATAGCAGAATAACCAAGCAGTTTTGATGTGTAATCTTCTTTTTTCTTCCCAAGACGTTCTAATGAGTGTTTTAGCAGGTTTCTCCAAGCCATTATGTGTGGATTTTTTTTGTTATATTCATTAGACCATTTATTAATATACTTACGTCTTTTTTCTTTATCGTAATCTTTATTTCTACACGATTTACAATAATATCTCAATCCATCATTTGTATTTTTATTTATACCAAAGTCTTCTTTTAATTTTACATCCTTACACTTACTACAACGTTTTAATCCTTCTGGCAAAATTTCTTTAACTTTTAAAACATGAGTTTTTCTGTATTTTACAAACAGTTTTCCTTTGTTGCACTCTTTACAATAAGAAGCAAATCCCGTTTTTGTGTGTTTGTCTACGTTAAATTCAGAAATCTCTTTAATGTCTTTGCAGAACCCACATTTTTTAAAACCATCTGGAATTATTTCTTTAACTCTAACAACTTTATTTCGCCTGCATTCAATGCAAACATATCTATGGCCATATTTCATAGCTTTATTTTTGCCAAATTCGCTTAACGGCTTTGGTATGCGACATACGCCACATTTTCTTATTATAACTTCGCTTTCCATACAGTTAAGATTATTCAGTGAAACCAAAATGTTGTTCCAAAAGCCAATTAAAAAGCTTAGACTTGTTTTTAATGTCTTTTTCTTCCAGTTTTTTGTAGAGCTCTTCTGGAATGTAGACTTTTAAGGTTTTCACTTTATTCTCTGGTGATATTTTTTTTCTTCCCATGGCTTATAAGTTTTAATTGTTTCTTATAAATAGGTAAAAAAAATAAAATTAGCTAAATAGCTAAAAATTTATTTGTTTTCTGACAAATATTTTTCTAATAAACTGACAATTAACTTGTTTTTGTTGTATTTTTTTTCTTCTAATTCATTAAAAACTTTTGCAGATACAGATATTGTTATTTCCTTTGTTTTTTTCTTTTCTCTTGCCATAAACTTTGATTTTTTAGTAAATATAGGAAAATTACAGTTAAAAAACAAAAATTTCTTTTCTTGGAAACTTTTTTATATATTTGTGTCAAATTAAATAACTGTATTTATGGAAACTGGGGAAAAAGAACAAAAGCTCGTAGAAATAATGAATGACTTTTTTGAAGAAAGCCCAATAGAATACGACCCAGACAAAGACAGGTTTGAAATGGTGGTTTTAAAGAATAAATTACAAGAATATTTTTTCGAGAAATTAAATTTACAAGTAAAAATTTCAAATTTGGAATTTAACAAAATTGGAGCATTATCAATAAAATATTGTTTTGAGGATTTTGAGAAAGAGGTTCATATCAGTTTTATTCCAACCTTTGGAGAAGAAGGTAAAATTTGTGAGAAGAATAATTGGTTAAAAGTTCCAGATTCATTGCGTGAGGAATGGTTGAATCATTTTAATTGGAATTAATAAAAAAAGATTGAAAAATTTTTAATTTTTAAGTATATTTGAGCAGTCGAGAACAATTCAGTTTTTGATTTAAAATAAAGCATTATGAATGAAATAACTAAAAAAGAAGAATTCACAAAGACAACCACTCAAAATCCAAGCGAACCAGTAAGAAAAGATATTAACCGTATTAAAAAAGAAACAAAGGAAAGTGACAAGCCAAAAGTGGGCGATGAACAAAAGGTAGAAAAGAAGTAACTTTTCTCCGTTTTTTTCGTATAATATAATAGAAACAAAACGAAGACATTATGGCAACGAAAATGACAACGGAGTCTTTTATCCAGAAAGCAAAAGCTATTCACGGTGATAAGTATGATTATTCTTTGGTGGAGTATGTAAACACAACAACGCCCGTTAAAATTCAGTGTTATGTTCACGGCATTTTTGAACAAACAAAAAAATCTCATATTGATAAAAAATCAGATTGCCCAAGATGTGCGGGCAATGTAGCTTTGACAACAGAAACGTTTATTCAAAAAGCTAAAGCTATTCACGGTGACAAATATGATTATTCAAAGGTTAAATATGTAGGTTGTAAAAACAAAGTTGTTGTTAAATGTGTAAAACATAATAATGAATTTGAACAATCACCCTACTCACACCTATTTGGGTCTGGATGTCCTATTTGTGGGAGAGATAAAACAAATAGTGCTCAAAAACAAACATTAATAGAGTTTGTCCAAAAGTCCAAGGATATTCACGGAGATAAATTTGATTACAGTAGTGTAGAATATGTCAATGCCAACACAAAGGTAAAAATTAAATGCCGTCAATGTAATTATGAATTTGAACAAACGCCAGGCTCTCATATTGCTGGTAATGGATGTCAAAAGTGTGCGGGCAATACGATTTTAACAACAGAAGAATTTATTCAAAAGGCTAAAGGTATACACGGAAATAAATATGATTATTCATTGGTTGAGTGTAAGAATTCAGGCACAAAAGTAAAAATAATTTGTCCAAAACACGGAGAGTTTGAACAAGTCCCAAGCAATCATTTAATGGGGAATGGGTGCGGGAAATGTGCAGGAAATATAAAATTAACAAATGGTGAATTTATTAAGAAAGCTAAACAAATCCACGGAGATAATTATGATTATTCATTAGTAAAATATGTAAACACTGACACTAACATTAAAATTATATGTCCAGTTCATGGTGAATTTGAACAAAGGCCAAGTGTTCACTTAAAAAGTCAAGGTTGTCCAAGGTGTAGTGGATTTTATAAACTTTCACGAGAAGAATTTCTTAATAAGGCCAAAAAGGTTCACGGAGACAAATATGATTATTCTTTGGCAGAGTATGTAAATACAGATACTAAAGTTAAAATTATTTGCCCAATTCATGGAATGTTTGAACAGATTCCAGCAAATCACTTGCAGGGGCAAGGTTGTTCAATATGCAATCATGGATGGAGAAAATCTCACAAGCTTTCTTTATTAAACTCTCTTGAGTCTTCAGACCTTCTTACAATGGACCCAATTGAATTATCAATTATCATAGGTCAGGGAAACTTGCCAATTGATTTTCGTCCTTTAATTAACACTGAAGCTGATACTGATGAGCGTATTGCCACCTTGCAAGAGTTGAGAGAGCGTCTTGAAGATGAATCAAATGAAACTTCTCCAGATGCAAATAGCATTATTTCTGTTGAAGATGTTGACGAAGTTATTAATAATGAGGATGAAGATTTTATTGAAGTGGATGATGTTGACGAAGAAATCACATCAGTAAGCGCAATTGATGAAACAAAATTGCCTCAAATTAACCCCATAGCCGATTTACACTCTCTTGACAACTCTTTATATGCCACAATGGACGAAGAGGCAATAGAGAGTCTTGTACAGTACAAATTGCGTAAATTATGGAACCAAGTTCTAAATGATATTGGTTATGTAGAAACATTAAGAGATGAAATTGGTGGAACGTATTTCACAACAATCAAAAATTTATTCTTTGAAGAGTACAATAAGGTTGTAAATTATACCGTACCAGCTGGATATTCTTTTGAGCATGAACCAAACTTAATGCAGAAATTAACAGTTCAGAGGTTGCTCAAAAACAAGTCTTATGGAAACTGGTCGGGGACAGGTGCAGGGAAAACTTTGTCATTTATTATTGCCAGCAGAGAAATTGATGCTGCCTTAACACTTGTTGTTGCTCTTAATTCTACAATTAAGCAGACTTGCAAAGCAATTAAGAATGTATATCCAGATAGTTTGGTTTTTACTGAATATAAAGATAATTATATTTTTGATAGAAGCAGACATAATTATCTCATTCTTAATTATGAAAAATTTCAGCAAGGATATTCTGAAGAAATGTGTCAATCCTTGACAAACAATAATCAGGTTGACTTTGTTGTCATTGATGAAGTTCATAACTCAAAACAACGTGACGATAACAATGAGACATTGAGGAGAATTGTCTTAAACAGACTTCTTGGGAGAATTAGAGAAACAAACGCAAGTTTCTATACGTTGGTTATGTCTGCAACACCAGTAATTAATAATCTTTTTGAAGCGAAATCGCTTCTTAATCTTATGACTGGACTTGAGTATGAAGATTTGGAAACAAGAAAAAGTCTTGCAAATGCCCTTAACATTTTCAGACAATTAATTCTTAATGGGTTGAGATTTATTCCCAAATATGACATTGGCGTCAACGAATTAACTGGTCAGAACATGACGAATCTTAGTGCTACTGCGAATTATTTGTTAGATGATTTGTTAGCACTTCGACCAAGTGAATACGTTGATGTTGAGAAAATGTTATTGGATGAAAAGTTTAGGATGATAGCCAATTATATTCGCAAAGGCGTTATTATCTATACTTATTTTACCACAGGAATTGTAGAACGAATTGAAGAATTTGTTCAGTCACTTGGATTTACAACTGCGACATACACAGGGGACGAGTCTCCTTACTTTAGAGACCAAAATTTAGCAGATTTTGTTGATGGGAATATTGATGTTCTTATTGGCTCCAAACCCATTGGTACTGGCGTTGATGGTCTTCAGGAAATTTGCGATAGAATGATTTTAATTACGCTTCCTTGGACTGATTCTGAATACACTCAGCTAAAGGGAAGAATTTTTCGCCAGGGCTCAATTTTTGATAATGTAGAATTTATTATTCCTCAAGTTAAAGTAGAGCTGGGAGAAGGAGAAATTTGGTCATGGGACATTCAAAGACTTAATTTAATTAAAAATAAAAAGACGTTGGCCGATGCCGCTGTCGATGGAATTATTCCTTCTAGAATTATGCCAACAGCAGGCACAATGTTTAAAAAGTCGCAGAAATCACTCCAACTTTGGAAAGACAGAATTAATCAAGGACAAATTATTGGGGAAGAAAGAAGTGCTACACAAATTAATCTTTATCCTGAAATAATTGAAGGTGAAGAACGCAGACATAGAATTAATTCAGAATTGTCAGAATTCAACAGACGTGGAAAAACATTACATTCTACCACAATGCACAACGAATTTGCTGACAATCCAGACTCTTGGTTCCATTATCATGCATTACGTAATGAGAGCATGAAGGAGTGGAATGAAATTCCTTATGAATATATTGCCACAAAAATTAAGAACCGAAGGTCTATTGTTGCTGACTTTGGTTGCGGAGAAAACAAAATGCGTCATTGCATACCAAACAATCAGGTATTTGCTTTTGACCACATAGCTTGTGACGATTCTGTTATTGCTTGCGACATTAAAGATGTAAGTGCACATTTGGAGAGCGAAAGTGTAGATGTTGCCGTATTCAGTTTGGCACTGTGGGGAACCAACTACAAGGAATATATTACAGAGGCCTACCGTGTATTAGCTTTTGGTGGTGTAATTCATATTGCAGAAACTGCAAAGAAATATGAAGAAGAAGGTTCAGAAGAAGAGCTTGCTAATTTAATTACCGAAGCTGGATTCAAAATCGTTGGAAAAATTGAACGTAGAGATAAATTTATTTATATTACTGGGATGAAAATGTAATTTTGTTTCTAAAAAATAATTATTATATTTGCATTCTAAAACTTATACTTATGAGCGAAATTAAAGAAAGATTATTAAGACCAGCTTTTTGTCAGGAGATACACGATGAAGCTGTAATGATAAGGTCTGGTGAAAATGATGAGACCTTTGAAACGAAAGAAGCACTTCTCCAAGTTGAAATTGCAATGCTTAAATTACAAATTTCCTTATTAAAAAATAAAATACAATCATGAACGGAGAAGTAAAAAAATTCTTGCAGGATAATTTTCTGCATTTTAACGCTGCAGCTTTGGTGGATGCAGCTAAAGGGTATGAAGAGCATCTTAAAAAAGGTGGAAAAATGATGATTTCTCTTGCTGGAGCAATGAGTACAGCTGAGATAGGAAAAACGCTGGCAGAAATGATTAGACAGGACAAGGTGCATGCAATTTCCAGCACTGGTGCCAATCTCGAAGAAGACGTTTTTAACTTGGTGGCTCATATTTTTTACGAGAGAGTGCCAAATTGGAGAGATTTGTCACCAGAAGATGATAAGGCATTGCTTGAAAGACAAATGAACCGTGTATCAGACACTTGTATTCCAGAAGAAGAAGCTTTTAGAAGAATTGAATCGCACATGTTGGAACTTTGGAAAGACGATAAAAAAAATGGGATAAGAAGGTTCCCACATGAATACTTTTATGAGCTTATACTTAGCGGAAAACTTGCACAATATTATCAGATTGACCCAAAGAATTCTTGGGTGGTGGCTGCTGCTGAAAAAAACTTGCCTATTGTTGTTGCTGGATGGGAAGATTCAACAATTGGCAATATGTTTGCGGCTGCATGCATTAGAAAAGACATTAATATTGAAATTCTTAAAACTGGAATGGAATATATGATTTCAACTATCGACTGGTATCAAAAAAATTGTGATGGACAAGGAATTGGATTTTTTCAGATTGGGGGAGGCATAAGTGGCGATTCGTGTCAAACTTTAGTGCCATTATTAATACAAGATTTAAAAATTAATGTTCAAGAATGGAGTTATTATTGCCAAATTACAGATGGGCACACTAGTTTTGGCGGATTTTCTAATTGTCAAGTTTCTGAAAAAATCACATGGCAAAAGCTATCAATAAACACTCCAAGACATTGGATAGAAAGCGATGCAACTATTGTTGCTCCTTTGATTTTTGCTCATATTCTTGGATATTAAAAATTATCTAGGAAAGTCCAATCCTCTTTCGACAACATTTATGGTTGCTTCTTTTGCTTCGAATGCTTCCACGAAGTATTTCTTTGCAATTTCTACGTCAAATCCCTTGCAAGAGAACACGTCTATAAAAACATAATCTTTTTCTTCGAATGTGTGAATTGAGATGTGGCTTTCGGCTATAATTACTATACCCGTTATTCCTTTATCTTCTGGCACCAGACCGTTATATGGGAACACATACGGTTGTATTATTTTCGTCATTCCTATTATTTCGGGCAACTCGTTTAAGAGTTTAAAAACAAAATTATAATCTGATAATCTGTCTTTGTTACACTTGCTTAAATCAAGTGTCAAATGAGGTCCAAAAGATTTGTTTTCCATCGTCAATTCATAAATTAGGTGTTTTAAATAAATAAAAATAAAAAACAACCCCCAAATACAATTCAAAGGAAAGGTTGCTCAATATTAAATATAAAAAAATTTTTTAAATTTTTTGATTTGAAACTTTTTTGTTGAAAAAACGTATAAATTAGTATAAGAATTAAAAATAAAAGACAATGAATGTACAAAGTTTATCAGTATGCGTGCCAACAAAGGGTTGTGTTAACAAATGCAAGTTTTGTGTGTCAAGGCTTCACGAAAACGATTATCCATGTTTGCGTACATGGGGAAATATAGAAGATAGGGATGAAGTTGTTGATGAATACAGAAATCAATTTTATAAAAGGTTAAAATTTTCACGAGATAACAATTGTAACACTGTAATGTTAACAGGAACTGGAGAGGCGTTGCAAAACAGAAGGTTTCTCACGTTTTTTTCTAATATAAACAAAGAATTGCCAAGTCCATATCTTTGGGTTGAGATTCAAACATCTGGAGTTATGCTAACAAACGAAAATCTTCTTTTTTTAAAAGAAAAGATTGGAGTTACTACCATTTCATTATCCTTGTCAGATATATTTGACAATACAAACAACGCTAAAATTTGTGGAATAAGTCCAGAATTGTTTTTTGAAATTGAAGATGTATGTAAAAGAATAAAAGAAAACAATTTCAACCTCCGTTTGTCGCTTAATATGACAAATGTTTATGATAAAGATGCCCCAGCTATGATGTTGAGACGTGCAGCAGACCTTGGCGCCGACCAGGTTACTTTCAGAAAGTTGTATTCTTCCAAAACAAATGAACATAAGGATATTGACACTTGGATAGAAGAAAACAGAATGAATGAAGATAGGTTTGAAAACATTGGTAGCTTTATAAAATCTCAGGGACAGTCGTTAGAAATTCTTCCATTTGGAGCGGTCAAATATAGCTATAATGGGATGGGAGTTGTTCTTGATGAAGACTGTATGTCAAAAGAAGTAAAGGACACATATAAATATCTCATTCTGAGAGAAAATTGTAAATTATATTCGAGGTGGGATGACCACGGGAGTTTAATATTTTAAGAAACATGACAGAATTTAAAGAAAACGACGGAGGACGAGCAGCGGCTGGATATAAAGGGCATGCTGACGATTGTGTTTGTCGTGCAATTTGTATTGCAACTGGGAGGCCATATCAAGAGGTTTATGATGTGTTGGCGAATGGTAATGCGACACAAAGAAAAGGAAAGAGAAAAAAAGCAAAACACGAAGAAGGTGTACGTACTGCTGCACATGGAATAAATTCGAAAAGAAAATGGTTCAATGATTATATGGAGTCTCTTGGGCTTATATGGGTTCCAACGATGTTTGTGGGGCAAGGATGTAAAGTGCATTTGAAAGAAGAAGAGCTTCCAAAGGGCAGATTGGTGGTTAGTGTAAGCAAGCATATGGTTGCAGTGATTGATGGGATTATAAATGACACTCATGACTGCAGTCGTGATGGAACAAGATGTGTTTATGGATATTACAAATTAAAAGAATCATAACAATGGGAGAAATTACAGAAATTAATTTAGTAAAGGCCGAAGAAGCAATTGAATTGCTTGCAGCAGCCTTAGATGTAACGACAAAAGAAGTTGTTGAATATATCGAGCATGGGTTTACTATGACAGCCCCTGGCTGTAAATTGTCAGACAAACAAAAACATTTTTTAGAAGAAATGAAAGCAACATTTGATTGCTATTAAACCATAATTTATGCAACCAAAAATACTATTTCCCTGCGACCCTTGCAAATCAGATAGGGTAGATTCTAATTTTGAGAACGAATTAAAAATTTCTAATTTATTAGGGTTTGAGGCTTTGGGATATGACCATGACCTATTAGCTGACGAAGGAAAAATTAAATTTTCCAACATTAAAGAAGGGAATTACAGAGTTATTCTTAGGGGTTGGATGCTAACGCCAACTGAGTATGAAAAGTTATTTAAATCGCTCTCAGAAAGAGGTCACTATCTTTACACAAATCCAGGCGCATATGCTCAATGTCATTATTTGAAAAATTCATATAAGTTTATTGAACCATATACAGCAAAAACTTTGTTTTCCGATAAGTTTGATAAAGAAACTTTGGGAGAAATGTTTGACCAGTTCCCTGATGGAATAGTTCTTAAAGATTATGTAAAATCAGAAAAATTCATTCCTGGCTTATTCAGGATTCCGAAGGAAACCACTCACGAACAACTGGAAGACGTTGTAAATCGTTTTATTGAAGCCAGAGGAAAGCTTTTCAATGAAGGAGTTGCTTTCCGTGAGTTTGTTGAGTTGAAAAAATATGCTGGTGAAGTTAATGAGTGGAGAATATTTGTATTTAAAGGAAAAGTTGCTGCGGCGGAACAGAACAGTAATATTGATTCTGCTTTAATTGATTTACCAAAGCCTCCAGAAAATCTAATAAACGCAGTGGCTTATGCTATGCGTGCAGCTAGTGTTTTTTACACGGTTGATTTTGCTGAAAAGGAAAATGGTGGTTGGATGGTTGTTGAAACAGGAGATGGCCAGGTGTCGGGTCTTGCGCCAAATCAAAACCCAATAGGATTGTATAACGCATTTATCAATACAACAAAAGTTGAAATATAATGTTTTGATATATGGTTTTTATTTATTACTTTTGCATGAATTATGAATTATAAAGAAAAGATAACAAAGATTAGTAAGCATTTATCATATGTCTTACGGCACAATCCAGGTGCCATTGGGATTACACTGGACAAGAATGGATGGGCTGATGTTGATTTGTTGATAGAGAAGTCTCAAGACAAAATTGAATTTACTTTTGAAGATTTGAAAGAAGTGGTAAAAACCTCCGATAAACAAAGATTCAAATTTAATGATGATGAAACTCTCATAATGGCAAATCAAGGACACTCAATTGATGTTGATTTACAATTGAAGCCGATAGTTCCTCCGTTTAAGTTGTATCACGGAACAGCGCCAAGATTTTTACCTTCTATTATGAAAGAAGGGTTGAAAAAGATGAATAGACATCACGTTCATTTGTATTCAGAAGAAAATATGGATAAGGCAAAAAACACAGGGTCAAGACACCAAAAGGGAGTTGAGGCCGCAGTGCTAATAATTGAAGCAAAACAAATGAATAATGAGGGATATAAATTCTACAAAACAGATAATGATGTTTATTTGACAGATGCGGTTCCTCCTAAATACATAAAAATTGATGAAAATAAAGAGAGAAAAAAAGAATAGTTTCGCATTGGTTGTGGATATTGAGGCGTGTTGTTGGATGGGGAATCCGCCAATCGGCCAGCACAAAGAAATTATTGAAATTGGGGTTGCCTGTGTGGATTATTTTACGAAAGAAATGATACAATCAAGAAGCATAATTGTTAAGCCAGCACTTTCAGAAATAAGCGAGTTCTGTACAAAATTAACTACATTAACTCCTGAGTTTGTTGAAAAAAATGGGGTTTCGTTTAAAAAAGCATGCAAGATTTTGATTGATGAGTTTCAGGCAGACAAAAGAATGTGGTTCAGCTGGGGAGATTATGACAGGGTTGCGTTTGAAAAAGAGTGCGCTCTTAAAAAAGTTAAATATCCATTTGGAAAAACACATTTTAATTTAGGAGAATGGTACGCCTTTAAGTATGGGCTGAAACAATCTACGAGCGTTTCAAATGCTTTGAAAAAGATGGGAGTTGAATTCGAAGGGACTTGTCACAGAGGAGTCGATGATGCCATAAATACAGCTCGAATACTTAAAGAATTGAGTAAGCTATAACATTTTTCATTTTTTTTCGTATTAAAGGAAATAAAAACAATAATTTAAAAATTATATAAAATGAAAAAAAATTTAATGAGTAGAACTTGGGCTATTGTGCTTGGTGCAATAGTGTCATTTTTATTAATTGGCATTACAATGGCATTGTGGGATGTGCCACTTATTGGAGATGATGATGGAGCACACCTGTCATTTGGAGCATTTCATGTAATAATATCTTCATTAACAATTGGAATTACGGCGGTATTTACTATATGTGTTATTGCTGACTTGGTTATGTCGGATGAAGACAAAGGACCTTTGTCCTTTCTTTACAAAAACTATGAACCAAGGAGTGAAAGGACAGAAAGAGAGGAAAAGGACACACCAAAAAAGCAAATAAACTTCAAAAAAATTATTTGGTGGATAGTGGCAATTGTGGCTGCTTTTTATTTGTTTGGATTTCTTAAATCTATTGTTATTGACTGTAAAAATGTTTACAACAAATCAAAAATGTATCACAATACCTACACTCAGAAAGTAGAAGAAAAAAAGGGTTTCTATGATAAGTTGTGGAAAACTTATTTACAAAAAGAAAAAATAACAAATGTCAACAAGGAAACATTTATTCAGGTTACTAAAATAATAATGGAAAACCGTAAAGATGGTGAAAAGGTAACGTGGAAGTGGATACAAGAAAATCAGCAAATTCCTTATGATGAGTTCACGAAATTTTATGCGGATTTAAGCAATTTTATCACAAGTCAACGTGAGGGCTATTTTAATATTGAAAAAGAGTGTCAGGTGCTCGCAAATCAGAACAACACACTGCTGGATACATTTCCAAACAACTTTTATAATAAAATATTAAAGTGTGAAAGGATTAAGTTTGAATATGGGATTACATCAGATTCAACAGAGAATGTGTTTACCAAGAAAAAAGAAAACTTAAAATAATAAACCAAACCTATGCTAGACCTAAAACCATTAAACCGAATTTTGTTTCTTGATATAGAAACAACAAGTCAAAAGGCAAACTTTTGTGATTTGACCGAACATCAACAAGGGCTTTTCCAAAAGAGATTTAAAAAAGAATTCGAAGCTGCCTTGAATTTAAGATACACAGAATTTCTTAGCTCAAAATCTTCGTTAAAAGAAGAAGTTGCCGTAGCGGAACCAGAAAGCGGAAAAAAGAAAACTGTAAAAAAGAAAAAGGCAGAAGAGTTAACCACAGAGGATGTTTTTAAGGGATTTAAGTTGGAAGTTGGGACAGAATTGTATAACACTAAAGCTCCAATCTTCCCAGAGTTTGGAAGAATTCTCTGTATCTCTATTGGTGTAATGTGGAAGGATGAAGGGAAAGATTTCTACTCTATTAAAATCATCACTTTTTCCAATGAAGATGAAAAAGTTCTTTTGAATGATTTGATTAATCATGAAAAATTGGGACCAATCTTAAACAAGCTTGCTGGAAAATATGAAAAGAATCCAGCCGATTTTTGGGCTCTTTGTGCACACAACGGCAGAGTGTTCGATTTTCCTTTTATAGCAAAAAGAATGATTATAAACGGATTCCAGCTTCCTGCAATGTTTGATTATGCTCACTTGAAACCATGGGAGCAAAATCCCATCATTGATACCAAGGAAACTTGGAGTTTTGGCGTGTGGGATGCCGCCGTAAGCCTTGATTCTCTTTCTGACATATTTGGCACGGCATCATCAAAAGATGATATTGACGGAAGCCAGGTAAAGGATATTTTCTGGGTTGAAAAAGATTTGCCAAGAATTGCAAAATATTGTGAAAAGGATGTCGTCGCATTAGCAACCAATTATCTTAGAATTAAATCGATGACAGAAGAAGTTAAGGTTTTTGTGCCACCCGTACAACTTCCTCCTCCTGAATCTATTGAAAGTCCATCCGCATAAATTAGGAAAAACCTCAGTATAATCTGGGGTTTTTTTAAAACTTTTTTCTATTATTTTCGTATAAACTAATATGGCTAGAAAAGACTATTATGAAATTTTGGGAGTTCCCAAGGCGGCGTCATTGGATGAGATAAAAAAAGCTTATCGTAAGTTGGCGTTAAAGCATCATCCTGACAAAAACCCAGGAAATGCACAGTCTGAGGAGAGGTTTAAAGAAATTGCAGAGGCTTATTCTGTAATTGGTGACGAAGAAAAAAGAAAGAGATATGATGGTGGAGATTTTCAGGGAATGCCAGGTGGATTTGGGGGTTTTGGCGGGGGTTTTAATGTAGATGATATATTCGAACAGTTCTTTGGCGGAAGAAACCCATTTCAACAAGCAAATCAACAACATAACAGAGGAACAGATTTAAGAATGAAGATTACTCTGGATTTGGAAGATGTTTTCTCTGGAATAACAAAAAAGGTAAAATATAAAAGGGAAGTCCTTTGTGAAGTTTGTAAAGGTACTGGTGCAGCAAACGACTCTTCTGTTCATCCATGTCCAGACTGTCAAGGTTCTGGATGGATAAAAAGAGTAAAAAACACCATGGTCGGAAGTTTTATGTCGCAAGAACCTTGTCAAAATTGCGGTGGAAGCGGAAAAATAATTCAAGCAACATGTAGTTCTTGTGGTGGTAAAAAAACAACATTTAAAGACGAAGAAGTCGATTTGCAAATACCAAGAAGTGTGAAAAACGGTGACACATTACAGTTTATTGGTGCTGGAAATGTATCTAAGAATGGAGGACCAAACGGAAACTTGTTTGTTATTGTTGAAGAAGCTTTTAATGATTCAGTAACACGTCAAGATTCTGAATTATATACAACGTGTCACCTTAGTATATGTGAAGCAATATTTGGAAAAGATTTGGAAGTTAAGACAATCGAGGGGGGAACAATAAAGGTTGTCATTACACCAGGAGTTCAAAGTGGAACAAGATTAAGGGTTGAGGGAAAAGGAATGTATAAAGCGGGAACAAATTATAGAGGAGATTTATATATTGATGTCCGTGTTTTTACTCCACAAAACTTATCTGATAAAGAAAAAGAGATTTTTGAAAAGATTAAAGATTCAGAAAATATTAAACCAAGGAAATAATGGTAAATGTAAGTTCGGAAAAGTTTTATGAATTTTTGAAAGCTAACAATTGGATTGTTTTTGAAACAATTGTCGGTTCTCAAGCATATGGAACGAATACTCCAGAAAGTGATGTGGACAAAAAATTTGTTTACATTCTTCCTGATTATTTGTACGGGTTTATTCCACAAGTTCACGTTAATAAAGATTTTGTTGGATTTGAATTAAGCGAATTTATGCAGCTTATTGAAACTGCAAATCCTACACTATTGGAGCTTTTGAACAGTCCCAAAGATTGTGTTGTGTCAAAACACCCAATTTTTGATTTGGTTTTGAATGAAATGGATAAGTTTATCACAAAAAAATGTGCTGATTCTTTTGGGGGCTATTCCAGAGCTCAAATAAAAAAAGCTAAAGGCCAGGATAAAATGATGAACTGGGAAAAGAATAAGGTAACCAGAAAAAACCCTATTGACTTTTGCTTTGTGATTGATGGATATGGAACAAGAAAATTGAAGGGGTTTTTAAAGGATTATAATTATGAACAAAAATTTTGTGGCGTCGTAAACGTATCAAACGCAACGAATATGTTCGCACTTTTCTATGATTCGAAAGCACATCTTTGTTTTGCAAAGTGTATGGAAGAAGTAGATAAAGAACACAACAAAAAAGTTCTTAAGGAACAAAGCAAAACCGTTGGGTTAGGATATAAGGGTCTCGAAAAAGAAGGCGGCTCAGAAAACGCAGGGATTTCCAACAATTTAAGATTAAGTTCTATTCCGAAGGGAGAAAAACCAGTTTGCGTTTTCTCTTATAACAAAGATGCTTATACCCAGCACTGCAAAGATTATAGCAAATATCAAAATTGGCTGAAAACAAGAAATATGCAGAGATGGGTTGATGTTGAGAGTCATGGACAAAAAATTGATGGGAAAAACATGCTTCATTGTATGAGGCTAATTGATATGTCTATCGAAATTGCCGAAGGCAAAGGAATTGTTGTAAGAAGACCAAATGCAAAAGAATTGCTTGATATCAGGCACGGAAAAGTTGATTTGGACACTTTGATTAAAACCGCAGAAGAAAAAATTGCGAAAATGGATGAATTGTTTGAAAAATCAAATCTTCCAAACAAAGTCGACCATAAATTTATTGAAAATTTAACAAATAAAATAAGAAAAGAATTCTATGAAAAAGATTAAAGAGATTGCAGAATTCGCTAAGCTTTTTAAGCTCAACATTCCTGTTGAAGAACATTTTGAATACTATATCAACACACTTTCAAAGTCTTTTGAGTTTAAGGATATTGTTTTGACTGTAAATAATTATTCTGAATTTGAAGATTGGTTGAAAGAAAATGGATATAACAACGTAGGACATTACAAAATGGGCTATGTATATGAAACCATCAAAAACTATTTAGCCACGTCAGAAGCTTATAAAAAGTGCCAAGAATTTGATTATTCTCAGACCAAGTTCTATACGAAAGACCACCTGAAAATGTATGAAGGTAATTTTATGCTTTCTTTGGATTTCTCAAGTGCAAATTTTCAGTCTATGAAGATTTTTGACCAGAACAATGAAATGAAAAGAAGTTGGATAGAATTATGTGCTGATTTAAAAATTCATCCAGTAGTCTCATTCAGCAAAAGTTTCAGGCAGGTTGTCTTTGGAAACTTAAACCCAAAGAGATTTCAACATATTCAGCATTATCACATCTTGAAATTGGTTGAAGATTTGGAAAAGATTCTTCCTCCAGATAATATTATTTTTGTTTCTCATGATGAACTTGTAATGAATCTGGGAGATGAAGAATCTGCTGCAAGAGAAAGAATGCTGCAAATTCTTGAAGTGGTTCAAAAAATACAATTGAGCCGTATGAGCAATGAAACTTGGATGGAGGTTAAACCAACCATTTTTAAAATGAATAAAATCTCGAAAGGAATATATGTAAAAACGATTTTCTTTTATGTAAATGAAACAATTTTCCAAGCATACAAAACATTGTTCGGGTGCCCAGGGAATTTGTATTACATGAATTTTAAAAAGTACATCCTTGAAGAAGAAGTTGAAGAAAGGGACTGTCTTTTTTCTCTTGATAATCGTATTGCTAAGTGGATAATTTAAATTAATATTATAGAAAATACAGAGAGAATCCCAATCAATATTTGGGACGATTTTTATGAAGATGATTATATTCCAGATGGTAAAATACAAGAAACATATGCGTATGTGGAAGATAGTGATATTTCACATGAAATTAGCAAAGAGTGTTTGGAAATACTCCTTAAGCACATAGAGTCTAATGTTGAATTAAACGGTGTTGAAGTGTGGTTAGAGTTTCATGATACTAGAAATGATTTCGACCATGAAACAGTTGTGAGATGTATTGAAGATTATGGTGAGAATTTTTTCTTTAAAAGATGGGAAGTTAAATTTGAACATTTAACGCACAAACAACTAGATGTGCTTGTTGAAAAATTAAAAAACACAGCATTGTCATATAACAATGTACTTTTTGATATCTATTCAGAATCTTAATTGTAAAAGAGCACAGTTTACTAGTCACGGGGGTCGCCTTCGAAGAATTGAACTTTTCCTATGTCTTGGAGATTTTTAGTAATGTAAGCATATAAATCCCTTCTTCTAAAAGACTTAGTTCTTATTTCAAATTCCATATACTTTGTAAATTTTGGATTTGCCATCGCTTGTCTTTTTGCATCAGCTTCATTTGATGCATACGTTGTATAGTACAATGCGTTTCCTCTATCTTTGTTTGGGCTTACATATCTAACAGTGAAAGGTCTTTTTGTAGCGTTTATATTTTTTATGACACTATTTTCATCAATTACCTTTCTGACGATTTTTCTTAACTCTTTTAATACAACTTCTTTTTTTTTCATGGTTTTATGGTTTGTTTTATATAAATATTGAATTTTTTTCTTTTTTTTATAACTTTATTTAGTTTTATTCGTATACACCGTTATGACTGTCAGGCAAAAAATAGAGAATGCTCTGGTTCATCTTGGAATGTTTGAGCAACAAGCTCAAAAGGTGATGGATATAGCTATGCCAACAATAGACGGAATATCGGACGAATATCAAATATCTTGGGACTCTGATTGTGAAATCTATGAGGAAGAAATGTACGATTTTTTGTTTACATTTGTTAAGCCAGAAGCTTTGAAGTGGATTGACGAAAACGTTCCAAAAGCTTGGTTCAGAGAGAATTTTATTTAATTAATTTAAAAATAATTTTATGGGTTTAGGTTTTAATCATGCAGATGCACAGTGGGCTTATTCTGGATTTGATATTTTTAGAGAGCGACTGGCAATGGAAATTGGGATTTGCCTTAGTTTAATGGAAGGGTTTTGGATTCCTGGATATGATGAATATTCAAAGGTAGAAAAAACTATAAAGACTGTTGGAACAAAAGTCATTGACGAAAGCTTCAGTTGGCTTCCAAAAGGGCCTTTAAAATGGGACAAAATACAAGACCCCATAGTTGATTTATTAAATCATAGTGATTGTGAGGGACATTTAACAGCAGGTCAATGTAAAAAGATTGCGCCCAGATTAAGAGAGCTAATCAAAGATTGGAATGATGAAGACTATGACAAAATACAGGCATTAAAGCTGGCTGAAGGAATGGAATATTGTGTTAAAAATAAAAAGGAATTAGAATTTTGTTAAAAAAACAATTATGCAAACACTTAAAGAAAAATTAAAAGAAGATTTGAAAAAAGCCTTGATGTCAAGAGACATTGTAAAAAGAAGCTTAATTCAAGTTATTTTGGGAGAAGTGGCACTGGAAGATGGTCGTGGTGCCGTGGGATTTCATTTAAACGATGATGGAATTTTGGCAGTTTTAAAGAAACTCAAAAAGAACCATGAGGTTACTAAAACAGAGTGCGAAGCTGCAGGGCGTGAAGTCCCAGAAGACATTTTGAAGGAAATTGAAATCCTTAACACTTATCTGCCAGCTCAAATGAGCAAAGAAGATGTTGAGAAGATTGTCGATTCTTTAATTTTAGAAATTGGAGCTACATCTATGAAAGAAATGGGTAGTGTAATGGGAGCTTTTAATTCAAAATATGCAGGTCAGGCCGATGGAAAAATTGTTTCTCAAATTGTAAAAGAGAAGTTAAACAAAAATGTACAGCCTTGATTTTGAAAATGAACAATTGGTAGAATATCAGGGGAAGATTGTATTTGACCCCAAAGCCATATGCGACCCATCGGGTAAAATGTTCAAACCCTGGTGGGTTATTGTTTCTTTAGGGGCAGACAACGAATTTGGTGCATATTATTCATGGTTCTATGAAAGGCAGCATGGAATAAAGCTGCAGCGCCCAGCATTTGGTTCTCACATTAGCGTAATTAATGGAGAAGAAACCGATAAAGACAATTGGGAAAAATTTAAAGGATTATATCACAACAAAGATATTAAATTCATTTATGAGATGTCTCCCAGGACAAATGGTAAGCATGTATGGTTTAGGGTGAGATGTGATGAATTAAAAGACCTGAGAGAGCAAATGGGCTATTCCAGAGATGGAAAGTGGGGGCTTCATTTAACGTTGGGGATGCCGACACCGATTTATCTCGAAAGAAATTATGCTGTTTGGAGAATGTATCAAAATTGTGGAAGAAATTGTTAGGATATTAAAAAACTTTTTTGTACATTTGCGTATAAATTAAAAACAATGGAAGAAAAAGACGCTGAACTAAAGAACTCTCAGGAGTGGTATGAATTAGTGCCAAAAAAATATAAGTTGAAAATATTTGACCCAGACGGATGGGATAGAAAAAACTATCAGTTTTCTTTTCACGAAGAGAAAATCACTAAAGAAGAATTTAAAAGAAGACTAATGAAATCTACGTGTTTTTGTGACATTAGTTTTCATGGTTCAGATTGGTAATAATATAAATTAAAAAGTAAATTATGATAAACCAAGGTAGATTAGAAATTTTTGAAAGTTTCTGGATTGATAAAGGCTTAAAGAAAAAAAACACTGAGGACTCAAATAATGTTGAAGGTAGCAACATAGTTACTCTTCCAGATGGCAGGTTGTTCATGCCTTCTACCGTTAATATGGGCGGAGAAACATTGAGAGGTTTTTTACAATCTTCTTCTACGAATGTGAGAGGTGAAGATGTAACATTGCGTGCATATGCAGATTATGTATATTCTCAGAATCGCACCATAATTAATTGGGCAAAACTTAAATTTGTTAAGTTAATAACGTCTGGGAATCCAAACAAAATTAAAGCAGGAGCCGTAAAATATCAAGATATAGATTTGTTCTTCAAAAACATTCATGACTCTATTAAAGAGCTTGATGTTAAACCAGAGTCTGTGGAATTTTACATAGATGCAATAAAAACAGCATCGGAAAACAATCAAACAGCATTGGTAGAAATTCTGGCTTCGAAAAGAAACGTCATTCTAAGACAATTGCATTTATTAAAATTGGATAAAATAAAATATGTTGACGAGGAGGATGTTGTAAAATTTTTCGAACTCTCAAAAGTTCCAGGTAAAGTTTTAAAATTGACTTATTTGAGGAATTTTGTTCGTATTATTCCTTCCGAAGTGGTGGAAATAAAGAACAAACTTGATGAGCATGGAGCGTTTGATAACTATGTTGTGTTACATTTTGACAAAATTGGAGACTCAACAGAATTGACCAAAGCTCAAAAGGAAAAGGCAAAAGACCCAATTTTATTTGGACTGATTGCTGGGAGCAGAAAGTTGTATTATGTTGGAGATTGGATTGATGAGTACTGCGACCTTACTTTAAACAAATTGCTTAAAACTTTAGAAATAAAAAAGGCAAAAGAGTTAACCAAGACTACGATTAAGAAAACATTACTAAACCTAGATAAAATATAAAACAAAAAACATATTTTTTCGTATAATATAAGAAAAAGGTGTAATGGCAAAGTTTATATTAAAATCGAAAATAAATTCTTTACTTAGGAATACAGGAAAATCTCCAATAGTTGAAATAAGCTTTTTGGGAACGGGCGGCGCTTTTGATTTAAAAGAAAAGAATTCAAGTGCCATTATAAGAACGGCTGTGGGAACCATTTTGGTTGATTGTGGTTCCACGGTATATACGGAGCTGAGAGAAAAAGATTTAGTTGATGGCATTGATTGTGTGTTCATCACCCATTGTCACGAAGACCATATAGGAAGTTTGTCCACTCTTGTTTATCACAAATATTTTGTACAAAAGAAACCTGTGAAAATAGAATGTATTCCTTCTTTAAAGCCGAATCTTGAAAAATACCTGAGAGATGTTTGTGGTCACAGCGAAGATAGTTATGAAATCAATTCGAATCCTGGTGTTTTATATGACAATTTGAATATGATAATTCATAAAGTAGAAACGACAAGTCACCATTATAAAGACTTCCCATCTGCGGGGTTTGTTTTTAATTTCAAAAAGGGTGGTGAAGATTTATTTCTGATTTATAGTGGAGATATCAATGTTCCAATTACTGAAATAATTAGCGAAACGAATCCAGCACTATACGAATCTATAGCTAAATCACCAGAGAATGTTTTTATTTTCCACGAATCAACAGCAACGGCTTATCCGCCGCTTTATCCTCATTGTGAATATCAAAAACTAGAGAAAGTTGCAGAAGTTTTTCCCAACATATATCTTTACCATCACAGCTTAGAAGAAACAAAGAAGGTATTCAAAGAAATGAGAGATTCAAACACAAAATTGGGTGCAATAAAGAAAGCTATTGATTCAGATTTAAACAAAAAACTATCTTTGGTTAAAAAATATGAAAACCAAGAGAGATTAAGGGTGCAGGCGAAAGTTTTAAAAGAGGAATTCACAGAAGACCTAGAAAGAGTTTCTTTAAAAACTAAAGATTTAAACAACATAGGGAACGAATTAATCATTCAAGAAGAAATGGGATTGTAAAATTAAAATAACCAACTAAAAATAAATCTAACATGAAGAACAGAAGTGAATTTGAAAAATATGCCATGGGGCATAGGGGAATTAGTAGCATGACTTTACACAACTATCATTCTGCAATAAACAAGAGAACTACTCTTGGAGTTAATGCGGCAGGACCTGTTGCAATGACCCCCAACATTATTGAGGAGAGAAAAATGAATGCAATTTCGATGGACGTATTTTCGAGGCTTATGGCTGACAGAATCATTTTTCTTGGTCTTCCTATCGACGATATGATTGCCAACATTGTTAATGCCCAATTGCTGTTTTTAGAATCAGTAGACAAAGATGCGGACATTAATATATATCTAAATTCTCCAGGCGGCTCGGTATATGCAGGACTTGGTATTTATGATTTAATGCAATATGTTGCTCCAAGAATTGTAACGGTGAATACTGGGATAGCAGCATCAATGGCAGCTGTTCTGCTATGTGCTGGCGCTGAAGGACACAGAAGTGCATTAAAACACTCAAGAACATTAATTCATCAGCCAATGGGCGGAGCTTATGGGCAGGCTTCTGATATAGAGATTGCAGCGGCAGAAATTAACAAGATGAAGAAAGAACTTTATGACATTATTGCCCTCCATTCAAAACAACCATTTAAAAAGGTTGAAAAAGATTCAGACCGTGATTGCTGGATGAGCGCTGTTGAAGCAAAAGAATATCATTTGATTGATAACATTCTTGAAAAGAAGAAAAAATAATTTATCCTAAATCCCTATCAATAAGCTCCATGATGTAATCCGTTATGGAGCTTATGTTTTTTTGTTTCATTTTGATTAGAATTTTCTCCTTCTTTTGTTTGTCTAATCTTATATTAATTGCTACTTTTTTCTTCTTCTCTTTTTTGTCTATAAATTTTCCTTCTATTTCTGTTGCTATTTTGTCTGGGTCGTGATTATACATTTTGCACATTTTTTCATACCAGGCAGCATCAAAATATGGACATTGCTTCCATGTAACATTTATTTGTTTAAAATCGTTTATTTTTTTTGCTGAATTAGTCCACAATCTATAAAAGAAGTCTTCTTTATATTGGGGAGTAGATGATATTATAAGTCTACCAACGCTACTTTTTAACAACATGGTTGATGTTAAAAAAACCTGTTGTGGGTCATTTAACCATTCGAAATTGTTTATATAAATTAAATCACAATTAAACCCCTTTGTGGAACATGGGTCGTATCCAGTTACTGTTATTTTGCTGTTGTTTTTTAATTCAACACTTTTCTTGTTGTTTATAACAGGAGTTTCATTTGCATGATAAAGAATTGTTTTTATTTTTTCCAAAAAATGTATAGCACAGTCTGCATTAGTAGAAATGACAAGAGCTCTTTTGTTGCCATTTTTCACAACAAAATGAGCAATATCTATGGCCACGGCTGTATCAACTCCAACTTGTCTGCTATGTTTAATGATAGTGAATTTATTCTTCTCAAGTGACTCTAGCATTTTCTTTTGATAGTCGAACAAAGTCAATTTATCTATTCTGTTTGTGTGTGGACTATAGGCATATGCAAATTCTTTTGCAAATTTAATAAGGTCTGAATTTTGTTTTTTCATATTTTTTTTGTATTATTGTATTACATAAATATGTAGAAAAAAACTTATTTTGAATTTTTTCGTATAAAAGAAAAAAACACCATGAAGAGATTAGCAATATATCCAGGAAGCTTCAACCCAATGACAATTGGGCATCTGTCAATTTTGGAAAAGGCTGAAGCAATCTTTGACGAGGTTATAATAGCCATAGGCGTTAACCCAGAAAAGAAAGTTGACGAAAAAATCAGCAGATTAGAAACGCTGAAACGTCAATTGCCCCCCAATAAAAAAGTAGAAGAATTTAAAGGATTTCTTGTTGATTATGTCAATAAGAAGGTGGAGGAAGGATATGACGTTACAGTCGTGAGGGGATTAAGAAACGGTGCCGACCTTGACTTTGAAGTAAACCAGCTCAGGGTAATGGAAGACCAGGACCCAAGAATTAAGATGGTGTTCATTCCATGCGACAGAAGATATGAGCATGTTTCATCCTCTATGGTTAGAGCAATGGAGAAAATACAGGAAGGTTCCGCCAGCGAATACATAATGAAGCCAGAGAAGGCTTGGAATAATGGGGTTAGACCAGGGATAGTCGAAAGTATGAACGAAAAGATGAAGAGAGAATATGTGATTTATTTTGAAGATGAGTCTCCTGATGCGCCTATGATAACTCAACGAAGAAACGTTGCATATATTGACGGTGAAATATATGCCAAGAAAATTTCTGAATATCTTAGTCTTATTGATGATGGTGGTGATGCGAGTAGAAGTTATAAGTATAAAAGGATGGAAGATATGAAATCTATAATAGAGCCACCGTCGTATGAATTACACGATTAAAAAAATAAAAAGAAATGGAAAATAAATACGAATTTTTTTGGAAATCAAATTCTCCGTTTTCCAACTGGCATCCAGCAAAGTTTGAAGTGGATGGACAAAAGTTTGAAAACTCTGAACAGTATATGATGTGGGCTAAGGCCACATTAATGGCTGATTTTACAACGGCAGATAAAATTATGAAAATTTCTGACCCTCATGAAATAAAGAAGCTGGGAAAACAAGTGACACCATTCAATTCAACTCTTTGGGATAAGGTTAAGTTTGATGTTATGACCGTTGGGTGCAAAGCAAAGTTTACACAGAACGAGGTTCTTAAAAAGGTTTTGCTTGCTACTGGGGATAAAAAAATCTGTGAAGCATCACCATTTGACCGAATTTGGGGCATCGGATTGAATGAGGATGATGCGAAGAAGACAGACTCCAAAGATTGGCCAGGGCAGAATCTTCTTGGAAAAGTTTTAACAAAACTGCGTGACGAACTAAAAAACAGCTGACATAAAGATTAAAAAAAACACTATTTATAATAAAGACAAAAATGAGAAAACTCTTTATTATTTTTTTGTTTTTTTTAAGCACTGTGGCTGTTGCTCAAAAAAAAGATTCGTTACATAGCGATACTTTGTTAATTGGATATATAGCCCCAACAAGTGATGTTTTTTTAGACGGAGTTTTGCTTATTGCAGACCTGGGAAATGAAATCATTAATTATTGTACTGAAGATGGGTTGATTTTGTTTAGGGTCAATGAGGAATGGAAAGACGTTCATGAATTAATGAATAAAATAGAAAAGAAGTTGGGAGGAGCTTGCTTTCTTAAGCAGGGCACAACAGGGTTTTACCAAGGAAGGTGTAAAGATAGATTGTTAAAAGAAAGATTGAAAAACAAGAATTAAACCTTCTCTACAAATATTTCCACAAGGGGTTTTCCGCTTAATTCAGAAACACCATCATAAGTTATATCAACAATTTCTAATCCGATAGTTTTCCCCCCCTTGTCTTTTATGATTAACCTGGAGCCCTTTCCAAGTCCAGCTATTATTTTTTTGTTAGGCAGGTCTAGTTCTGAGTTAGAATACGTGGAAAAGATTCGAATGGTGACATCATCGTTGCTTTCTTTAAGTGTTCCCATCTTTTTTTCAAAGTCGCTGTAAATCGTCTCTAATTGTTTTTTAAAAGCATCTTCTTTGTCAGAGAAAGTTTTCGCAATAGCTTCAAGTTTTTTATCTACTTCTCCAGTGACTTTTTCCTTTACTTCATTTTGAAGGTTTTCAATCTTTTTGGTTTCATCCTCTTTTGTTTTTTGTTCAAGAATTTCTGTTTTTTCTTGATGTTTTTCTTTCAGGTCTACGTTTTCCAAGCTTCTCAGTCCTGAGTTGTATTCTTTAATTAAATCCAGCACGTATTTATCGGTTCCAATTTCTGGGTCGTAATAGGGAGCAGACTTTCTGTTGTATTTAATAAAAATGTTTTTCAGAGCATCGAACTCTTGTCTGTTATAACTTTCAACCAAATCCTCAACGTATTGAATATTGGCTGGGTTGTAAATGTTATATAAATCGGTTAGCAAATTTTTAAAAACGTCTTTTTCCATATAATTTTTATTTTAAATATAGGAAAGATAAACAAAAAAGCCAAGTCTTAAAAAAACTTGGCTTTACTTTTTTTAATATATTTCTATTATTTCATATATGGACTCATAAGTTTGGTGTTTTTCGAATTTCCCAAATATCTTATCGCAGCATTTTTAACTTGCCTGATTCTTTCCCTGGTCAAATCAAGGTGCCTCCCAATTTCATCAAGGGTTTTAGGCTCTTGTCCAGTTAATCCATAATACAATTCAATGACAGTTCTATGCTTATAAGGCATTTTACTCAATATTTCCTTAACGATTCTTTTTAAATCTTCGTCCTCCAAATTTTCATCTGTATTTCTGGCAGTGTAATCAATCAATAGACCCTCAAGAGTTGTTCCACTACCATCGGTTTTTTTTGATTTATTACTTACAATCTCAGCGTTTAATGATTGAAGACCACCGTCAATTGAAAATAACCTTTCTAACTCTTCCGAATCAATCTCGTAGTCCAAAATGTCAACAATTTCATCCGTGGTTGGCTTTCTGCTATATTCTTGCTCAAATGACTCTTGAATTTTTTTAATTTTATTTATTTGATTTATTTTATTGAGAGGAATTCTTATTGTTCTTGAACAATCGCTTAAATAACACAAAATTGACTGTCTAATCCACCACACAGCGTATGATATGAACTTAAATCCTCTTGCTGGGTCGAATTTTTTAGCTGCTTTTATAAGTCCTATGTTGCCTTCACTTACCAAATCTTCTAGTGGGCAAAATTCGTTTTGGTATTGTTTTGCTACACTTACAACAAATCTTAAGTTTCTTTCTATTAATTCAGTTTCTGCTTTTTTGTCTCCGAGTTTAATTCTTTCTGCTAGTTCTACTTCTTCTTCTCCTGTCAGCGTCTTTGCTTTGCTTATTCTTGCAATCTCATTTAAATATCTTTGAAATGATTCTGACTGTCTTTTTGTAATCTGTTGGGAAATTTTCAGAGCTCTCATAGGCGGTAGTTTAATTCGTGTTAGGTTAGGTTTTTTAACTATTACGATAAAAAAGTAAAAAGGTTACAGGGTTATAGAAGTTCTTGCTGTAATATTTTTAAAATTTTGATTTTTTAATTTTTTTTTATATATTTATGTATAAACATTGTTATAACATTGTAACAATTAAAACATAAATTATGAAAAAAGAAGAAAATATCACAATAAGGATTGACTCTGAACTAAAGAGAGAATTTCAGGAAATATGTGAGCATGAAAAAACTGATATGTCAAACAAAATTCATTTTTTCATAGGTGAAGATGTGAAAGCTAAAAAGATTATTCTGATAGAATCACAGATAGAAGAGCTTATAAAGTTGTTTGGATATAATATTCACATTGTTAATTGCCCCGATTTAACTCAAGCCTTTAGATTTTCTAAAAAATTTACCTTTATTGATTTTATTGAAGAGAATAAGTATAAAAAAATATATTTGTACCTGCAGGGTTCTAATTTGCCAAATGAAATAAGGTGTTTTATAACAGACTAAAAATGGAAACAAAATTTTGTAAATGTTGCTGTGTTGAAAAAGATGTTAAATGGTTTTATAGAAATAGAACTAAAAAAGACGGATATGCATCTGTATGTAAGAAATGTAAAGGAGAAGGTGGTTTAATTAGAAAAAAAGCAAAACGTGGATTTAAAATATGCCCCTGTTGTAAAGTAGAAAGCCCAATTGAAGAATTTTGGAAAAGCAAATCTAAGAAAGATGGGCTTCATTGTTTTTGCATATTATGTTCTAAAAAGAAAGCAAAAGCATCAAGAGAAAAGAACAGAGATAAAATAAAACAAAGAACAATAAAGTTTAAAATAACTCATCCAGAATATAAAAAAGAATATGATAAGTTGTGGAAAATAAAGAACCCATCTTACCTTAATAGTTTTAACAAGCGGAAGAGAAATGAAGACCCGCTATATAAATTGAGCGGCAACATTAGAAGCTTAATAAGTAGCTCGTTAAGAACAAGTGGTTTTAAAAAAAACACAAAGACTGAACAAATACTTGGATGTTCTTTTGAGGAGTTTAAATTGTATTTGGAAAGCAAATTTGAGCCTTGGATGTGTTGGAATAACGTTGGAAGATTTAAAAATGAAAAAATGATAAAGAATAAATTCTGGCAACTAGACCATATAATTCCAATATCATCTGCAAAAACAGAAGAAGAAGAAATATATAGACTAAATCATTACACAAATTTTCAACCTTTAGATGCTTTTGATAACTGTATAACCAAAAGGAATAAGATGTAAAAACCCTCAAACCTAAAGGAGAGAGGGCTTTTATACCTATTTACGCCGCAAGGGTGTTAACAGGTGCTTGGCTGTAACTCATTTTGGCTAGAGCCATAGCTTCTTTTATAAAATTTTCGCCGTTTAAAGCTTTTGCTAACACTCTCTCTTTACCCACTCTATCAAATTCTAATGCCTTCATACCCCTTTTGTAATTAATGTCTTAGTGGAGTATATGGGATTTGAACCCATGTCATTTGATATGCCAATAAAAATACAAACGAACGTTAACTATTTGTAAATATATAAAAAAAAAACAAAACAACAAAATTTAATGATTGAAAAAAGAAAAAAATTTTTCTAAATTTAGAAAATGTTTAGTTATTTATATAAAATCTGACTAGATATGAAAATAATAAAAATAAAAAAAAGCGGAAAAATCTTTCTGGAAGAAACTGTAGACAAGGATGTTAAGATTAGTGCTGTAAAAGGTTTAAAAAACTATTTGTCTTGTGAAGTGGAGATTGATGAGGATGTAACATTTGGTACTTTCTTTAAGTTGATTGTTGGAGATAAAGATGTATTTGATGTTGTTTTCTGTCAAGAATTAAATGGAAGGAAGTTGGGAGAATTTGGAAAGATGTTGGACGAAGATTTGGTCGATGAAGGTGATTTTAAGTTGGATTTTTTAGAAATATCAAAGATTTTTGAGCTTCTTACTTTTGACAAAGTAAGTACGATTGACTTATTTCCTGTATTTGTGGGAATGGGTAAAACAAGTGATGGGTTTGATTTGTTTATACCTATAAGTATTTGTTCAGTTAATGAATTAAAAAATATAAAAATATCGCAAAACAATTTAGTAGAAGTTTACAGGGATAATTATCATGAGGGGTGCGAAAGCATGGATGATGAGAATCTCATTTCTTTTTTTGACGCTGCAACTAGGATAACTTTATATGAGGCCATTCGTTGCATATTGTTTGAGATAGCTTATTATAAAACGGAAGAGGAAAGGTTGAAAATCAGGAAAAATCAAAATAACGAGCAAATGAATAAAAATAAAATAGAAATTTTAAACATTCAATTGAAAAAATATATAGAAGATGATGATTTTGAAAAGGCTGCGGTGGCCAAAAGAGAACTGGATAGATTAAAAACAATTATAAACATAAAAAAAACTTAATATTAGTCCCCACCATAAAAAAGTGGGGATTTTTTTTGCAGTTTCGTTTTTTATTCTTATTATTGCATTTAAATGTTTTAAATTAAAAGTTATGATTATAATAAGCATAGATTTAGAAACAACTGGAGTTAATCCAGAAACAGACCTAATATTAGAGTTTGGTGCTGTTGTAGAAGACACTGAAAGCCTTTTAAATTACGAAGATGTTCCAAAGTTCAATTGTATAATAGAGCGAGGAGTTCTTTCTGGAAGTGTTTTTGCTTTAAATATGAATCAAAGAATAATAAAGATATTGTCTGATTTTTCTACAGCAGATGGTGAAGAAAGAGCTAGGATGACAAAGGAGTTCAATATTATAAAAGAATGGCAATTGGCTGAAAAGTTTGAGCAGTGGCTAACAGTGTGTTTGGTAGAAAAAAATAAGTATTCTAAAAAAAACAACATTGCTGGCAAAAACTATGCATCTTTTGACGGAAGATTCTTGGTAAACGTTCCAGGATGGAAAGAATTGGTAGCGCCGCTCTTCAGTCGAAGAATAATCGACCCCTCAACCCTATACGTTGATTGGAGAAAAGACGAAGTGTTACCATCTTTAGATGAGTGTTTAAAAAGAGCTGGAATAGAAAAAGGCGTAACCCATACTGCGGTGGAAGACGCATGGGACGTGATTCAAGTGTTAAGAAATAAATACGATAAAATTTAACAATATGACATTCGAGGCGTTTCAACAAATTATTTTGCTGCTCAAGAAAGATTCTGATAAAAGCATGAAACTTTATAAGTTTGGATTTGATGATTTAAATCTTAAAGAAGGTTTGCATGATGTTATAACAATTCTTTTAAAATCTCATTATTCAGAAGCGGGTGAAGATTGGATAAGTTGGTGGTTGTGGGAAGATGTAAAAAGAATTGTGTTTGATGAAAAGGGAGAGGAAGTGGTAGATTTAACCAACGTGGAGGATTTGTGGAAATATGTTGAAGAGATAAGAAAGTCTGATGACTTCAAAGAATATGTTCCAAAGAAAAAGAGAAGGTTGACTGAAAAGCAATTGCGAAAACTTTTTGGAGAAATGTTATTGCCAGAGAAATAACTTTTTTAATTTTCTTGCGTATAAATGAGTGCAATGGATGAAAGATTATTAATAGAAAAATGCCTGAAAGGAAAAAGGAGTGCGCAGCGAGAGCTGTATTCGAAATTTAGCACAAAATTTTTCGGTTTACTTATTAGATATATTGGAAGCAAGGAAGAAGCAGAAATTGTCTTGCAAAATGCATTTATTAATCTTTTTAACAGTTTGCACAAATTTGATTTTTCTGAAAGCTTCGAAAAGTGGGCTAAAAAATTTATGGTTGATATTGCCATAGAATACATGAGGAAAAAGAAAGAGTTTCACGTTTCGTTTTCCAGCGTTTCAGATTCCACAGGATTACAAGACAACATAGATGATTGTGAGTGCTTATGCGAGGTGCCTGCGGTAGAGTTAATGGAAATTATTAAGAGACTAACGCCTGGCTTCAGGTTTGTTTTTAATATGCATGCCATTGAAGAATATACTCATAAAGAAATTTCCGAAAAACTAAATATATCAGAAGATGTGTCTAAGTTTAACTACACTCAGGCAAAGGAAATGATAAAAACTTTAGCATATGAAAAATACAGAAATTGAAAGAAAGTTTTTGCTTAGCAAAGAAAACCTGCCAGATTTGTCACACTATATCTATGGGGACACAACTCAGGGGTACATTCAAAACATAGGAAGCAGCTATCTGTATAGGTTAAGGCAGGTTATTTATATGACGCAAGACCAGTACAGCATTGGAGACAGATACTTTCAAACAATAAAGGGATTTGGAAATAAGAAAAGAGAAGAGTTTGAAATAGAAATATTGAAGCCGCAATTTGGTGTTTTGTGGCCGTTATGCGACCATCTTACAGTTCACAAACATAGATATGAAGTGTTTTTGGATGACAGTAAGAGAAAGGCCGACTTGGATGTTTACAAAAACAAATTGGAAGGGCTATATTCAATTGAGGTCGAATTCAACACCGAAGAAGAGTGCGATGCCTTTGTCCCCCCAGCTTGGTTTGGGAGAGAAGTAACAGAGGACAGCACCTATAGCAATTTTCATCTGGCCATAAATGGATTGCCAAAGAAATTGATTTAAAAACAAGCAAAAATGATAACCGAAGAATTTAAAAGTATGTTGGAGTCTATTAAATTGGATTCTGTACAGATTGAATTTGTTGAAAATTATTTGAAAGAGAACAAAGGAAGAAAGAACGCAGACTGTATTGAATATGCTGATGGTAGTTTATATTATTCAGAATCGTATTTAAAGTTAATGATGCAAAGAGAGCGTGCTCATGGTGTTGAGGAAGGTCAACAAATGCCAATTGTTCATAAAGCAGAAACAATAATGATACCATGTAAAAAATGTGGTCACATAGATAAACTATATGATGGAGATGGAATCTAAATTTATCAAGGAATTATATTTATTGAGCACTCATGTTGAAATGCTGATTTTCTTCGATAGAATTAAATCTGTTTTCAGCAAGTGGATTGATAAGCATTTAAAAGATGTTGATTATACTCTGGAACTATTTGAAGACGTAGACCAATATCACACATCTTGGGTGTCAATAAAAATAGGATATAACAGACAGGTTGAGTTGTTTGAGAAAAACGAAAAATTTAATGATATAAATAATTGGCAAAAATTCGCTGAAAAGTTCGAAAATAAATTTGAATCTATTAAAGACAACAAGCGATTGAAAATAGATTTAAATGGGGATGTTAACATTTTTAGTCATTAAAAATATATAATAATGCAAGTAATATTTGTAGACAACCCAATTCAAGACGAAAACACAAAAGACCCACAATTAATTGATGGGAAACTATATTGTTGGAGCGTAAAGCCCATAAAACTGCGTGGCACATTAAGCGATGAGATAGCCATGATATCTAACAAAAAAACTAAATATTTTTTAATTCATGATGTAATGTCTACACATAAATATTTTTGTGACCAGGGATGTAAGTCAGGGGAAGGATGTAAAAAACATTATAAAGAAGACGACCATGCATTAATTGTTTTGTGCTATGTAATTCAGTAATAAGTAAAAAAAATGGAAACATCAGATAAAAAAGAACCCTGTAAGCATGTTAACACATCTTGGGCTCCCTTACACGATTGTCACTTTTGTAATGACTGCCAAAGGTGGGTGGATTATGATTATGATTTAAAAAAATACAGAGTTTGGATAAAAGGCAAATGGGTTCTTGATAAAAAATAATATCGGACATGTCCTATAAATGTCCGATAACTTTTTCAAAAAAGCAACATAAGGGACAATATAACGGACATTGTGACCTTTATATTCTTAATCTAAGAAACTTTTTTTAATTTTGTACGTATAACCTAAAAAAATTTTTACTATGAACAAGTATTTAATTATCTTATTAGTTATCGCATTAATTGTTATTGCATGCCTTATTGGTTCTTATGTTCTTGCGCTTGGAGTTTTTCTCTTTAAGCTTATGTTGGGACTCGTAGCAGTTATTATTTTCGCTCTTGGTATTGTTATTGGAAGATTCTTTCCATATAAAAGCAAGAAGCAGTTGCTAAATGAAAGCGAATAAAGTTGGACCACAAGAAAATACAGGAAATAGTAGATAAGGTATTTACAGAAGCCTTTATTCATACACCTTTGACAAAAAGGTTGGAGGATATTGCAGGCGAGTGTAGAGAGCTTTGTAACTATACAAACCTTGCCAACCTTAAGGAAGAGACTGGTGATTTGCTTGCTAGTTTAATTCAGCTTTGTAACGAAAGTGGTTGGGACTTTGCAGAACTTATTAGAGACAATAGTGCAAAGATTCACAGCAGAATGCTTCAATACAAAGGTAGGGGGAGAAAAACTCAGGTAGCAATACTTGGAGGCGCTTTTGACCCAGTTACCGTAGCTCACATAGAGCTTGCTGAGCTTGTTTTAAAAGTAAGCAAGTGGGCTGACGAAGTATGGATGATGCCAGTATATCAACATATGGATGGCAAAGAAATGGTCTCCCCAGAGCATAGGTTGGAAATGCTTAAAATTGCAACCAAAAATGATGGAAGAATTAAGGTGTGTGATTATGAAATAAAACATCAATTGCATGGAGAGACATATCATCTTTTGAATAAATTAATTCACGATAAGGAATATGACAATTATCGGTTTGCTTTTGTTATAGGAATTGATAGGGCAAATACAATAAAAGATTGGTATAATTCTGATGAATTGTTAAAGATGGATGTTCCTTTTATTGTGTCTCCAAGAAATGGTATAAAAAGAGACGATTGGATTAATTGGTATTTGCAGCCACCTCACATTTATATACAGGACGAAGGGGGCAATTCAGTTTCTGCTGCATCTTCCACTCAAGCAAGGAAGTTGTTTGTAATGCTAAAAGAGGAAACAAGACCTTATCCTTCTCTTTCTTATGTTGAAATAAAAGAGTCATTGTTAAAGGTTATCACTCATGATGTTTTTGAATATATTATGAGAAACAAACTTTATGTATAACAAATTTCATTTTTTCTCGTATAAGTCAACAAATAAAAAAAATTAATTTAAAAAACTATGAATTTTTTTGCTAAAATGGGTCTTGTAAATGCAGCCCCCGAAGAAGTAGAAGAACAAACTACTGAAAAAAACTCTTCTGTGAAAAACACTGAAGAAAAACAAACTCCAGCTCCAGCGCAAGAAGTTAAAAAGTCAAAACTTTCTTTTGCACCATTAGCTAATACAGTATCTGGCCAAGTGGTCGGCAACGTTGACAATGACATTTTCGAAAAGCTGTCATCTGCTATTGAGGAAAACAATCTTCCTGGCAACGATTTTTTGGAGTTCATGCAGTCTTTAACAAAAATGTCAAGCGTATCAGCTGCAGAGAAAGATAAGATGAATATGGTCTTTGCAACTCTTTCCACTTCGGATGGAATGACTAAAGACCATTTGGTAAAATCAATTGACCATTATTTGAATGTAATTGAATCCGAAAGAAAAGGGTTCCAAAAAGAAATGCAAAGGAAACTTTCAGAAGAGGTAGAACAAAAGGATGCTTATGTTGAGCAGCTATCTACATCTGCAAAAGAAAAGAACGAACAAATTCAAAAGCTGACGGAGGAAATTCAGAAAATCAGCGACGAAATTGCAGTTGCAAAAACAGAATCATCCAATTCAAAAATTTTCATTGAACAGAAACAGGCAGATTTTGAAGTTACGGTTGCACAATTGCAGGCTCAAATCCTTGATTACAAAACAAAAATCGAACAACATATTCAATAATTTATTTACTTTAAAAACAAAAAAATGGAAAACAACTTAGAAAAAGGAGTTAAAGGTTTCTTTCAAAAACCAGAAGGTAAAGTGGGAAAAGTCTTTTTGTGGTTAATGGGAATTGGTGCAGCCATTGGGTTGTACATGTTACTCCCTTATATCATAATTCTTCTAACCAACACGCTTCATGCATTGTTGCTTCTCGGAGCTTTATTTTTGTTAATTTTTGTTGTGACAAGCAAGAAGGTGCAAAATCTTGCTTCCTTTGGATTTAAAATGTTTATGAGATACATCACTGGTGTATTCGTAGAACTTAATCCAATAGCAATAATTAAAATTCACATTGAAAATTTGGAAAAGAACCATGTGGTAATGAATGACCACATTGCCAGGCTTTCTGGTGAAATTCGTGGTTTGGAAAGAAAGATATCTGATAATAAAAACGATATCGAAAAAAGTTTAAGAATTGCTTCCAGCGCAAAAGAACAAGAACAGAAGGGTCAGGCATGGATTGAAGCGAGAAAAGCTGGCAGAAGAAAAGATGGAACTATTAAATTGACAGACCTTCTTTCGAAAATTCAAAAGATTTATACTGTCCTTAAAAAAATGTATGAAGTTTCAGGGTTCGTCATTGAAGATTTGAAAGATGATGTAGAACAGAAGGAAATTGAATACAAAACAATTAGACAGGCTTATGCAGCTTTAACTGCAAGCATGTCTATATTAAACGGAAATCCTAATGACAGGGCTATGTTTGAATTGGCCTTGGATAAGATGGAAGAAGAAGTTTCTCAGAAACTTGGAACCATGGACAGATTTATGGACATGTCTGCAAGTCTTGTGTCAAGCATTGACATCGAACAGGGTATTTTTGCAGAAGATGGAATGAAAATGTTGGAAGAATATGAAAATGGTGGATTTGACTCGTTCTTTAGTGATTTTAGTTCAGACAAAGAACCTGTGTTAATACCAGTATCAAAAAAATCTGCCGAAGGGATAAAAACCTTAAAGAAAGACGAATCAACAGGTAAATATTTTTAATTAATAAAAAAAGAAAGTCATGCAATATTTTAAAAGAAGATTTAAAATGAAAAGATTTATAATTTTTATATCATTAATGGTTGGTCTGACACTATTCTTGGTGTACCAATCCTCAGCCGCAACAACAGATTCAACTAAAGTTGATACCTGTAAAGTTAAAGTGGAACCGTTTGCAAATGTTGGTGTAGTAAGCCAATACGTGTGGAGAGGCACTATGCTCGACAACAAACCAAATTTACAGCCTATTTTAGGATTAACAATTGGTAATTTTGAAATTGGAACAGTAGGCTCTTTGAGTACTCTTAATAATTATTATGAAGCAGATTTGTATGCATCATACACATTTTTTAACCGATTAAAGTTTGCTGTTACTGATTTTTATATTGATTTATCTGGAGCTGCGAATTCTCAGAGCTATTTTAACTATTCTGATACAGCCGTTTCTCATCATATTGTGGCAGATGCAATGTGGCTATGTTCAAAAAGATTTCCTGTAAAACTAACGGCCTCTACCATATTACATAGTGGTTGGGATTTATATAACACTGGTGAGAAAAAATTTACTTCGTATTTTGAAGCCAGGTATTATAAAGAAAGTTGGGAGTTGTATGTTGGAGCGCTTACTGGACAAAGTGATTTCTATCTGAACAATGTGGATGGGTTTGGAATCGTAAATGTAGGCGCAGCTTATAATTATAAGATTAAATTCAATGACCAATACAGTCTTCCAATGGTGACACAATTGTGCGTTAACCCTCAAATGGAAAAATTTTATCTGACATTTGGTGTAACTTTTTAAGTTTTTTTGCGTATAGATTACCGTAAAAACAAAAATTATTAACTTTTAATTAAAAACAAAAATTAAGAAAATGAACACAACAACAACAAAAACTGGTGGCTTAACAACAAGAGGTGGGTTTGTAATTGCCGTCTTAGTAGTAGTGGTTCTTGGAGTACTGTATTTCTCCTTCAAGGACAAAATCAACTCATTTGCTGGAAAAACAGTAAGCGGAGAAGTAATTAAAATCGGTGTGGTAACATGGCCAGGGTATGCTGCAGGTCAGTATATGAATAACGGCTTTGAACCAAACATGGAGTGCCGTTATTACAAAGAATATGGTATTCAGGTGCAATTTGTTTTGCTCGATGATTTCGTAGCTTCAAGAAAAGCCTTTGAATCTGGTGAAGTAGACCTTTTGTGGTGTACTGTGGATGCTCTTCCGACAGAAATGAGTAGACAGGGCACTATGGCCTTATCTAATCCTAAAATTTTATTCCAAGCAGACTGGTCTCGTGGTGGTGATGCCATTGTTGTAGACCAATCAATAGAAAAGTTCTCCGACCTTAAAGGTAAATCTGTGGCCGTTGCTGAAGGAACTCCAAGTCATTCGTTTTTAATTAATATGTTAAAAGCGAACCAAATGACAATTGATGATATTCAGGTAAAAGCCGTTCCTAATGCTATTGATGCTGCAAGTACATTTAAACAGGGTGCAGTTGCCGCAGCTGTTGTTTGGTCTCCAGACGATATTGACTGTGTTAAAAAAGTAACTGGTGCAAAAATATTAACAAGCACAAAAGAGGCTATGTATATTATTGCCGACTGTTTTATTGCAAAAGAAGAATATATTAAAAAGAATTCCGAAAAGCTGCAGAAGCTTTATGACGGATGGATGGTTGGAGCTGCCGAGCTTAATGCCGACAAGGATGGAGCAAGAGCTAAAGCCGCTAAAATACTCGCCGATAAATTTCAAATGTCAGAAGCAGATGCTCTGGCCTCAATGGATAACGTAAGATATACAAATGCTGGCGATAATAAAAACTTCTTTGGCATCGGAGACAACAAAGCCGTAACAGGAGATATGCTCTATACATCAATGTCTGGTGAATACCAAAAAATTAAAAAAGCCGATAATCCTTTGTCGTGGAAAGATGTTTCTGATATGACTTTTGTTAAAGCATGTACTCTCACTGGAAACGGACAATTAGCAGAAGTGTCAAAGAAATTTGATGTTGCTACCGACGAAATGAAGACCAAAACAGCATATTCAACTAAGAAAGTTGTAATTAATTTCCCGACTAACTCATTTACCCTAACTGGACAATCCAAGGCAACAATTACTAAGGAATTTGCTGACATTGCCAAAACAAATGCTGGAGCGAGAATCCGCATCGAAGGTAACACTGATAATACAGGAAATGCCGCATATAATATAACATTATCTCAAGAAAGAGCCCAGGCTGTTGCCGATTATTTAATTATGATGTACGGTTTTGATAAAAACAGAATCATTGTAACGGGTAATGGGTCAAAGCATGCCATTGCTGCAGGTTCATTCGGTAGTGATGAAAATTACAGAACCACCGACTTCCAACTTGTTAAAGACTAATTAATTTTGAATGTGAAAAAGCGCTCAAAGACTTGAGCGCTTTTTTTAATCCTTTAAGTGAAAAAAATGAAAACTCTTAAATCACTTTTTAAATCAGGCGGAAAAATATCTGATAGCCTTTCACTGGTAGTGGGAATCGTTGGATTTGGTGTTTTAATGGCTATCTGGTATACAATAACTACGGGAACTGGTTTGGTTAAGCCGCAAACAATTCCGAGTCCAGAAAGCGTTATATTGTCTTTTGGCGAGCTTTTTAGTAAAGACAATCTAATTGCAAACGTCATATATTCTATAAAGTTGAATGTTGGTGGATATATTAAAGCCATTGCTTTAGCTATACCAGTTGGGTTTTTAATTGCACTGATACCATTTTTTAGAAGTATGTTCAGTAAATACATTGACGCATTAAGATATGTTCCTCTTACTGGACTTGTAGGTGTATTTATTGCTTGGTATGGAATTTCCACTGGAATGAAAGTGAATTTTTTAGCATTTGGTATTATAGTTTATTTATTGCCCATGGTAGTTCAGCGTGTTTTTGAAACGGAAAAAATCCACCTTGATACAATTTATACTTTGGGTGCCAACAGCTGGCAAACCTTTGCGAAGGTGTATTGGCCTTCTGTTATGTCAAAGTTGTTTTCTGATATTAGGGTAATCACTGCCATATCCTATACATATATTATTGTAGCAGAAATGGTAAACAATGAAGGGGGAATTGGTGCAATGATTTACACATCTGCAAAACAAAGTAGGTTAGATAAAATTTTTGCGATTATTGTTATAATAATAGTTATTGGATTTTTGCAAGACATTCTTTTCAAGTGGTTAGATAAAAAAATCTTTAAATTTAAATACGCATAATATGTCTGATTATTTTAATAAAGAAGAAAAAAAAGAAGGGGTTTTTGCTGGTATCGTAAAGGATGATTCAGAAAAAAAACATACTGATTTGGAAGATAGAATTGTGTCAAAAAAAGACATATTCAATGATGTTGGAAATTATGGGGCAACTGATATTTTAGAACTTAGAAATGTTTCCCAAACTTATACAGACAAAAGTGGAAAAAAAGAAATTGTTTTTGACGGTTTGAATTTTAAAATAAAAGATGTTGTTGGGGCTGGGCAATTTGTTGTAATAGTTGGGGCAAGCGGCTGCGGAAAATCAACAATATTAAGATATTTTGCTGGACTGCAATCACCAACATCTGGGGAAGTTCTTATTGATGGTAAGCTTCAAACAAGTAAAGACAGAGTTGGAATGGTATTTCAACAATATTCTTCTTTGCCGTGGTTAACGGTTCTAAGAAACGTATGTATTCCGCTAGAATTAAAAGGTATTTCTAAAGCAGAGAGAATAGAACGTGCCATGGAAATGATTAAATTAGTTGGATTAGAAGGGCATGAGGATAAATACGCTCAATACCCAATTTTAAGTGGCGGCCAACTACAAAGGGTGTCTATAGCAAGGAACTTGGTTTCTGGAGATAAAATTATGTTATTGGATGAAATTTCAAGCGGGCTTGATGTAAGGACTGGAATTGAAATAGATGATTTGCTTTGTAAAGTATGGGTGGAACTATGTAAAAAAGTAGATGCCACCTTTGTTATGGTAACACACAATCTACAGGAAGCAGTTTATTTGGCTGATAAAGTATATGTGATGGATTCAAGGCCAGGGCGAGTTATTGAAAATATAAAAATAGACTTGCCATTAGAAAGAAATAGTTTGACAAAAAGAGAGAAAAAATTTAGTGAGTACGTTTACCACATAGAAGATTTGATGACTAAGCTAAAAGAAAAATAATTTATAGTTTAATAGCATCTAAAAAATCTTTGTAATTTTTATCAATTATAAAAATAAACTTATAATTTTGTTTAATACACGCTTTTTGTTTGGATAGATTTTTCTTCAAATCTCTTTTGTATGTATAATTTGATTTTATTTCTATTATCAAATTTATATTTTCCATGTAAAAATCAGAAAAATATGTTTTTGTTTTATTTTGAAAATGGTATTTGATAACCTTTCCCTTTGTTATATATATTTTATTATTATAACAAAAATCTAAAAAATCTTTTTCATACGTTCCTCTATAAAAAAGTCTTGTTTTCTTATGTAGTTTTAAATTAAACGAATTTTTTTGTTGTTTTAGAAAGAATCTTTCTATTTGTGCTACATATTTTGTTCCATATCTTAACAAGGTTTCTTCTTCTGCGTTGTCCCTAAAGGATTTTGATTGAAACGGATAGTCAACCCCATGAACATTAAGATTGTGTTTTTTTATTTTCTCTTTTATTTCACTTGATTCTAAAGGAGACTTTGAACCGTATCTTTCTATGTTCGTCCTTTCTATTTTTTTTCTTATATGTGCATTTTGTATGGGGGTTTTTACTCCATAATTTACCATTAAAGAATTGTTCTGCTTATTTTTAAATTCATTGTTTTTCATGACATTATCTACGCCATATCTTTTTAAGTTTGTACACTTTATCTTCTTTTTAACCACATCTGAACAACTCGGAGAAGTCCCACCATATCTTTCGATGTTAGTTCTTTCTTTTTTTTCTTTGACAATTTTGTTTTTTTGAGCAGATGTTTCTCCATAAATTTCCATGCTAGTCATTTTGGTTTTGATTGTACCACATTTGGGAGAGCAGGCATAGATATTCCATTTGCCTAAATTAATAAAATATCTATTTATTTTTATGGTTTTAATGTGCCCGCAAACATCGCACTTAACCTCAATTAGATTATATCCATTGTGGTAAACTTTATTTATTGGAACAACTATTTTTTGTTTAACCCTTATGTTTTTATACCCAGCCTCTTTGTAATGTTTAAAATTGCTGGTATTAATGGTGACCTCAACTTCAGTGCTTAATATCATGATATTATTTGTTTAAGTTATTAAAATGTTCACGAATAAGCCAATTAACAAAATCAGATTTACTTTTAATGCTTTTTTCTTCTATGAATTCAATGCATTCTTTTTCTAAAGTGATTGACACTTTAACCTTCTTGTTTTCTTTTTTATTTCTTCCCATAACTTTAATTTTATTATAAATAGTACAAAAAAGTAAAAACACTATAATAGTGTTAATAAAAATAAAAATATTTTATAATTTGTTGTAAATGAGGAAGAATAATTTTATTTATTTTTTTTTCTTTTTAATCTGTTTCTTGATTAAATCATTTATGAGGCGGCTTTTATTAATGTGCGCTTCATCCATTTTATCTCTTAAATCTTTGTCTATACTTAAAGAAATTGCCTTATATTCTTTATTGCTTTTCATATTCTGTTTTTTAATAAATATAGAAAATAAGTTTAATAAATCAAAATATTTGTAGTATAATGAAACAAAAACTACAATTTTACGTATAAACTCAAAATTACTTATAAAATGCAGAAAATTGGTTTGGACGTAGACGGTGTGCTTAGAGATTTAATGTCAGGAGTTAATAAGGTATTTAAGACTCACTATCCTGAACATATCGTTAGTGACATCGCATATAATTACGATTTCCCCCACATCAAAATGCCTTTAAAGGATAAGTTTCACATTATCTTTAACGAATACCCAGAAGACATTTTTTTTAAAACCAAGCCTTATCCTGGAACGGTAGCTCAGTTTAAAATTTTAAAGGATTGGACTAACCGAAATGGTATGAAATTAGTGTGTGCGACGACACAGGAGCCACACTTGGTTGCAATGACATATCTTTGGCTCGGAAAATACAATTTAGTGTTTGATGAGCTTTTTATTACGAAAGACAAGGGAAGTTTGGGATTGGATTATTTAATTGATGATGCCCCACACAATTACGACAATTGGATTTCTAATGGTAACCCAGGAGAGAACTTTTTTTTAATGAACAGGGACTGGAACCAAGAAATTACGATAAAAAACAGAATAGAAAAAATTACTGATATTATTAAAATCATAAAAATAGGAGAATAAAATTATGCCAGAATCTAAACTAGAAAACATCAAATCTCTTTATTTAGAGTTAGATGAAAAAGAAAAGGATGAATTCCTCAAATTTCTTCTTACGGGAATAGAAGAAAAAAAATTAGAAGAGTTAAAAAAGAAGGTTGAAGATTTGGAAAAACATCTACATGAAAAGATAACTATTTCAGTAGAATGGGCAAAGAAAAATATATTAGGCATGTAATCAAATTTTCATTTTTTTTTTAATACTTATAGAATAAAAAATGGAAAAAGAAATCAGACTACAGGTTGAAGTCGAATCTAAAAAAGACTTCGAAAAGGTTAAGGAGTTAGTTAATGTTTATGTAGCAAATCTTGAATTGTCAGGCATTCTTAAAGTAAAAGAATTAGAATCTGTAGAAGAGGAGTAAATAATTTGGTTATTTACTCTTTTTTCTTTATATTTGTTTTTTAAAAGAAAACAGATATGAAAGAAAGACTTTTTTTTAACCCAACCAAAAAACTCTCCAAAAATAAATCATTAGAATTACAGTCTGGCATTTGGCAGAATTGGAGTTATTTTAATATCTCTACAAGCTGGAGCAGACACACAGACCATGCAGGGTTTCGCTTTGAAATAGAAATATTCGGACTATATTTCATTTTTGACACTTATGATAACAGGCACTGGGATTGGGATAATGATAGATGGATGGTTTATACAACAGAGGAATAATGACAAGAATTAATTGTGGAATACTCCCTTCTGAATTATCGCACAAACATCTCATTGCAGAACATAGGGAAATCAAAAGGGTCCCAAATTGTGTTTTAAAAGGAAGATATTCATTAAAAGACCAACCATGTGAGTTTGTTTTGGGTAAGGGACACGTTAAATTCTTTTATGACAAATTAGGTTATCTTAAGAAAAGGTACGATGAATTATACAAAGAATGTAAGACAAGAAATTTCAACGTTCAATATTATGGCTCTGCGTGGGAAAACATTCCAAAAGAATTAATGAACGATTACCATCCAACGAAAGATGATGCTAATATTGTAAGAGAAAGAATTGAAGAAAAATTGAGGAAACAAAAGAAAATATGAAGAAAATCTATTTAGCTGGAGGTTGGAGTGAGTGGAGGGATACGGTCAGACGACTGATTGATAATTGTGTCTGGCATGACCCCAGAGACTTTCACAACAACCTAGATTGGTTTGAAATGGAAGTGCAAAAGGTTGCAGAAAGTGACGCAATGATTGCATGTATTACAAAAGACAACCCTTCTGGATTCGGTTCAACATTTGAAATGGGTATGGCTCATGCATTAAAGAAGCCTTATATTCTTATTAACGAGAAAGAAAATAAATACCAATGGGGAATGCAAACCAAAGGTGCTGTCTTTTGTTGCAAAACTATAGAAGAGGCGATAACCTGGATAAGGGCGACAAAATGGATGGATTTAAAAATTGTAGATTATGAGTTTTATCCTGCAGGAGTACCTTGCACACACAAAAGCTGCTGGGCACACAAAAGCTGCTGGGCACACATAAGACATAAATGTGAATACTGCGGTAGAGCGGGGTGTGCAGGAGATGCTTATGTTAATAAAACAAAATTGTAAAAAGAGTTCTTTAAAAAATACAATTGTCTTTTTTAACATTTCTGTTAATTTTACTACAAAGTGGTTGTAGATTCGTATAGTGATTAAGTTCTATAACATCATCTTCAGTTTTTGCTTTTGAGAGTGGGGTTATATGGTCAATATCCCATCCAAAGTTTAATTGTCCATTATATAATCCATAATTTTCCCACGTCATCCATGATTCAAATTTGCTTTCTAAATACATCCTAAATTGTCCTATGGAACATCCCAAAATTTGTTCTGTTCTGTTTTTTTTAATGTATTTGTTTCTTTTAAAACTTTGATAAATCAAACATTTTACATTTCCCTTTAATTTATACAATGGGTCTTCTTTTCTTTTTTTTATGGCACGAATTCTATTTTTTTCTATAATTTCTTTTTTATTCTTAATATAATATCTTCGTTTGTTTTTTTTTATTTTTTCAGAATTAGAAGCACAATATTCTTTTTTGTTTTTTAACACTTTTTCTTTGTTGTTGTCTCTGTATTCTTTTGATGATTTTTTTAACTTTTCACTATTTTTATTATAATATTCTTTTTGACTTTTTAACATTTTTTCCTTGTTAAAATTATAATAATTCTTTCTATACTCTTTTCTTTGTTCCGCTGTTTTCATAAAAAAATTCTCTTCGTTTATATAAATATAACAAAAAAAAAACAAAATGGTTAATTTTTTAAAAAAAATTAGTATATTTGCATAAATGATTTAAGAATGGATGAAAAGATAATTGGAAGTGTAGAGCGTATTATATACTCTAATCAAGAAAATGGCTACCATGTGCTGAGTGTTTTGCTTAAGGACAAAGGAAAAGAGTGTACAGTAACAACGAACCAGCTAAAAATCCACGAAGGATTAACCATGGAGTTCCATGGGCAGTGGGTTTCAAATCCAAGATACGGAAATCAATTTAAAGCGGACAAGGCTATTGAGATTGCACCAGAAACCAGAGAGGCAATGGTAAAATATCTTTCCTCAACTTTCTTTAAAGGAATAGGACCAATAATAGCAAAAAAAATAGTCCAGCACTTTGGAGAAAACACGCTTAATGTTTTAAAAAACGAAATTGATAAGTTGGTTGAGGTGCCAGGCGTTTCCAGGAAGAAGTTGGAGACAATAAAAAATTCCTGGATACAAAATTCTGAGATTAATGAGATAATGGTTTTTCTTCAGAGCTATAACATAAGCACTTTATTTGCAACAAAAATATATGAAACATACGGAAGAGATTGTATTAATCAAATTCGTCAGAATCCTTATAGAATGGCAAATGACATTCGGGGAATAGGATTCAAATATGCGGATAACATTGCTCTTGATATGGGGTTTGCCAGAGATTGCAAAGAAAGAATTGCCGCTGGAATTATTTATATATTAACTGAGGGTGAAAATGATGGACATTGCTATTTGCTGCATCATCAGATATTAAAGAAATCCACAGAAATTCTCGAAGTAAGAATTCAAGAAAAAATTGACGCTATTTTAGACGAGTTGGTTGATGACAACACAATAAAACTATCAACAATATCCGAAGAGAAACGGTATTATTCTGTTCAGGTGTTTTACGATGAAAGATTTTGTGCACAGAAGATTGATATATTGAAAACTGCAGGAAGGCCAGCCGATGAATCTTTAATAAGCAAATGGGAAGAGTCTCTAAAGGAAGAGGAAGTGCAGTTAAGTGAAGAGCAATTAATAAGTATCAAAGAAATAGTTTCCAACGGAGTCTCTGTTCTTACAGGTGGTCCTGGGTGTGGAAAGACAACTGAGCTCAAATATTTAATTAATCTTTTAGATGTATTAAATTTTACTTATTTACTCGCAGCACCAACAGGCCGAGCAGCACAAAGAATGACAGAAGTCATAGGCGTTCAAGCACAGACTATCCACAGACTATTGGGATGGGACCACGTGAGAGGATGCTTTAAGCATAATGAAAAAACTCAACTTAATAGTGAATTTATAATTGTCGACGAAACATCCATGGTGGATATACATTTGGCAGCATCTCTATTGAGAGCTATTCCCCAAGATTGTCAAATTCTTTTTATTGGTGATGTTGACCAGCTGCCACCAGTAGGACCAGGGGCGTTTTTTAAAGATTTAATTAATAGCGGATTTGTAAAAACTTATGTTTTAAATAAAATATTTAGACAAGGAGAAGGTTCAGATATTATTAGATTTGCTCATGGCATTAACAGCGGAATAGAACCAGAAATTTATAGCCCGCTAATTGACCCAGATTTGTGGAACCAAAAAACGGATTGTCTCTTTGTGGACTCCGAACTTGGAGACCCTTATAAAGATTATACTGATTATCCAGATTGGTCAACTTTGTATTATGGAATTGATGCCATTGGAATGATTAAAAAGCTTTATATGGAAACCGTAAATAAATATTACGGGAAAGATATAGAAGTACAAATTTTATGCCCGATGAATGTGGGGGACGTAGGAGCGATTAAAATCAACGAAATTTTACAAGATGCCGTTAATCCACCCGCACCAGGAAAGTTCGAAATTAAGCTTAAAAATAGGATTTTAAGACAAGGAGATAGGGTTATTCAAATCGTCAACAATTATGATTTGGGTGTTTTCAATGGGGATATCGGAAAAATTACTATGGTCAATCCTCCAGAAAAGGAATGTTTAATTGAATTTGGAACTGAAAACAGAAGTGTCTTATACAAAAGAGACCAATTGCTTGAGTTAAAACTTGCATATTGCATAACAATTCACAAAAGTCAAGGAAGCGAATTTGATGCCATCATAATTCCGCTAATGAATCAGCATTACAATATGCTATATCGCAATCTGATTTACACTGGACTTACAAGAGCGAAAAAACTTTGTGTTTTTGTTGGGCAGAGAGGCTCGCTCTCCAGGGCTGTAAAGAACATAAGACAAACGAAGAGACAAACATCATTGATTGAATTGTTGCAAATGAAACAATATGATGCGTAAAAAGAAATATTATTATTATAGTCATAATTGTAGTAGAACAGCGCTCCAATTAATGAATTTAAAAACTGAATTAAAGTTTAAAGGATATCAAATGGAAAGGACTGTAAGGGATGGATGGTATTATATTGGAGTTGCTGGAAATGTAAATTATGATTGGATTTGGAATTGGGAAGCTCTTGTTAGGCTAACGGTTAAAGAAGGAATAGACAGTGTAAATGAAAAAGAGAAATAAAATAAATTATCTTGATTCTTTTTATAATTTAAGAAGCGACATCAAGTTTACGCATTATCAATTGACATTGTGTGATGACAAAGTTAATATTGTTTTAAAGGATTTAAAAACTGGGAAAGAATATCAATCAAGTATATACAACACCCCATTTACAAGTGCAGAAGATTTTATAAAAAGGACGACATGTAAATTTGATGGTAGTTTTTTTGATTTTTAACTTTAAACAATGAAAACAATTACAATAGATGATAAGTATGGCCGAGTAATTCGAATGAAGAGACCCCTATCTCCAGAAAGGAGTCGTAGAATAGCGCTGGATTGTTTTTATAAATTAAGAAGTGATATAAAATTTAAAGCGCACACGTTAACTTTGTGTGATGACAGAATTAATGCTATATTAAAAGATTTAAAGACAGGTAAAGAATATCGTTGTGATATATATGACACTATGTACAGAGATGCAGATACTTTAATAAAATTGGCAAAAAGTACTGTCTGGTTTACAGTAAATGTGAGTGTGACTATTCCTTCTGTTTAAACTTTTCCCTGCATTATTTTCGTATAAAAAAAGAAAAATCCTACTTGAAAATTAAAGAAAAATTGTATTATATTTATATAAAAATTATAAATCATGGCAAAAAAAGAAACTAAAAAACTCACCATAGTAATTGACCCAGAAATTTATAAAAAATTAAATGAAGGAGGGTTTAATAGCAATAAGCTTGTAAATCAATTACTTAAAAAATATTTAGAAAAAAAAGAAAAATAAACACGAGAAAATCCTTGTTTTTACTTTTTTTCTGCATATTTATAAGAAACATTAAAAACTTATAGATATGGGACGCAAGAAAATTGAATCAGAAAAGAAAAAGAAGAATCTGACTCTTAATATAGAAATAGAACTATATAAGAGATTGGAAAATTTAGGCGTGAAGAATAAATCCAAATTTTTTAATTGGTTATTAAAAGAGCATCTTGATGTTTTTAGTAAGGAGGAATCTCTATGATACTAACTAAAGAGGTTGAAATAATTGTCGCCACTTCTAATTTTAAGCATTTTAAAAATTTGGGATACGAAAATTTGTTTGTTGGGAAAAAAATGTTGGTACCCGTGAAACATTTAAAGAGAAAAAGTAGTGCGATTATTCGTGCAAAATGTGATATTTGCGGAAAAGAAAAAAGTCTTCGTTATTATGTATATGCTATAAATTTTGAGAATCAGGGGTGGTATTGCTGTAGCTCTAAATGTTCTATGGGGAAAAAAGAACAAACTTATTTAAGGTTATATGGAGTTAACAATATAAGTCAAAGTGAAATAATAAAAAACAAAGTAAAGGAAACATGTCTGAAAAACTTTGGCGTTGAGAACCCAAATCAAAACGAAGATGTAAAGATTAAAAAGAAAAAAACTTGTATGGAAAAATATGGAGCAGAGAATCCAATGCAGAATAAAAAAGTGGCAAAAAAATCAAAAAAAACAAGTTTAAAAAAATATGGGGTTAATTCTCCAAATAAAAGTGAGGACGTGAAAAACAAGAAGAAAATAACATGTTTAAAAAACTTTGGTGTTGAAAATCCTAGTCAAAATGAAAGTGTAAAGAATAAAAAGAAAAAAACCTGTATGGAAAAATATGGAGTAGAAAACGTATTTCAAAGCAAGAATATACTGAAAAAAATAAAAAGTGTTTGTTTAAAAAAATATGGAGTAGAGCACGCCACACAAAACAAAGAAATACACGAAAAACAACAAAAGAGTGGGTTTAAAAGAAAAACACACAAGAAAACTGGATTATATTACCGTGGAACATATGAAAAGCATTTTTTGGATTTTTGTTTTGACAATAAAGTTCCGATAAAAGGCGGTAAAACGATACAATATTTTTTCGAAGGTAAAAAAAGAATTTACTTTTCTGATTTTTACTTGGAAAGTAAAAATTTAATAATTGAAATAAAATCAACCTATACGTACAAAAAATATTTAGACAAGAACTTGACAAAACAAAGAACATGTTTAAGTCAAGGATATAGTTTTATTTTTATAATTGATAAAAACTATGATGAATTTAGAAAAATTTTTGCTTAAATTTTGCTTTTAATTATTTTTGTTATTTTTGCCGCATCTTCATAGCGCTCCGTATCAATAGCGTCCTGCAATTCAATCTGTAGTTCTTCCACACTCATTCCCACAAAATCCTTTGCGACATTTTCTTGTGATTGCTGCTTTTCGCTTGCCGATTGAGTTAGTTTTGCCAATGTGTCTCCAACTCTATTCGCTGTTCTTAGTAGATTTTCATCATTTGTTTCTGTTTCTGTTTGGTCGGCCTCTCCAGACCTTTCTAAATCATGTTCAATGACATCAACCATTTGACTTACAATTTCTATTGATTTTTCACCATTATAAACAATATTAGTCATAAAATTCACAAACTCAGCAGGCTCCATCATTGATATGTCGTGTAACAAATAAGAAACCAAAGTGTAATTGCTTTCTTTATCGTGAACAATAACATAATCAATTACGTCGTGTAGGTATTTCCAGAGTTTTGGTCCTATTCTCTTATGCCAAATTTCTTCTTCAAAAACATCAGATTGTTTTATGATTTCTGAAGATACATTTTTGCCATATTTTTCAGTAAGGTCAATTAAGTAGTATGCAAAAAGAAGTTCTATTGCAGCCTTGGCTGTTTCGTGTAGGAGTATCGGAAATATAGTTGCCTGGGCTTCTGCTTTAACATTGTTATTCTCGTCTTTTTTGAGCTTAGAAAGTCCCATCATTGTTACCCCCCCCATCATATCTTCCAACGGATATTGCCACATAAATAAAGCAACGTTGGGCATTGTTTTTTCATACAAAGGATGTAGCCTTGGGTCAATAGCGTCTAAATCGTTTTTTATTGACCTGAATGCAGAATGGGCTCGAAACCCCGCTCCCATCATGAGCGCATTTTGAAGCTTCCTCTTCTCTACATGCTGCCTTATAATTTCCTTTTCTTCATCGGTAAACTGTAAATCCTTTTCAACTTCTTGTTCTAAATTATCGGTATCTTCGTCAGGTTTATTAACCTGTCTTACCAATTTTGCTTCTAATTTATCGGAAACTTCATCTGGAAGTCCAAATTGTTCTTTAATCTTTCTTATAGCAAGCGCTTCTAATGCTTCTTTGTTTGGCATTTCTATAGATGACATTAATTGAAATGCTTGCATAAATTCTTGCATGTTCATTTTTCCAAATGGTTTAACATCTTTTATTATTTGGTTAAACTCTTCGCTCCCTATTTTTTCTAATGTAGAATAATCTGGTGTTCCCCCCTTGAAAAACTCAGAATCGCTGAATGCAGTCTTTTTACCGCCTTCTATCCCCGTTCGTACTGATGGATTTGGAGTTTCATATTCGGGGTCTTCTATGTTCATTGCCATTTCTTGTGCTATTTGTCTGTTTTCAGAAATTAACGTTTTCATTCTTGTTAATTCTTCAATTATTTTCATTTCTTTAATAACTTCCTCTATGCTTACTTCTTTTCCTTCGGCTTTAGGCTTAGGACCTGGGGTTTCTTCTGGCCATCTATCTGGGGTTAACTTTCTTCTTCTGTTTGGCTCTTGAGTTGGCGCAGGAGGAGATGTAGAAGGTTTTGTTTTTATATCAGGTTCAACAGTAGGAGCCGTTTGGGGTCTTCCTCCACCAGAGTTGGTAATCTCACTTAATATTTTAAGCAAAAATTCTTTTAATTCTTTTTTTGAGTTCATAATTATTTGTTAAGGAAATGTTCAAATAAAATGTTTCTAATTGCTTTTCTTGCTTCTTGAATTGCTTCTAGAGTCTTACCCATTGCCAAGTCAATATCTTCAATCATATAATGTGCTATTGAAAGAATGTCTTTACTTCTTGCTTTGATGGCTTCTCTGTCAGCGCCAAGGTTCGTAATATTGTACTTGCTAGATTCTGCTGGCAAACCATAGTTTTTTCTTACAATATGAGAGACAACTTCTGCGTATCCTTTCAGAAGCTCTTCGTTTTCTACAGTTTTTGATTTATCTTGAAGCATTTGTTTTCCAAACCTCTTGTAAATTCTTTCCAATGCGACCAAAGATAAAAGTCTATTAAACTGATTTATGCCTCCGTCTCCTTTTTTTATACCAATGGTATTAACATTCATTTTATCTGCTATTTTTTGAACAGCGTCAAAAAGAACCTCAACTTTCTTTTTAATATCCATTGATTGTATTGGGTCTTCCTTTGCATAGAATTCTGATGAATCTAGGGGAACCTGCTCAACTCCTGGAATAGGTTCAATCATAGTGTCTGTGTATGTACTAATTGGTATCATATCACCGCCAGCTGGGGTATAATTGGTAAAAAACCTGTTGTTTAATCCGAATGTGGCTAATTGTCTTGCCTTTTTCCAATCTATTGACCCTTTTTTTGAGCCTTCTAAATATTTTTCAACAGTCATTCCAAAAGGAATATCAAATGTGTCTTTATATTGTCTCCATTCTTCTGGGTTCCTTTCGAACCATTTGGCGTTTTTAAGAGTGGTGTTTTGCAGCCCTTTTTTGAATATGGTAATACCTTGTGAAAATTCTGGTTTTATTCTATATCCTTTATCTTCCCAACCTTTTTTTGATGCGGCAAATGTTGCCTCTGGGTCAGCATATCTGATTATAAGAGCATTTCCAAAAGAATAACGATAGAACAAAAGGTTTCTTTTCTGGAAATTGCTAGTCTTCTCATACGACTCAATTAAAAATTGGTATACTTCATCGGTTTGAATAGCGTTTTCAAGCTCATCTAGATAATGTTCAAGGTTTTCTTTTATTTTAGGATTTGTATTGTCTTCTATAGCTTTTTCAACCATATCTGCTATTTGTGATATTGCACTTACTTGTTCTGGAGATGAAAGGCTGGCAGTTTCTGGGTCTATTGGACGTTTCTTCATTACATTATACTCATCAACCAATTTTTTTAGTTGGTCAAGAAGCCTGGACGCTTCTTCTGAGCTCATTCCTGGGGTTATCTTATATCCCCAACCGAATTTATCTTTATATTTTACATTTACAGGCATTGTAAAATCGTGACCCCACTTGTGCTGCGCACTTTTTGCAACGTTTGATAAGTTTCCAAAGTTCCCCGTTTCCATGGTTCTTGTTTTGGGGTCTATTGAGTCGGATGTTGCGAAAATATAGTATGAACCGTCTACTTCTGGATTTAATTTCTTTATCTTAATATCTTCTTCCAGAGATTGGGGGGGTGAATTAAACTTTTCCTCTAGGAGTTTTTTAATTTTTTCTGCCTTTTTCATATAATAAAAATTTGGTTTTTAATAAATATGGAAAAATTTAGGTTATTTATAGAGAAAATACAAAAAAAATGATTTCAGAGGAGTATAAATCAAGAATCCAAAAATTGGCTGGTTTACTTTCGGAGAGTGAGTTGCTAACTGAGAATGATACAGACAAATTGAGGGGGCTTGGTTTTTCAGATGGCATGTCAAATTTTTTGCTTGAGTTTAATAAAAAATATTCTGTTTTTTTGGGCAATATACTTACGAAGGAATTTGCTAAAGAAAAAGGCTCTGGGGGAGGTCATATAAAGAATATCCTTCCAATGTTAGACCAGGAAGAGTTGGTGGCTTATTCAAGGTCAAAAGTGGGTGAGCTAAACTATGTTTTAGAGTGGATAAAAGACGCTAATGTATCAGGGCAGCCAGTAGACCTTAGGCAAATTGATAGTTTGTCAGAAGCCGTAGAAAACGCAAATGAATGGAATTCTTCTAAGGAGGCGAAAGGAAAAATCGAAGATGAATCTGGTACTATATTAAAAACGTATCCAGACAATGATTATTGGATTGATTTGCATACAAACAACTCAAGTGTTGAGGCTGCGGCAATGGGACATTGTGGGGTAGATAGTTCGGCGACAACTCTTTTTTCTTTAAGAGACAAAAACAAAGAACCACACGTAACCATTGCATATAATGGAGAACCCGATAAATTATATGTTACCCAGGTAAAAGGTAAAAGAAATCAGCCACCAGTTGAAAAATATATACCATTTGTGTACGATTTTCTTAGAGATATGGCAAATAAAGGAACATTAAAAGGATTTAATTGGCGTTATTCTAATGACTTGAATCTGGAACAGATTAAAAACATCTTTGTCGGAGAAAAATTCAAAGAGTATGTTTATAATATGCTTATTAAAAATCTTGACAACACATCTTACAGTAAATTGGAAATAAGCATGGATGAAGCAAAAAAAATCATTGGAGAAGAATTATATAAAAAATATATATATAAACAATTGGGCAAAGTGTTGGAAAATCCAGCCTATAACAGATTAAACGTTTCTCAAGAAGAAATTAAAAGAGTTATTGGAGAAGAAAATCACAAAAAGTTTGTGACAGCATTAGTTCAAAAATTGTTAGAGAGCGATAATATTCACAGCCTTGGAAGTGTTTTACAAAAACTAAGAGATAACTATGATATTCATTTGACACAGCAAGAGCTTAAAACGTTTGTTGGAGATGAAAAGTATAAAGAATATATAAGAGCTCTTTTGGACAAGGCAATGGAAAACCCAGTCCTGAACAGATTAGAGGTAACAAAACAGGAAATTGTTGATGAGCTTGGGTTACAAAGCTATGTTGAATATGTTGAAAAAATATTAGAAAAACTTTCCGAAGACCCCTCAAACAAAAAGCTTAACCTAAGCAAAGAAGAGGTCATAGAGACAATAGGAAAAGAAAAATATGATGCCTTTATAATCAATATAATAGAAAAATTGATTAATTCTGATAATGTTTCGGGGGTAAATGGTGTTTTGGCAATCTTAAAATCGAACTATGATGTTGATTTAACGGCTCAGCAGCTTAAGGAAATAATTGGTGATTACAAGTTTGAAAAATACATAAAAGACCTTTATGATAAAGCAATGATTAGTCCATTTGAAAACAAATTGGATGTAAGTAAAGATGTCATTATTGACGAGCTTGGCTATGACAAATATGTGCAGTACATTAGCAGAATTTTAGATGTTACAGCTGAAGACCCGATTAACAAAAGAACAAACTTAACAAAAGAAGAAATTATTGATACAGTGGGAGAACCAATATATAATGATTTTGTTAAAAAGGTTGTTACATCTTTTGTTGACAACCCAAATTTCTATGGAATAGAAAGACTTTTGAGTTTGTTAAGAACGAACTTTGGAATCGATGTTACCAAAGAGCAGGCTATGAAATTGGTGCCCATTCAGAAGTGGTTCGGATTAGTAAAACGTTCAGCGGCGAGAACGGCGTCAAATATCGGCAGATAAATTTGTATATTACATTTTTTTTTAATACCTTTGCTCATAATTAAAAGTTATGGGCATTTTTATTTTAAATTATGAAAGCAATAATTAGAGTCGAAAAAGAAGTTGAAATTAAAACGCTTATAGTAAAAGCAAAAATTCGTTACTATGAAGATGCTGATGTGAATGGCATAGAAGATGTCGGTGGCACTTTGATTCCTTGTAAAATCGGAGAAGTGTGGTGTCCTGTTATTGATATTGACAGTGGGATAATTATCAACTGGGAAAAGGGGAAAACGGCGAAAATACATTATAAAGTTTGTGACTGCGGAATTTATTCCTTATACGATGATAATAACAATCTCGTAAAGGAAATAGATGGCTATGTTCCTAGTATTATGTGTCCAAAAGAAAATGGGTACGGAGATTATATTATTATGGATGTCGATGAAAATGGAAAAATTGATAAGTGGACGCCCCTTATTAATGATTTTTTTGATGAAGATTAAATGGGCGCAAATACATTGTTGCTTTTAAAAAATTAAAACTTAAAATTATGATTATCAACAGAAAGCGAAACGAAGGAATGGAAATTGATTATTTAGTATTCTCAATTTTCAGATATACGATTTGGATTACAAGGTCAAAACATTTTTCTAAATATCCAAGATTAATAATATGGAAAATGTCAAAGAATCCAAATATAGGTGCTGAAAAAACTTGGTCGGTTAAGTTCGGTTAAATGCCCTATAACTAACTTATATATGGGATACCATGTAAATAAAATACCAAAAGGAATTCATGGAGAAATAAGCAAAGTCCAGGAAGTTAAATACATAAAAGGATAATATATGGAACAAAAAGTAGAACAAATTGTAGAAATTGTAAAAAGTCAAATTCGTGAGAAAATGATTATTGAAGAATCAGAAAAGAAAAAAAGAAAAAAAGAAAAAGGTTTTTTATATCAGATTTGCATTTTGATGATGAAAGATTAAATTTGTATTTTCGTGAAGAATTATTCAAAAACTCAAAAGAAGTTAATGAATATATTGTGAAAATGTGGAACAAAACAGTGGGGAAGCAAGATTTAGTCATAGTGGCTGGAGATGTTTCTATGACTTTAGACGGATTATCAATGTTAAACGAGTGTAATGGAGAAAAATGGCTTGTGAAGGGCAATTATGATATAAACATAAATGATGAGAGCGGCAAAGGCACAGCAAAATATGAAATAAATGATAAAATATTATCAAGGTATTTCGAAAAGATTGTCGATGAATTAGAAGTAAAAATAGATGGAAAAATTTTTTACATTAACCATTTTCCAACTAATGCAAAAACAAACGTGTTCAATATATGCGGGCACATTCACAAACTTTTTTTGGTTCAAAGGAATATTATAAATATTTCGGCAGATGCAAATAATTTTATTCCTTTAAGCGAAGAGAAAATATTGTTCTTGCATAACGCAATAAAAAAATTCTATGATGCTAATGTGTTCATTGGAGAAGCGATTGCAAACGTAGCAAATAGAAAAGGAGAAATTGTAGTTTTGAGAGCTCCAGAAGAGTATGAATTTGTTGACTCAGAATTAAATGAAAGTATATTTTTATTTCTTGCAGGGCCTGCTTCTGGTTGCGAAAATTGGCAAGAAGAATTTATAGAAAAAATAAAGAAAGAGTTAAAAGATATAAAAACGAACAGGAACATTGTCATTTGTTCTCCAAGAAGATTAGAAAAACCAAAAGATTTTATTTATGAGCAGCAAGTAGATTGGGAAACGAAATATTTAAATAAATCAAGCAAGCATGGGTGTGTAGTTTTTTGGTTTGCCAAAGAAACAGAGAAAATTCCTGGAAGAAGTTTCGCAAGAACAAGTAGATTTGAGGCTGGAGAGTGGTTTGCGAAGGGACAAACAATTCCAGGATTTACAATGATTATGGGACGTGAAAATGGATTCGAAGGATTTGAATATATTGGAAGCAGATTAAAATCAATAGATGAAAAATTTAAACCGATTTCTGACAAGAAAGAAATGATAGAAAAGATTGTAGAAATAATTAAAAAGATGATTTAAAATCTTTGTACTCACTATTTGTTTTTTCTACAAATCTTTCTTTTAACAACAGAAATTTTATTTTTGATGGGCAATTTTCGAACAAATCTACAAAATTCCACTTATTTGTTTTTTCTCCTGTTTCCCAAAAGATAATTAATGGGAGTTTATGTCTCAAACAAAAATTTTCTTTTATTGAATCTCTTTTTAGATTATCTTCAAAAACTTTCGTGCCACCAAAGAATTCAACTGGTTTAAAGTGTTGTATTCCGTTGATTTCAAGGCAGCACTTAGTGTCAATGGCATAAAAATCGAAAAACAATTTTTTTTTGTAATTACAATTTTTTAAGTGATGTTCTGATTTAAAATTAATATTGTTTTTTACAAAAATGTTAAATATTTTTATTTCTCCTTTTGATGATTTACACTTTGGGCAGCCACATCCTTTTAAATGGTCTGCTGGTCGTTGTTCGAAAACACCATGTTTTTTGCATAGTATCTTTAATTTGGTTGCACTGTTTTTATAGATAGAAATTGAATAATCATATTTATCGCTATGAATTTTCTTTGCATCACGAATAAAGTTTTTTAAGTCTTTTGCTCTTAAAGTTGACCTTTTTTTAACAGAACACTGCATGCATTCATGGCCACGAATGTGCAAATTGGCGACCTGTTCAAATTCTCCATGTTTAGGGCAAATTATTTTAACTTTTGCATGTGCGCTTTTATAGTTTACCTGTGAATAATCATATTTGTCGCCATGAGTATTTTTTGCTTTCTTTATAAATTCATTTGTTGTTGATTTTTTCTTATCATTTTCGCATTTAGTGCATCCGCTTCCTTTTAAATGAACATAAGGCAATTGTTTAAAATTTCCGTGCATAAAACATTTAATTTTTATTTTTGTAACGGCATTAATATACACGATATTTGAATAATCGTATTTGTTTCCATGCACAGCTCTTGCCTTTTGAACAAACTCTTCTGTTGTTAGTTTCTTAGACATAGCTATTCCCTTCGCACTTTAATTCGTTAAAATGCTGTTCCAAGAGCCAATTAAAGAATTTAGATTTATTTTTAATACCTAGTCTTTCGAATCTTTCATATGAATCAGATTCAATATTAATTGTAAGGATTTTCTTCTTATTTTCTGGTTTAATTTTTTTCCTTCCCATGTGGTTTATAATTTGGTTCGTTTTTCTCTAACTTTACAAAACTATATAAAGCAATCTTTTAAAAAAGAAGGAAAACTCTAATTGTTTATTATAAATAGTAGAAAAAAGTAAAATTATGGAAATCCATAATTATTTTTTGTTGTTTTTGTTTAGAAATTCCCTAAGAAGTTGATTTACAAGCTTATTGCAATTAAAACTTCCTTTGCTTAATTTTTCTTCTACTTCTGGGGTAATCGCTATTGATATTTTCTTTGTTTCTTTTTTTGCCATAAATTTTGATTTTTCATAAATATAGGCTATTTTTACAAAAAAATCAACATGGATATAAAAATTGGGAAAACAAAGACTATTTTTGTAATTTCTCTTGACTATAAAACACAAGAAGAAAAGGCTGCTTTGGATGAACTTTGTGCTATGGCACGAAAAGAAAGTGAACATTTCTTTATTTTTACGAATGATAAAGAAGAAAAAATAAAAAGCCTTTGGACTGAACTTTTGTATTTCCCTGGATATAGATTCAAAAACTTAAAGTTATCAAGAATTGTTTCCAATGATAATTTAAAAAGTGCAGGTGAATTAGAAATTGAAATAAAATATGACTGTTTCGACAAGGCTTATGGAACTTTTTAGCTAAATTTACGTATAAATTAGAAAACACTTATTATGATTAAGAAAATATTTGATGAAATAGCAGCCGAAAGTTCGACTAATAAAAAAATGGAAATCTTGGCGTCCTACAAAGACAACGAGTTGCTGAAAGAAGTGCTTTATAAAGCATGCTCCAAACGAATAAAGTTTTACATAAAGCAAATTCCAGAATATAAACAGTCATTTGTTAATTATTCTCTTGAACAGGCTGTAATAAAATTAGAAGCATTCTCAACCAGAGAAATTACTGGAAATGCCGCAATAAATTACCTTAAAGCCCTATTGGAAGGAACATCAAAAGATGATGCTTATATTATTGAGCGCATTATTGACAAAGACCCGAAAATTGGAATGGGCACGTCAAACATTAACAAGATTTTTCCGAAACTTATTGAAGACCCTCCATATATGGGAGCTAAACCATATGACCCAGTGCTTATAAAGAAGTTGTTTGAAAAAGGCAAAAAGGCGTATAGTGACGTGAAGATGGATGGAAGATACTGCAACGCAATTATTAAAAAACATTATGCCGAGCTTGAAAGTCGCCAGGGTGAACCAACTGTTTTTTCTGTATTACCATTGTTTATGAAGGAATTGGAACGATTAGGCGATTGTGTGTTAAACGGAGAACTCACTATTCCTGGGATTTCCCGATATGAAAGTAATGGAATTATTGCTTCACTGATAAGCATTGGGAAGAAGTCAAAAGAAGGAAAAAGCGTTGATAAAGAAATAATCAAATTTGAATCGGAGCATAATATGGATTATTATTGTGCATTGGATTCTATAGTTTACACCGTGTGGGACACCATTTCAAATGAGGAATACCTTGCTGCAAAATCATCAACATCGTATATAACTAGACGATTAGATTTACAAGACATTCTTTCTTTTGATACAAATCCTACAGAGAATAAAAATCCTCTGCAAAGGGTTAAATTAATAGAGAGTAAGATGGTCAGTTCTTTTGAAGAAGCTATGGAGCATTTTCAAGAAATGCTCAATAGAGGAGAAGAAGGAACAATTGTCAAGGCTGAGGATGGGGCTTGGAAGGATGGTAAACCCAATTGGCAATGTAAATGTAAACTTGAAATGGACGTTGACCTTAGAATTACAGGGTTCAATTATGGAACTGGTAAAAACGAAAAGGTTATTTCTTCTGTGAATGCAACATCTTCTGATGGGGTAGTTAATACGAAGCCAACGGGAATTGATGAAAAGATGATGCTTTATATTACAGAAAATCAAGACAAACTTCTGAATACAATATTAGAGGTTAAGTGTAGTGGTCTTTCTCAGGACTCTACTGGAAATTATTCATTGCTTCATCCAGTATTTAAAGAACTACGTGATGACAAGAATACTTGCGACTCCTTAGACTCAATAAAACAGATTCAAAACATGGCCAAAGGTTTGGCATAAACAATCTAAAATAGAAAAAATGTTTAGTTTCCTTAAAAAAATAGAAAAAGAGAATATTCCTGTAGTCAGGGCTATTCTTAATGGCACATCAGCAATTCTTTCTTATGCGGTGCTGTTATGGTTCCTTTATCTTGTTAGCTTCAGTTGGCCTTTAATTTTAGCTGCTTTTGTTGGCGTTGTTTTTATAGTGTGTTTAAGTATGTTTGAAGATAAGTTAATAACTAGCCTTGGAGAGTCCAACACAAAAAAAGAAATTTTTATATGTTCTTTTTATAATTTCTTTGTTTTTTGGTCTATAGTTTTATATTTATTCTTTTGCGTACATATAGGAATATTTGTCATATTACTTGCTATTATTTCTTGTGGGCTTTCATTTGTAAGACTGCTAATGGCAAATATTTTGTTGCCAAAATTAATAAGTGTTTTAAAAAGGACAAAAGATGTAAGTGAAGAACACAGAAAAGACAGTTCCAATATTAATAAATCTTTCCTTCTCCTTTTAGAAGAAAACAAACTGTTAAGTTGTCTTCTAAAAAAATCACTTTTTTATGTTTTAATACCTTCTTTTATTAGTATAGCACTCTTATGGTGGTCTTTTTATTATATAATTATATCATTAAACATGTCTGTCGAAATGATATTGTTTATAATATTTGTAATAATATTTCAAGAAGTATTATCAAAATTTTCAGAAATTTTAAAAAAAGAATTAATTAACAAAATAACACAAGCGGGTGATGAATAAAAAAGAGATTGGGGCTATGAAGGCGAGAATGGTCGCTGGGTTGAAGGATTCTATTGAAGAATCTTTATTGGAAAGATTTGTTGAGAATTTCGAGGAGTGGCAGGGCAAATTAAAATCAGTTAACGCTGTAATAAACTATATTGACCCAGAAATTCAAGCTTATGGGTATGATGAGTTTTGTAAAAAGATAATAGAAATTACAAAAAACTCTTTAGAAAAAAGCGTGGATTATGAAAAGCTATTTTTGACTCGTTCTGAGTATTCTAAAATAATAAAAGAGAATGATGAAGACAGAGTGGAGCAGGCTATGAGGAATGAATTAAATAAAAAAATCATCGACCATCTAATGATTGTGCTCAGCAAAGAGCAGTTCAAGGAGCCCATACGATTTAAGCTTAAAGAAAAATTCGCCCTTATAGAAGACAAGTTTGACCAAAGCATGGAGATTGCAAACCTAATATTAAAAACCCACGAAGAAAAAGAAGAATAATGGAAAGACTAGCACTATCAAAAGACCAAAGAGAAAAGTTATTAAAAATGTGTTATGATTTGTTCCCAGAGTACGAAGCGGAACTTATCCACATTGATTTGTCTGACGAATTTTGTTCTTTTCTTAACATTTCTCAAACTACAAAGATTCATTGGTTTGAATTATGCGTGCTTCACCTTCCAGAAAGAATAGCTGATTCTTTTGACACAGTTTATCCCAAAGAAAAGCATGCTTTGATAATTGACATGATGATGAAAAAGGCATTAAACTTTTCCTGTGCTGAAAAAAAACATCCTGTGGACTATTTATACGAAATGTATGAGAAAACGCTAGAAAAGGATGAAAAATAGCATTAGCATAAAAAACAACAAGGCCAGGTTTGAATTTGCTTTTATAGAGGAATTTATAGCTGGGATTGTTCTTTTTGGTTCCGAAGTAAAATCAATTAGAAACGGAGCTGCAAGCTTCACTGATGCTTATTGTTATATAAAAGACGATGAAATCTTTTTAAAGAACCTTCACATCTCTGAATATAAAAACTCAAGTTATAATCAACATGAGCCGAAAAGAGAAAGGAAACTTCTTCTAACGAAAAGGGAAATTAAAAAACTCAGAGAAAAAACTCAAATTAAAGGGCTTACTATTGTACCATCCAAAATATTCATCAACGAAAAAGGGTTGATAAAAGTTGTCGTTGTATTGGCTAAGGGAAAACATTTATATGATAAAAAGATGAGTTTAAAAATTAAAGAACTAGAGAAAGAAACCAAGAATAATTATTAAAAATACCACAAATATGGAAATAAGATTTATAGAGAGTCATAGTTTCGTGGGCGAATATATGATGATGGAAGTAGACGGGAATCAATATCATTTAGAAATGAATAAAGATTGTAGTTATGAACAACATGCAGTAAAGTTGTTAAAAGAGATTTACGATGTTGATTATAGAGTAGAAGATGTAAAATTTGAGTGGGATGGAACTCTTTAGTGGTGTATATGGCTTGCAAATACAGTAGTTATAAAGCAAAAATTAATATCTAAAATTATGGAACAGTTTACGGACAAAGATGCAAGAGAGCTTTTCAATGCAGCAAATAAAGCAACTGCTGGACATATGGTGATGCCAAAAAACATTGACAAAGAGAAAGAAAAGAAATTTGCCCGATGGGCTAAGAACTTAAGCAAAAGAATCAAAAAGATAACCCACGATTACACATATGTTTTGAACAGCTTGCTTAACCAAATTAATTTTCCCATTTAAAAACAATATGCCCCGCAGTATAAAGAAAGAACATCCACAAATTTTTATTGACTGGCACCCCACGCTCAATGGGAAAGTTAATCCCAGTGCTGTGAGGAGGACTTCAAGAAAGCAATATTGGTGGAAATGTCATAATAAAAAATGTGGTTGTAATTGGCAGGCCACTATTTATGCAAGGATTCGTCTTGGTGATGTTTGCCCAGACTGCACTGAAAGAAAAAGAAAAAAATTCAGAAAAGATTTATTAGAAATTGAAAAGATTTTTAGTAAAATAAAAAAACTGCAAATTATAGTTGATAAATGTTTGGATGGATTTATAAACGATGATTCTACTAAAGCAAGTAGACAGAGAGATTCTGTATCAGTTCGGAGAAAGATTGATGAAATTGAAAAGCTTAATTTACAGTTTAGAAAAATTATTTTGCAATATAAGAAAAAAATGATTGGCTATACTATTGAACAAAAAATGAAAGGGAAACAACTATGAAAAAAGAATTCATTCCTTACGAAGAATGTAAAGAATTAAAAGAGCTTGGATTTGATGAGCCGTGTATTGCCATTTGTCCACAACATGAAAGTGAATTTTATTATATATTTGATGCTTCCTATGTTGACAGGTTAATTACAAAAAATCCAGATACATTTATGTTGGCACCACTTTATCAGCAGGCATTTCGTTGGTTTCGTGAGAAACACGACTTGTTCCACTCAATAACACCCAAGCGTTGTTATCCAGACAATGCCATAACTGGTGTTGAATTTTATTGCCAGGTTGAAAATGGTGCTGGGGAAGAAACAATGCACGATAGCGGAGTTCGAGGTTATGAAGAATCAGAACTTGCTTGTTTGAGAAAAATGATTGAGATTTTAAAGGAAAGGAAAAAGAATGAGTAGCGATAACATTATTTATATGGACGACTTGCCATTCAATTTGGATGCGCAGGAAACGGAAGTTTTAATGAAAAAACTCCCAGAAGCGATATCTTCGCTTGGAGTACAACATGGTTTTAACGATACTGTATTTCGTGACAATTTAATGGAATACGTGGTTAAGAAAGTTCTAAATTTTAAAGATGTTGATGAATATTATGCATCGGAAGTCTTTAAAAGGTACAAAGAAAAAGGAGAACTGCTTGATAATGCAATATTAATTGGAGATGTGAAGAGATACAAAATAAAATTCAACTGTGTTTTCTATGACAAAGAGTTAAAAGAAATGCCTCCTCATAAAGGAAACTTTGAATCTGTTTCTTCTAATTATGATGTTGTAAAAAAGAATGCTTTTTTTGAATTGGCAAAACTCGTTTTTAAGGCGGGATACGTTGTGAAAAAACTTGAGATAGTTGAAATTGAAGAAATGAACAATGAAACAAAACAATAACTTTTTCGTATAACACACAATATGGAAGCAGTAAAACAAGTTATCGTGATGAGAAAAGACCTGAAGGTAAGGCGTGGGAAAGAAATTGCCCAAGGAAGCCATGCGAGTCTTGGTGTTGTGTTGAATACGATGAGAATTGTTCCTAAAGGATTTATATTTATTATTGCTCGTTTTCTTTTCTGGATAATGAAATCGTGCGGATATAAAACATTGTTCTTTGCATATAAAGAAAACACTCCATGGGACAAATGGCTTAATGGACGTTTTACAAAAATATGTGTTTATTGCAAAGATGAAAATGAACTTTTGGAGATATTTCAGAAAGCAAAAGATGCAAACATTTCTTCTGTTTTAATAACCGATGCTGGGCTAACTGAATTTAAAGGAATCCCAACAAACACTTGCGTTGGTATTGGTCCTTACTGGGCAGAAGAAATTGATAAAATCACAGGAAATTTACCCTTATTATAATAAATGAACAATAAAAATTTTAAAAAGAAAGAAGAAAACAGGCTTAATGTTAATCACCAAATAAAAGCCTACTATGTTAAACTAGTTGGTGATAATGTGAAAATGGATACGTATCCTATAGCTGAGGCAATGAGGATTGCCGACGAATTAAACCTTGACCTTGTGGAAATTAATGCGTCTCAAACTCCGCCAATCTGTAAGATAATGGATTATCAAAAATTTCTTTACAACAAAAAGAAAGACACCAAAAAACCTGATAAGATTGACATGAAAGAATTAAGGTTTACTCCAAATACTGGGGAGCATGATTTTAATTTTAAACTAGGTCATGCAAAAAACTTTCTTGCAAAAGGCGATAGGCTAAAAATTGTCGTTGTATTTAAAGGAAGAGAAATGGCTTATCAAAGTAAGGGTGCAGAGATTTTAACGCAACTAATTGATGCGTTAGAAGATTGTGGAATTCCAGAAGCTATTCCAAAAATGGAAGGCAAAAAAATGATTTTATTCATGAGGCCAAAGAAAAAATAATATTATGAAAAAATTAATTTACATTTTAAAGGATTTTAAAAAGATTTCGTTTTTTTAAATTCAAATTGGCATAAGAGATATTAAGAAATAATTATTTTTTGCATATGAAAGAAGTAACAATTGAAATAACAGATTACTGTCCGAATGAATGTGCCTACTGCAGTTCTAATGCAGGACCACAAGGTAAATTGTCTTTGGATATGGATGAAATAGATGATTTTCTTGGGGATGAAATTTACGATAGGATTAACATATCTGGAGGAGAACCATTGGCTCACCCATTGTTTTATCAAATCTTAAAGATGTGTAAAAATTGTGTAACTCCCAGGACAGGGTTTGTTGCGGTTTACACAAATGAATTCGACTGCATCATGTTTAATGCAAATATAAAAGCGGGGGTTCGAGTTGAAGCAAATGTTCCTTTGCTGCCAAATACAGATGAAGTGCATGTTCTTAAAATGGTTGAGCAGGAGTATGAAGCGAAGAGACCAGACATTCACTATTCATGTAATTGGAACAAAGAAAACTGTGGAGCCTGTTCGAATAAAGTATTAAAACCCGATGGGACAATTGGAAACAATCCATGTACAAAAAATTTGTAATCAAAAAACATATAAAATCAAAATTATGGATGTAGGACTTAATAACACAAACACTCTTCATTTAGCACTCGGCAATGATTATTTTAAAGACATAGAATGGCTAGTTGAAGCTACAAGTGAAGAAAGATATCAACTGTGGAAAGATTGGCGTGAACACGATGAAAATACCCTCACGGTTGATTGGGGGGAAGTTGGCTTAGGTCAAACGTACACGATTTTAGAGGTAGAAGTGTGCGCCAAAAGGCATAAAGCAATAAGAAAAACGTTAAACTTAACAAAGAAACCCTACCTGTTTGTATAGAATTTTCTTATGCTATCATAAACGGGCACAAGATTTGTTTTTATACCAGCAATTCTCGTCTGCGTCATTATGGATATATTAATGCTTTTCTTATAACGTATTTTCAAAAGACACATGATAAATATACAAGGTGGAATCATACAAATGCAACTAATTTTCACAATTGTGTTATGTATTTGGACACGATTGACATTGAGCCTCGTGACACAAAATATAAACCGCCTAGCTATGAAAAGGAATATCACATATTTGAAAAAAGGGAATTGAATAATGAGAGAATTTAACGGGAGAGAAATAGACAAAGCGTTCTGCTCTTGTGGCGGCGAGTTTCATGAAGTAGAGACAACAAAAGAGGAAGAGAAAAAACGTGGATGTTCTTGCTGTGTTGCAGCAATTCAATGCGATAAATGCAAAACTAGAATACTGTTTGATTTGTGTGCGCCAGAATGGAATACAGATTAAAAAAATGCCTTACCAACAAGTTATACCGACAATAGATTATAGAATGAGAAGTTTATGTGTTAAGCCTTATCATAATCATAAGAAGGGTTGCCCAAACTTCAATAAGAAAGATGGATGCCCACCAAATGTCGGTTTTTTTGACAAGATGTATGATTTAACAAAACCCGTGTATGTAATTTGGAATGAATTTGACCTGGGCACTCATGTAAACAATTTAAAAAACAAATATCCTCTTTGGACAGAATATCGACTTAAGTGTTGTTTGTATTGGCAGCCGTCCGCTAGAAAATCATTGCTAGAAGAGATAAAAAAATTCAAAAAAATATTTTCCGATTACCATATTTCAAAATGTCCAGAGGCGGAGGGGGTGAACATCACAGAAACGATGAAATGCGCTGGAATCGTCTTAGAATGGCCGCCAGAAACGAAAACATACCAGGTGGCATTGGCCGCTGTTAAAATTCAATAATATGGCACATATAGTAAAAGTAATATTTAAAGGAGAAAACCTAAGTTGCGGATTTATAAAAAATCAAGAGTACACATTAAGTGTTGGCCAAAGTGATAATGGAAAACATATCTGTGTGTCAATAGCAAAAGGTTTTGGGACTGAAACCGAAATTAGCTGTTCTATGTGGGATAATGTTCGGAAAATATAAAAAAAATATGTATTTGCGGAAAAATTGGCTGTGGGCTTGTTAAAATAAATATTTTCATATATTTATAATAAAAATAAATATATGAAAACAACAAACATTTATATTCTTATTGACCCAGTAACCAAAGAGGTGAGATATGTTGGGAAAGCCAATAATGTAAAGCAAAGATATGGTGCTCACTTAAATCGTGCTAGGAAGCACCAAATTCACAAAAGAAACTGGATAGAATCTTTAAAAAGAATTGGCCTAAAGCCAATTATAGAAGTGGTAGATATAGTCCCAATCAATGAGTGGGTTTTTTGGGAGACATATTGGATATGTCAAATGAAGTCTTGGGGGTTTAATTTAATAAATTATACATTAGGCGGAGACGGCTGTACTTTCGGAAATCAAACATCATTTAAAAAGGGAGATAATGGAAAAAAAGTTGTTTGTTTGAATAAGGATGGATTATATGTAAAAACGTTTGAATCTACATTAGATGCCGAAAGGTGTATTAAGAAACGTGGGATTGATAGTGTTTTGTCAAAAAAAACAAAAACTTGTGGTGGTTTCATTTGGCTATACGAACAAGAATATTCAAAAATTGGGGAAGAGGAGTTGAAGAGAATAGTAGATAATGCAAGTAAAATGAGATTTGTTCAAAACCCATCAAACTTCAAAAAAGGAAATGTTCCTTGGAATAAGGGTGCACCTGGATATAAATTGGGCGGCAAAAAAATTGTTAAATTCGATTTGTCGAACAATTTCATTGATGAATTTAACAGTTTAAAAGAAGCTGCCAAATCTGTTTCTTTTGTTTTTGATAAGAAGATAAAAAAGGGAAATTCTTGTTTAATTAGTCAAGCCATTAAAAAAAACAAAGGAATTTATAAAGGATTTGTTTGGAAGTTTAAATAATTTTTTTTATATTTGTAAAAAAAATAAAACTATGCTACCAAAATTATTAATCCTAGGTTCAGGCCGACACGGGAAAGACACATTTGCCGAAATTTTGAGAGATGAGTTTGGACTGGCTTTTATTTCTTCATCACAAGCCGCAGCTGACATATTTATATATGATAGGTTAAAAGAAAAGTATGAATACAAAACATCAGAAGACTGTTATGAAGACAGGTCTAATCATAGGGCAGAATGGTATAATTTAATCTGTGATTACAATAAAGATGATAGAGCAAGATTGGCAAAGGGAATACTTGCACTTGCAGACTGTTATGTTGGAATGAGAGATAGAGAAGAAATTCGAGAGTGTATAAAACAAGGACTGTTTGATTTAATTGTGTGGGTTGATGCGTCGAAAAGACTTCCAAAGGAACCATCAGACTCTTTCAATATAGATATTTCATGTGCAGATGTTGTTGTTGACAATAATGGGACTGTTGAAGAATTTAAAGAACGAGTTATGAGAATTGGCAATATATTAAGTGGGAAATATGGCAAGAATAAAGAAGTTTAACAATGGAGCAGCAGCCATTTTATGCAACAAGTGTCTTGCAATTGTGGAGGAAGGGTTTTCAGAAGATGAGGTTGACCCAAAGCGCATAACAAAAGCAGACTGGGATTCTGACGAACCTTTGTATTGCGATAAGTGTAAAGAAAAAATGGAGAAAATAAAAAAATGACAGAACTAGAATTATATAAATTTATAACTGATAACGAAGTTGAATATCATTGGCACAACGAAGAAGTCTATGCCTTTGTTTCCACTTGGGATATCGAGAAATTCAATGAATTGTTGGGAAGCAACATACTAGATGATGACGGGATTAAGTGTACTATGAAAAATAAATACTTTGCTTTTGAAATGACTGAAATTTGCAGTTATTTTGGCATTGAGGCAGATAATATATTTGTTGATAAAAAATCATAAGATGAGTAAAAATTGGAAAATAGAAAAGTTACTTGCAGGGGAAACGATTATAAGCAAGGAACCAGGAAATAGCATGCTGCCTATCCTAAAATCAAAACAACCTGTTAGAATCGCTCCTGCGACCTGGGAAAGTGTAGAAGTTGGTGATATAGTTTATGCGAAGGTTAGGGGAAATTGTTACACCCACTTAGTAAAAGCAAAAGACCCCAAAAAAGGGTGCCAAATTGGAAACAACCACGGACATATCAACGGGTGGACTAAAAACGTATATGGTAAAATAATTGAAATAATAAACGAATAGAAAATTTTGAATATGGAAAATGAAAATATATTTATTACAATTTCAGGACAAGCGGGTTCTGGAAAATCACGCTTACTATTCCTATTAAAAGATTTTCTACGCAAAGAAGGTTTCTCTGTAGAATTTCCTGAGACTTTGGATTTTGTAAACGAAGCCGATTTTGACAACCATATGGTCAGAAAGTTTGATGAGACAATTGATGTAATAAAAAAGAATAGAAAAATTATAATGAAAGAGGCTCAACTTGCAAGAAAGCCAATGGGCATTGAGAACAGTGTTGATAACGGTGTAAAACCAGACTTCTGTAAATACACAAACTATCCCAGGCTTGGATGCCAATACAAAATCTTTTCAGTAAGACAGTGCGAAAGCTGTAGTTGGACTTTTTAAAGAAGTATTGTGGAAACAATTGAACAAATTTATTATAAAATAAAATCAGAAAGTGAATTGCCTATTGGAATGTACATGTATATTATATTTAATGGTATAAAATATGAGTGCGGAAATTCTATAATTATTGACTTTCATGATGACAAAGAAAGCATTGAAAAGATGAAAAGAATTTCTGAGAAAGAAGGTTTTTATGCCTTTTTTCATTCTGAAAAAGGAAAAGATTTTTTTGAAAAAAACAAAAAAGCAATTGCTCAGGCATGGACTAATATGGTGTTGGTGAATGCTGATTATGGTGAAAAAATATGTAAAAATTAAACAATATGAGTATAGATAGAACTGATTATATTATTTACGGGTGGAAGTTGCCGCATGATATGAAAGACTCCAACGGGAAGAATTTTGATTATTGGGATGATAAATATCTTTCAATGATTGATGGACACGAAGGAGAAGAATTTATAATTGTTAGGTGTGATGGCGGAGATGTTGATGTTGCTTTTGGAAAGCTTTTGGCTGTGGGAGGAGATGAAGAACTTGGATGGGGATTTACTCCTTTGAATTTTGAAGGTTTAGATGAAGAAAAAGTTAAAAACAAATATAGAAAATTATTCTTTCTTGAGGCCAATGAAGAAATTGCAGACCCCTACGTATTTATTTTTTCTAGATTTAGTTAAATTATGAAAAAGCCAGATAAAAACTTATTTGAGTATGATGATACGGGCGGGAACAAACCTCGCACTTATCGATTTACAAAATTCGATGGTACAGAGGGGAGCTATGTGCTTGGAAGAACAGAAAGGCTTTGGAAAAAATGCTCAATTTGCGGAAATTATATAGTTGCTGGTTATGAATATATGGATAAATGGATGCGTTGTCCCTGCTGCAAAATTAATACATCAGAAATAACCATAGAGGAATATAAGAAAATCATCGAGGATGATTACAAGCAGCACGTAAAGCAACAGGATGCGTTGACTAAAACAATAATAGAGGAATCGGCGATAATTCAAGCACTAGAAATAAAAATAAAATCTTCAAAAAACAAAAAGAAATGAAACTAAAAACTGTAACATTTACTGGTGCTGATGATAAAACAGACCTGTCGGAATTAGAAAAGATTTCTAATAAATATCCATTTGTCGAGTGGGGATTTCTTATTTCTAAAACAAAAATGGGGACTCAGCGGTATCCGTCTGCCAAAACGATTGAAAAATTAACATGTCCTTCTGTTCATTTGCGTGGCGGAGGAAATGCAGCGCATATATGCGGAGAGATTTGCAGGCAAATTATTGCAGATGGTGGAATTAGAGAATGGTCTGACCACCCTATTCTTTCTCGTATGTTGAGTGTGTCTGATAGGGTTCAGCTTAACTTTAATGCTAAAATTTGTGATATAGATTTGGTTAATTTATTTGGATTCATCAAAAAAACAAGTTTTACTTCTTTTATACTGCAGCAAAACGAGAACAATGCATCATTTATAAATGCTATTGTTCCATATATTCAAAGAAGTAAGAAAATTAACATTCTGTTCGATTGCTCAGGCGGAAATGGCAGTGAAATTGCTGAAATTCCCCAATTAATTCCAAACATTTTTTGTGGCTATGCAGGCGGATTAAGTCCAGAAAACTTAGAGCGGAAGCTTCAGGAAATAGAAGCAGTAGTTGGTGACAATGAAATTTGGATTGATATGGAAAGTGGTGTGAGAACCAATAACGAGTTTGATTTGGAAAAGGTTGTTCAGTGTTGTGAAATAGCTAAAAAATATGTTTAAGGATAATCCTGACGTATATTTTAAAGTCGTTACCGAAAGCTGTCAGTCTTTGGGACTAAGAAAAAACCCAAACATAATGCAATTTAAACTTAATTCATGGAAACATGAACCAAATAACAGAATTGACAATTCAAACAATGACTGCGGTGGCATTTGGGTTGTATCAAAGATTTATAATGCCAGGAAATTAAAAAAATATATGTTTGATAAACATCAGGAGCCGACAAGGATTTTCAAGGTGTTAATAAAAAATGTTCTATATAAAACTCATATAGGATTAAAACAGATGGTGTGAAATTAATAGAGGAGATAATATAATGAAATTCCCTTGGGAAAAATATGAAGAATTGCCAGTTAGGAGAATAAACACGCTTCAAATGTTTATTACTACTCATTGCAATCTAAATTGTACAGGTTGCTTTGTTAGAGGAATTATGGGCGAGAAAAAACACATGGAACTTGATGAATATAAAAGCGCCATAAAAGATGCTGCAAATAGGGGTGTGCAAAGAATTACTTTAATTGGTGGAGAGCCATTGCTGCATCCAGACATTAAAGAAATGATTCAATTTAACAATTGGTTTGGTCTTAAAACGACCATCTATACAAACGGATATTTCTTGGGAAATTTTTCTAAAGCCGATTTACAAGGGGCTAAGATAAGGGTCTCTATTTATTGCGAAACTGGAAAAACAAAAAGCCTTAATGACTTGCCAAAAACAGCTGACATTCCTTTTGATGTTTGTTTTATGGTGTCAAAAAACTCAACCGTTAAAGAACTTCTAAAGACTGCTGATTATTTAGAAATTGTTTATTTTTGTAAAGTATTTTTCATATCCAGCCTTAGAGAACTTGATAATCCTTCACAAGAGTTCTTTGAAGACACTGATTTAACAATGCCTGTGTTGGAATATAAAAAACTGGTGCATGATTTCTTGAATTCTTATAGTGGAGAGATGGAGATACATGTTAGCAAGCGTGGGGTGTTTGAAAGTACAATTAATCAGTGCGGAAACAAATGTAAGTTTGCAAACTATTTCATTGGCGGAAAGATTATCCAATGCCCCTATGACATAGCAAATCAAAAATATCAGCGTTATTATAGTTATGAGACAAGATATTGTCAACACAACAATAGTTGTTTGATGTCAAAGATTGCATTAAAACAGAAATAAATGCAAAGAGTTGATGAGATAAAAATGGAAAGAATCATGTTAAAAGCCAAGGATGAGGGGTTTGCGCCAGCAAAAAACTCTTTTCCTCATGGCGGAATACTGGTAAGAATCAATAATGATTTTTATGATTATATGAGAGTTGTTTTTTATAAAGGTGGGAATCTTGTGGCGTATGCTTCTTATTTTAATAAAGAAGAAGGAAGGAAAATGATAAGCAGAGTATCAAGTGCAGATTCTCTGGACTGGTTTTTTGCTTTATATATTGGTAAAAACATGAGTTTTGAAGAAATTATAAAAAAAAGAATAGAGCAAATAAAAAGAAAGTAAAAACATTAACTTGTATATTAAATTTATTTTTTGTAACTTTATTTTTTAAAAAACAATGATATGCAAATAGACGAAGTAAGAATTTTTAAAGGAGGCAGAGGATTTAAAATTCTCTGGAGTGATAAAAAAGTTGGGTTTGGAGAACTTACATTCCACAAGGTTGATGGAGAGTTTGAGTTAGACTCAGAATTTATGGGAGATAAGTTTTGTAAAAAAATATTTAATTTATTTGTAGATAAATATTTGCCAGAGAAATTTAAACAAAAAAAATAATATGGAAGAAAAAAAATACGACAGTAGAAAAGATACTGGTGAACACAAAAAAAGGGTTGGTCAATTGATGGCCGACGTGTGTGGTGAATTAATAAGAAGAGCTGTAAAGCACGACGACTCAAAGCTGGAAGACCCAGAAAAAGAGCATTTTGACAAATACACACCTTTGCTGAAAACGTTGACTTATGGGTCTGATGACTATAAAGACTCTCTCAAAAAATTGCAGGTTGCATTAGACCATCATTACAAAAACAACTCTCACCATCCAGAATTTTATAAAGATGGAATTGATGGAATGAGTTTGTTGGATATTGTTGAGCTTTTTGTTGACTGGAAGGCTGCCACAGAAAGACATGAAAACGGAAATATGGAGGAAAGCATAAAGCTAAATAAAGAGCGGTTTAAAATTTCAGACCAGCTTTGTAATATTTTTAAAAACACTGTAAAAGAATTAGGTTGGGCACCTTCTGAGAAAAATGAGAAAAAATAAGCCAAGGAAAGACCCAGATAAAAAACAAAACAATTATGGCGGAGACTATGATTGTGTGAACTTTGACGCAAATGATGGAGGAGAATGGTGTCACGATGAGGGGCAGGCAGGTTGGAGCGAATGGATTAAGTGGGTAAAACGAAAAGATGGAAAATTGAAGTGCAAAGGGAACAGGCACAATTGTATGAAACTTAGACAGCAATGGCTGGCAAGTTTGTCAGAGAAAAAAAGAGAAAAATATTTAAACCAATGAAGCCTCACATTATTACGCATAGCTATATTGAAAGTGGCGAAAGAACATGTAAAAAGAATATTCGAAAATCAATTTAAAGAACCTCTAGAGTTATGACAAAACAAGTAAAACAAGTAAAAAAAGTTTGTGTTCTTACATCGTGCACAAAGTGTGAGTATTTCGAAACAAAACCAGTACCATGTCCCGATTCTTTTTGTCGTCCAGAAGAATGGTCTTGTAAAAAGAAAAAAGGGCTTGTGATTGATGGGTATCATGAGTGGCATGATAAAGACCCTGGGATTCCAAAGAAATGTCCTCTTGAAGATTATAAAGAAACAAAAAAATAAACAATGGAACATATTAGAATAGGTCATACAGATGTCATCTTGGATGAATTCGGAGATGGAAAAGGAAAAATAATTATATCAAACGATGAATGTGGTTATGATTTTTCCTACTATTGGGGTGCAATGGGAGAAAGCACCACACTAAAGCAATTTATTCAAAGGATTGGTAGTGATTATTTTGTTGGAAAACTCAGTCATCGAACAAAAGGAAAAATGAATGTTCGAAAAACATTTGCAAGGTTAAGGGCAGATATAAAAGAAAGCCTTCAGGGTGAACTCCAATGGTACGAGCACATGGAGTTTCAAAAACATTTTAGAGAGGCATTAAGGGAGTTCCAGTCAGGGATAGTTGAAGAAAATGAATTTATAAGAAGAGTGCAGGACTTTTACACTGAATTGAATTTTTACTTAATTCAAGATAGGGGAGAAAGGGAAAAATTGGAATGTTTGTTTAAAGACATATTTCCCCAATCTGAACCATGGAGATTTATTATACATGATGCACACCCAGAGGATATATTTCTTGAGAAACTACATGCTAAGTTAAAAAAAGCATTGGCAAAGCCAGTTCAATTATGTTTGTTTTAGTCATAAATAAAAAAACGTATTTTTTATTATGAATTGTCATTTTTTTTTCGTTTCTTTGTCACATAAATCAAAAAACCATAAATCATGAAAGTAATTATCTTTTTGTTTTTAATCTCGACGTTGAATTTGTTTCCAGCAGGAAACCCAACAAACCCCTTCCCCAAAGACGTTAAGGAAGGAGAATCATTTCAAAGAATTGTAAAAAACTATCCAAAGTATCATTTTAAATTTTATAAAGAAATTAAAGATGTAAAAAGAGATACCAAAATAGGAATGTCTTTTGCAATGCTTGGATATTGGAACAAAGGAGAAGGATGTGTTCTTTTGTTCACCAACGACAGACTTATAGATAAAATGTTCTTTAAAAAGATTAAAGAATATAAGAAGTATATCAATAACCCAGACGAAAAACAGAATATAGTTGTAAATGAAGAAAACCTGGTTTTATAAAGAATGTCAGATGAACTAATCAATTTCCTTGAATCAAGGGGATTCCAAAAAAAAGACAGAATGAAAGGCTCAAACAAAGCGAGGAACAAATCAATTGTAGACACGTATTTAGAAAAAACTAGTGCTGCAGAGAAAGAAAAAGAAGAAAAGTCAAAATCTTCCGTGGACTTAAAAAAGAACAAGTATAAGGATAGATTGAATTTTACAGAACACTTCAACATGGCCGTGTTCAAAATATTTTCAGATTATTTTAACATCATTTATCAGGAAAAGAAAAAACAAGAAAATGATGAGGTTGAAATGATTGGATTGGTCAATGAAAAATTTGTAGATACTATTTCTTTATATGGTTATTTGGGAACCAAGGAGGTGTGGTTTAAATTTCTTGGACTGACAATAAAAATGGGATTTTCCATTTATAAAAGCAATGGAGAGATTTTTTATGAAATTTCCCTTACCTCTTCCGAAAAAACATATTACAAAAACACATATGTTTATAAAGAACTATTTCAGCGAGCATTAAGAGAAAGTGAATTGGCTGGTTCATACATAACGATGGTGCCAAATGTTTTTCAATGGGAAATAAGAGAGCTTGAGAAGAGAACAATGAACGATATTTATCTTCCCAATCCTCAAATGGAAGACCTTAAAATGTTTATTAATGTTTTCTCCAACAACAAAGAATTGCTAAGATTTCTCTTGGTTGGGGTGCCTGGAACTGGAAAAACAGAGTCGTGTTTAACTCTTATGAATGAGCTCAAGAATAGGGGAGTGACCATTATTAAAACACCAATATGTAGATATTTAAATGAAAAAGTAAACCTTGCTGTTTTACTTAAACCTTCGTTGCTCATATTGGACGATTTGGATTTATCTCTGGGCTCAAGGAATAGCGGCGGATATTCAGAAATGTTACAAACCTTTCTTGATATACTAGACGGCACAGACAAGCTTCCAAAAGATGTTGGAATCCTTGCAACAACAAACTCTGCGTTTCTTTTAGATTTGGCGGCACAAAGACCAGGACGTTTCGATAAAGTGATGATATTTGATGAGCTATCAAAAGATAATATTTTGAAAATAATTTTGAAATCATTAAAATACAAATTCAACTTAACTGAGAAAAAAGATGTAGAAGTCTTTATTAATCCAAAAATAATTAACAAGTTTCATTCTAGTCAGGTTACTGGAGCTCATATATATAACAGTATATCTATGATGAAGCTGAAGCAAGATATGATTATAAAAAGTGGGAATAGAAATTTTGACATTACTGTTAATTGGTTATTGGATGAAATTGATGCCGAAATAAAAATACTTGACAAAATAAAAGCACAACAAAAAATTAATGATAGGTTGAATAACGCTGGCGCAGAAAGAAGAATTGGGTTTGAAAATGAAGTGGATGAATCACGTGAAATAATAGGGAATGACTATCAAAGAGAATGTCCGCCAGACTACGACACACAAGAAGAAGTTGTTATTAGAGATTAAAAGCATGAAAGCGTTTTTTTGTAAAAGATTTGTACAATTTGGAGTTCACCCCACAGAAGTGGTGTCGGATAAAATTTTCTACATTCCTGAGATGAATGTTATTTTATACAAATCAGAAGAAAGCTTTAAAAGCACAAAGTATGGCGTGTGTTTGTCCCCAGAGTTGTTGGATGAAGTTAAAAAACATGTTCTAGAAATTGAGGTCAGTAAACATATAGATAGCTGCAAAGAAGTCGAATTAAATGCTGATGCAATGGAAATTAGATTTCTCATTTCGGCACATAGAACAATTAAAAAAAAAGAAGCAGAAATGAATGTAATAATTAAAAAAGCTATAAATTCACTTGTAAAGTAAGCCATGGAAGAAATTGAATATGAAGAACCCAATATTGTATTAGGAAATGTTGCCATAGCAAAATTTATGGGATGGAAGATTGATAACTCTTTCCCCGATAAAGGAAGAGTGTGGAGATTAAAAGGCGCAATTGAATTAGATACAACATTTAAATTCCACGAATCTTGGAGCGCTCTTATTCCAGTGGTGGAAGCCCTAATGCCATTTGAAAAAGGATATTATTGTTATGGTCTTTTTCAGTGGTTTGACATGTATGGTGCATGCGGACTGGAAGATACATGGGGATTAGTGGTTAAAAGAATTAAAACTTTAGAAACAAATTAAAATAAAAATCATGTTACAAATAGAATTAACAGACCCAAAAGACGGCTTCTTCAAAAAGTTCAAAAGAGTTTTCAGTAGAAAGAATAAAAAACTAGTAGACGAATATAATTCGAGAATAGATAGTGCTCCAGGCAGCAATAAGTTGGATGATAATTATCTTTTTGACTTTAAAAACTACTCAAGCCAATATAATGGATATTCTGGCAGGAATATTATGATGGATGGTGATGTTGGTGGCGGTGGTGGATATGAACCACCCAAGAAAATAAAAATAAAACCAGTTGATGTACTTAAGGAACTGGAAACGGTGCCGACACCATTCTCCTTAGCCTTGATTGATGAAAAGGTTGAAATACTAAAAGACAAGGAAAAATTAATTGTTCAGTATTATGCAAAAAGAGAAGTACAGGCTTTAATTGAAAGATTGGAAAATAGAAAAAAATACAAAGAAAACAAGCTGTTTTTCGATAAATTTCCAAACACAACGGAAGAAAAGATTGATGTTATTTTGGAAAAATATGAACTTGTTATGAAAACGTCCGATATTTTCGTTCCTGAATTTCCAGATGAAGCAATTAAGGTGATGAAAGATTATACAAAAAAGATGGAAGCTCTTTGTAATAAAAAACCAGTCTTTTATGTTATTGCAGAAGAAAACGACTTCAAAAAAGCATACGAGAAGAGAGACCCCATTCTCCTAGTGCAGTCTCCATTTGGATTCTATTGGCAGATTCTTGGGGCTTGGTCAGATGAAATGTTGCTTTTATCAGAATTGTGATAAACATATTAAAATGAGTCAATTACACTTGGCTCATTTTGTTTCTTGTCCAAACATATCCATAAGCACTTTTTATTTTTCCATTTATACAACTGCATATATTGCAATATTTTTTGCCATATACGCCTTCAATTTCGTAAAGTGCTTTCCACGTTTTTATTAAGTTACATTTTTTATCATACTGATATACTACACCTTTAAAATCACCATTACTTTCCTTTGAAGAATTGATTGACATTTTGTCTCTTTTGAAAATTTTCTATTTTGGGCTATATCTCTCAGTTTTTGTCTAGTTTCTTTTGACACAACTCTATTTGTATTAAAATCAATTAATTTTTGAAGATGTTCTTTTGACAATTTTTCCGTAATTTTCGTTTTTTCACCAGAGTTTGCATTAGAAATTTTTAATTTAGTTTCTTCTGACATTTTTTTACCATACATTGGGTTTTTCTCGCCAGAAGCCCGAAAACTCCCCAGTTTCTTTAATTTCTTGGCCTTTTCCTCTCCATAAATTTCCTCAAAAGTTTTACCTTTCCTTTCATCAAGCATTTTGAATTATAAAAAATATTTTTATGTCCTATTTATTGATACAAATATTAAGAAAAATGGACGAAAAAACATTAGACAAGGCGGCAGAAGATGCAAAAAAAATTAACGTAACTCCCAAAAAAGCAGAAGTAGTAGAACCAATTAAACCTAATATAGTTATGGATTATCAAACATTAAAAACAATAGTGGAAAAAAATAATTTTATTTTTTTCGATTCTGGGTCGTACAATCTCAATTTTGTTTGGGAAAGAACATCAAACATCTTTACAAATATGTTCACTGATTTTCTTTACATTGCTTATCGTGATGAGAATGGAGCCGAGCAATTAATTTCGTTAAAAGCTACAACAAAAGCAAGCTTGTATGGGCAAGGGGGTGCACTAAATCCTCTTCCTGGAGGAGAAGCAGTCATTAAAGCCGACCAATACCGTAGCTCTTGGAAATTTACCATGGGCAATGGGAGCGGAAAATTGCCGTGGGGATACCCTTATTTTCAACAAGTAAGGGGAATTAATTATTGGCGTGACAATACTAAAGATAATGTTGTTGATGAAGTTAATGAACAAGATAACAAAATATATGGTACCAATTGGCATATAATGGCAGAACCTTTGAGTGTTAATGCCCCTGGAAGACTTCCATGGAGCGAAGGATGCCTTGGTATAAGTTATAGTGATATGATGAATGTTGTGGTACCAATTATAAAGAAGGCAATTCCAATTTGGGGAGATATATTTACTGGAACAATTATTGAGACATTTGATTTGCCAATGTCCTAACAATTAATTATACATTATTTTTTTTGATAAATCTATTAATTTTACTATCTAATGGTTGAAAATTGGTATAATGACTAAGTATCAATACATCGTCTAGGGTTTTAGCCGTGGAAATAGGTACGATGTGGTCAATGTCCCATCCAAAATTAAATTCTCCGTTATATTTGCCGTGATTTTCCCAGGACATCCAATGTTCGAATTTAGACTCCAAATGCAACTTAAACTCAGAGAAAGAACATCCAAGAATTTGTTCTGTTCTTTTAGTCTTTTTTCCATACTTATTGTTAATTGAAGATATAATCAAATTTCTAATATTACACTTTAATTTAAACAACTCATTTGTTTTATACTTAGCATTAAACCACTTCCTGCTGCGCCTATTAATTTTAGAAAGATTGTTTTTTCGATAAATTTTGTCATACTCACTTTTGTTTTTTTTGTGTGTTAAATGATGTGCTCGTTTTCGCTGATTTATTTCATTTTTGTTGGCTTTGTGATATTTTTTATTATATTCTTTTAATTGTTCTTTGTGGCTATCAGAATATTTTTTTATTTCTTTTTTATGAGATTTTCTATATTCTTTATAAAATTCTTTATTCGCATTATATCGAGCTTTATCATAAGCTTTTTTTAAAGATTTTTTATCCACTTTTTTTTCTTCTGCTATTTTCATATTTATTTTTCTATCATATTAAAATGCTGTTCCAATAACCAATTAATCAGCTTGGATTTGTTTGTAATATTTTTTTCTTCTAATTTTTTATAAAGTTCAATTGGAATGTGAACTTTAACGGTTTTTGCCTGGACTTCAGGTGCAATTTTTTTTCTTCCCATGATTTATAATATTTAATTGTTTATTATAAATAGTAGAAAAAAATAAAAACAGGCGTGTGGACGTAAATTTATTTGTTTTTTTGTAAATATTTTTCTAATAAGCTAACTATTAGCTTGCTTTTGTTATATTTCCCATCTTCTAATTTTTTATATACATTAGATGATATTGTAACGCTAAGGTTTTTTGTTTTTTTTGGCATAAAATAGAGAATTTTAATAAATATAAAAAAAAGGACACAGAAATTCAATGCTTTTAATATTTAAATTCCTTCTCTACGATTTTCTTTATACTTTCTCGGAGCATGTGTCTGAATAAAATGCTTTGGGCTGATTTTAACTTTTCCAGACCGTTTGCAAATATCTCAGCCTCTTTTTGTCTTCTTTTTATGTGGCCTTTGTAAGAAACGTTTGTGGTTAAAATTCTTTTTTGCGCTTCTTCCATTTTGTTGTGTTTGACCAGGCGAATAAAGTCTGAACGTAAAAAGTTTCCAATCCCCATCCCATAAGCCATAGAAACCATGGCATCATACATTTCCTGATTGATTTCTACATTTATTCCTTCTTTTTTCCACTTATCCAGCATCCTATTTATGTTGCTTTCTGCCCATCTCATATCTTTTTCAAATAACCTTTCAACAGTTTCTTTTGAAACTTCTTGTCCGACTCTAAATTGGGAATGAGCTTTCTTTTCTGCATGTCCCCACCCGACTGTTATCATTCCGTCACCGATATCGTATGCTTTTAATCTAAATCCTTCTTCATTTTTTATAAAATCTCTTAATTTTTCTGATGCTTTTGTGGGGTGTGTTTTTTCTTGTCTGGGACCTTGGTGCTGGATTATTCCTTGTTTAAGATAATCGAGTTCTCCAGGAAGCGAGTCCATAATTACAGTATTTCCGAAAACTCCCATTAGAGTAAAGATAATAAATAAAAGTATTTTGTTTTTTACTTTATATGGAAGGTTTTTTGTTTTATTAACAGTGCTTTTTATATAGCCCATAGCGTCTTCTTTAGTTTCTACTTTTTTTATCGAATTCTTTATTTTTTCCTTTATGGCATGCCAAATGTCATCAAATGAATTCTGATTTTCATTTATAAGATTATAAATTTCGGTAATGTCTGATTCAAAAAGAATGGGTTTTGTTTCCATTTTGATTTTTTAAGCTATTGGCATATTTAATAAATATTCACAAATTTTGATTCGTAGCCTTTTTTTTTACAAAGGGGATGCTAAAAAGTAGAGGAAAAATGCAGGGCATTAAACATTGGGGGCGCTAGTGGCAGAGGATAAATCATCATAGCTTAAGGTGTATGATTTTCCAATAGAATTGGAATTATAGCAGGTGAATGTAAAGTCTTTAAAGTTCTTTATGCTTATATATCTTATCTCTTGTATTTCTTCTTTAAAATGTTCCTGAATCAGCGCTTTCGTTTTATATAAATCAATCTCAACCTCTTTTATAAACAAAGAAAACCAATTCTGTGCATTGGGGGATTTCATTTCACTTTGTTCGCAGAATTTGTTTATTGTATCATAGTTTCTTATGAAATTATGATAGATTATTGCATCTTCTAGGTAAATAATGCTTTTGTACTTATCTTTTCTAATAGAATACCCTGTAAAATAATTGTTGAGATTATCCAACAGAGAGTCTGCGGATAAATATCTGTTAACATTACAGTTTAATTCCATGTATAATTCTGGGATGCTATTGCCATAGCCTATGTTTATTTCTGAATTAAACATGTTGCACTTGAAGGTGTTTTTAAAAATGTCATCGATAGAATTGTACGATAAAACATGTCCGTTTTGCAACCTAACCTTAAGTTTTCTTTTGATTTCAATTTCTCTGCTCATTGTACAAACTCCTTTTTTATAAAAATTCTGTCATAGAATGGGGATTCTTTTGCCGTATAATAGAAGAAGTCGTTTTTTAAATATTTTTTGTAAATATACTTATATACGTCATCACGTGTATCTTTTGCAAAATAGGATATTACATCAACCTTGTTGTTTTTTATGAATTCCCTAATTATGGCACCCACGAAACTAATTATTTTAATTGCTTTATATTCATTTGTTTCTATATCATCGGAGATTTGATTGTTTTTATCAAGCGTTCCAAAGTTTACAGAATATTTTTCTAAACTTGAAATTAAGTCTTTAATTTTGTTGTCATTTATTATCATGCCATCAGTATTTGTGATTTTCCCAAAACCGACTCCATAAATTATATTGTTAAACACAAATTTATAAATCGTTAAATTCTGAGACGATTTAATTATTTCTATCCCATCAGGCAATTCAATAGTGTCAAAGATTTCTGTAATTATTTCTTGTATTATTTCTCTTACAAATTTCATAAACATTAATTTCTAATAAATATAATAAAACTTTTTTAATAACTCAATATTAAATATAACCTTTTTGAATCTTTTTCGTATAATGAGAAAAACTAAAAATATGTATCTAGGAAAAGCATTGCGTGTTTGTATATCTGGATTTGATAAACAATCTGTTATTGATGGTGCAAAAGAATATTGCAACAAAAATGGATATAAAATCTGGGTTGATGTTTATAAAGAATTTCGTTTATTTAAGTGGAAGTGGGAATATATAATTGAGCTTTATAAGCCAATTGATTTTGAGGTGATTAAAACTCCCAAAGCGGATAATTTAAAAAAAGAAGGTGTGGAACTTTCAGAAGAGCTTAAAAGAACTTATATTCGAGAAACAATGAAGGATGTAATTGTATCTGGTGGTGGATATGATAGGCAGCAGTATGGGTATGTAAGAGTAACAAGCCACAATTTACACTGGATTACATTATTCGAAGACGGCACCCTTCAAATGTATGCCTATCTTATTGGGGATGCTGAATGCAAAAAAATATATGATACTGGAATTATATCAGTATCAGATGCTGAACTGCAAACTTTAATTAACGTGGTTATTCAAAATCATTTTTAATATTATGATATATTTTTTGTCAGGAGTACCGCAAGATTTGTTGGTTTTATTTATACTGTGTACCTTTGCAGCTATCATTATGGGCAGGCACATGTGCAATTTTATGAATAAAAAATGCGATTTCACTCCCTCAAGATGGGATGCAATTATGTGGCTAGGACTTCCGCTAGTTTTTGGATTTTTTGCGTTGGCGGGACTTGTAATAGTAGCATTTATAGAAGTAAATACAAAAGAATAAAAAAAGGAGGAAAAGATGAAATATATAATTTACGAAATGGTATATCCAGAGCATCTTCAAAAGGTTGTTCAAGATGGATATTATGTGAAAACACTCGATAGGTGTGTTTTACAAAAGCTGGATGAACCTTTTGTTCATGAAGAACAAGATAGTATTGAAGATGCTTTAGCTGAAATTGAAAAGAATGTGGAAAAATTAAAAAACAAAAGTTTAACAATTCTACCAATTATTTGTGTGAATTACGAAGAGAAAATCTCATGAAATCAGAACTAGAAGCAAAATTAATTAAGAAATATCCGAAGTTCTTTGAGTATCTCAAAGTCCATAAAGGCGGACTCATAATGCCAATGCAATTTGGTTTTGAATTTGGCGACGGATGGTATGTTTTGGTTGATTCTTTAATGGACTGTATTCATAGTTATATTGAGAGTCTGGAAAGGCATCCTCACACGCAAATAAAATCTAAGTTTTGGAGGATTGTGTTGCCAAAGATAAAAAACTGGCTCAAGTATAAAAAAGGAACATCGAAGTTTTTGTGTAGGTTCGAAAAAAGCCTAAAAAAAGAGAGCATACCAGCACCAAAAATTCAACTGCTCCAGGCAAAGGAAAAATTTGGAGGTCTTAGATTCTATACAAGCGGCGGAGATGAATATATCAATGGAATGATAAGAATTTCTGAAAATATGTCTTATAAAATATGTGAATTTTGCGGCACTACAAAGGATGTGGGCTCCACACAAGGGTGGATTGTTACCATATGCAAAGAGTGTTTTGATAAGGGGAAAACAAATTTAAAAACTTGGAAACCAAATGAAGAATAACGGTTGAGTGTAAAAAATCGTTTTAATGTTTTTTTAGACTTTGTTATGCACGGTTAAATTATAAACTAAATTTTTTGAATATGAATTGGTACGAAGAAAATATTGAAGAACCTATAAGAGAAATCGTAAAAATATTACGTGATAATGGATTTAACACTACGTGTTCTTGCGGACATGAAATGGATATAGAAGGTGATATTGTAATAGATTACGATTTGAAAAGGTTGCACGATTTATTATATAATCACTATTGTTCAAAAAATTTAAATCCAAATTACGAGATAACTTTTTTTATGAAAGTAAAAGATGGATTCATAGCACAGCATTACTTTCATATACGTTTTAATTGTGCATAACGAGGTCTGGGATTGTAGTGGTAGATTTAATTATGAATTTTAAAGCGAAGCGTGGATTTTTAAAAAAGTATATACAAATAAACTAAAATTAATATTATGGAAAAAATTGAATTGATTTTGTTGTGTGCGACGGCATTTCGCTTGAACGGCTGGCGGTATGGTTTAGTAAAGGCTGACCACTACCGACCAATCGAAGAAATAAACTTAATTCAGCCTTTATTAACTATACCGCTTGTTAGGCTTTCGTGCTTTGTGGGCGGGTAAAACGAAACGATATGTTTATAGATAAATTTAAAAAAGAAGATGGTTATTATGACCAAGATGAATGTTACTATGAAGATGCAGAAAGTTTTATAGCTACTGGTGTGTTAGGTTTCTGTGGGTGTGGGATGCCAGATGCTGCATTAGAACACGTGCGTAAGGCTTTGCAAATAGTTGATGACCTTAATCAGCTTGTATGGGAAAAGAAATTAACATACGAGCAATGGGATAAACGTAAAAATGAAGTATTTGCAAATTCTGGGGCAGAATATTTTATGTGGTACTTCTTAGACAATAAGGAACTTACAGAACACGGTGGAAGTGTGCCGGGTTGGCTTACTGAAAAAGGTATCGAATTGCTTGCTGACTTAACGGAACTGAGTGCGTTGGAGCATGAAGCCTAACGTGCGGGCGGTTGCCGTCTGTTGCCCCATTTTCGGGGCTAATAGCGGCAAACGCTTGTTATATGGACGTTGCAGGATTAACGTAAAAAGAAAATAGAAAGAATGATAATTAACTAATTGTACAACCGCCCGCACGTTATATGGCATTGCAGCCTGTGTGTAGGCATAAACACTGAAATTGCTATGAAACAACTTGAAAAAGAATTAATTGATTTTATAAAAGAAATTGAAAAAGAATTTCCAGAAGATAATTACGAGTATCTGTATTTTATAAAAGACAGATTCCTACAAGAAAAATCAATTAATTCAGGCAAAGAAGAAGGTAGTGAAATTTGCACTCATACTTCTTCGATGTGTATGAACCACGAAGAAAGTAATTATACTTTTTGTGATGGTATTAATACAGAATGCAAATTTTATGAGCCACAGAAAGACTAAAAGAAATTGCGGGAGCAATGCCATATAATGGGCGAGGAATAGCGGTATGTTTTTGAGCATTTTTTAAAATGTAATTTTAAAATAAATGAGAAAAAAGATACAGGATAAATTGCAGTTGCTTGGTGGTAAAATGCGTGAATTACCGCTATTCTGTGTTCAAGCGAGATGCCGTCGGTATGGGACAGCAATTTATAAGAGTTGGCTCTATTCCTCGCCCATTCAAGCGAAATTGAAAAGGAAAGATAAGGTATAAAATTTTAATGAAAGTGATATGAAAGATAAAAAGAAAGTTGTTAGAAAATGCACTGAAAAATGCAACAATACTTATTGGAGTTATATTCATAAGGAGTTCAGATGTATCACTACAAGTTTAAAGGTTACAGGTAAGGATTGCATTTTGGATAAAGAGAAGTGTTAAAATTTGCCTTATCTTTATTGTGTGCGACGGCATTTCGCTTGAACTAGTATATATAAGCATGTTTTTAAAAACAATTGAAAACAAAACAATTGCATCGTGATAAATCAGAAAATTATAAAGATTTGTGAACAAAAGCTTATATTTTTAAATTATGCTGAAAACACAAGAACCATATATCTGTTTTATATAGAGCAATTTGTAGAAACCATTAATAAGCAAGTTGTTCATTTAAATGCAACAGATTTTCAGGTTTATTTAAACAATTACGTTTTTTCTTCGATTTCGCAGCAAAATCAAGTCATAAATGCTATAAGATTTCTTTATAAATTTGGTCTTAACAAGAAGTATATTAAAGTATCGTTTGAGCGACCAAGAGGCGAAAAGAAATTACCAAGAATTATTGAAAAAGAGTTTCTGCTAGCTCAAATTAACAAGATTAGCAATATTAAACACAAGGCAATAATTTCATTGGCATATTCAACTGGTATGCGTGTGTCCGAAGTGCTAAATCTTAAAATTGAAGAAATAGATTCAAAACGAATGATTATTAATATAATCAACAGTAAAGGGAGAAAAGACAGAATCGTTCCGCTGTCACAGAAAGTGTTAGAATTGCTTCGAGAATATTATCTTCAATTAAAACCAAAAACATATTTGTTTAATGGCCAAAATTCTTTGCAATATTCAAAAGAATCGTGCAATGCAATTGTGCGAAAATATATTGGTAATGAATATCATTTTCATTTATTGCGTCATAGTTGTGCCACAGCTTTGTTGGAATCTGGAGTTGATTTGAGAATTATTCAAAAACTTCTTGGACACTCTTCCTCAAAAACAACAGAGGTTTATACACATGTGTCAACCAATCTTCTGAAGAGTATTCAATTGCCTTTGTGAGACTATAATTTCTTATAAACCTTTACATAATCAACTTCGTGCACATTTGGAAATCTAGCATCCTCAAACCCTTTGCTGTCATCCACCCCATTCCCCAAAATTACCATTAACGGCTGGTTAAACCACTTAAGCACTTTGGGGTCTTTAAATGTTCTTACACATATTCCGTCAAAATACATTTTAATATACTCTGGAGTCCATTCACAAGCGTATACATGGAAGTCTTCGGTTAAGTCAAACAATCTGTGTCTCCAACAAGACCTTCCACGGGATTTTGTTTTATCTACTCCCCAATGTAAGCACGACTCAAAGCTTTTCATGCTTTTGCTGCCATAATATTCATAAATGTCAATTTCTGGAGGCCATGTTTCGGCACCACAAAGCCAGAATGCAGGCCAGGTGGCTCTGCTGTTTGGCATTTTTGAGCGGATTTCAAAATATCCATACTGTTGTCTGAATGTTTTGGTGGTCAGCATGCCAACCGAGTAAGGAATGGTGTAATTTCCCCAATCTTTACCGTCCCAATCTATATAATGGATATCAACCGCTCCTTCTTTGGCATATTGTTTCAGGGTGCCATATTTAGCAACATTGTTATATCTTGAGAAGTATATTAGAGGAGCCTTCCCGTCTTTTACGATGCTTGTTGGGTCAAAACGCAATCCAAAATAAGCTTTGTTTATCCACAAATCAGTATCTATTTTATCTTCGAAGAAATCATCATGCAATGTAAGTTCGTATCCTTCTTTGTACAGTGGGGTGGGGTAGTTATGAAAAACTCGGTTGTTAAACTTTACGAAGTACCACAATTTGATATTCATCAAAAATTCTTGGATTTTCCAGACGAGTTTTTTCATAGGCTTATTTTTTAGAAGGTTCCTACATAGATTGGCAATTTTTATAATAAATAGGCAATTTTTAAATTAATTTTGAATATTTATATAAGAAAAAATTGGGCATTATGATTAAGGGTCAAGAGGTTTTTATACGTAAATTGATTAAATCCGTATTGAATGAGGTTTTTTCTGAAAGCGGAATCGTATTGTACCATGCAACCAACAATAAATTTGAGCTAAGAGATATGATATTGCCAGCGCATTTCTTTAATAATATGCAGGCAGCGGAAGATATGGGAGCAAAATATATATTTAAAGTGCGTGCAGAAATAAAAAATCCGTTGAGATGCTATGATGAAGACGTTCAAGTGTGGGATACGAATACAGTGAGGGGCACATTAAAGGGCAGTGATGGAGGTAAGCAAATTGCCACAGAAAAAGAAATACAACATTTTGAAAATAAATATGGAGACGTTGGGGCTTGGTAAAGCTTCTGCAGAGCAAAGGATATGATTCAATTGTTTATGAAAACGAATATGAAGATATTGGAGAGGATTCATACATACTTTTTGATAAAAAACAAATAACTCTTATTGAGATAATTGAAACCACATTGAATGAGTTGGTGAATAAAAATAATATGAGTGAAGATATCCATAAAATGATTGATAAAGTAAGAAATTATGGTGAAAAATACGACCCACAGTATGTTTATGATTATATAAATAAAATGCACAAGTCTGGTTGGGAAAAAAGAAAATTTGATGATTCAGAATGGGTTTTGAGTCACGAATATTTTTTACTAAAAGATGTTAGTTTAGACGACCCAACAATTAAATGGAATTTTGGACAGCACCCGCCAGTTGTAAACAATTATTCAAAGTTAGAAACTGAAATTCCACCAATAGTAATTGGCTCAAATGGGTATATTATAGACGGAACGCATAGGGCTGGGGCAGCAAAGTTAAAAGGAGATAAAACTATTAAGGCATTTGTTGGGTTTTAAAAGTGGAAGTTTTTTAAGAGCATTCAATTGTCTTTGTAAAATCATAACTTTTTCTTTTTTTTTTCGTATACCGTGGTGTGAAAGAAATTGATTTCGATAATTTTTTAATATTCCTTGATATAGATGGTACGCTATGTTCCTATGAAGATTTTGGATTTCGGGACAAAAAGGACAAAGAACAGCCGTTTAGAGAATATTCTATTAAGGCGCTTAATGGAATCATTAAGTATTATAATGCTGACTTATGTATGATTTCTAACGGGTGGAATTCAAAATTCTCTTCTGAGGAACAATATAAGTCTTTTTTATTTGGAAGGGGAATAAAAGTAAACAATCTTACTTTTGGAGATAGTAATAGCAGAAGCAAATTCGTCTTGGAACAAATTGCAGCGGGTCTGAAGCATTATCTTATCATAGATGATGAAGCATATGAATATTATGCCGCTATGCCTCAAATCGAATATAAATGCATTTTACAGCCAAACAGATATAGGTGTTTGGATAAATATGACTTCAAAAACGTTACTTTTAATTGGAAATTAAATACATAAGGAGAAAATTTTATGTTTATATGTGAAGATTGTTTAGCAAAACATTATGAAAACACACCAAATGCTCTTACTTTAAAAAGCTATGGCAGTTGTGAATATTGTAAGAAAACAAAAGTGTGCTATGATATTTATAGTGGAAATTTGAGGCCAAAAAAGGTGGTCGCAAATCCTATGAGAATTAAAAGCAAATCAATTGACTTAGATTATTTTGAGCAAGAAATAGAAAAATTTATGGGGGAGAACAACATTCAGAAAGAGGATGTTATTAATATTACAGTAGAAGGAGACTTCACAACATTGTGGTATTGGGAAAAAATAATTTAAAAACAATAAACATGCTTCAACTATATAGCAAGACCAAGTACGATAAGTACATGGACAAAGATGTGATTCCATTATGCAATGCCATAAATGCACTTCCAGGAGTTAAGACAATTGGAAGTTGTTGTGGCCATGGAGAACATGAATTTAGAATTTGGTTTATGGTTGAAAAAAGACAGGATGGCTTGTTTTTTTTAACAAGGTGTGCCGACAGAAGGTATTGGAAATATGGACATTTATGGAAAATTGAATTAAGCGTTGGAGATTTGTTTGAGAAGAAACAATTACCAATTTATTATGAACTTCACAGCGGAAGTATTTTTGGGAAAAGGGCATATGAGCAGGCAGAATCTTTGGTTGAAAATATGAATTATCATTTGAACCACGTTAATTTCATGAACGGGTTTGAATTAAATGTAAAGGATTTCACACACGATGACCTTGGCATTATAGTTGTAAAATAATGTGCAACAAGTAAAAAAATTAAAGATGAGAAAACAAGTTAGAGTACCTATACCAGATGAGTTTATAGGAAAATGGTGCATTACCGATTTGTATGGTACACATGCGTCTTATGACGTTATAGCGTGTGGAGGAATGGTTTTTGATACCGAGGAACAAGCACAGGCTTACCATGAACATGAAAACTATAGTGAAACGTACAATCTGGTGGTGAAAATCACAAAAGATTATCCAGTTTGGCAGGTGGAAATGTATACCTGTGGACTTTCCGTTAAAGGAATAAAAGGGTTGATATAGCGCTTTATTATTAATAATTTTGACCACACAAAGTTGCTTTGTTTTGTAACTTTTGTGTGGTCTTTTTCGTATACAATAATGTAATTTGATTTTATAATAAAAAAATATGAACGAAAAATTATTCATCCCATACCAAATTGCTAAGCAATTAAAAGAAGTTGGTTTTGACGAGCCCTGTATGGCCAAATGGATGTTGGACATAATTGGTGACACCCTTCCTCATTTTAGGACAAACTATGCAAGAGAGACCTTGTGGTGTACTCACAACAACAATGGGGAAGAGTTGCAAGAATATTTGTGGTCGGCACCAATGTATCAGCAGGTGGTTGATTGGTTCGAAGCCCAACATTGTCTATTCCTTTATGCATTTAGGGTTGATGGAAGATGGCATTGGAAGGTGGAAGATGAGAGTTCTTGTATAGAACTTGGCACAAATAGTAACGGATTTGCAACACAATATTTAGCATTAGACGAAGCAATTAAAAAAGCAATCAAATTAATAAAAAAATGAAGAAACTACTATTTATCGTACTATTTATAATTGTATTAGCAGGCTGTGATAATCCAAATGAATTAATCACCATGAAATACAAAATAACATATAAAGCCACTTGTTCAAGTGATGTTCCAGCCACCGTTACCTATGCAAATAATGACGGGAGAATGGTTACTGCCAAATTCACTCACAATTTTGAATGTGAGTTACAAGATAGGCACGATGCATATTTCTTTGTAAGATTATCTGTAAAAAATGAAGATACTACATCAGTTGATGAAACTGTCGGAGGAATTGTTGTGATTAATTCTGGGAGGGTCGTCGCAGATAAAAGCGATGCAAGATATATTGATATTTCTGGAAGTATAAAAAGTTTAAAATAAAATGGCGCCAACTTTTGAACAAATAAATATTTATAATCGCACAGTATTTGCGACTGGGTATGTGTGTGGCAGTCTACAATATGCAAACATACAATATGCAAACCTGCGTCGTTCCTCTTGTGTTCAAAATGTAGAAACAAAAAAAGAAAGAATTGCAAGAATTGCAAAGTATAAAATGCTTGCCTCTTGGAAAACCTATAATCAAAAAACTGAAAAAATCATTAAAATGAAACAAATCTGTAAACCCAGGCACCGTTTGGTCATCATTGGTGTCGTAACTTGACAACTCTCCACGATAAATTACAGGAGATTTTTTTTCTACGCACAGACTAATGTCTCACGTTGACGAAAAATGGGAATGCCCTTCCCTTTAATGTTTTCTGATGCGTTAAAATCAGCATTTTCTTCATGGCCACATTTTAAACAAATAAATTCAGATTGTGTTTTTCTGTTGTTTTTGTGAGAATATCCACATACAGAACAAGTATTGCTTGTGTTTTGCGGAGGAACCTGAACAAACATTTTTCCCTGATATTTTGCTTTATATCTGATGATGTCGAAGAATATCCCAAGACCAAGGTCAAGCATGGAACGGTTTAATCCATTCTTTTGTTTAACGTTTGTCCCTGGCTCTTCGATGGTTCCTTTTGCAGATTTTGTCATATTTTTTAATTGCAGTTTTTCTGCCGAAATGAAATCATATAACAGAATGTTATTTGCTGCTTTATGCAAAAAATCAAGGCGCTGACATGCAATTTTATTATGCAACTTGGCAATTCGCTTTTGTTGCTCTTTATAATTGGAAGAACTTTTTTTCTTCCTTGCAAGTGCTCTTTGCAAAATTCTCATTTGTTTTTGTTGTGTTTTGAGAAATCGTGGGTTATCCACGAATTCTCCATCTGAAGTAACATAAAAGAAGTTGACTCCTACGTCAATTCCGACAGCTTGGTTTTCGCTGTGAAATATTGCAGGTTTAATGTCCACTTCTTTTTTTGTCAATATGCTGATAAAATAACCGTTTATTTCTTTTGTAATTGTTGCTCTTTGCAGTTCACCTTCTGGCTGTCTGGAACAGAAAAACTTCACGCTGCCCAACTTTGGCAGAACCACCCTTTCATATCCATCCATCTGCACAGACTTAAATGTAATGGAATGATATCTGTCCTTTTTTGCAAACTTTGGGAATCCTCCTCCCGCAAAAAACGTCTTATACGCCTTGTCCATTCTTTCTATCACATCCTGTAAACTTTGACTTGGCACAGACTTTATCCAGTCAAAATCTTTCTTTAACTCTGGCAACTGATTTATTAAATCATAACAACTTAAATTCTTCTTATTGGACTTATAAACATAAATCTTCGTATCCAGCGCAAGATTATAGACAGCTCTACAAGTGTGAATCCACCCTTGCACAGTTTTTTCTTGTGTCTTGTTCAGTCTCAGTTTATATTTATATGTCTTTATTACTTGCATTTACTTTATTTCGTTTTTAATTCTTTCTCAATTATAACCCTCAATCTTTGAGTTGGGGTATAATTGTATTTCCTGCAATGTTCCTCGAAGTCATTTTTCATTTTTTCGGTTACTCTCGCTCTTATATACTTAATTTTGTTTTCTTTCATATCAATTTTGTGCTTCATATATAAATATAAAAAAATTTTGTTTATTTATAGAATATTATGTAACTTTCGTTAAATATTTTCGTATGAATTTAATGAATTCAAAAATGTTTAAAATAATTCATCTCCATACTAAAGCAGCTGAGTTCTCTCAGAAGTTTTTTATAAATGTTATGAAGAAAACATTAACCATCATCATCTCAGCCGTTATTTTGTTTTCATTTGTATGTGCAACTAAAGACAATGATATAAATGGGTCAATGACCTCAGATAAACAAACTGTTTATTTCTCGGCGAAAAAGAAGAAAACTCTTGGTGGTTATGATATTTACAAATCAGACAGAATGAGTAATGGGTCTTGGAGTGAGGCTCAAAACCTGGGTGGACAAATCAACTCAGAATACGACGAAATAAACCCAAAAATTGACAGTGACGATGTCACACTATACTTTGATGTGGTTATGAATGGAGATACCGTTAAAATGTTCTCAACATTATCTGACGAAGGATTCTGGTGGCACAAAGAGAGAGTAGATAAATAATCAATTAAAAACGTAACTTTTTTCCCGAAATTTCGTATAATCTAGAAATGGCTAGAACGAAGTGATATGGAATACACAGATTATTATAAATTTCCCCTAAAAAAAGACGAGCATTCAACCTTTATGGTTTGGACTAATGATGTCAAAAGGGCTTTTGATTTCGCAACAAAAATGATTCATGACAATGGACAATATCTTTCAGATGAAGAAAAATCAACGATTGTTTCTATTTTGAATGGTGAAAGTAAAGTTTTTGTTGATGGTGTTAATTTATCATACAGCAATTCTGATATTTTTAACGAAGAAAATGGAGTTAAGAAATTGTTTATTTCTATTCGTGGGTGGGGTTCATTAACTGGCACTGGGGCTATGGGTTTAAAGCCCGATGTTGCAGCCAAAATGCAGGATGATTTTGCCGCATTCATTATTGATAAACTTACAGTTAAAAAATTTCTATAATGGCAAGAACTAAAGGCAGCGGATGGGGTGCAGGACCAATGCTTTGGCAAAGGTGTAAACTTTGCGGGAAGAAAAGGGCATTATATGTATGGGTTCTTCACAAGTTTCGTTGTACTGCATGTAAACAGTATTTTGAAGACTCGTCTCTTATTAGAAGCGATGTTCCTCTTAATGTAAAAAAAGATTAATATGATTAGTAAAGTAAAAATAAAAAGCGGCGTTCTTCACGATTTGTTGAAGAAGAAAAACATCGAGTTTGCTCCCGACGTGAATATCATTTGGGGCAGAAATGGCGTTGGGAAAAGCCTTCTTCTTAAAACGATTGGAAATTATTGTTTCGTTGACCAAACGGGCGGTGGAGGCTGGTCTCAATTGTCTATTTATTTCAAGTTCTCAAGTTATGAATATGAATATGTAATGAAAGACAAAAACCTTTCCAACGTTTATGACTTCGACAAAAACTCAAAGCTTGATGTAGAGTGGTCAGGAGACCCTTGTTTTTATATGCATCACGACAACATGATTGATTGGACTCATATCATGGGTTATAGTATGGGTGGTTCGGAATGGATTCCTGGAATTGGGAATATTCTTGATGTTGTTTGGAAAAAACATGACCATCACCCATCTTCTGGACAACAAATTAAGGGCATTGCTGAAATGCTTCTTAATATCAAGGTACCAGATTTGACAATTAAGAACGACAGTTTTTATTCCTCTAGTAGTAGTTTTGTAGACTATATAAAATTAAGAAAAAAATCATTTAAAGGTGATTGCAAACCAACTTTGTTGCTTGATGAAGTGGATTCTCAATTAGATTTGTTTAACCAAATGTGGTTTCACAAAGAAGTAATTCCAGAATTGGCAAAAAAATATCAAATTATAATGGTTACACATTCTGTATTTGCAGTCACACACCATCAAAACATTATTGAGCTTGACAACTCTTTGGGTTTGGTAAAAAAAGAGTTGAATATAAAATAGTACCATGGAATCAGACGAAGAAATAGAAAGGGCGAAGCCTAGTGAAATAGACCTTGTGAATAAGGTTATCCACCTAACCTCTAGTATTGATTTACGTCATGGAGACAAAATCATTCACAGAGATGGGTTTGAGCTTTACATTAATTTCAATGGAGAAAAACCTCAGATGTGTTATCTTGATGATGATGGGAAAGAGCGTCATTATGGAGAGCTCACTGAATATTACATGGGAGATTACTCAAAGCTAGATAGGCCTATTGAAGAATTAGACCAGGACGTTCTTGATATAATAACGGGGAAGAAAAACATTGAAGATTTTGGGATGGAATCAGAAGAGAGTAATGAGTTAGAAGAAAGCACACAGCTTGTACATCTTAAATCTGCTGACTCCTTAGTAAAGGCAAAGAATGAAATGGAAAGCCAGCGGAATTATGTTAAGGCGTTACACCATCGTTTACACGGAATGCTTGACCGTAAGGCAAGAAAGCTTTATGCAATTATGGAAGCGTTTAGCGAAAAGCTTGAAAAGGTTTATAAAATTTTATATACAATTGAACTTTATCTTGGTGTTCATGAAGATGTTGTACAATTGGTTGAGGGGTCAAAAGCCTCAACAGAACAGCCAATTTGCTTCAGACAACAAATATTATTCATGGATGAAGAGGTTGGAATTTATGATAACAATGGTGTGGACTTTAGAAACATTAAAAAGTTTGACGATTGGATTTCCAACCACTTTAAAAAAATAATGCCAGAAGAAAAGGGGGTTGTGGTCTTCAGAATAAGGAGGAACAAAAAGGATTATGGCGGCTCTATCGAGAATGCTATTTTTCAAGATGAAGATATGAAAACTTATTTTCTGATTAGGAATGGCAATAATTTGTATCGAATTTGGGCACCGCTTACAGTTGACCCAAGGCTTTTCCCACTAAAAAATGAGATTAACAAAATATATGAAAAAATAAAGGAACAAGAGCATTTTAAAAGTTATGACCAAAAGAAAGCAGACTCTCTTGTTCTTCAATATCAAAGGAACTCTCTTGTTCTTCAAGGAATCATTGATAGAACTGACATCTTCTCTCCAATTCCAGAAGGGATAAACATATTTAATCCTGACAGCTATGGCAATACTATAAAGTTGATTTACGATGAAGAAAACATTTTGCCAAGCGGAAGGAAGCCATTTAAAGAATGGAGAAAAGAAATAAATTCTCAGATTGAAAGGGGAAGCAGAATTTTATATCATTACGATTGGAGTGCAATGAAAAAAGAATACCTTGATGAAAGGTTCTTTGGATACAGAAGATACTTGCCAGATGCACCAAGGGATTGTATGTTTACAGTTGAGGATATTCTTAAGGAAAAGGACTATCGAAAAAAAGAATATGATGTAATAAAAGTTTTGTTTTTTGCTGGTAAAACATATGATTTTGAAGACCCCAAAAAACGCACAGCTTTTAAATTATATCCAGACGATTGGTTTATTTTGAATTATGATAAAATATCATTGGAAGACCTTGATTTCTATATTCACAGCAGGACTGACCGACAGAACTATCTTGAGATGCTTCCTGTTTTGATTGAGGCAAAAAAGACCAGGCTGAAAGAATTAGAGTGGGAGAAGGCTTTTGTCAGAATGACTGTGGAAGATATGTTTAGAGATGGAGTAAAAGTTGATGAGGCTCAAGTTTGGGAAGCGGTTAATTGGTGGAAGAATAAAGTTATCTGGAAACGACCTATTACAAAAGATGATTCCAAAGCATTACGAATGATTAAATCAAAATTAAAAAACGCAATATTGCATTAATTTAAAAACAATTTTTATGTCTAGAATTACAGTTAAAGCATTGGCTGAACATTATAAGGTTTGGTCAGTAGATAGGGGAAAAACACAGATTTTAAACTCCCTTACAGAACATGGAATGTATAATGTTGACAAATATTTGTGTCACGTTATCAAAGTAAAAGCGGGGTGCTATCAGGTGCCTGGGTTTAAACAAACCAGCAACTTAGAAACTTTACTTGAAAATGCAAAGAGTTATACAAACTCGTTGAAGTATAACACTGAATTTTACAATCCACAGTTCAGGGAAGGATATTTCGAATACATGGCAGTTAATGAATATTTAAAGGAACTTGGATTTGAAAGCGATAGGGGGTTTATGAATGACGTTTTCTTTGTATTAAAAAGAGAAAATGTTTATAAAGGGAAAAGAGAAAACATCGTATTGTCAATCGACGGGCTTGACTACTTTCCAAGAGAAGGAAAATCCCTTCCAGAAAAGGTTAATGTTGTATTACATAAAGGAGACTATTCATGGATTAGTATTAAAAATATCAAACGTCACCCAGACTATATCATTCCAGAAATTGAAGCATTGCTTAAGCCACTATTGATGGTTGACAGTGCAAATGACTTCAAGATGTCGACAAAGTTGGAAGCTAAAGACATTCATTTAAAAATGGAAACTTTGATGAATGATTTTTCGTTGCAGTCAGAAGATTATAAGGAAGAATTGAAAAAGTCGTTGAGAGAAACTCTGGCAGCATTGGAGGCGTGATGAAAAAGATTATATTAATATTTCTTTTGACCTTACCAACATTTAGTTTTTCTCAAATACAAAAGCTTGATGTTAGGTTTCAAGATTTGTCGTGGATAACAGATGAGAAAGCATCTGAAATAGTTGCTACGTTATCTTTCTTATATAGTAATGATTCTTTGAAGAATGACACAAATTATGTTTCTAAAGAAAGATATAATTTATATTATGATTCTTTGTCTTTGTGGTATATAACGAGTAAAAACTATTGTGTTGATAATGATGCAACAAAGAAGTCGTCAGCTGTTGGAAAATTTGCTGATGTTCATACAAATTCTACAATAGAAGAAGACTTGGGGTTTCTTAGTTTTGGAACGAAAAGTGCATATTCAGAAAATGGAAATTCTACAATTAAAGGAAAAAAACTATGTGTGCCTTCCAGTTGGGAAAATCTAAATTTATTTTATAAAGAAGAGTCAGGCCGAATTAAAACTTATAATGATGGAAGGATTAAAAGTTATTATTATAAGACGGAAGGCAATGAAAATGGATATATTAAATCAGTATTGTATTTTCATAAATCCATAAAACCAAGTAGTGTTGGAATGGCACAAATGGGATTGTTTAACTACTGGGCAGCGTATGCCCTTTTTTATGACAGACCAAAACTTGTGGTGTATCCAGCGAATATTGAAAAAACGTGGACTTCAAAAACAGGACTTCCTTATGACGTCGCACAACAGTTAAATTTAGACAAAAACAGGATTCGAAATGTTTTAAAAAAAATGCCCAAATATCCCAATTTTTCTTTGGTAAATTTTGGTTCAGATTCTATTTTTGTAAATTGCGATACTTGCAAAGTAATATTTCAAGACAACAAAACAGAAGATGGAGATGTGATAGATTATTATTATCAAACAAAAAAAGAAAGAGTGTTTATTAAAAACGAAGGAACATTAAAGATTATAAACATTACAAAATCAAATGACTTCTTTATGCGAGCTATATCAAAAGGAAGTATGGGAGCTTGCACTGTAAGTGTAATAATAGAAGGAATTACGCACTCATATAATCTTCAAAGGGATGAAATCATTAATATAAAATTAGTTAAAAAAGAACAATCAACTGTTCAAGGCAATGGAAAATACACAAACTAAAATTGAAGAGGCGTCGATGCTTCCAGAAGACAACCATCCAGTTGAAAAACTTCCAGATGCAGTGGTGCTTAAATTCGCCAGGCAAGAGATAGGTGAATTGCTTTCCTACATTGATGAGTTGGAGGATAAGGTTAAGTTTTTAAAACAAAGAATACTCAAATTTAAAAGCTTAACATCAGAAGAAAATAAAGAATTTAAGAGAATGCTTTTCTTTAAAGAATGGAAAGGAAAAATTGCGGAGCTGGAAAAAACAGTCAAAGAATTAAGAAAGGACAAAGAAATGCTTCTTTATAAAAAACTAAGTGACTGCAGAGAGTGTCTATTGAAAGGGAAAGAAAATGGAAGATGAAGGGTTTCTCAGTAGAAAAGGTCAGAAGTTGCAGGAGGTGGTGAATAAGTTTTTTGAAGAACACATGGGGGAAGTATCAAAAAATATGGATACAGAAGAATTTAAATTCCAATTCCAAGAATTTCTTGATACAAATTTGATTTTTTACACTAATGTTTATTATGTAAAAATCATTGACAATTGGTTAGAAATAACACTCTTTCTTGAGCCTTGCCATCAACACGCTGTGGGAATTTCCATTAACATCTTTTCGACACAGTGGGGAATTAATCCGTTTGAAACTTAAAGAAGAAAAGGAATAACTTTTTTAATAAAATTTCGTATAAATTAATAAAACTAAGAAAATGAAAAAAAGATTTAGCAAAGAAGAACACGAAGCTTTGAGAAAAGCTCGTTTGTTTAGCAGAAAAACAAGTGATGCATATCGTTTGGCGAATGGAAGTACTAATGATACATTCGCAAGAAAAAGGCAAAAATAAAAGGACGAAGCCGAAAATCCTTACCCAGAGTAGGCAAAACAAAAACAAAAACAAAAATGAAAAGATTATTTTTATTAGTAATGTTTATCGGGCTGTTGTTTAGCTCTTGCCGTTGGCAGGGTGATAGCACCGATGATAAAATGAGAGCTAACCAGGAAAAGTTAATTGCTGAAGGAAATCGCCAAGTAGGATTTCCCGCAATGATTAATTATCAGGAAAAGAAAAACCTGAAAATGATTTATGAATTGCGTGACCAGGAAAAAATGATTTGCTATGCTTATTTGTGGAACGAATTCAACGGCAAGTTGATTTTCGTTGGAAAGTGTTTAGGCTATGGCATTCCTTATGCAACACAGTTCAGTAATCCTGAAAAAAGAGAACATGACGGGAACTATACGCATGAATATGGTTATGAAATCCCGCAGGCCGAGCCAAATGGACTTTATATGCCTCCAGCTGCCGAAGGCACCTGGCTGTTGATGCTCGACGAAGCGGGTGTATCTCACCCAGTCTATTGTGAGCCTCGTGTGATAGTTTCTCCATTTAAATTAACCATAGAATAAATAATTATGAAAACAGGAATTAAAGTTATATTGTGTATTTTGGGTCTTGTAGTGCTTCTATGCGGTCTGGAACTTGCAACTGGATACTTTGGTGTGTTTTACACGAAAACAGTTGGGAAAGCCCAGGAAAATGCCAAAAGAGAGGTTTATAAAGAAACCCAGTCATACAACGATGGTATGGCTCAGGAGTTGGTGAAAATCAAAACCGAGTACGACCAGGCCAAAGATTCTATTGATAAGAATGCTCTTAAATACAGAATTCAGCATGAATATGCGAACTTTGATGAGCAGAAGCTTGAAAGTGAATCGCTTAAAAACTGGCTGATTAAAATAAGGGGTTTTTAACCATGAATATCCTTCTTTCAAGGGATGATTTTAGAGAAGGAGTCTTCAAAAGAGACTCCTTTTCTTGTATTGTTTGCGGGAAACCAGTAAAGGATGCTCACCACATTTTAGAAAGGAGATTGTTTTCGGATAGCGGATATTATATTGACAATGGAGTTTCTCTTTGTGAGCTTCACCATATTGAAGCAGAACAAACAAAATTGTCTTGTGAATTTCTAAGAGAAAAGGCAGGAATTGAAAACATTGTTCTTCCTGAGCACTTTTTCCCCGACTACAAATACGACAAGTGGGGCAACATTGTTCTTCCCACAGAAAATAGGCTCAAAGGAGAATTGTTCTTTGAAGAAAACGTTCAAAAGGCACTTAAAGAAGGGGGGTTTTTAAACGATTTCCAAAAGTACGTTAAATATCCACGCACTTATCATTTGCCATGGAGCAACTTGCTAAAAGACGACAGGATGCTTGAAAATGATGACCACTTTATTGGGAGGCGTGTAATTGAGTCTCTAAAAATGGACGGAGAAAACACTTCCATGTACAATGATTATATTCATGCACGCTCATTAGATTTTTCTTCTCATGAAACAAGGAGCTGGGTGAAGGGTTTGTGGTCTAGGATGGGGTATAATTTAGATGACAATATGAGAATATGCGGAGAGAACATGTATGCTGTGCATTCTGTAAAATATGATGATTTGCCTTCATATTTCCTTATGTTTTCAATTTGGATTGATAATAAATGCCTCTCTTGGGATGAAACCGTAGAATATGCTAAAATTTTAGGCTTAGAGACCGTTCCTGTCATTTATGATGGAATATATGATAGGGACAAAATAATTGCAGCATTCGCTCCCTATGAGGCAAAAAATGAAGGATATGTGGTTAGGATAGCAGATGAGTTTAATTATATTGATTTTAGGCGGTCAATAGCAAAATTTGTCAGGCCAGAATTCAGGCAGGCTGTTAACAATGCACATGGCCATTGGATTTCGAAAAAAGTGGAAGTAAACGAGCTTAATGTAAATCGTAAACAGTAATTTTATCGGTTGACTTAACGGTAATTACATTCAGAATCTTTTTCATATCGTATAGAACCATCATTTTTTCTCCCCACCCGAAAGCGTTATCCACGATTTCATAGTCGATTCCGTTCTCAACATAGAAGCTTCTTAAAAACCTTGTATTTGCTGGTTTTATTGCTTTTTCATTGAGTAGAATATTGTTAAATATAAATGCCTTCACCTTACCTTTATTTATATATTTTTGTAATCTTTCCCATATTTCTTTTCTTCTGTTACCGACCACATAGGTATTTATAAACTCTTTGATTTTATCGACACTTAAAAAGGCGTTTTGAATGTCCTGTCCATTTTCTACTGTAATTAGGTAAAGCTTTCGACTTCCCTTTGAGTATTTCCTGGCAGTGTCGTAGTGAGTGGTAATATATAGCCCTGGACCATATTCATACCTACCGTTTTTTTGAGAAATGACGTCATTAAAGTCATCCAAATTTCCTCCGTGCCAAAAGTTCATGGAATTGGGGATATTGGGAGGCACAATTTCGTTTTCAGCCATTATAGACTCGTTTATGATATTTTTAATGAGTTTACGTAAAACAGTGTTTTTTTTCATAAATTATGGTTTTATTATGTCTAATTGATTAATGTTCTGTGGGGGAATATTATCTAGAGTAAACACTCCATAATTTGAATAATCTGGGTCATTATATAGCTTAAAGTCTTTTAACCCTTTTGTGGAAATTTTTAGGATAACCATTTTGTTATTAAAATGTTCTTCGAACTGGCTTTTTAAAAGCAAAGAATCATTTATGTCTTTAGTGAAATATATTCTTTCGGGATGATAAACTTTTTTAGACTTTGATTTTGGCACCAGTCCGTTTTTTAATATTTTTGGCAGATTTGCCTCGCTTGAAATGTGATATAGAAAACCATCCCACTCGACCTCATTTATGCGTTTTCCATTGACTTGAATTGATAAAATTTTATAATTTTCTTTTTCTTTAAAATAATCATATAATAATTGTTCTGAATATTTTATTGATAAATAGTTTTTTGGTAAATCTTCCGAGTCTTTTTTTAGCAATATTATTTCAGAAATAAAGTACCCTATGTTTTTTATAGAGAACAACAATCTCTCTATGTTTTTGATGTTTAATAGATTTATAAACAAAACTCCCCTATTTCTAAACAACACTATATTAGCTTCACCAACAATTTTATTAAGTATTTGCAAGGTCTTTTCTGGGGGTACCGAATTAATAAGACCTTCATTAACATTTTTTGTTGAATTTTTCTTTAATATTTCTTCGATGGGAGAACGATTGTATTGAGAATCCATAAACTCCAGATAATCACAATTGTTTATTGTTGAAAAGTATTCAAGCAAAATCTTTCTTATTTCTATTCTTAAATTCATCTTATGTGTTATTAAAAAGGCAAATATACAGAATTTTAATTAATTTTATATAAATAGATTCAAAATGACGAAAACAAAAAGAATTTAGAAGAATCGATTTCAGCACACATTCAAGGTCTGCTTATATGTTGTATACTTGGGAGAATAGTGTTTCGAAAAGGTTTGTGCCCATATGAAGAAAAATTTTACTTGATAGTTAAAAAAGAAACTATTTATGAAAACACACATATGCAACATTTTTAATTATTTTTCGTATGAATAGAAAACAAAGTTTCATGAAAAGTCTGTTTAAAAAATATTATTTAATCATATTGGCCGTTGTTACGGTGACCTTTCTACTTTTATTTTCATTTAACTGTTTTAGTCAGTCTGTTGTTGGAATGAATGAAAGTGAAGTAAATCCTTATATGACAAAACAAGGATTGTTTTATAGAAGTACCTTTTATTATGACAAGGGAGGAAGACAATCTTATGAAACTTATAAAAACGATAGTGTCTCCGCAATGATTCATGTTGAGAGAGTAATGCATGGATTTTTGTTTTGGAAAAAAACAGAGTTTATCTGTTTTAGAGAGAAATGGATTTACCCAATATCAATGCTCAAGCCAACAATAAAAAAACTTGGTAAATCTATGGCAACAGTGCCAACAAATAAAGATAATTATTATTTGTGGGAATTCATTAATGAAAACGGAGATATAATTACCTGTGAACTTGCGATTTCGGAAAGGTTTTTTACCGTCATCTTCCAAAAAAAGTAAATATTGTAACTTTCTTTTGATTTTTTCGTATATGTGGAAAAAACAATTTATTAATTAAAAAAGAAGGGAAAATAAAATGATTTATGTAATTTTAATTGCCATTTGTCTTATTTGGATGGGTGCTGCATACTATCTTGACAATCGAAGTAAATCCTCAACGAATTACGAAGGAGGGATTGTTGCTTCTATTGTATGTTTAGTTATTATTATATTGATTGCTGGCATTGCATCTGTTGGTGTCGTTTACACAAACATAGACGACATTGAAAGCAGCGTTAGCAACAATAGAAAATTAAAGATTTATATTGAGAAGAAAGATGTTCTTCAACGACAATATAATGCTCTTTTAGATTCTACTTATGGAAAATACGAGGGAAAGATGTATGATAAAATGACAGAAAAAAATTCTCAGTCAAATGTTGCAGTTAATGTATATCCAAGTCCTAAATATTCTGAAACAATTCTGGAGCTCACAAAAAAGATAACGGAACTCAATGAAAACATTTATGATGTGCGAATAAAACAATCTGATATTATCAAAGACATAGGAGTCAGATATCGTAACCCATTCAACATACGGCTTTTCTTGCCCACTAAAGAAGAAACGTTAAGCGAGATTCCAAAAGACTTGTTTAATTAAAAACAACATTTAAAATCCTCCATAATTTGGGGGATTTTTTTTGCGTTAATAATGTTTATATTAACACAAAAAAATAAAAAACGTAACTTTTTTCTGATTTTTTCGTATATGGTGTCAAATAGATGACATTATGAAAAGTATATTATCGATTTATCTTTTAGGATTAGCCTTCTTTATTGTGGTTTCTTGCAACAGTAACAGCAAAACTCAAGCTGAGTCAAAACAGCAAGTAAAACCATATCCTTATGATGTAGTTGTATACACATACGACAGTTGTGAATATGTACAGTTTGGCAGTAGAGATTGCCGTTGGGGCGGCCACAAAGGAAATTGCAAATACTGCAGCAACAATTCGAAAGAAGCTGTTGACTCACTTAAAAAAGTCATAGAAGAACAAAAAAAAGAAATCTCTGATTTTAAATCCAGATTGTTGCCAGAAGTGGGAGTTGCCATTTTATCTTTTGAAGACGGGTCAGACAGTCCAATGGTTTCTGCAGAAACGGTGTGGAATACAAATGACAGTTCTTTTCTCCGAGTTGGAAAAGCGGAATTTAGATTCGTTAAAGCAAACCACAAAAACAGAATTGGCAGTTCATACGTTTTATACAGAACATTTCCTTAAACTATGAAAACACTGAAATTAATTTTTACAACAATTGTTAAAGTAATAGAATCATTTATAGTGGTTGTGGTTCCTTTTGTAATTGGGCTTTCCCCTTTCTTTTTATTTTTTGAGACGGGGAATAGATGGTTTTATTTGGGTGTGTTTATTACGATACCAATTGCAATTTGGCTTGGGCGTTTTCTTAATAGACTCTGGTTTCCTGCAGATGCAGAAATGGAGCTTAAATTCTTAACCAAAAAAGAAGCAGAAGAAATATTGCACATTATATTTCCTTACCCAGATAGAATTAAATCAGAAATAACCCATAAATATGAAGATGGAAAATGCGGCGGAGATTATTATATGATGGAATTTGATGCGGTAATGTTTGGAACAGAAGATGTGAAAATTAGAATTTTTATTAGGGGAAATTTGGACTGCGAAATGGATTATGTAAGCGTTTATAAAAAATCAGAAGGCCGTAATTTCACCATAATGACGATAAAGAATCAAAGAGCAATTCAAGAAAAGTTCACAGAATTTGGATTTTAAAATGGAAGTGCCAAAGCCATTGCATAAAGAAGAACGGTTTGTCTGTGAGATGATATGGGTGGAGTTCCTGTTGATGTAGTTTGGGTTAGAGTCAGCAAGCTCTTTCAGGAGAATTTTAGAGGATATAAAAGATATGGCGATTGGGGAAGAATTTTTAATGAAGAAAAAAGATATGGAAAAAATTGAACTTACACCAGAACAAATTAGTGAACTTGATATTGATTTAAGTTGTAGCTTATTTCACGTCATGTCGGATGACACTTGTAGTGAGACTGGAGCTAAGTTGGAAGAGGTGTTGTTGGTATAACACTTGGCCGCACATCCAGCATTGTTAAAACACAAACCCCTCAAACAATGGGTTGAGGAAATTGTTGGATAATGTTACTCTGCAGATATTTTTAAAAAGAACGAAGAAGCCATAAGAAAACAAAACGAAACGAGGAATTCACAATAAAAACAATTATTAATTTTAAAACTTTAAAGATATGATGCTTTTATTTATTATTACAATGGTTATTTCAGCGATTCTTTGTGCGTGGTTTATAAAAGAGAATTGGAGGACAGTTTCTGACTTTTATAATGAGAAACGTGATAGAACCCTCAAGGGAAAGATTTGGCTGTGTGTGTATGCCCCAACTTGTTGCTGCTACTGTATGGTTAGCAGCGACTGCTCTAATTGCTTTTTTTATAAGCATATTCCCAGAACAAAAAAGGCTTCAAGGCCACTCAGTAGAAATAGTAGCGCTTGCGGATGGAGTTAATACAGAAGGGAGTTCCTTTTTGGGATGCGGAAGCATAGAAGGTGTTTCTTATTGTTTTTATTACAAAAAACTTCCAAATGGAGGATACAAACAGGACAAAATAGAAGTAGAAAATGTAACAATATTTGAAAACGATAGCATTCCACCTAAGATTCAGTATTACAGATATGAATTTGTCAATGATGTTTGGAATGATTGGGCGCTTATTCCTGGGTGTTCTTGCAATGTTGACATATTCATTCCATACAACTCTATTAAACAAAATTACAATCTTGATTTAAAATAGACACCAATTCAAAAGAAATTAAATAATGAAAGAAGAATTAACAGAATTCAAAACTGCTAAATTAGCAAAAGAAAAGGGATTCGACATACCATGTTTAGCTTTTTATAGTGGAATTAAAGGAAGCGGGAAAATATTGTTTGATAACAACACCGAAACATCTATCCAAACAAGTGAAAGATGCTCCGCTCCCACCCAAGCGCTGCTTCAAAAATGGTTACGGGATAAATTTCAAATAGAAGTTAGAATTCATGCTGAACATTATAGCAACGGAACCAACTGGAACGTTCAGGCATTAAAATGGGATTTGTCTTTAATTGATGATGATTTTATTGCGGATGGTTGTGGAATGTATGGTGATAATGGAGAATATAAAACATATGAAAAGGCATTGGAAAAGGGTTTATACGAAGGGTTAAAACTAATAAAATAAAACTCATGGAAGACCAATTAATTTTATTTGAAACGGCTAAGTTAGCAAAAGAACGTGGATTCGATTTAGAATGCAGGGGGGCTTATTTGGACTTAACTCCCTATGAAGACGCAGCAAGAGAAGAACCCACAATTTACTTATACGAACAAAATCATAATAAAAAGGGACACAGATATTCAGCACCAACCCAAACGGCGTTGCAAAAATGGCTTCGAGAAAAATACAATATTGAGGTGCTCCCTTACCCAATACAATTTCTAAAGGGAAAGGAAGAGGTTGAATGTGATGAAATGGATTACCATTACAAAATTATTATAAAAGGAATAACTCAATCAATAGTGTGCAGAGAATTCGCCACTTACGAAGAGGCATTTGAAGCTGGTTTGATAAATGCTTTTAGTTTAATGGAATGGAAAGGGATAAAATGAGACAAGTAATGATACAATATCAGGATGGTATTCCCGTAACGGTAAATACATACATCGCTGAATATGGATTTAAAAAGAAAGGATATCAGATTGAAAGATTTACTCTTGATGATGTTAAGTCGTGGGAACAGGCAAAAGAAAAAGACCCAAACGATTTGATGTTCGGGTTTATGAGTAGATATATTTTCGTTGGGGGCACCCAAACTCTTTTAAGAATATTGGATTTAATAGATGTTAAAAAACCGCTAACTTATAACCCGCAAATTTATTTGCCCGAATATTGTAAGCGACACATTATCGAAATGACTCTTGGAGAAGCTCGTAAAGCAATTTCTGCAGAAAGAAAATTTTTTATAAAGCCAGCGGAAGACACCAAATTGTTTTCTGGATATGTTGCCAGGTCAGAAGTTGATTTTATTTCACTACAGCAACTTCCAGCGGACACAAAAGTGATGATATCAAACATAATTGATATCAAGTCTGAATACAGATGTTTCGTTAACAGAAAGCAATTGGTTGGAATATGTCATTATGACGGTGATTTTACGGTGTTCCCACAAATCGATGTTGTTTTGCGTGCCATAAGAAGCTTTAAAGACCAGCCAATTTCGTACACACTTGATTTCGCCATTTTGAACGATGGGAGAATGGAACTAATTGAAGTGAATGATGGATATTCTTTGGGATATTGCGGAATACATCCCTCAATCTATTGTCAGCTTTTAGAGGACAGATGGGTGGAAATTACAAACAACAAAAAATGACAAATTTATCATCACAAGAATTGCTCATTAAATTGCGGGAGGAAAAGAAACCTGCTGTGGATAAGCTTGTGAATGATTTAAAAAAATACAACATTAAATATTCTCCAACAGATGGCGAGCTTGATAATGTAATATTCGAAACAGATACACGTATTCACAAAATAGCTCATCAGATGTTTTTTAGACTTTGTTCAAAAAGTCACTATTGGACTGTGGAACATAAGGGGCGAGAAGAACACCTTATTGCTCATGTAATGAATGATGAGAAATATTATGATTGGTTAAAAATGATTATTCTGTTTGGATTAAAAATTGAAAAAGTATGACGAAAAAATTTTTGCAAAAATGGTTTGGGCAATATTATTTAGGATTGCCTTTTGTTATAGGAATTATAATATTTTTATTTTATATGTTTTCATAAAAAAATCTTAATTATGTTTAAAAAATTAACTCCAGCATCATTTATCGTAATTGTCGTCATACTGGCTTGTATTGTATGGTGTTTTGTTTATCCAGAAGAAAAGGGAACTGCCATTAGCGTGGGAGCGGGAGCTTTTGTCCTGGGATTGTTTTTTGGAGTCTTTGACACAGACGATTGAAACTTTTTTGCAAAAAATACGTATAATATAGAAAAATGACGCATGAGCAAGAAAGGTGAATTGCATGTAGCAAAGGTTTTTCAAAAGGATTCAGATTCTTATAAAGCGTTTGAAAAATTTGAAAAGAGTAATTTCTTTGAAAACAATCTATACTATCCGCTAACAGCTGAGAAACTCACACCCGTTCAAATTTATAATATCTGCAAACAAATCTTTGGAGAAGCATTTGAGGCGGGTAAAAGTGAAACAAAAACGTTCAAAGAAGCATTTGTAATTGTTAAGAGATACGAAGGGCAACACGAATATTTCCAAGACCACATTTCATTTAACAAAGAAGAGCTTGAAAAGAAGTGTGAAGAGCTTAATGAGAAGGAAAATGCTAAGTTTGAAAAAGCCTATAAAAAGAACAAAAAGAACAAACTTCCCTTTTCTCCGATTGTTATTAATAGCGTTGTTCCCTTGCAGGAAGCTATTGACACATTTAGGGATATTGTTGCAGACACTTACACAGACCATGATGCTTCATATTAAAATAAAAAGAATATTCTATCGTGAAGTTAAATTGTGGGTAATTATTTTAGTTGCTGCAATACTTTTGATTATATTATGCTGGCCTTTTAAATAGTAAAATGCTTTATGGAATTCGAAGTAATACAACATAAACAAACACCGCTTACTCCAGAGATTTATAATATTTCTGAGTTTTTAAAAGAAAATCGGGATATTGTTGATGCTTTTGAGCAATATGCAATGTCAAGAGAGAATTGTATAGGTTTGGCAGCAAATCAGTGTTCGGTTGATGGTATAAGATTTAATGTGAGAATGGCTCTCATAAAGGACATAAACACTCATGAAGGCGTTGTAGCCATAGCTCCAAAAATTACTAAATATTACGGGGTAAAGCGTATAAAAGCTGAAGGTTGTTTAACGTGGGGTAAAATTAAAGATGATTTTTATGTTATAATTGCAGGAAGAAACCACTTTGTTGATGTGGAATATTACACACCAGATGGAACGTTTCACCAGGAGACTCACAAGGGCTACCAGGCACAAGTTTGGCAGCATGAGATAAATCATCTTAATGGAGTCGAAGAAACTGTTACGTGTAATGAATTCGTGCTTGACGACCCCATTGATAAAAACACGCTGAGAAATGATAAGTGTCCCTGCGGAAGTGGGAAAAAATATAAATTTTGTTGTATTGAGATTGATTAAAAAATAATATTATGAAAAAAAGCATATGTTTTGCATATTTTGCAGATGGAAAATTTATCGGGTGGTATGGTGGTACCTTTGGTGGCGTTTCTAAATGTCCAAAGATTTATCCAAATACTGAGCACCAGAAAAAGGTTGTTGCTGAAAATCTCTCATACAAGATTAAAAAAATAAACAGCTCGTCTTTCGATGAAGCCAAGGAAAAACCAGAAAACACTGGATTGGCTGCCCTTGGATTGCTAACTTTTGCAAGTGAGGAAAAATTGAGGGGGAAAGAAATTGAGCTGAGAGTTGTTGAATCTCCAGAGTACGACGGCATTGATGTGAATTTTGATAAGGAAGCATATGAAAAGCTAAAGAATGAACATCATCAAAAAATGAAAGATGCTGGTATTTTTGATATTCCTGCACCGTCATATGAGAGGTCTAAAGCAATTGATGATTTTGAAAAGGTTAACCCCCGTCCAAAGTGTAACAATTGGATTTATGCTGATTATGACAAAGTGGAAGAGTGGGCAAAAAACGAACCTACGGAATTTATTGATGTCATTAAACCCGAATAATATGGAACCAGAAATATTACAGAAAGCCAATGAGCTTGACGAAAAAATAAATGAAATAAAGAGAAGTTTAGATAGTTTTGAGTGGGACTATGATTTAAGCCACCCCGTATCAAGAAATCCAAAAATAATTATTGAGTGCGATGATGGAGATGACGGAAGAGAAAAGAATATGGTGCCGATAATTTTGCAACCAAAGATGGCTGAATTTCTAAAGGATTTTATCAAAACAGAATTGGCAGCTGCCGAAAAAGAATTAAAAGAACTTTAAACATGAAAATATTACATATTACACCTGAAACAAATGGCTATGAAGAAGTGGAACTTATAGCCAATAATATTGATAGAACAAACAGTCTTGCCGCCATTAAAAAGGATGGCGTTGACTATATGACTGGTGGGTTCCTAATTAATGGTACTCCTGAAATAAGAGCTGTCTTAGATTCAATACCAAAGGAAAAACAATATGGATTCGTCAAGGACTTTAAAATGACACCATTTGTTAAATTCTATTTAAACGGAGATTAAATTTTGTTTTCTCGAAAAAATTATTTAACTTTGGCATAATTAAAATTGCCAGAGAAGTATAGTCATGAAAAAGACGATAGGAAGTATATTTATACCCATCATAGCAGTGGGTTATGTAATATCAGTAGTTATGCTTTTTGTTTTTGTTATGATGGGGTGGTTTGGAACTCTTATATTATATTTTCTTTTGGCAATCATAGGTAAAAGAAAATTTAAATAAATGATAGGATATTGATAGTGTATATTCGCTTGCGTCAATGACCAACGAATAAATTCATTGGCTTGCAATGCTCCGAAAATGCGGGAGGCTGACATGCGATTGGACGATTGACGACGCCCTGCCCGTCAAGCAAGTTTCCTTGCGAAATGGGGTGTTTGCTCCTTCGAGCGATATTTACGGATGCATTTAAATCCGCATCATACACAAGGCCGCTTTTTGCATAAAATCTACATCCTTTTCTTAACCCTTCTTTAATTCCTGAGATGGAGTCGATTTGACTTGTGTTTGCAGGCGAAACCAAACAAATATGTTTTCCCATATTCTTGGCCTTATAAGTCACAACCCTTCTTAATTCGAAGATTGGCACTTGACTTATCGCATTTTTATTTTGATTTTTGTGTTTCTTGGCTTTTATGCCCTTAAGGTTCTCTAGTGCAATGATGTTTGCGTTTGTTCGCAATATTTCATTTGCAACCAGGTGGGTCTGATTTTTATTTTTATTTTTCTCTTTGTGCCTTAATTTTTTCAGATGTTTTTTTGCGCTCTTTGTTCCTTTGCTTTGCAAACATCTTTTTAAGTAACGCAACCTTCTTTTCTCTGCATTAAATTTTTTGTCGATTATAAGTCTCCCATCAGAGCATGCAGCAACTCTCCTTATTCCCAAATCGACTCCAAGACACAACGATTTTTCTTCTATTTCTTTTGTTTTATTTTCGAAAGATAGCCCAATCATTATTTTTTCGTTTCTCACGAACAAAAACGGGTCTGCAAATTTGTATTTATTTAACAATTCGTTTAATTTGGGATATGTTTTTATTGTAAATTCTTTTCTTCCCTCTTTGGTTGTGATAAATATTGTGGTCTGTGAGTTGGTTTTGGAATAAAGCCTCTTGTCGAGCCTTAAAGACAAATTCTTTTTTATAAATTGCCCTTTAATTTTGTGTTTATTCGACTTAATTGACTTATATGATGCAAGAGATTCTTGCTCAGCCTTTATAACCACCTGTGATGGAACCTCTGGATGCTCACTTCTCGTCTTATAATAAAATGCATTGTGAAGCGTGGTGATGGAGTTTAAGTTGCTTTCGAATTGTAACTTCGATGCCCTATTAACAATAATGCGATATTCTTCCAAAAGACTCATCAGAAACCCTTTGTTTTCATCGCACCCTGTCAATTCTGCATTATAAGTTATCATTCTTTTTCTGTTGTTTTCTATAAATATAGAAAAAAAATGAAAAATATCAAATTAATTGTAACATTTTTAAATATTTTTCGTATATTTGCAAAATTAAACTGCATCTATCTCATAACTAAAGATTATGGGTCTCCTGCGGAAATTATTATTATGAACAAGGATATATGTAACAGGATACACGGCAATGGGAAGGAAATTTATTCTTAAATCAATTGGAGAAATAGTAGACTCAATTTTAATTGTGTTGTGTCTTACAATTGCAATAATAGTAACACTTGACACGATAATTTTCACGATATATTTTATGTTATGTTGTTTATAATTTAAAACTAAAAAAATGAAAAATTTTATTAAAAGAACTTTTAGTTTTACTATGACCGTGGTTTATCTTGCGCTTTCTATTGCAATTGGCGCAATCGGAATTCAATTTAATTCAGATGTTATATACAATATTTTAATGACCATAAGTGTTGTATTTGCGTCGCTTGCTGGCTTGGCCATTTTAATAACTGGTTTTTGCAAATTGTTTAAAATCGAATTATGAAAAAAAGAGAAATAAAATTTAGGGGGAAATCACTAGAAACAGGGAAGTGGGTCTATGGCGGAATCCTCTTATGGAATGGAATGGCTGCAATTATACAGAATGAATTTTGCCTTAATGATAATTGGCAAATT